TGCCCTCTTCTGCTGCTTTTATGCGATCATTACGCCTCTTCTGCGCGAATCCCGCTAGCTGCTGGAAGCGGTAAACTGGCATTTCATCTGAGACGGCGATATGCAGTTCGGCCGCTATGAGGATGTGGCAGTCCATCTGTTCTTTCTGACTAGTCAACGGAAAGAAACGTCGACGCATCCAAGGACAAAGTGCTGTCCTTGGATGCGCCACACACCTTGCATTGAAGTTTAACTTTTTCTTGAACACCGTACGATTGCATAAGCTTCTCATATTTCTTGATAAGCATTACCGTATCCAGATCCAGTGTCTCACACAACGAAATACGCTGACCCAATGTCAGATGTTCAAACTTGCCATCAACGTGCGATGCTTGCTGTGCCAGGTACGAGAATTCCGTACGGGTATTCGCATCCTGCATTAGCGGATCATCCATGAACTCCAGGACATCTCGCATTCTCGGTGGATCGAACCGTAGTGGAGAGTCCTCGGGGAAGCAGAAGATTGCAGGATCAGGAATCTCTTCCAACTCGAGAGTACGCTTCGTCGTATTGCTAATGATCTGCGTCAGCTTCAAGCTATCCACTTCCAATTCACCAGTCTCTACCTGGTGCAGGTGCTTCGGATTAACACAGACATCGCGATGCACATACTGCGCTTTGGTAAACGAATTCTGCCGTAGCCAATAGAGGATGAAGTAGAAGTCTTGCATCGTCAACTCAGATGCAAGATTGTCGTAACCTGGGGTGGACGTGTAGATGACAGTAGACACTGTTTCCACAACCTGTTGCAGTGACCTCTCTGCATGCGCACGACTTAGCTTAGCCAGGTGTGCAGAGCGGAATGGTACTACGTACAGGTCTTCGAATTCATAGAATGCGAATCGGGAAGGAAGCATCACCGAAGTGCCTTCTGAGTCTGCTTTGGCTACAACGAATCCGGGTGTAGGATTCTTAACCGTCAAACCTTGAGTATCTATGGGAGCCGCCGCGGGCTTCGGTGGCTGATACCATTGTTGATTGGGATCTACTGATATCGATGCATGACCCGGAGGACGTCCTGACATCGCAGCAACTAGTGCCGGATCAATAGGAGGATTCGATCCACCCTGAAGAGTCGCATTCGTTTGATTCTGAATCGCTGGCTTTGCCACAGCTCGATTAGGTTGAGTCTGCTGCGGTTTATTTTGACCTGGCTGGGTCTGTACAGCACGAGGTCCTTGTGGTGAATGGGCAGCCCTACGCGCTTGAGCATTATGGATTCTCTGTTGTACTTCAGCAGGGAATTCCATATTAGTTGTTGAGTGTACTTTGGATTGAGACATTGAAACCTCTATGGGTTAAAAGATAGAGCTGATGGCGGAACCTATAGCGTTCTGTACGCTAGGTAAGGTAGTACCCGTTGCACTGGTGAAGAGTGATGTCAGTTCAGCGGAAAGGGATATCGTTGATACGAACATGTCACCTACGGAAAAATCCACGTGGTTGATTATTCGTTCTGAAGTATTACTTGTCAAACCATAGTCTGCAATATTGGTGGGCCAGCATTCTACGTACTCAAGAATAGCTAACTCATTCTTCATGGGATCCAACAGGTAGATGTAGATTGGGTATTTGTACTTCTGAGGTGTTCCGTATCCACCGGCAAGACTCAAGTTGGAAGCGTCGAACGGTTGAAGTATCGTGTTGTTCCAGTTCTGAAGATACGTGAGACTTGTACTCTGAACGTCTGCATAAAGACCAAGACGCAAGTTACCCATGGTGTACTTGCTTGGGTAATGACGTTCCCGACCATCTCTAAATATGGAGATTGTTTGAAACTGTCTGAATGGGCAGGTCGCTTCCTCGATGTAATACCAAGGTAGCTGGGCCGCATTCGATAACGGGAGAATACCACCCATGGATGAACCAAGAGCACCAACAATTCCCGTTAAAGCTGAAGTCAATGAGTTGGACAGATTGGAAACGCCGGGGGCTGCTCCACCGGTACCTGCCGCAGAACCTATAACAGGCAATTGACAGTACCAAAGGAATGAAAGCAAGGGATCAGGTCTTGATTGAGCTCCAAGTAATGCATCGCCCGGAGTTATGCCACCAGAAGATGAAACCGTTGAGGAGTATCCCGGTATATTTCCTGGACCAGTTAACGAAAGAGAACTCGAGGAGCCACCAATCTGGGCCAATGCTGCGGCAATACCTTGAGGTGTTGTCAGATTCGATACGGAGTTGGACAAAGTGTTCTTTATGTTATTCGTCTCAACGCCAATCTGATTCTGTACTGAGTTGGTTACGCCAGTGATATTATTGCTGATCTGGGAGGAAGACTGACCTACTATACTTTGGACGAAAGGCACACGGGAACTCCCTGCAGAGGGGAGCACAAAGGCCGTAAGATAAGAACCTCAACGGAGCAGTGCTCCCGGGTATATGAATAAAATAGGGTCGTCAAGGTGGGCGGACCTTATGGACTAAACCCTTAACAACTGAACAGCGCCCCTTCCTGTTGGCCGGGACCAACAACCGAATAGCCTTTGAATGCAGATGACCTAACACACCTGCAAACTATTCGGAACGCGTTCAGTATGCGCCCATGTAACTGATGCTATGAAATTAACTCTACAGTTGTACTGGACCTCTCTTTAGGAGTTCCTCACTAGTCCGGATTTCTTGACCATCTGGGATAGTTAACCATTCGTCATAGGATGGCCATCTTCCAAATTCAACGGGTTCCGCATATTTACATCTATCAAAGTGATGCTTTCTGACTACCCACTCAAAGTGAAAGACGGGGCAGTGTGGGCATTGGATATATTTAGCACGCTGGCCCTCTTTAGCTGATTTACATTGTTGCTTCCATTCTTTCTCTGAGAGATTTTTTATAAATCTATTTGAAGCTTCCGCCTTTCGTTGGCTCTCTTCCCATCGTTGCTGAGGTGTCATCATCTGCAACCGTCTTATTTGAGCTTCGGCTAGATTTTCTTGGTGATTAATCTTTTTGTCTAAAGGACGTTTCTTAAGAGATTGTCTTAAAGCTTCCCCAGTTTTCTTATTGAAATTTTTGTAGGAAGTTTTATTTTCTTTCAGTTCAGCCCACCATTTCTTTGAGCCTGAACCCAAAAGTTCTTTTCTAAGGAAATCTGGCATGTCTTCCAGAATTTTGAGATAGGCAGCACGACCTTTTTCCGTTCGCAACTTCTTTTCATCTATAGACATTTCTGCAAATTTCTTCTTAACCCTGTCTGACCACACCTTTTTCTGCTCATCTGACAGAGAGTTCCAATAAGCGAAGACGCCTTCCTTAATCTTGGAATCTCTCACTATACTATCTGCTAGCGATTCACCAGCTCTTATTTTCTTCTGTGTCCTACTTTTTCGCTGCCGAGTTATCTTCGAGGGATTAGCTAATCCCTCGCCCCCATCAGTCCAGTTGACTAAGGTACCTAACTTAAGATCTCTACGTCCTATTAGATTTATACATTCTTTTTCTAGGTCGAATGCAGCAACTTCGTCTAGATTTTTCTTTAATGCTTTTTCAATCGGCACCAAATCAGCTTCAAGAATTTTCTTTATCCTATTCACCTTGTGCTTGTTCTTATCCTTTATACCTTTCTTTACACTAGAAACATGTTGGTGCATCCGATTTCCTGTACCCTTACCTACGTAAAAGGGTTCGAATTCGAAGAAAAGTTTGGTACCATCCGATAGAATAAACATATACTTACCTGGCCTCATAGGGTCGAGTAAGACATACACATAAAATTTCTTCATTGGTAACTCCGTATAGTATCATAGAGATATAGAGGTAAGTACTAGACATGATACGGCATGTCAGGGCTGGCCGGCCTTTTCACACTTACCCCTATAACTTGCGACTTAGAACTCACCCAAAGTTGGGATTCCACACCGCGAACATGGCCGGATCCACAGGGATGTAACCATTTGGTGCAGGTCGTTCTAAACTTAAAGTATCCTTTTAATTCCCCAGATATCGTTAGTACCTGAGCGTTCTATTAAGAACCGCTGCAACTTTCATTGCAGAATAGACTATATCTTCACCCTCTAGCTTTCACTATTAGGGGCATCCCACTTCCACTCACTTGAGTGTACGCCTCACGGCTAGTCGTTGAACCTTACCCTGGACGGGTCTTGGCTGCTGATTGTCCAATCTCTACAATTTTCAAACCTTCACGCCTGTCGTTTCCAACTACGTTGTAGTTTGCAGAGCTCTAAGGAGTTTCCAGCAATTCAGGATGTTTCTTCAATCACCTTTCGGTGAAGGGTCCCTGTCTTTTAACAGTCGAGGACTTAATCTTCCTTGAGGCGGTAGGTAGTAACCATTCGCCTCAGCCTCATCCACCTGCAGCAGCTTCATCTCCTTTTTAGACTGCCAGAGGTCGCGTTGAATCTCTGTCTGCGCCCACTCCGGGGCCTCAGGCCACATCTCTTTCGTCTTGTAGATGATCCACGTCTTGGCTAACTTTAGCGTTGGTACTGAACGCATACCCAGCGCTTCGAGGACACGATCCGGCTTGTCAGAATCAGTGACCAGAACAACCTCTTCGTCCCGGTCCGTGATATGCTGCATCGCCATACAGTCTCGAAGGATCTGCGATTCAACCTGAGGAGTGTACTCATCGAAGAGAATCCCGATGTACGTCCTCCGTTTAGCGTCAGTACCTTTTGGGTAGGATACCGTAGGCATTAAACCCCCTTAGCTAATTGGTTGGCTTGCTCTTGGCTAAGAGTGATAACTCGAGTCTTGTCACCGGGGAAGATCAATCGAATGTTCTTACCGTTTGCGGACTTACGAACGCCGAACTTTGTGCCCTTCTCTATCTTAATGGGGTGGCCACGAAAGTCGACCGTCACTGGTTTGGACCCACGGTAGGTAAAGAAATCGTAGTTCTCTTCAGGCTTGATCGCTGCGTCCTCTTCAACAGAATTATGGACGGTGTGTTGAATCGGGTTCTTGTCAACAGTACCCGGCGTCAAGTAATCTAGTACATTCTTACTCTTGACCAAAAAGCTAAACATAGTGTTACCTTTTACTTTATTCGTGTCTTCCCCAACTTCTCTGCGTTCCTGCGTTTCAGAGATTCCCTGTAATGCGGATCCTTATCTGCTTTGCGTGCAATCTTCATAGTCATATCATCCATACGTTGACGACGACCTGCGGCTACGATAGATGGTACGTGGCGAATCTTACCCGTTTTGGTTAACTCAAAACTATCTGAAGTGTCACCAAATTCGCGCGCAAGAAGAGGAACCCTACGGCCCTGAATCATGTTCTTCATAGCTTGCGTAGTGATCGGACCATTGATTACACCAGCTTCCCTACGTTCGGGCTCGCCAGTTGTTCCACGATCCTCACTATAACTATCTTCATCATTAAATTCAGTGTCTTCTCCGCCACCTCCTGCTTCGCCACCAGCACCTTGCATACGCTCTTGGGCTTCCTGCTCTGCCTCATAGGACATATCCTTACCAGTGAATGCTTCCAGCTTTTCACGCAGACGCTTGTCTTCCTCCAGGTCACGCAGGAGCTCCTCAGGTTCAATGTGAGTAGCAGCGAGCCACATCTTTATTGGGATAGGGATGTTGTGATCCGAAGCCATCTGAAGGAGCTCAGCCATGTTCTCTTCACCCTTCGCTTCCAATGACTTACGCCAATGGAGAGTAGGCATCTTCAGGTTCGCCCGATTGTTACGGTTGAACAGGAAATCCACGATGTCATTGTGATTAGAACGCTTAGAGGCATCCTTATAGAGGTTGTTCGTCACTGCGACTAGTGGGAATATCTTCCAATCGAATACGCGTTCAGTCATGTCCTCGCGATCTGCATTACAGGTTTCAAGGAATGTCGAGTATGCAGATTCAGCTGAGGCGAAAGATGCATCACCGGAAAGCAGGGCTTCCGATACACCCAATGCCCGAAGTTTGTACGGAGTTAGGATATCGGACATGTCTGTCCACTTCCAGAAATCGCCACCCGGACGAAGGTCAACAGCTTGCACTGCATTACGGGTCGAGACCCAACCACCAAGAGGATCGTATTCGGCTGCCTGGAACTGTTCAACTAGGGCAAGCAATTCTTCCCCTGTAGGTGTCCACGTATCATCACCTGCTGTCAGGTGAGTCATGGCACGCTGACGACGCTGAGCCTCAACGAGTGTACCTCGGAACAATGTCTTCTCAATCAGGTAAGACGGGAGGATACGATGCAGATAAGATGTATAAGCACGATCTGTCGTCGACCTGCGAGGGACAAACATCGTCGTAACCGGATCGAGGGTGAACGCACCCGACCGCAACATATCGATAAACTGCGAAGGCATCGAGTTCAGGTAGCGACGTGCATATTCTGAAGTATCATGCATAAACTGCTGAGTCGCCTGGCCCACGCGAACATTGATGGTCGGATCAATGTTGTAGAACGGTGATGGGATAACTGCGCAAGACAATGCATCATGCAACAGAACATCCAGGAATCGCTTTGTCCTAGAGTCGAACACAAGTGAACCGCAGAAGAATCCATCGACCATATGTGCCGTGGCAATCAGCGGCATCATCTGTCCAAGGTTCAACTGTTCAATAGCATCGTGGAACGGTTGCATCTCCTTGTCTTCCAAGCCACGCAAGTCGAACTTGGAATAAGGGAAACGTGCCTTGATATCAACGCAGGCACCGGCCACGTTGTCAAAGAAATATATATCACGGTAAAATAATGCTAGTGTCGAAGTATCAATTAGATGTGGATCTGCTGGAATGATACCCGTCGTCCAATACTGGTAGGACGATGCCCAGAAACCTTGGACGGATGCACTAGCTGGTCCAATAGAACCCGAACCTAAGCCTGCAGTAACCTGGTGAGATTCACCCGCGTTGTATGCACGTGCCTTGGAGGCTATAAGACTTTGACCAGGATAATGAGATTGAACGTTGATTGACTTTCCGTTCACTCCTAGGATGCGACTTTTGGAAAACATTTTTGATTCCTTTTTAGAGCCTGTCTTTCCAGCAGGACCATATTTGTTCTACGTTGTTCTTAGGACATTCCGTCACTGCAACTCTGTAGTGTTGGAACTTGTGATAGGAAGCCCACCCAGGATCCGGAGCTTTAGGGTGGACACAAAACGTAGGAAGTTTTAAACCTGCAGCGGCGTGAGTGAAACCATTTTCGACGCCTGCATAAGCACCACCATTCTCTGAACTTGCCTTGGTGTATGCCAGAGCTTGACCAAGCGGTAGCCTTAGTACCTGGATGTCCAGTGGAGGATCCTCATCATTCGGTGCCATCAACATTACGCATTTGTCGACTCTACCCGATTGGATAAATCTGTCGATCAATCCCTGCCAACATTCCCAAGAGATCGATTTCTCTCCATCTGCTCCTGCATCTTTCGAAGTAATCTTACTGAAGGATAAAGGAGATACGACCAGTGTGTTCTTTGAAACTTCGTATCTAGAGTCGAGAGCAGGCACCGGTACTATCGGAAGTATTTGATCGTCTGGAATCTCTACGCCTATGACCGAACCAAAGGCCTGAGACATATGACCATTGTTCCGTCTATGTCTCCAAAGCTCTTCGACGTTCATCCTATGAACTCTGTCGTAGCCTTCATAATTCGTCTTAAGTAAGATATCCCAATCAATCTCAAACATTAATCTGTCCACTACACCCGCTTCAACCATGCCCGTGCAGACTTCTCTGGTATGTGGTTGATCCTGAACAAGCCAATGTATCTCTTCCTGAGGATGCTGTTGCTTGTATATTCGCAGTGCTGGTGTCTGAACCAGAGTGTCTCCCAAAAGGTTGACACTAGTGAACAAAGTACGAATCATGGCTTATAAACCTTACCGTTTACTATCTTCCTATACCCATTGAAATCAGATGTTCGATACACCATACGAAGTGCTAGGTCAAGTAGTACTTCGGGATCTATCTCTTGAGATTTAGCTCGACGAACAACTCTGATTGGGTATAACCTTTTGCCTTCAGGTTTGGGACGGACAACTATGATGCCCACGTCTTTTGGCAATTCCTTCTTAAGCTTTTGGTATACTGACTCTTCGAAAGCGAAGTAGAACTGCGAACAGAATGGAATGTACTTTCGCCACTTCTTGTCCGAACGAAAATCTGCCATACTACTTTTCACTTCTGCGATAACGACATTACGACGAAGGTTGACTCCAAAGACGTCCGCCCTAAGACTGCCACCTTTGACTACACCTACTTCGAAAGTGACTGCCATACGTCTCTTTCTCGTCAGATACTGTGCTACCGCTAGCTTGATCTCTTGTGCATCCAGGATCATTCGTAGCCTCGGCGTTTTCTATGGTTCGCCAGTAGATCGTACCACGTCTCACCTGGGGCACAGATCTCTATGAGCTCCATTGCCAGGTAGGAAAACATAATCAGGACAAATCCAAACTTTGCTATACAGAATAAACAAGGTTGCATTTCCATGTCAGGCTCGGAGGAATAAATCACGGCCTAGAGTTTCAGTGAACATAGAAGCAACTATGGTTAACTGAATTGAACCCGAGGGAGTGAGGATAACTGTCTGAGGAATCCTTAGCGTTATGTAATGCCTTGGATCGTCCACAAGTTTCCACGATCTGCACATATCGGATAGAGTGACACAGATGTCTTCAACCAATATTTCTGGATCTTGTGAGGCGTGTATTTGAGCGTTGAGAAAGAACTCAAACGGGGTATCAATAATCTTTGGTCTTTTGTCTACTTCCTTGGGTATTGCCATCCACGTAACTTCTCTTTTGGCTTCAACTAACTCTACGTGGACTTCGGGTCGTGTATCCATGAAGTATGCCTTCAAAAATCCAAGCATCTCAGGAGTTTTCAACCACTGTACTTTCCCATGTTCTTCGTCGTCCATTGCTAATTCCCCTTATTAGCTACTACCTATCCTACTACCTTTCGAACTTGCCATGCCTTGCGCATATTCTCAATATGTTCTGCTGACTTCTTCTTCCCCAAGAACGCCGCCCTCAATTTAGCTTTTGTTTCTTCTGACATTGGTCTATGGGGTCTATTTCCTGCGGCCTTAGCTATTCTAGCTTTAGCTTCTTCCGTATGTTTAAATCCTGTGACTGAAGCCCTAATCTTTGCTTTGGTTTCTTCCGAAGTCACATGAGTCCTACCGCGAGCCGCCATAGCCATCTTAGCTTTTGTTTCTTCTGTTCTTTTCTGACCAATAAGCTTTTCGACTCTTTTTGCTATGGTAAGGCTACTTTGGATGAGTCCAGTACTACCTTCTTTACCATCAGTCTCATTAGTCAATGGACCTCTGGATAGATTAGATCTTCCTATGACTTTTATCAACCAAATTTCTTTCGCATAGGCGATGCTTTCTATTTCCAACTTAGATAATTTCTTCTCCACTGGATTTAGTCCAAGACTATGTAACTTGCGGATGAGATTATGTTTATGCCTTTGAAATCTATGGGCATGATCTTTCTGAACCTCAAGATTATGAACATATATTCTGTCATTTTTCCCCTTGCCCACGTAGAAAGGTTCAAATGGTAGCACGAGTAATTTATCTTTGAATCGGTATTCATATAGGCCGGGCTTGCGAGGATCCATCAGTACGTAAACATAAAATATCTCCTCTAATGAATAGGGCTTTCGTCTTCTAATATTCCTAGCTCTTTCCTGACTCTCTACCTGAAGGTTCCAAGCTCTCTGCAATACAGTACTCTCAAATCTAGAGTTTTTAGATTTGAGAAGTGTAGGCGCTAGTTTTAAGAAGAATAGATCCTGAACTATTTGTTCGTACTCATCTTCATTTTTACATGGCGACCAAATAGAAATCTTCGTCATCGTCATCTTTGGAGGAAATTTACCGTCTGTTCCTTAATCGCTTCGAACTTTTGATTCATCATGGAACCCAACCGGTTACGGCTATCGATCTGTGCTTGACGGAATCTTGTATAGACTTCCGTAGGTATCAAATCTTTCACCTCAGACAACACCGTCGCCTGCTCTTCAACTATCTTCGTTGCAATGTCGAGAACGGTGGGACGAATAATCTGATCTACAATCGACATGCCTATCGCACCTCTATCCTGTGCAGATTGTAGATCGATCATTAACTCCCGTATGGTCTGGATCGTGTTGTTCAATGCATGCACAGAGTAACGCCCATTAGAGTTCCGTACTCCGGTCTCTAATGAAGGTATGATGTCGATACACATTTGGATAAGACGACGGTTCAACATCTGCGTCGCCTGGTCTGTCGAGCCATCTTCGAACAGATTTTGCATTTCCTCCGCATCGTCACCGATAATGGAGTTCATGTCCTTCTTAACTAGCTTCGAAATGCGCTTCCTGCCCATCACTACAAGATCAGTCGGAGGATGTTGGTGGGGAACCAACGAGGTCGACTTCTTTTTCTTCTTCACAACCGCTTCTACAATCTCTGCTTCTTCTACAGAGGAAGGAGCTCTAGGCGCCTTTTTGTTCTTGAACTGCTTCTTGCGCATCAACTTCTTTGCAGCGTCAACCGATTCCTGATCTTCACGCTGAGGTGAACTCAAGGACTCTCTAACTTTTTTCTTCTTGACTCTGACAGGATGATCTACAGGGTCGATAGTGAAAGACATCTCACTTCTTACTTTCTTCTTCAACATTTGTAACCTCCGGTGCGTCTGGGGTAGGAATGGCTATACGGTGTTCGAGACAAATCAAAACAGGAATGCCATTGGCGATCGATTGCTGCATAGGTTGACGGCATTCGGGACATAGTCCAGCTCCTGCAACTTCTGCACTCATATCAATTCGAGCGTGCACCTTAACTTCTTCTTTTGGTGCCGCTGGTTGGACCTTGGCCTGCACTTCACTAACTGTTGCAGAAGCTTCCAAAAATGCCTGTGGTAGTTTCAACTTCATATCCGACCTCTCAGAAAACACATACACTTACGCGTGTCGATAACTTCACCTTGTGCTGATCGTACTGAATATGCACCGGACGAAACGTTACATGCGAATCACCATTTGAGATAATCATTCGAATGGATGAGTTCAAGGCAGAGAGGGTGTTCCTCACCCAATCAGCAATCTCTTGCGCGTTCTGTTCAAGATCGAAAGGATAGCTCATCTCGTAGGTGACTGGAATCTCTGGCGGAGTAAAACTTCGTCCACCTCCTGCATCCCACTTAGCCGGACCATCTCCCAACTTGAGATATTTGATGTGATATCCCAACGCGGAAGGTACCTGGTACAAGAGCAGGTCGACGTACGTCTCCTGCTTAACAAACCCCGTGATCTTTACTTTCGGTCTCATGACTCTCACCATCCTTCCGGGAACAAGTCCCCTCGTTGGATCAAATTCACCAACTTCTGCTGCCTTTGTTTTGAAAATCCTTCATAAGGATTCTTGACCGGAAAAATACTCATACCAAGTAATGCTGCATCCAACCTATGGTACTGCTTTGGTTTCAGCTGTGAATACAGGTCGTCCAGTGTTATGACACGGTTCACCGCATTCTTCCATTGACTGGCTATAGGAGTCACTAGAGTAATATGTTTGCCAAGTAACTCACGCAAACTTGGTAACATACCAGCTATGAGACCTATCATAAATGACACAAGCTCACCGGTTGTGCCTCTAAGACCACGCGCTTGAAAACGTTCCATGACTATAAAATCAGGACTTGTCATAAGGCATAGGTCTTTGATTTCCTTTCTGAATTTTTCCTGAGCAACTTCACTATCTCGAAGATCCTTGATGGGGTTCCTTAGCATAGTGCTGACGCTTGCTTTGACCCTGTGCAAACTTTTAGCCCCATACAGTACGCCACCAAACACTCCGAAGTTTGACGTCCCAGGATCCATACTCAGAATATTTATGCCATCACTAACCTTATTACTTTTAAGATTCGAAAAATCCAAAGACCAGTACTCGGGAAATTCTACAATTCCATAGCACTTCTCAAACTGCTGAATTTTTCTTCGAAGTTGTAGTATGGTATGACCACTCTTCTTACTTTTACTACAATTTTTAGTCGCCGTTATAATTGCGAGATTAGCAGGATGGCAAAGTTCTCTGAGAGAGAGCGGCGCATCGAACTTCGAGTAACCGTCTGAGATGGATAGAATATGATCTAGGTGGTAACGAGTACCTCTCTTTCCTTTTGGATCTACAATATGCCTGTATCTATTGTAGATCTTGCTAGTCACTAGATGTGCGGATGATCCATATTCTTGGCGGGATACACTAGGTTGATTTTTCTTATATTCCAGTGCAGTACGCTTAGAGTTCAGCTCGTCGCCGTCTTGAACGAGTTCGACGCGACGAAGATATTTGACTATCCTATTCTGATCTATTCCAATCAGCTGAGCTATCTGTGCGGTAGTAAAGTTCAAATCCACATGAAGATATTCGATTATCTCTTCTTCCCAACAGGTGATGGGATCATTCTCGCGCCTCATAGCACAGAAGCATGGGAATTTCCTTTTCAAAAGATCCGCGGCTATCCTTAGTGTAGAAATCTTCTTGCAGCTTTTGCATCTATAGCGAAGCAGAGATTGAGAACCGTTGTACTCAAGAATTTCTAAACGGTGGTTACCAAACTTCTTGGACAGTTGTGATTCAAAGGTTCCTTGTGTTACAAAGCGATGATTATTGGAACCACTAGCATTAGGTCGTTTCATGCTGTTCTCATTCACTTAATACGATGAAATTTTCTGTTTAACGATGCAGCACGCGGGCTAAAGCCATGTTAACTGGTGATCCTCTGGACACAAAAATCGGATCAGGCATACGTGACCGCTCACCAGAATAGTTGAAATTTCGAGCTTCGACAAGACGTTCCATACACTTTGGTTTGTGGATAGCATTGACCAGGAGGACAGTCGCACGGAACAGGTCATCGGTATAGCCTTCACCTTTCTCCGGGCAGCGTGCAGCCCCTACATCCTTCACCGTCAACATCTGCAGCATCAAATGCTCTACAGGTTTGCCGATCATCTCTGTTCTATAGTTGGCGATATCCCCGTTCATGACGCGCTGTGCATCTTTTTCATTGGCACGTGGAAGTATGATGTTACCGGATTCCAACATACCTCGAAACGACTCAAAGTCTTTGCGCTTCGGTGAGTACTGTGTTGCCATGGTGCGAGGCTTCTGCAGAGGATTATTTCCCATGTCAGCTTTAGTACGATGCAACAAATCAATCGACTGCCATTGGTCGGCAGCAATCCATACCGCGTTGGTTGCCTTGACAAGCGGAAGAATGACGTGGGTGTACAGTGAGTTGAAGTCGATCCTTCGTCCCTGTTGAGGCATACACTCAAGTAATGTTGTGACTATCGTCTTACCCGAGTCGAAGTCGTAATAGCCTGCAGCGATTGAGAACGAGTTGTTAGTAGACCCAGCATCAAGAGCGACAACCGAAGGCATATACGGAAGAGGACGTGACTTGTCCAGCTTACCGTATATCATCTCAGGTTGATCGAATTGATAGATCAGGCTATGGCTATTTGCTTGACCTGAGAACACCGTTTCATTAACGGACTGCGCTGAGAGAAAACGTGAGTGAACAATAGGCGGGTTAGCACCAAAGTCACGTTCTGCCTTTTCAGGATTGGACGCGTACGCTGCTGCAATAACAGGAGAGTTGCGCGTCATATGTGGGTTGACTTCCCACGTAGGAAGATTCACTCCTAGGATATACTTGGATCCTTCTTCCGTCTTTGACTCACGATAGAGACGCATCACCTTGTCACGGATCGACATCGGGGATGACACTGACATGAGGATTGCCGGTGGTGCTGTGTTGTACCCCTTCATCAGCAACTCGTTATAGGCCATGTTGACCGTAGTCAAGCTGTTGTAGAGCGACTTATGTGCCTCGTCCGCGTTTGCAATTTCGGAGTTTTCATCCTCCTCTTCATTGCCCGAAGGAAGTTTGAACAACCCCAACTCGTCCAGCATTGCCAGGAAGCGCGTATCACCACGAAGCGTTGAACTCTTTGGACCTGAAGGATACATCTTGATGTTCTTCAGGCCGAAGTTCATGTACATGGTAGACGTTCTATACAGCTCTTTACCGTACATGCTCTTATAGTGATCCATCATCCGGAAGTACTCAGAGTACCATTCGGATTCTTCAGTCACCAACTTACGAAACGGAGTCCACATAACACCGATTGCCTTGGCGAAAGAAAGGCTAACCATGGTGCCTGTCAACTCCGTTGAGCTCTGCATCGAGTTCGTTAGAGTTGCATAGGTGGGGAACTTTAGCATCCGGTGTAAGTGATAGGACGCATACATTGCAGCGGAACTTGACTTACCCGAACGCTGACCCAACACTGATACGAGTTGGATGTAGTCGCGGAGACCGTGATCCTTAATCAGTTCCCACTTTGTCCTCTTACATTTGGGACATTTTCCATTCTCTAGGAACTGAAGGTACTGTGGCAGATCTTTGCTGGGAAAATCTTTGGGGACGTTGCTGATATCCAGCCACTCTTTCTTGGAGCAGCAGGGGCAGATCTCGCCATGAAGCATGGCACCGATCCATAACTGGCGAGACCAAGGTTTGTGTACCTTCCGTCCTGTCAGGTTAAAGCAATAGTCGTAGAAGTTTTTGGCTAGAGGAAGATCGCGAGTATCGATCTTAAGATCATGGAGAGTTCCCGTTTCAGGGTCTTCCATGTCCGCCATGTATTTTTCAATATTGAAGTCGTCGATTACTTGACCGAAGTCATCTAATCCACAACCCTTCAATACATATTCATCAGACTTGACGTCCAACTCGTAGGATCTAACCTTTATGCCCGTCTTTTTCTTTTTAATTTCTGCTTTCTTTTTACGGGCACGGTGGATCAGTTCTTTCTGGTCGTCTGTTAAGAGCGAAGGAAAGAGAGAGTCGGCGTTGAATTTCAGTAGTTTATCTATATCTTCCATGTTATCACCATGCAGAGTTCATCGGTGTTATACAACCTTCCGTTACTGCAGGGTGAAATTGGAGATCAAAAGATGGAAAAGCCACCCAAACTGCAGGTGGCTTTGTTTAGTCTAGATCGGGATCATCGATCCTCGACTTGGGTGGTTCAGGCTTCTCTTGACGAGAACGTCTGTTATCCATTTGCTGCGGTGGAGGAGCTCCATGATTTGGACCGAAAACCATAACCTCCTTTTTGGGTGTTATGGCATCGATCAATTCCGATACCTTGGTTTTAGGAATACCCAGATAGGTAACAAGATAGTTCGCCATCTTGATTGTCAGACCTTGCTCGAGCATCCTCTGGAACTTAAGGAAAGGATCCTGATCTATAGGAGCACCCAAGGTACGTTGAACAACATCTTTAGCTTGAGCGCTACCTGCCTGAGCGGCTAGTGTCAGTGGAGCAACATTCTTCAACCAAAACTCTCTCACCTTATCAATATTTCTATCTAACTTCGATGGCAATTCCCTAGAATACGACTCTGCGCGCTCTGCTACCTGAGAATCAACGAGATCCAACTCTTTAGGCTCAGCTATCTTTTTCCTGTGCTCTAGTTCTGAATCCAAAGAGATAGTCGGCCTGTAGAAGAAGCGTGACTGCCTACCTGTCTGGGTTTTCCATTGCTGATGGACAAGTATCTTTTCCTTCTTTGGAGTTTCCTTTAGTGGTCTACCTATGGTCATCACGGCAGCGAGCAGAGAGTCTGCCGCGTCCTCATCCTTCTTCGTCATAACGGTGCTTGCCATAGGTTCACCTTATTACTTTCGTCACTTTGATCTTTGTTTCTATAGGGCGTTCAACAAAAGCTTTGCACTTTTCCACAAATTCAGCGCTAGTACCTATGATAAGATCAACGCCAGACTTGAATAGCCCATTCTTTAAATCCATGAGGATAAGTGGTAGGTGTGTCTTGAATTGCTGTGCGTGACCCACCATACTTTCTATGTAATCCTGAACTCTTTGGATGAAAATCTGTTCATCTTCCTCAATTACTTTCCAGAAACATAGGGCATTATCCGAAACCCAAGGAACTCCGGCAGCAAAAGTTGGACCATCTTTTACTATCCTTAAAGTATTGGGTACATGTTCATTATGCATCGACTTCTCAACGTTAAGCGGTATCATTCTTTACTCTCCGATTCATCATCTGAAACTTTACCTTTGTTCTTCTGCATGTTGTAGAGATCTTCACCTCTACCCTTAGCCATCTGAGAGAAACAGAATCGGCGTAGATCAAATGCCTTCTCGAAACCTAATGTCTTGCAGATAGCCTTCTTCTCTTCTGTAGTACCAAGTACCCAGGTTTTGAGAGTCAACCAATCACATGTTTTCTTTGCCTTACCCATCTCATCTAGATTAAGGAGCATGACTTTGCGATTCTTGTTAGTTAGCTGCCCAGTCTCTTTGAGATAATGCACGGTATCGAAGAATGGATCGAAACCATTTGCGGATCCTGTGGCATCTGTTACCCATAAGCGTATCCACGCTTTGCGGCCAGGGTTCCAAAGTTTATTCTTTATCGCAGCAATACGGATATAACGATATCTGTCCTTACCCTCAGCAACAACTGAACGTTCCTGTTCCAGGTAATCTTCCGTGTCAAATTTAGGATTGAAAGGAACACCAGTCTTCATAGGAGTCCACTTTATTCGTACATCAGAATTAAATCTGAGTGCTACCCCGCCCGGTTCGGCCTCTTTAGGACCATACATAGCCATGGGTACTGCCCGTAGTTGATTGATACCAACTACAGCTACCATCTTTGATGCCATCCTACCTTTTACTCTAGGCAAATGTTTGCTAAACATTCTGGCCTGCAAAGCTAAAGAATTATTGGCGTCGTCTTCATCGTTAGATGAGGGATTCATTGCTGGATAAGAATCTACCAAAACCAAAGCTTGCATAGTTCCATCTTCAGCTTCTACCCATAATCCCTTTCCATATTTTTTAGCCATGGATGGATTAGCATGTGATCCTATCTTAGCTTTATTCTGTTTTGTATCATCAAACACCAGCCACCACTTTCCTGCTATGAATTTTTTATCTGGTAGGGTACGTAGCAGATCAGCTAGGTAGTCAAAGAATTTTTCCCCTATTGTTTCTGCTCTGTAGCGCACTAAGGGTGCTGTTTGCCACTTACCTGTGGTAGGATCTTTCTTACCAAAAATATCTTTCGCGGACAACTTGAGTCCAGAGTGTTTAAGAATACTTGATACATAAGGGCGAGAATTTCGAGTTGATCCCTCATAGTCGGCAAGAGCCACTATGGGCACTTTATTCTTAAGTGCAGCCGCCATGATGGTGATAGCACCCGTTGTCTTACAGCTCTGCTCCGGGCCAAACATGGTAAACCACGCTGGTCGTATCCCACCACCCATCAAAAGATCTAGTGCAAGAATACCAGTACTCATTGGTGGCATATCTTCCATAAGATCAGAATCAAAATCTTGACGACGAGCTACTTCATCCAAAGACTCCGCATAGAAGGATAGAGCATTAAAACTTTTACTAGATTTTGATTCTCCAACTTCGTCATCTATAGCTTTATCAACTTCTGCATTTCTTGCTTTGCGACTTGTTTTCTTAGCCGCTACTTTCTTAGTTGCCATTAAATTCCTCATCTTAAAGAAAAGATTCCCATTGATCCGGAGAAGTCAATCTATGCAAATCTTTATTCTTACCCAGGTAAAGCCACACTTCAAATGGAATATCTCTATCCAACCCCCAGTTGTATGCAGCTTGTAGTTTTTCTCTTGCCTTCTTAATCGTATACTCACTCTTAACTTCGATTAAACGCTTATCTGCATTTTTTCGTATCGCTAAAATCTGGGAATTCTTTCTTGACTGCAGGTTTATACTATACCTTATGGTGACCTGTAGAACCTTCAAGATATTTATCCCACCAAAGCCGAGCTTGGATAATCTTACTTGTGCCAAAATGGTTGGTAAGATCCTCAAGGTGCTCTCCAAGCAAACAACGATTCAGTCTTATGTTGGACATTCCGCTCACCAACGAGAAAAGCCAGCCAAGAGCATGGTGTCCGGGCTGGCTTAATTTAGATAGACTACATTGCTACTTGTGGATCAGAAGACTCAATCGTCCTCATCTTCTTCGTCCTCATCCCTCGAGCGACGAGCAGGCTTCTTCTTTGCAGTCTTCTTGGCTGCTACTTTCTTAGCCGGGGCTTTCTTCTTGGTACGTTTCGGAGGTTCATCTTCCTCTTCTTCGTCTTCCTCGAGATCATCCTCATCTTCTTCGTCCTCGTCCTCGTCCTCATCTTCGTCTTCTTCCTCGACGACCTTACGTTTGGACGTTTTCTTTGCGGCTACCTTCTTCGCAGCGGGTTTCTTTTTGGAACGTTTCGGGGGTTCATCTTCATCTTCATCCTCGTCTAGATCTTCATCCAGATCGTCCTCATCTTCGTCTTCTTCGTCCTCATCTTCCTCATCTTCCTCGTCTTCTTCGTCCTCATCACGGGACTTCCTGGAAGTCTTCTTGGCTACCTTCTTAGCTGGTGCTTTCTTTTTGGAACGTTTCGGGGGTTCATCTTCATCTTCATCCTCGTCTAGATCTTCATCCAGATCGTCCTCATCTTCGTCCTCATCTTCCTCGTCTTCTTCCTCGTCTTCTTCTACAACTTTACGCTTGGATGTCTTTTTCGCCGCTACCTTCTTTGCAGGCTTCTTCTTACCACGAGCAGGCTTCTCGTCTTCATCCTCATCTTCGTCCTCGTCTACTTCATCTTCTTCGAGTTCGTCATCGAGTTCTTCAACGTCGTGCTTGCGTTTCTTCGAAGTCTTGATACCCATTCTCTTTGCCCATCCTTCAAAATCGCTACGTACTTGTGCTTCGGTAGCTTCGTTTGCCAAATTAGACAGATCCCATTTGAGTTCTGTCTGTTCTTCCTCGGTAAGAGGCGACTTACGCTCCACGTATTGGACGTCGTATCGATTGCCTGCTGCAGTTTCCTTGGCGTTATCGAACTTGATCCTAACATCGTGGCCATACTTTTCATGCGAAACTGGATATGCCTTGGTGCTTCCAGACTTCGACTCCACCACATTCATACTTTTGAAACCCTGAATCTTCTTAACCGGAGTCGAAGGCAGACGCAAAGCAACTACTGGCGTGTATGAGTCTGAATTCTTTTCCTTGAACCCAGTCTTGAGTTCTTCCTTCGTAGGTTTCGGACGGTGCGCAGGTTCATCCTTCTGTTTCTTGCGAGAGATAGATAGTGTCCAATAACTAACACCTACCTGGATTAGACGCTTCTTCTCATCTACATCATTCTCTACTTCCCAAATGTGATAATCATACCATGGATCGTAGATGCTACGATCATATTCCTGTTTCACAGGGTCCCAAGAAGGACTATCAACTGGGAACTTCGTTGGGCTTCCATCCTTCTTCTTTCCAACAACCCAATACTGAGAATACGTATAGGTTGGACCGAAGATACGATGCTGCTCATAGACGTTTGGCTTCAACGTATGCACTTCGATCTTTTCATCGATTCGCGTTTTGTTTCCGCCCCGCGACGTCTTTACTTCGTCTAGGTCAGTGCCTTGCTGGCGTGCCATTCTGGCTCCTTTGTTTCAATTTCTCTTCTTTGATTAAAAGTTGATGCAGGTTCATTGTCGCAGTTGTCAATTCCTTTGCGACTGTATTTACTATTTGACGCATCTGATCGTAATCATCTGACTTTAGTGCGGATGTTAAAGCTGTGATAGTCGTCTGAATAAGATTCTGTTGATGGATGGCTCGTTCTTGTGCGCGCTCTTCAATGTGTTTGGCGAGAATCATCCCTACCTTATCATGATCCCAATTAGCCGATAAGAGTCCAACCATCTCTTCAGCTTGACGTGCCCTCTGTGCATATTCCGATAGATTGGATTGCAGGGAGGCTAACGTCATTGATAGCATCGCTACCTTCTGTTTGTCTTCATCAAGTCTAGGCATATGCTGACTCTAGTTTAGATTCAAGGACAAAAGTATTAAGAATCTTCTTTTGTGCGTCGGTCAAAAATTCTGGAATTCCCAACGAAGCTCGGATGTATCCCTTCTTATCCATCTTCTTAGCCACATATGCAATGTGCTCGATAGTCTCAGTGGAAGTATCCGGCATTGAGAATCCTACAATATCTGATATCGAATCTCCATTCTCATCCGTCATAGAATCAAAGGATTGATCCTGCTGACCTGAAGCCATCTTAGCTACTTCCGAACGCGCGGACTTGAACCAATTCGTAATGAACGTAGTGAGAACGCCCTGACGCGCATCAGCTCTATCGATTGCTCGAGAGACAGTCAAGAGATACGTCTGTGCGATATCGTCTAGGGATACAAAATGGTTGTAATCCTTATAAGTAGACCTAGCGTGATTCAATGCTAGTCGAATGTACTTCTGCATCACCAACTCTTTGAACCATCTTGCTTTGTCGTACCAATATCGTACCTGTTGAATTACTGCGTAGAGACTTGATCCTGTGCGTAGTCCAACAGACTGCTCTATCTGAAACAGTTTGGAACGTCGGACAATAGGATTGAGATTATGCAGAGGTTGATGCAACTGCTCATAGGGTTTAAGGTAATTCAGGAACAAAGACAGGAAACCGAAAAGTAGTCCACGGTTTATAAACATACCACGAACGTACTCATGAGCTTTGCGAGGTTCATTAGATGTCAAGGCATTGAAGAGAAGGACTGGTAGCTTTGGCCTTTCTTCTGACATCAGGGACGTGAACTTCGTGCTTGGTTTTAAGGTCTGCATGGCAACTATCTTAGCTAGATAGTTGTTGAATAGGGAAGGGCACTCTGCATGAATAGGCTCGAGAGCGCGCCAAAGAAAAAGGTCAAGCGTCTGCAAGTACTGAAGACTGGTCAGGTTGTCAGAGATGACTTCATCGGTAGCCTTCAGTACTTCAAAAACTTTAGAGTGGGTGTACGTTTTCAATTGCAATACCTATACAACATGTTTCGATAACCTATATTTACTAGGTCACTTTTTCTTCTTGGACTTCTGTTCAACTTCCTTCTTCTTGTTAGGCGTCACAGCTACTGGTGCGGGGATCTTAGATTTTATTTTTTCGTATAGGGCGAAAAAATGTTTACACCCTGCCGGTTTGTAGGTAGGATTTCTAACGTCTGGAGAATCACCATTAGAGTATTCAATCTGAGCTGCACCACGATTCCACAATGCCCATTCCCACCTATAAGTAAAGTCCGAGCAAGAGCAGCTAATATTGACATGCAGCTCAGAGTCAATAAACTCGATAAGTGTCACGTATTTACTGGGATCTTCATTTTTGTGAACTTTACCCGAAGAATCTATGACATGAGTTGAATAGGAAGCACCCGCGATGTAACCGTTACCATTGGTGAGGTATCCCTTCTTAAGATCGGTAAAGCGTACGAACTTAGAACCCGATCGTCTAAAACCATTTACGCGTTTAGCGATTTGATGGACATTAAGCATGATAATAAACTCCACACAGTGGCTATGAAATTATCCACTATCCTTCAAAAGCCTGGCAGCTTTACGCACCCCGTTAGCGAATTTGCCTTCCCCTAGCTTGAGGAAAACTGCATACGTGTCAGCATCCAGGCGTACCGCATATGACTTTTGTTTCTGATCCGGATTTAATCTTGGACGTCCGATGTTTGTACTATTGCCTTCCTCGTCCTTGTTAGTCCAATGACTATCAGATTGGTCCATCGTTGCTCATCTTCGCTGTTAGTTGCGCAAGCTCATAAATGAAATCATCCCAAGAACTTTCTGTATTAGCCTGAGCACTTTCCTCGTCACCGTAAGAAAAGAAGTGTTCGCCTGATCTATGGAACTGTTTCCAATAAGCATCCTTGATTACTTCGAGAGAATAGTATTTGATTGTCATACACTTTCCTCCTCACACCAACGACACCGGCCACCATCTTCGGCTTTGCCATTCACCATTAGACGGGGTGGACCATCATGGTAAGTATGGCCGCACCCATAACACTTTGGCCAAGCCCAACCTTCGGGACAGGTCCATCCCTTTTCTCTACTCCAAACAGGAGTGCCCATCACTGAATTTCCACAAACATCTGTTGAAGATTATCTAAAGAGCCAGCTTGCTCGAGCATTAAACGATGTTGGACAAAACCACCCTTCAAGTTAGCGAAGGCCAAGTCATTCTGAACCACACTGGCTTGATGCTCAAGAGGAGATGCATGCAATGGCTTAGACTCAACAAGACGTTGATACAGGACGTAGTCATCTTCGAGTTTAGGATTCTCTTTGTTGTGCGTCAGGTAAGAGACTCGTGCGCAGCGCGCAGCGGACATTGCAAGTAGATCCTTCATAGGATGATTCTTGCGCTCTTCCATCGTTACATAAGGCAAATGCCAACCACGTGCATCGGATAGAGCACACTCACGAACTTTACGAGGCGTTGAGGCATCTACAGCTTTGCGCATGGTCATTGCCAGATCACGAATCTCTGGCTGCGCGTCTTCATGATCCCGTAGTTCAAAGAAGTTAGTCCACTCCGTAGCGGTAACGACCACAGAGATGTAAAGGAATGGTTCCAGTACCCGATTCACATTCTGCTTATGAATGTTGTACTTGGTCGACCAACGTTCTACGTAATCTGCACAGAGGCCTGCAAGTTCCTTCCACTCTGTGTAGAATGCAAGTTTGGTCGCATCATCCACTTCTTCATTGGCTTGCATGCCTGATTGGTTCTTGCCGACCCAGACGAAGAAAGCAGGTTCATCCCGTACCTGCTCAATTAATTTATTGGCGGGGATAGCACGGGATGAACCTGCATTTCGAGAAAATACCCGGTGGGTCATGAACTCAGAGTGAATGAAGCGTGGGTATTTCAATTGATACGTAACAATTTCCTTACCAGTGTGTTGGTTCAACGTATGCTCTACGACGGCGACTTCACATTGGCCGCCTTGGAAGGTATGTAGGTTCATTTGCTTTTATCAGTTAAACGGTTGTACGGATTTCATCAACAAGGTTGTAGGCCTTGGCTTCTTCTGCAGTTAGCCACACGTCCGAGGCAGGAAGTAATTCTTCCTTGATTACCTTGATCGGTAGCTTCGTGCACTTTCGATAGTGTTCGATTATTCTCTTGCTGGTGTTATCCATCTCTTTCGTTGTCGCCAAAAGTTCGTGATGTTTACCAGCCGATCCCCATGCATACTGATGACTCAGGATAGAAGTGTTGGGAGTCAGGATACGATGCTTGCCCGCCATGAATAACAACAGGCCACAACTTGCGATCGTACCCAACCCCAACGTATGTACGGGAATCTTTGACCCTCGTAGAATATCAATCATTGAGAATGCGGCACCTGTATCTCCACCATTGCTATTGATTATCAACGTCAGGTGTTTGTATTCTGGGTCTTTCCTGAAGTTGGATTCCAAAATCCAGGTGACTACATCTTTCGCGGAATCCTCATCAAAGTCTTTCGACATGAAATAGATACCACGATCTCGTAGAGAGATTTCTTTGCTATCAGAATCAGAAGCCATAGGAGAGACCCCGCACGTCATAAAGAATGAAATTACTTCGACGCGAGCCCCTTCGATAGATCTATAAACTCTGCACGGACTGTACCATCCTTGAAGCTTCCACCAAGCTTACTGGTAATGGTATCTGAGCAGGCATCCATAACACCTCTAGTTTTTACACAGAGATGCTCCGCTTCGATCATGACGGCAACGTTATCCGTCTCAAGAAGTTTTGACAGTGCATAGTAGATTTGCAAGGTCAAACGTTCTTGGATTTGAGGGCGGCGAGAGAAGAAATCCACTATACGGTTAAGCTTCGACAACCCGAGTACCTTGCGGGAAGGGATGTAGGCAACATATGCCTTGCCTACTATCGGAAGTAGGTGGTGTTCACAAAGAGAATTGACAATGATATTGCGTTCGACAACCATCTCATCAACATTCATCTTGTTCTCAACTACCGTGGCCTTTGGCCAGTTGGCGTAGTTAAGCCCATAGAAGTATTCATCGACATAGAGTTTCGCAATCCGACGCGGTGTCTCCATGAGAGAGTCGTCCTCAAGATTAAGTCCGAATTCCTGCATAAACTCTTTCGTCAACTCTTCGATTCTGGCATGACTAGCTGCCTTGAATTTGTAGGGGGTCTCCACACCCTTGTCAACCAGGTATTGCCTAATGTTATTGCCTTCACTGATATCTTTGCTATACGACATATGCTTATTCCTCGTTATTTAGTACACCACAAACGAACTAAATCTTTGGCTTTTATTTCTAACTCTTGTGGAAAGTAATCTTCAAATACCGCACGGTTGTATGCACGCCAGGATTGATTCTCTTCGTCAAAGTCAAGAAGCATATCCTCAACATATTCTCTATGGGGTTCGAACAGGTTGACTAGTTCTTGGAACTGTACGGGCTTGGCGTGGCGCAGCCACTGACCGGGCCAGATGCCTATGGCACACTCGTCGTCTAGAACCGTAAGCCAGTACTCTTTCTCAAGCCAATCTTCCAAGGTGTAGCCTGGAATTGAACTCATATTATCCTCTTGGAATTACGTCAGCCCAAAATAAATCTTCTTCCATGTCTTCTTTCATGGAATAGTCATTAAAGAAATCGAGGATCGTCTTTGGAGTAGCTTCAAAATTGTTATCCAAATCTTCTAGGTACTTTAGGAGGGTGCGATCATCTTTCTGAGACACCTTGGCAATATTCTTAAGGTTTGCAGCGAGGTATCTATCAACCAAGTCCTTGCTGATCGTCCCGTGAGGTACTCTCTGACTGGACTTCGGACAATAGTAGAACATCCCGAACTTTCCAGTCCTGAGCTTCATCGTTGTACTGCAGCTCGCGCATTGGATCATTCATCCTCTCCTTCTCTTTACACCTTTCTATGTGTCTCTCGATGTCCTGGACGCATAATCCTAGATAGATTACACAATTTCTATCGTCCTTTGGTCTGTGCGCTAACCTAGACTTCTGTCTGTTAAGCCTCTTGTTTATCGAAGCCATCGTTACCTTTTCTGAAGTTCTGAGCCATTTGTGCGTTGAAGGCCATACGAATGAAGCTGTATGATTCGCTACACAGAACAGGGACACGTTCCTCATGGCACATCTTAACGTACTCAGAGTAATCGAAGTCCTTGGACACCGCTACTGCCTCTGTAGTTTTCCAAAACGAGTTGTACATTAGTCCTCCACATCTATGTAGGATAACATCTGCAAGGCATCGTCAAGAAGTTGTGTTCGCCTTTTCTCTATCAGATCTCGAGCAAAACTCATCCTTCCATCAGCTGCGTGGACATCTAGATATTTATGATCCTCAGGTGTGAGATCATCATAGCTATAGTCACGTGCTTCCCTTATGAGTTGCCTCGCGTGGTTGAGTAGAGAAAGGTTCATGGCAGTGCGCAAAAGAGGTGAGTTTGCAAACTAAGATAGAAGTTGTTATCCATCGCGTACTTCGCTGCGTATGAATAATTCGCCGCCGTCGCTTCTCTATTAATCAAACCATCTTCCCAGATACTGGATACTTCACCCTCGTAGGCGCGGGAATAGTGACACATAGGGGAAACATAGACTCTTCCTCCGTTTTCGCGATAGGCTTGTGCCCACTCTGGTACAGTGTGGTGTGGGTCACTCTCATCTGCGGTAACTACAAACTTCAGACACGACGCATACCGAAGAACTAAAGGCGAAGGTTCTGGGATACGGCTAGCAACTGTTGACCCTTTTGGGCTTACGACAATCGAAGGACGAACCCAACTAGCAGCTATTTCTTCCATCCCTTCCTCTAGGAGGTTATCCTCATGGTCCTCTAGCTGTTTAAAGAATGCGGCTTGTGTTCCATTAGTTTCAATCTGCACTCGACGGAATGATTCATCATCTATACACTGGATGAACCCCAAAAGGTTATCCTGAAGCGTTGGCTCACCACCAGTGATCACCAGGATATCACTCTCGCTGTACCCAGGTAGGGACATAAGTTCAAAAAGAAGTTCGGTGAATTCGAATGCACGACCTTTATCGAACTGGAAGGAAGTATCACACCAGGAACAAAGATCCTGTTTGGAACCCAGGTTACATCCCGCTAGACGGAGGAACACTGCAGGCTGTCCGCTATACATTCCTTCGCCTTGTAGTGTCCTAAAGTACGAAGTGACTAGCAATTTATCTTCGAACTGGTCGTAGTCGTGACGACGAACATTTCTATCTACGTTTTGAACTACGATTGGAATTGTTTTCATTTAAATCTCCTGACTCAACTAGATGGAAAAGGGGTCGGGTTTAGCCGACCCAATCTCTTACTCTGTAACCAGAGGGTTCTTTACGCCTTCATAGTTAGGAGTTGTCGGGAGATCCATCAACCCTTCACGCCATGCACGAACAACCAGAGGATCAGGAAGACCAGCTACTTCGAAGCCATGAGCACGCAGGACATTCGAATGGTTATTATCCGTCGGAGGGTACTTGCCATCATAGCTTGTATGCGAATACGCTAGGGCGTCCCAGCAGCCCGGCAGGTCATGGCTGAGCTTAACTGTCTCTGCCTTGCTGAGGTTCATAAGCGGTGCGAGGATCTTGAATCGTGCACCATGACTATTGCTCCAGGTACCAAGCGACAGGTTAGCCATCATCTCAAATGCTTGACGATAGTACTCTGTGCAATCCGGATAGTTTGCATTGTCTTCCTGGCAAATTCCAGTGACCAGGTTGTCACATCCAAGATCAACTGCGCGGTTCATTGCCAACGTGAAGAACAGTGTGTTACGCATCGGTACGAACGTGAGCTCTACCCGATCCTGAATGATCGAATCCATCTGTTCGTAGTTGTCATATTTCTCCAACTCTGCAGATGAAGTCAACGGGGATGTAGAACGCAGGATGCCGGGAACTTCCACAATCTCATGTGTCGGGCATCCAGCCATGTTCGCCACTATCTTTGCGGCTTCGATCTCTAGACGGTGACGTTGTCCATAGTCGAAAGTCACTGCATGCACTTCATCGAAGTTCTTCTTGGCCCAGAAAAGACATGTCGTCGAATCCTGACCACCTGACAAAATTACCAGTGCTTTACTCATGTTTACTCTCCTTGAGTGTTGATGAGTTGATTAATCATTTGAGGTACGTACTGCTGTTGATGAAATGTCGTCCGACTCGTGTATGGTTACATTTACTACAATGTTGGTGACAGACTTACGACCTTCTACTTTGTCGAAAATCTTCTTGCAAAGCTTCTGTGCCATGTTCTCGGTGGTTGCCCGGACTCCTGTAACCAGAAAATCTGGGTGAACACTGAGATTGATACCAGCCCACTCATTTATAACACTTACGATTACTTCGTCTGCTAGGATGTAGGATGAGTAACTATCGTCCACTTCCGCCAGCAACACGACTTCAGCTTTGAAGTTGTGCCCATGGATATCACGTAACAAACCAATGAGGAGTTCTGCACTCAAGTAGTATTCTACGGAGTTGTCATAAGTCCAGGCTACGCGTTTTTCAACATTGATGTTTTGAAAATTTACGGTATCTTCAAAACGACCATAGTTTGTTTCGTTGAAATGCGACGCTTGGAATTCGTGAGTTCGTTTGTACTGGATATACATGGTCAGTTCTTGAATGCTTGCTCTAGTTGGTGGAGGCGATACGGATCGAGGAGGTCCAGGTAGTCTGCATAAAATTCTACAGGGTTAACCCAAGTCACCATATCAAGATCGACACCCGCCTTTTCGAACGCTGTCTTAAGTGGAATCGAATAGAAGTCAAGGTACACAATGATCTTCGTATGACGGTGCTTCTTGAAATACTCTGTAGCTACATTCACCAGACGCCATTCATTCGGGATGCCCGAATCATACATGGGCATCTCTGACCACAGATCTTGTGGAACTACACCGATCACTCCGGTAATATTGGCTAGATAAAAATCCGAAGGCATGCGTTCGAGAACTGCCTTGTGCAGCGGAGCCGGATAAGGCTTATCTGCGGCGCACGGTACCAGTACTACCTTATCCTTCTGTGGGACGTAGTCATCAAGCTTGGGGAAGTACTCAAGAATCTCTCGGCGGTGATACGAACCATTGTTCGAGATAATGATTTCCTCACCTGCCGGTACTCTCGGTTGTTCCAGAAGAATGTGATCGGGAACTTCCCATTGCATGTCAAATTTCCACAGAGCATCAACTAGCTCTGGCCGGAACGTAGATACTACTTCGATGAAATGACGTTGGTCAGGGAACTCATGATAGTGCGGATACATTGCTTCGATTACTTTGCAGGAATCAAAGTGATGAATGACCGATGTAACCATGTGACCCATGTACTCTGCGAACGGCTTCCATGAAGCAGGACAGAACGCCAGATGCTCTTTGAAATTAGCTTCAGCCAACCGTTGGAAGAACTTCAAGTAGTGGCCATACTGGTCTTCATAACGCCCTTCGACCTTCAGATACTCTTGCTCTACATTGATAGTCATTGTGTTCTCACTTTATTCCATGTTCGTTATGGTAGGCATCGTATGCGTCCAGTATATTTACGAATCGCTGCCCACTCTTCGTCTTGGGTACGACATCTTTCTTCGTATGTGCCTTTATCTGGAACAACGATTTAGTCTTAACCCAAGGCCTCAACATCCTCTGCCGCTCTTTAGGTCCTGCCTGCATCAATGAGTCTGCGAAACGTAGTGCGCGATTTATCTCGTCTGCTTTAACGGGGTTAATGAACTTGATAATGTTTGCCAGACCTGCTGCATCATTAGCATCTACCATATCATTTACTGAACGAACTCGACGTGTCGCCTCAAGCATGTTGTGGTGAGCTACGCAAATAGTCAACCCCTTTGGACCATCAACAATAGGCTTAAGATATTCGAGATCTCGACAATGCCTGCAGGTACAGGGGAGACGGGTCGAGGGTGTCAGAATGACCTTGCGTGACGACACATCCAGTGAACCTGAATAACGTAATGGGTCGAAGAAAAGAACATTCTTCGAATGCATCAGATACGTTGTTGAATCTGAGCTAATCGTTACTTCAGGACCCAATAGCTTAGCCAGGTACGACAAGGTGAAGAAGATTCCGTACCCGGAGATACCAAGGAAATGGTAGTGCTTGATCTTACCGCCTTTACCATATTTGTCGTGCATCCAGATAAGGTGTGCTACGATGTCAATTGGTGGGTGACCAATCAAACCAGCAACGGCCATGCGCTCAAAGTGTGGGTCAAACACTTGCTCGATGTATCTTTGACGATTGATAAGGTCGAACCCGTGACTGACATTCATCCCTGAGATCGTCAACTCTTTCTTGAAGACCTCATTATTACGGCGCTGCATCTGAGCCAGACGATCAAGAAGAATCGTCTGCTCACCGGGTGTCACCGGGAGGTCCAATGAAATTCCTATAGAACCCATCTTGTTATGCTTCTGTGCAACTTCAGCTGGATCGAGGAACTTCTTCACCCCGGTCTTTAGCTGATACCCACCGGAGTCCGTCAGGACATCCACTCCGAAATCTTGAGGACGCATCCTTGGACTTGCGGTTGCTGAATTGAACATGACCAACTTCAGGTTATGTTCCTCGATCAACTCTGGAGTCCATAGACCATACTTCAGAACCTTGTCGCACTTCTTTAATTGCGCCTTGTCCGTCGTTATGATTCTGTCCTCTACCTGAACGGTCAGCCCATTCTTACTCATCTGGAACCGACCATTTTTCCTTGGGACTTTCTTGATGCCTACTTTCTTCAACTGCCCCATGGTATCAAACCCGGCAGGAACCCAGATGTAAGCGGGCATGTACTATCCTTGTTATGGTTGTGTCATTGCGTCTTTATACTCACGCCGAGGAGTATAGATTGCAGAATTAGCACCATGCTCCGCTACTTCACATGAAATAATTCGGATGCGGTGATCTAGCTTTTCCTGGATCAGGTGTTTATAGGCCAGATTATATGCGTGCTCTGCAAACTTCTCACATCCTACTGCAGGAAGAACCGTAAGCTCAAGAATCCCTGCAGCAGCCGCTTCTTCGAACCAATGAAACTCCGGATCGTCGTGAGCCACTACTGTCTTGTGGTCAAAGTCATACTGCAGTTCTTCCTTGATGCGCTTCATGGAACCAAAATCCTGGACCCAATTCTTATCGTCCAGTGTATCAGCTTCGAATGTAAACTTGAAGCTTAGTGCGTACCCATGGAGGAAGCGACAATGAGAATGAGTGGCTCTCCATTGTCGGAAGGCACATGAGATGCCAAGCTCATGCCCGAAAGTTTTTGTTGATTGCCAAGGCATAAATCCTCCTTTATGTAACTCTTATTTACTGCATTGAGACTTGTGCATTATCAAGAGATAGGATAGTTCCGTCTGGCATGTAGACTTTCAGTACGGTAACGTTAGGCCACAGGGATGCGGGGAACGTGATGGTGAACTTTTCTGTTGCACCGGGATACATCCCAAGAATGTCCATTGGATTTGTTTTGATACTACTTGTTACCTTAACTTTAGCTCGCATTTCAATTCCCTTTGTTCTTGTCCCAAAATTTCCACCAAGGTTGTGAACCCAGTAGAGCGTCAATCTTCTGTGTGAGATCCGTCACCTTCTTGTTCTGATCCTGGATGATAGGACGCAGATCAAGTAGCGCCTTCTCATAGTAATCGATCCGTTCGCGCATCTTGACATGCAAATCTGCCTGACGTTTCAGGACGATATGGAGTATCCCAATGTAGCCAGGATTTTCCTGAGCTAGTTGTCGCACCATAGAGTTGATGAACAATCCACCATACGTCTCATGCCTTTCAGCACCTGCAGTTACTGTGTTGCCGTATGCATCAGTTGATGCACGACGGTGATGATAGTAAGCTAACTTCTTCGGGATAACTCCGATATCGCCTTCCAATAAAATTCTCAGGTGATAGTCCCAGTCTCCAAGTACAGGCAGGGATGCATTGAACATCCCTATCTTTTTGGCAACGGAAGAACGAAATAGCAAACAGATAGGTGGGAACTGATTAGCCTCACACAGATTGGCGAAGGTGATACGAGGTGGGACGAATCCTGGTTCCTGTCCTTCTTCGATGACGTATTCGCCTTCTATACGTTCCCTAATGATCACCTTCTCTGTCACCACAGCAGCCATCGTCGGATCATCTTCGAGGAACTTCACCGTCTCGAAAAGGAAGTCAGGGTCCCAGGCATCGTCGTCATCATGTACGCAAATGTATTGACACTGACTATCAAAAGCTTTCTGCAGCCCTGCGTTGCTTGCCGCTTCCATTCCCTTAGCCGTTCCGTGATGAATCACCGTCAAACGATTGGTCAAGGAAGAACGTACGGGATCGACTACGGCTTCCAGATCACCTATAGAGCCACCATCGTTGATGAGGAAGAGATTCCAGTTGGTGTACTTCTGATGCAACACTGAAGCCAGTGCGCGAGATAACAGGATAGGGCGATTCTGCGTTCGCATTATGATGCCAACCTTTCCACCATCCATGCCATCTGGCGAGACCTTCCTCATTGAGGTCGGATAAAGTTCCATTGTCATTTCCAAAATGGTCGTAGTCGTCTTTCGTTAAGGTTGCCAAGCCTCTCATTGACCATGCGACGAATCCATCCCTTCTGCGGAATCGGAGCCATCGCATACCAGTTAAGGAGAACTCCAAACACCCATCCCTTTGTTGCCAATACTGCGTTTGCTTGATCGTCTGTTACTGGCCACTGTTGATCTATTAGAGTCTGAGTGTTATCGTGATCTGAGAGGAACGCATGATTCAGACCTCCTATCAACTGTAGCTGATCCCAGGTTGGTCCCATGCAAACATAACTCAATGCCGATCGTCCTGCCTCGATGGTGCAGTCTTCAAGTGAGAGTGTAGCATACTTCCTCCCATTGAAAATCTCACTAACGACATCCATCACACCCTGCTGGAACCACTTTACCTTCGTACAGTATTGTTGATACTCAAGATCGTTCGTTCTCGTTACTGCTATCCATCGGGAACGGGTGTCAAGCTTGTAGTCAAATGTCGAACCTTCACATGAGGTGAACAATGATTCGATAATGTTGACTGACATCATTAGCTCTGACACTTCTTCCTTTCCTTGGTGCGCAAAAGGAGATGAGTACGCACCCTCTGCGAATCCTGCTTTAGGAATTGCACCCAAAGCTTTACGCCACAGTCCAAGGTACAGGCCGGAGATCTGGCGATCAACAATCGTACTTATGCAGCGTTGTTGATTGGCATGCCATCCGGTATCAACGATAGCACTCTTGATATCTTCTCCGAGTCCTTCCTGGAGAAGATAAGATTTTGTTCGTTCAGCCAGGGGTCTTATAGCCTCGTAAATCCATTCAGAGTAACGACTTAGGATTACCCTCAAGGCTGCCATCGCCTCACCATAAGGTCTATCCATTATAATGGTCGGGAATTCCTTTCGAAGATCCTGATCGAGATATGAATTCGTCTCCGATGAAATTCTTCGTTGGATAGTCTCCACCGTAGTTTTCTCATCCACCATGATGAGGAAGTCAATCAACTGCGGACACAACCAATTCGGATTCGATTCAAGGTACCCGCGCGCTATTTGCAGTGGAGCCCGGGAGATATCTAGGTAACGGGCTTCTATACCTGGGAACCTTATAGCCGATCCAGGTAAATTCCACACCCGGTGCAACAGGTGACCGTCTCGTGCGCAAAAGTATAGACGCTTTATCCCAGTAGCCTTAGCCCTCTCGACGATCCACTTGATAAATGCACTGATGAAGATCGCGCCCATCGTACGCCCGAGGTGTTGCCATTGGTCATCCTCAGTCGCGTCCTCTATCATGTTCAACTCTAGATCACGGTTGAGATAAGAGTAAGGAAGAAGATGGGGATCTAACTGTGCTCCAGTTCGGGTAACTGTCCTCAACCGATTATACGGAAGAACTGCGATACCTAAGCTCAATGGGATATTCAGATCAGAGTGTGCATTATCTCCGACATGAAGAATAGTATTTAACGGATAGGACCATCCAATATGCAACTTCCAAATCGATCCTGAATTCTTAGTAGCTCCTAGGTCTCCAGATACATAAATCTTTTTCCATCCGGAGAACCCACACTTGGTCAGCGCCTTGGCTAGGAATTCGCCAGGCAGATACATATCTGACACGACTATCCATGGCTTATCGAGGGCGTTGAGTTGTCGAGTGAACTTAAGAAGATCTTTCGAGGCAACAAGGACATCCAACTCGGCATCCATCTCAACCTGCTTAGCCTCTAAAGGGTAAGAGGTAAGTCTAGAATAGATCATGTCAAGCGTGACGTCTTCATGGCCAGTATCCCCACGTTCAGAGTAGAGTTGGCGTTCAACAGTCTCACGCTCTTTGGCAAACCCTTCTACCTTGGAACCATACTTTAGACCTAGGCGCTTCTCCACCTCAGCGAATACATCTACCGGACTAGTCACTCGGCGAGTCACCAAGGTATCGAACATGTCTATCGACACTACGCCCTTGGTATCAGCCATTATCATCAAAGCATTCAGGAATGAATCTTCAACGAGGCGAGGTACTGCTTCGATATTAAGATCAATCGTCATCTCTAAGGAACTCAAAAGATTCAATGTCCTGGACGTCATGCCCCTCCAAGTTGAAGAGGAGTCGCCACGTTCCATCTGGCAATTCGTCAAAGTGAATGAACTGCTTTTCAACCGCGGGTGTGGCAAACTTGGTCAGCTCTAGGGTGGTCGACGTACCAACCAACTTAACTTTCAATGCGCGTCGAATCTCTTTACTCATTTTTCACCAGTAATGCGGTGCTTCGGTTTCGGGTTCATTGGAAAGAAAACAAGGACTTATCCCGAGCAATCTAAGTTTCCGTGCTGTGAGATCTAGATCAGCCATTTTCCAAAAACTTTTCGACTCCGCTGTAGGGAAGAATGCTAGCTCATCTATATGTGCAAAATACCTTGTTTCACCTCGAAGTGCAGTGTGGACAAAGGAGGTAGTAGCAATCTGATTCTTTGGGTGACCGTGACTTGTTACTCTAACTGTGGGGCGCATGGTTTATCCGTTGTACTGTGTTGCGAAGAAGGAAAGGTCTTCTTTCGTTGCTACGTCCTTAATATTCTTTTCCTGCAGAAGAGAATGTTCAAGGTATTGAAAATCTATGCCACCGGCTGCCATATACAGCTTTAGTGGGATTGGAATGTGAGCCTTCCTGAAATTCTCGATGATTGCATCGAAATCTAATTCTTTGATAACGTTATCTTTATTGCTTGATACTTTGACATTGGCTCTCATGATTCATCCCATTTGACTACATCGTATTTAGCAGTGAATACACCCCACGCTAACTTCAGGCGATACCAAAGTTTCCAACCCTGCCACCCTAGTGGACGTGCTTGGACCCACCTGTTATTTGCATTCTTCCGAGAAGTATTCCATTCGCGTAGATCTTCAGCGGTAAAGATATTGGGTGCACCTTGTTTAGTCATCAATTCCTCTCCCTATTTGCTTTGGCATAGCTAATGGATTTATCTAGAAGAGCATCTACTGCCTTTGGCAGCTTCTTTCCTGACATACGGAACGCGAAGGATTCAGCGAATAACTCTCTATAGTTCTTGCAGGCGTAGTCCGAAACAACAGGTGCAAGATCCTTCTTAGAGAATCCACGAACTGGCCACACGCCTTTGATCTCATCCTTGTAGTCTGCTTCGAACAGGATATCCAATTCCTTGACGGTCACTGAGTGTTGCGTTGTTATAGTCTTCAGGATAGTCTTATAGACCAACGTATCCTCTTCGCTCAAATTGGACTTGAAGGTAGACGGTAGATCGTCCTGCTGCGCTAGAAGGGCATCAAGAAGTTCCTGACTTTTCTCTTTCTTTATCGAAGTGACTGCAATGGTAGTGTTGAACAATTCAATCCATTGCGCATTCAATTTCTTACCAGTGACATGTTCATAGTGAAGATGATGCCCAAGCTCATGGTAGATAACATAGGGGAACTCGGTTGAGGGAAGGACCTCCGGGCGAATCTGCAAACGATGCGGGCTCTTCTCCGGGTTCTTCATGCGCTTATACATTCCCGCATAAAGCTCACCGTTGTTCGGTTGGATTTCCCAGATGCATGTATTGGGATTCACGACGAACTCTAGCTGATGGGTCTTCAATACCTTCGCCGCCCTATCCATCGCTTTGAACAACTCGGTTTTAATCTCGTTGCTAGGAGAGTACATCCAATAGGTTGGGCCAAAGAAATCATGAGTCTTCCGTCCACGATAGATTGTGGATAGGTCATGTCCATATGCTTTTCCCGGATAAGGATCCGCACCCAGGTTGACTATCACATTCTTGACTGGTGCCTCTATTGTGAATCTCCGCGACTTGATATGTGAATCCTTCTCTATCGTCCCCTCCGCTATACCTTTGCTAATCGACTCTACCTTGAAAAGAAATGACTTCTTTTTGTTTCCTGATCCGTCGTGTGCCACGACGTAATCACCACGAGATACACTCTGCATTACCAGACTCCTTCTACCACCAATATGGATAGAGCCCACGGGATTCGCTCCTGTAGGCTCCTTTTATTTGTTGTGATCCTTACTGTGCTTGTGGAGTCTCGTTCTGGATTACATGAGGAACGCCGTCTATCATAACAACGCTAAATCCAGAATTAAGTTCATTCCCAATGAGGTTCAACGGACCAGCCTGTTGTCGATTCAACTCTTCTATCTGTTGGGCAACAACTTCCTGGGTACTCAATTGCGGGATGAACAACTCAGCGGGCATATCCGGCAAATCAGAGAATCCTTCCTGAGCCTGTTCCATAGTCTCTACCAAGGATGCATAGTCAACTTCTTCGAATTCAGTATCTTCCACAGCTTCTACCGCGGTGCCGTGGATGTGAGCCTGAGCTTCTTCCTCACTAATCAACGGGGAATTTTCCGTAGCAACGATCACCGATGCAAATGCTCGACCATAGACGATCTCAGGGAAAGTACCGATGTAATCCGTCCAAGCTACGAGCTCTTCGTGGTAATCATTCTTGATGAGGAACGCGTCAACAATTGACCTAATGTCGTCGGGGATAAACGAATCCTTCAATGCAGGAATATTCAGACCGCCACCCAACAGGAAAGTCAGCTTATGGTGCGTTAGGTTCAACTGTTTGTTAGGCTCTTGAACATACGATACCAGATTGTCCTGAAGAGTTTTCAGAGGTACGGCAGCTTCTGAACCTTGCGACATGATGAAGGTAACCGCGGGTACCTCATCATCCGGATCATCTACTTCATCTTCATACGGATATTGTGTTTCATCGCTAATCTCTTCAGCCAGGTAATCCGCCAACGGCTTGGTCAGCTTGGTAGTATCTTCTTCCGTGATCTTAAGAGCCGCGGCGGTAATCTGTGCCGCAGTTTCTTCTACAGAACCTAGAGGCAGAAGCAGAGGACCATCGCTCTCATCATCTTCAGTACTTTCTTCCTTCTGCAAGTTCTCTTGATCTTCGTCTTCATTATCGTAATCATCTTCCGAGAAGGTGACTAGATTAACGAGACGCTCTTCGAGTTCAGGATCGATGTTAAAGAACTGATAAATCTTGAAGAACGAATCCAAAGTGCGGCTATAGATATTCGCTTCTTCATTCAGATACACCACTTGCACCGGATGTTTTTGTTGATGGCGTTCCGGCAGTGTCGTGTTGGTTACAAACAGGACTTTAGCCTGCTTACCATCCTCTTTGATCCACACAGAAGCCGGGGTCAAGAGTTCAAAAGCTTCGTTGTTCATCTTCATTTCCTAGGAAGTGTTTTATTAACAGGTTTGCGCAACCGTGCGTATTATTTACTATTCGTTGTCGGTGTTGAGGCAGCCACGGGAGCTGATGCGGGATCTATGTTAAAGGCTTTAATTACTATTCCCGAAAGGCTATGATGATTACGCTTACATACAGAGTACTGATTAGCCCACTCATTCATAACCTGCAGGGTCTCCGCCTTAGAGTAATTACGTACGTCTAGGGAATTAAGACTTGGACAATCTTGAATCAGGGATGGATCAATGTCTACCGTTTGTTTCGTCTCGACCGTCGGCTGCGGTGCGACTGGTACAACAGGCTTAGTCGCACAAGCGCATATTGCAAATGCAACAACAAGAATGCAAAGAACATTTATAGGTCTCATCTTCATTTGGTGTCTCCTGAAGGTTGAGCATTAGACGGGTCGGCTTGAATGATTGCATTGATTGCCTGAACCATCGGGATATCGAATCCACAGGTTTGTGAGGTCTGCGGATTGGCTTTCGTATAAGATTGAACAATATCGGTGCGCGTGGCATCAAGTTTAGCTTGGGCGGCCTTTGCAGCGAAAGCGTCGTTAAATGAATCTTGCTCAATCGAGGCTATCTGTTTGTTGTTCGCATCGGCTTGTGCGTTTTCCGCAGTGACCATCTTGTTGATCGTCTCTTGCTGAGTATTCCATGCAGCAAGATGGCCTGCATTATACCCTGCAGTGCGTCCATACTCATACGCACCAAAAAGAATCGCTACGACTCCAAGTACAGGAACGACGTACTTTAAGATTATACCTAGTAAGGCAGTGGGCATTCTAAACTCCTAGAGGAAATACTCTTGTTGAATTCCATCAATAATGTGCAGAGGACAGTTGAAAGGGTCCCACAATTGCACGCCAGCTTTCTTGGCAGCCTTGGTGGGTTCTGGTAGATGCGCAAACTTGAGGTAAGGCGAGCCTTTAGCCTTCCACAATTTATAAACCCGTGTGTCAAACCACTTTGTCAGCTGTGGTCTTATCTTCTTTGTAGCTCCGATGCCCGCACCATCACCATCGAAGAATAGAATGATTTGTTCGACCCCAGCAGTCTCTAACAATTGCGCTTTGGAGTCTGACCAGCTTTGTGTTCCGAAGATACACATTGCAGGGATTCCATTCATTATCAATCGAAGGGCATCTCTCTGACCTTCCACAAGGACGATCGATGACACCTCTAGTTCCCGCATCATCTTAATACTATGATCGAAAGGCCATAGCCCGTGCGTCCTCGACCATCCACGACTTGTCGTCTTCTTTGCCAAAAGGTATGATGGTACATTGGGATCATCACTCTTCCTCAACCGCGCGAGGAAATATCCTTCCTGCTCACCGTTGACCATGACAGGTAGGTACAACATCTTCTCAGTATCCCAACCATTATCGAATTTCCTCCGACACATTTGGGCGTCGAGTTCGATCATAAGGTTGGTCGGTATTTGACGCCACTTCTTATTCTTGGGTACTGCCCAGCGTTTACCTTGGAAAGGTTTATAACGCTGCTCTGCCATCATGTCATCTTCCATTCTCTCCATCAACAAATCCATGGAGCTCTGTTCGGAAGGTTTGATTTTACCATAAGGTAAAAGGCTAAGCTTTGGTGCTACTTCATTCCAAGATGCTTTGTGTCCACATGCAAAGCATGTAAAGTACCCAGGTGCATATTGTGGTCCGGTGTTGATCGCACCCGACGGTGTGTTTTCTGAATGGAATGGGCAGATCACCATGACCCGACCGTTGCTCTCTATCTTCTTACCTGCGTACTGCGATAACTGACCAAGTACAAAATCCAAATTCGATGCGTTAGTAAGCGGGTCGATTGGCATGGCTAACCTGAAGATTCCTCAACTCAGCTTCTTTGAAAAGATAATTCTCCAGACTACAAAATGCCCGAAGAATGCAATCGGGCTGCCCCTTGAAGATCTTCATCCAGCCAAACCATTTAGAACACACGGCTTGACTATAGATAAACAAGGGACGATCCTGCAATGTAGGGAACCGATAAAACACATACCGCGTAAAGTCAACAGCCTTGACATCATTCATGAACCATTCATCCGTGGTCCAGACAAATCGAACGCCGAAGTTTTGTGTGTCGTAAACTCCGTACGTATAGACGTCCTTCCACTGTGAGAGAATTCCAAAGTGTCCGTGCTCACCTGTATTTACGATTGTGGCTGTAAAGGGTTGAGCGCCGGGCAAATCCTTCAGGCGCTTCTGTATCTCGTTAAACTTGTACAGCTGACGTGCATCTTCGTACTCAGATTCCATGACTGGTAGCCATTCGATCATTTTCTGGTTTGCCTTTTCAGCAAAGTCGGTAACAGACGATGTAGTGATAAGAAAAGACTTTGAGCGCTGAGGGATATGTGTTGTGCTGACCACATGATCCTCACCTTCTCGAGCTATATGATACTGACCTCTAAAGCGATGAGGCGTATGGGAACCGTTATAGCGCGTACCAATATCATTGAACTGTGGGAATTGTTGCTGAGGCGTTGTTGCTGAGATGCACAAGGAGCCGTAGATGTGAGACACTGTAACCTCTAGGGGTTTGTAGCCTCCACCTGTTTCTTTTTGCTTGCCTGAAAAGGTGGAGGGTTGGCTTGTCCGCCGAACGTATATGTCAACTCGACCGGATAATTCACGTCGAGTGATTCGAGCAATGAAATTATACGTGGACAAAGACGAACCAACCCTTCCATGTCGGAGTAGAGGAATGTACTCCATATCTCTCGACCAAGCATCGGTATGCTACCTGTCTGCAATGAAGGATCAAATGCAGACAAAATGACTTGCCAATTGCACCATTTGTTCTCGATAGCAACCAGGTATAGCCAATGCACCAGTGGACCACCTTCGGCCTGCAAGTCTAATAGCAGGTAATCAAGTGGACCGATTTTATTTATGTCGAACCTCTTGGAGACAACATTTTCTCCACTTTCTATCTGCTGAGGTTCCTCGTACTCATCGTCCTCATCTTCGTCTGGGTCGATAACCAGATCAATTGGAATCGGTTGCATCTTTCTTCTTCATTTCAATTTGCATCTTTTTCAGAACCTTGAGCGCAATCTCAATCTGATCGTCCAGATCCTTGACTCCCAGAATTGGGTATTTTGCTTGAAGGTAGTCCCGTACTTCCTTGTTCCTCCAAGGCTCGAAGATCTTATCCAACACTTCCTTCTTAGTACCTACCAACTGACCAACCTTGTCGATATCCTCTACTGTCTTGACAATGATGCGAACAAGATCTGACATCGACCAATCCCAATCTGATTCATTGTCAGAAGATGCACCAATACCTATTTCTATTTCAGGTTCCACTGTAAATCTAATTCCAAACGCTTTCTCGTACGCTCGAGCGACACCGTACGTTGCCTGATACTGAAGAATGTGGATGAATGGGATAACAAATTCATACGGGATTTGTTTGTACAGTGCATCGTGAACTGCGCGACTACATTTCAATCGAAACTTGGCCCACGTAGATTCTACGATACCCAACATCTTCTTCAACTTTGGAAGCTCACGATAGTAAGACTCGACAATCAACCTGTCAGCCTTAACGCCTACCTCAGATGCAAAACCCTGAATAGGTGCATTGATGCCTCGACGTTCCTGCGTACCTTGACACTCTCTGTCTGTATAGAGATAACCATAGAGATGTCGAACGCGACCATTCGGTGAGTAGGAATGAAGATGCTCAGCTACATTCGAACGCATCCTATCCAGCCAACTTTTTCCCTTGCCAAACTCTTTGAAGATTTTGTCCATTATGCCTTGAGCATAGTCAGATCTGTTCTCTCCATACAATACGTTCAGCCTTGAGTCCAGTTTATGCATCTCTGCATCGATATGTGCGATCCTCTTCTTTATGTCTATTCTCGTTTTCGGTAATTCGCGTTCTTTTACTTCAGCCATATCATGCTGCCTTCTTTAGAGCTGCCTGAAGATCTAGCTTCTCGTTGTATAGTTCCGAGAGCTTCTCTCTAACTTCTTCGATCTCTGCCTGCTTTGTATCTTCACCTAGCGACTTCGCACTTTTTCCGTAGATAAGGCCAAAGATAACCGCCTTGATCGCGTATCGGAGCGGGTGCGCCTTGTCAACGATCTTACCGAAGATTCGTTTAACGTTAAGAATGTGTACGTCTCCTTCCGTTTTGATACGCGCCTTGAGTTCGTCTGTAGGATTTTTAACATACATCTTCCTTAGCTTCTGGCCTATCTTGAACACCGCTGCAAGATTCAAATCGTTTGATGCAACAGACCACATTCGCACTTCGTGTGCTGAATAGTCGAACTGGATTGGAATGCGACCGGGCTCAGCTACGAATGAACGTTTTATAGACTTGGCTGACTTTCCACGCGATGGAATCTGTTGAAGGTTCGGCTTATTGGATCCCAGTCGACCTGTATCAACTATGAAATACGCTGCACGTAAACAGAGATCAGTGATAGCATCGACATTGTTTGTTAGTATCCTACGCCATCCCTTAACATAGGTCGAGATAAGTTTTGATAAACCCTGGTGATCCCCGTACAGAGCGACAATTTTGTTCGTGTCCTTGTAGTGGGCGATGAAGTCTTTGTCAATTGCATCTTCACCTGTCGCCGTCTTGTTGACGGGTTCAAGTTCCATGATATCTATAAACAACTTCTTCTTATGGTCTGGCTTACTCAGCTTGAAGATCCAATTCGTTGCCGTCCCAATAGCTCTGGAGAATAGTGACCCTGCCTTGAACCCCGTTGTTCCTAGAAGTTCTTTATTGGCTTGCTGCACTTCTTTCCACTCAAACATCTGCTTCTCAACGCGTTTTAGTTCCTGACGCAATGGAGATTGCTTCGACAACAGATAGCTCAGATATTTGATATCTATGAAGGATCCATCCTGACGCATTTGTGACATCGCATGCGCTGCATCTGACATCTGATGCTTCATATGTCGAATAAAGAAAGGCTTGTAGTTCTTCCCTTCGATATCCATATGCTCTGCTCTGGCAATTTCCTGATCCCGCATGTTAAGGATAGACACCGTATCCATTGCCATATACTCTACTGCATCCTTGCGCGAGGGATCGATAGCGCCGATAGATCCCCGCTCTTCCTTACCAAAGACTGCATCAAGATAATGCGAGTTGCCATATGAGCAGAAGATGGGGTTCAAGCCCCCATACTTTGACATCTTACCTGAACGTTGATCCACAGTAGATGAGATATCGTTCTGCAAGGATACGTTCTCATCCAACAAATGCTCTGCGAACATGATCTCCCACACCTTTAGCCAGATGATGGGAAGCTTCAAAGCCACCCGGATAACGTGCAGGTCAAACATGAAACCATTGAAGGTGATTAGAGTTGGTCCCGTCTTCGCTCCGAATCGTTTCCTCAACTCCGACTTGATATACTTTCGTTCTTTCGAATCCCAATGCGCCTGAGGGTGATCGAGAACAAGGACATATCCGACTTCCTTGTTGTGATTTGTTGCAAACTGAATCGTATAGATCTTGTTGTGTAGCACAGAGAGATTGCGAGTCTCCGTATCGATTGCAACCTCAGTCGCCGTATCGAACTTGTGCATCAACTGATCGAACTCTGCAATCGTTTTGATGTACCTCGCATCCAACTTGATCTGCGAAAGATTATGTGGATTGCGGCCCATCATCAAGAACGCTAGATGGCGGCTAAACAGTCCAAGAAGATTTGCATAAACTCCATGCTTCTCGAGAAGACGGGAGTAGTCTACGGTAGAGACTACTTTCACTACTTCATCATCTACCTTGATCTTGTGGACCCAACCCTTCTTATATTGAGGATCCTTTATCTTAGGGTATAGTGCGATCATTGCGTTGTCGCCAGCGACCAGGATGTGCGTTGGCTTGATCTTCTTTATGAGATCATGGACACGCTCGGCGAATTGCGCTTCTGCGTCCGAACGCCTGCTACCCTTAAGGTGTAGATGACGATACGCGCCGAAATTCGCTACAGCTACAGAATACAAAGGCGTCTGATTGTCTAGGTAGTTGTTGGCTATCTTTCTTGCATACTTATAGACGCGTTGGAATGTTTTTCCTACATCGCCCGTCAGTAATTCCCCTGACTTTAGGTCTCGTCCATCAATGGTTTGGAAGATGACAAGAAGACGCCGATTAGATGTTGACCAATTGACGTCCCTCTTGAGCTTCAGATTATAGGGATTCTTATCATCTGAAATGTAGGAAGGATTAAAGGAAAACTGACTCTCGAGCATTGCTTATCCTTCTATGAACTACATACCCTTATTTACAATGAAGCGCGAACCTGATCTGCGAAGAATTTCAGGCAATCATCTAGGTAGTACTCCTTCATCTTGATGCCATAGAAAGTATACATTTTGGCATTACGAAGGAACTCCGCATTCGCGTCAAGAGCTGCATTGAGTTCGCTCGTCTTCATTTCTTGAAGATCCATACCCAGCTCTGAGTAAAGACCTATGAGAAGATCCCGTCCTTCCTCTGTGTAGATTGACATGAGATCGGCGTCGCGCATACATTGCTCAAGGCACGTCGTGGGTTCCTTTTCAAACCCATCACGCTTGTTATATTGAGTGACCTGGATCAATCGCGTTACCACATCCTGATTTAGGAGGATGCTGCCATCGAGAAAGGCTAGTTCATTAGCCACCACCGGAAGGATCTGAAGTGCTATTTGAATATTCTCAGCATCCGATTTCTTACCACCAGAATGATTGTGGTCGTGGAAAATAGATGCTATAGCAAGATGATATTGATCTGCCTGGGTAAGACCATCCGCAGATATGTACGGTTCATTCATCAAACATGCATGAGACCAGTACACATGCTGCAACTCATGTTTAATATTGTGGTAAGGGTTAAGGCGATGGAAACCCGACGATGCAAGTCTAAGCACCGTTCTGGTGGTGTCACCAAAAGTCTCAAGCAAAATATTGAGTGCTTCAACTGAAGGTCGGAATTCTTCGTCAGGCAGGAACTCCACTTCGGTATTCAGGGATCGATGTAAGTCATTCATTTTACTTTGTCCTTCTTTAGGTAGACAATCTTTCCGGTGTTGAGAACAACCTGAGTTGCACGGTCATCGTAAAGTTGAACCATGCCCATATCTTTGATGCACGTTACTTCAAGTTCCTGGCCAATATGCTCTAGACACCACGCCTTGATTGCATCAATCTCTTCTTGTGTTGCCATGTAGGCACGAGCAGTGAAAATCTTTACGGTTAGACCTTTTTCTAATAGTCGTTTTACTCTGGCGACCATCAAAGGGATTGGTTTTCCTAGATGATCTTTACCACGCCAATGGTCGTAATAGGCAAGCGTCCCGTCAAAATCTACGCCTATCCAAGAACCTTTATTCATATTCATTATTAGATCTCGTCAAAGAGAATGAACCGTGCAGGATTACGAGGTTGAGGTGCAAAGATGCCCTGAAGGATATCACGCAGACGAGAACAGTCTTTATATGTCAAACCCTCGTCCCAATCCACCTGCACAAAATGATCTGCCTGTGATTCAAGCATCCCTGAGTTGTCATCCACGATTGCATACTGGGTGACTTCAGGATGGGCATTCAGCCATCGCTGAATCTGGCCACCACGATTACTTTCCAACTGATCCGTGGCATCGATAATCATTGGTAAGTTGAAGTACTTAGCCAACTGTTCCGGCTTGTAGTTTGCGCGCCAGCTTGAGCTTATGACAATCTTTGCGTCTAGCCTGGTGCAGAGAACATGAATCATCCCAACGGCAATCCAATCGATATCCTGGAATGCGCGAGGAAGTTGTTCCTGCCAAGGAGAGTTTGGGCTGGGTAGGAAGCCAGCCGCGTGCGCGATCTCGGATCGTCTGGAGTTAAGTACTCCATCGATATCCATGAATAGGATCTTACTCATTGTGTTGTTCATCGAAGTCTTGAAGCCTCTTGAATGGTGGGGTGATGGACAGGTAATTCTCTATCCCTCTATGATACTCTCCGAAAATTCCAATGCCCTTGGCAAGCTTAACATTGGTTTCAAGAGAGTCATAGGTCTCTGTGTGATTCTTGAGGGAAGAGCTGGCGTACTTCCAACCTTCGGTATAGACATCTATCTTCCACTTCTCATGTCTATAGTGTACGTAACGACCTAGAACAAGAAGGAGAATAAGAACCAAGACCGATACAGCAAGCTCTTCCATAATATCACCTCAGATTTTCATTCGAAACCATTAAATTCAAATGGACCTTCGCCTGGTATATTGCATCTTGCAAGGCATCGTGTTTGATTGTCTGACGTGGTTGAACTGGTGCGGGGAACCAATCAATCATTGAACGATAGCAACGTGTATTCCTGAAATGCCAAGGCACTTCATCGAACAGGGATTCGAGTATAGCGATGTCGAAGTTTGAGCCATTCGATATGGCTCGGGCTCCTAGCTTGTAATCGAAATCTTCCGCCCAATGTTGGGCTGGAGTTCCTACCTCCTCATCCCACCACTCATAGAATTCATCCGTCATCTCATCCACAGTAAGCGTATCTTTCCGTTCCCCAGACATGGGCGTGCGTGCATCATCCGATTGCTTTAGCCACCATTGGATGGTCTTCCACTGAGGTAGACGACCTAACTTGAACTGCTCGTCTACATTAAAGAATTCATGGAACTCTGCAGTTATCCCTTCCTCAAAACTATAGGAAACAGCGCCAAGGCTAAGAATCGGACATGTAGATTGCTTAAGGCTTAGAGTTTCTAAATCGATTGCACACCAGGTTCGCATCACGTCTCCGAAGAAAGAAAAGGGTACGACATTATTTACTATGTCGTACCCTATAGTACTTAATGAACCGTTTTGTTTGTAGGGACTACGAATGCATCGTCTTCGTCCTCTTCTTTGTTCTCATCGGACTCTACTATATCCACATTTCTATTTCTTGCAACCTTGACAGGACCTGATCCACCATCTTCATCATCCGGATCGCCAGAGTAGTCATCAAGATCATCTGAGTCGTGAAGCATCAATGCAGCGCCTGAAGTGAACTCATAGATATGCGTCAACTCCTGTTCTTCCATGAGATATTCTTCTGGGTCCGCACCATGTTCTTCCATCTCTTTCAAGACTTCATCGGGAATATCCTCGATGTCAGGACCAGACCAATGCAGCTTACGGAAGATCAATGATCGTTGGGTCATTGGATTGGCGAGAAAGAATACTGCAAAGTCTCCCAGCTTATCAACCATCACTTCGACAATGAACTTATGGACGAACAACTCGTCAGGTGATTCCTTTCGGCTTCGAATCATCTTTCGACTGCGAGGTGACATCTCTGATCCGCCAGCTATGTAAGGGCTATACCTTAGCTGACGTTGAAACTCTTTGTCATAAGTGATCGGATCGTCGATATCAATCAACACCAAAATCGTATCCGGTAATTTCTCTGAAGAAAATGTCATGTAGGTAGGCCCTCCTTTTTATGTATTTACTATTCGTGCAGGTGTTCAGGACCTTCTGCTGCGTGCTCAAGTAATGCATCTTCCAGGCCTTCACCTATAGACTCGACAAAGTGGTGGAGGATACCATGCTCATGCCCTTGAGACTTGAACGCCTTCATTTTCTTGAATGCATGAATGAGTGCGGCACCACCTATGCTAGCTGTTATATGTACCGCAAGACCACCAGGCAGCGTAGCGACAGATGTAGCTAGGGCAATTTTTCCTAAGCCTTTCATTGCGGCCTTATGCTCATCATCCAGTGGCTTACCCTGCACCAGGTTCTTCAGACCTTCCGTTGCAGGTTTTATATGTTGGAACGACTTGTTTAAAACATCAACGATATGGTTCGTTGATTTCTTGATATGGTTGCCGATCGATTTGATCGAAGTCTCTTCCTTGTCGTCCTTCTTTACCTCTGCTTTCTCGAGCCCTTCCGCAACACCATCCACGAAGGTATCGATATCATCCTTGCCGCTCTTTTCTTTATGTTCTTTGAACTTCTCAATCGCATGCTCTACCGCGGTAGTACCCACGCGAGCAATGACCTTGCTTAACTCTGGAGAACCCGTTACGTGAGAGCTCAATGTTTTGAGGGTGAAGGAACCTAGTTCACGTAGTGTCTCCTTGTGTTCCTCTTCTAGCTCTTGTCCTGCTGCAATGCGTTTGAGTGCTGCGCCCGCTATACCGATTTTAGCAAACTTATGCTTGATGGTTTTAGCGACCTTCGGGCCCAGCTTACGCAGTGTATCCGCAACCGATTTGCGATGCTCGTCCTTTACCTCTTCGACTTCATGACTCTCTTCCGATTCCTCATGGGTATCTTCAGTCGGACTTTCCTCGTGTTCCTCAGGAGCTTTTTCTTCCGGTGCTTCTTCATCCTCACCAATAGGATCTTTCGCATACTTGGAGTTCGGGTGCTGTTTTATGTACAGTTTCTTTTGTTCGGAAGTTAAGGCGTCCCACCAACCTTCTGAAGCCTGAAGTCGAGTACTGGAATTTGTTTTCATCTCGGTTGCCCCTACTATGCCTTACTTTGATTTTCGAAAATTTGTCAGGTAGTCTAGCCACACTTCAACCGACTTACTATTGTAATGAACCAAGCCCGCGAGATTAGGATTCCAATCAGGATTTTCGACCTTACGTAACCAAGCCTTGACCAGTGTATCGAATATACTTTCCGAACTCGTGGGATCCGCCTGAAGTTGTGGCGAGCTCCAACGAATCTCAGGACTAGTGATAGTAACAACACCATTGCTGATTGCATCCGCAGCAACGATATTGAACGTCTCACTGAAAGACACCTGCATCACTATATCCATTGAGGCAATCAGCTCCTTGAACTCCGAGTGTTGCATCCATGCGTGGTTAACCAATTCATACTGTGGATAGTGTGAGAACAGGGAAACAAGATTCTTGATAACCTGTCCACCATTCATCTCGATACGTTTGCCGTTTATATGGAAACGCAATTTCTTACCCAAATGATTTGCGAATTCGATTGCTGCGATAGCTTGCAGCAACTGATTCTTCAAGGGGCGAACTGCACCGAAGCAACCGATATCTATAGTGTCACTATCCGGATCAATGCACCCACCGTCACCCATCAATGCTTGCGGCATCTGATAGTAGTTAGGAAGGTACGGAGTCTTCCTCGTCACTTCGAGGATGTCCATGTCCGGATTAGCAACTAGTGCGAGCTCGCGGGTTTCTCTGTTCATCCTCTGCGAATTGGCACTCATGATTACATTCGGCTTCTTGATATAGCGAAGCATCCAATCAAATGCGATGCCTTCCTGAGCCAGGAATGGGACTTCAGAGTGGTTGCGGATAATGAAGGTAACATTCGGGCAAACGCGACGCAGCTCATCAAACTTATCCGGAACAACCCAGAAGGCTTCGATGACTACAATGTCAGGTTTGAACGCAACGATCTCACGGTGGATGAAGTTGTTGTCGATAACATGAACCAACTTAACCGGCACGCGATTCTGCTCGAGCATTTCAACAACCATGCGGGCAGAGTTGAACAAGCCAGATGAAAGAGGACGTTTAGGTCCGCCGTCTCCCCAATCTCCAGAGCCGGTGGAGTCTCCCGATCCCGATGACTCAGAGTAAGAATACGGACTGTATCCATCTCGATACTTAAGTACGAAAAGGACGCGCGGATAGTCCCTCTTGACTACGGGCGCATTGTTGCTAGGTGTTTCAAAGCGATGCATGATCTTCCTGTACAGGGTGAGCAAGGTTGAGCAAAGACGTGTGAGTAACGCCATGGAAAGCTCCTTAGGTTTCAGTGTCGTGTCCTCGACACAATCCCCATGAAATTTGCTCAAAACCCTGTAGGCGAAGATAGAAAAAGGCTACCAACCGAAATTGGTAGCCTTCTTGTTTGTCTTTCTAAAGAGCTCTCGTGGAAAACTCTTTAGGAAGTTCCAGAACATTTGTCTTATCCGACTCCTGCCTGGAACTTTGGATATTAATCCCAACCACACTTTCCACCACATTCGAGTTAGTTACGATAAGGAATAGAATCAGACCTCTACCACTGAGATACTCCGCCTCACTGTATACTAAATGTGCGTCCAAAGCTTTCTTCTGACCACCTTGTTAACAAGTCCAGAGGATAAACCAAGTTCTCTTTCAACAGAGTTCTGTGATTTACCTCCCGCACATACCTTTCTTATGTACAGAACTAGTTCTTCAGTCAGAACGGAATAACCGTGAGCCTCTCCGGTATTAACATGGCGGCCTTTATTAGATCTTCCCTTCTTTGCCATGTCTTCCATGTTTTGTTTGTGAGTACCCGCAAACAGATGTTTTGGTCTCACACAGCTTGGATTGTCGCAGGTATGACAGACAGAAAGACCTTTTGGAATCTTTCCCTTGAAAGCGTGAAACGAGGATCTATGAGCCCGGCGCAATTTTCCTTTGTAGGAATACCAACCGTAACCATCTCTATCCGTCTTCAATTGCCAGATCCAGCATTCACCAATTTTCTGGATATTGGCTCGGATAAAGTTTCGTTTCTCTTTTCTTGTCATACCATAATACACAGTGAGGCGGAGACGGGATTCGAACCCGTGACTTCTGATTTTTAGCTAGGCACTCTATTCAGTAGGGTGTGCCAGCAACTCGACGGGATTCATACTGCAGTTGCTTATGATAACTCATACAGGTAATACAAGAACGATAATTGCCTACACCAGATTAGAAATCTGGGCCCTATCCTCTCGGGTCACAGGCGCGTCAAGAATTCTACCATACTCCATACTCGCTATGAAACATAATAGGTTTTCTGGATTATGAGGGGCGAGCTGTCGGAAGTCGTCGGCCCTCTCCTTCAATCAGATAATGTCAATCTTATGAAGTATACATACAGCAGAACTCTTGGCGCGCCTGGCTGGATTCGAACCAACGTAAGGCGAGGATGCTAACGAGGATGATAACGCTTCCTGTTCCTGTATGTTTTGCTACAACAATCCTTCAACAATCCTTCAACACTTATTTACTATTCGGCGTACATGCTATCTTTGGGCTATCCACATAATCGTTTGCTGCTGAGCCAAACATCACTGCAGCTACTACTCCAACAATTGCAAAAGCCATCGGCCAGTTCATGTCACACCTGATTGTTCGAGGGTGCGTCTAGCAGTGACGCCATGAGGATGTCCTTGATGATATTCCCAATGGGGTCAACTGGAACAACCTCAACAGAGTTAGCCCGGGTACGAGCCGTCTTGACTTCGATAAGGAAATCGTCCATCGCAGCAATCATGTTTGCCTTCTGAATTGCAGTGGTCGCGCCTGACGAAGTCTGCAATGTGAACTTACCAACTACCTTGTCTTTGATGGTCGTCTTTACCTGTGCCGGATGTTTATCATTTGCCGGTACAATAATTGCGGTCACTTCATCCTTCTCCGTCTTGGTCGTTACCTGATTGCTTGTTGCTTTCCATGTGCCAGCCTGCGGCGCAGTCAAATCCAACTCCCAATTCTTAGAAGCATCAAGTGTTGGCATTTCCAAAATTAGTTTGCGCAATTCACCAATGCGTACTTCTAGTCCCATCAACTCATCAACCGGAACATTATCAGCAACCAGTGAGCCTCGGAATAATAGACTGGTCACTGCTTGGGTGTTCGTCACGTTCTTTTGAAACAGGAGGTTCTCTGCCTTAGCCCAGAAGCTAAGGTAATAATCCATCGTGGTGACTAGAGTAGTCGGGAGTTCCTTCTCTTGCTTCGCTGCCTGTTCAATAGCCTCCGCTTCCGGAGAGTCTTCGATCATCTTAAGGGATTTAATCATACCTGTAAAGTATTGATCGGCTTTCTTAAACTTTGTCTGAGTGTCTTCATGCAGATGATCGCGTGCGGCTGTAACTGTCTTTTCCGATGCCAGCACTTCATGTAGCTTTGCCATGATTTTTCCTATTAGGTATAACGAAGGGTCACAAATGATAATTATGTTTTTGCTACTTACTCAATCATTCCACCTACGCTTGACTCAAACACTGCAGCCTTAGTTGCGTAGGTTGAGTTCATCAGACGGAATTGCGACTTCCATTGCCATTCATCTTCGATGTATGCGTCGTATGCTTGATTATCTATTTCGATAGTGTCGTCAATCGAAAGGCGCATCATCTTCAGAACACGAGTGTAATCCGATTCATGTGACTGCGGGTGAACAAAATCCACCTTTATCTTTTTAAGATTGAACGACTCATCTTGAGCCTGGCGAAGAGCTTCCGTCAGGTCAACCATCAATGCCTTACGGTAATTGATGACCGCCTCCTTATACTCTTCTACGTGTTTCTCCAGGTTGGTCTCAAGAATACGGATCAACTCGGTTCGCTTCATGTTGATTGTTTGAGAATGAAGGCTAAGGCTCATTTGAAATTCCTGTTAGGTAAGGTGGTGCCCGAGGAGGGACTTGAACCCTCATGGATATTCATCCGTCTGATCTTAAGCCAGATGCGTCTACCAGTTTTCGCCACCCGGGCATTGGTTTTACTAAGGATGAGATTTGACAAAAATGTAAACGTTCTGTTCTTCGTGCAATGCTACATGCTTCAACTGATGCTCAACATCAACTACTATATACCTCTTAGTTATACCATCATCTTCAATTGAGATGAAATGGTCGATAAGTGGTAGAGTATGAATTTCCCCATCCCAGATCAAACCGTTTATATTCCTTCGATGGTTCCATCGAATTTCTACCGGGATCATGATTTGATCTTCTTGTCAAAGGCCAGGAACATATATGGGATGCAAGCTATACCGTACAGAACATTCAAACCCGGCGTGAATACAAATCCTGCAAGAATACTCATCTGCCTCCTATCCTTAAAAGGAAAATCTCCACGGATGACCGCAAGAATGAATATCATTACTATGGCAAAGACCACGCAAACCGCGTAGGCACCGATCCAAACAAGAACAGGATGTCTATCGTGGTTCATGGATCAACCTCAGCAAGTTTGTCTTCTCAACCTTCTTTTCTTCCGGGAAGTGGATGAACGCGAGTTCAATCTCTGTCTTGGGAGATCTGGAAACCAAATAAGAAGGTTCCTGATCCGTACAGCATGAGACAAGGATGACGTCGTGCAACGTTATATGTCCGAACTCGAAAGTTCCTGGCTTATTCCTTAACTTCTCATCACAGATATGCATCTGGATTATTCTCATCCAAACGTTCGCTTGATCTATATCGTAGGTGTTGAATATGACTTTCTGTGTTGCAGGAGGAGCGTAGGGTTCTTGTATCCAAGGCATAGCAATCCTTCGTTGGTGGGCCGTGAAGGAATCGAACCTTCACCTGAGTATTATGAGTACCCGGCTCTTAACCAATGAGCTAACGGCCCTTACTACTTACTTGGTCAACAAAGCAAGTAAGTCAACTTTGATTACCCGCTGATAACCCGCAGATTGGCCTTCGTAGTTGACTTTGCTGAAGTCGTATTGCTCTAGTGTAGTCGTATCGTAGTCGACGTGACGAAGCAAACGATCCACAGCTGCCAGGTTCATCTTCCACATAAACAGCGATCGACGAATTTCTAGCAGATCACAAACTACCTGTGTAGTAGTCATTCTTCCTCCTCTTCCCCTTCGTCTTCCAGTTCTTCATCGATCCCGAAACTATTATTCAATTCCGTTCCATATGGATAGATGATACCAACTAGTTCATGTTCCTTGAACGCGTAAAGTTCTTCACCGTCGACCGATATAGGAGCACGGTACTCTGACTTAGTGCTGATGATAACCTTATCACCTTCTTTGACGGTTAGAGGGAACAAACATCCGTCCTGAAGGATCTTTCCTTCACCAGTTGCAACTACTTCACCTGTCCATTGATCCGGGGATGACGTAGAAGAAATGATAAGACCAGACGCAGTCGTGTTCGGGGATTCTATCCGACGAATAATTACGTTGTCATACAGTGCGATAATGGGCATCTTAGTCTCCTTGCTTAGGCAAGAATGCCTTATTAGCTACACGTTGCGATTCTTCGAGTTCGCGGACAAGGCGGCGGTAAGGACGTTCCTCGTACATTAGGTGAGTGTCGCCGTAGTTATCGCGCCACTTCTCACCCTTCTTCGTGAAACCCTTGAACTTCGAGGCCTTACCTTCCGAAGGAACACCAACACCGTGAGAAGGAGCATACGGCGATAGTATAGTCGGCGAGGCCTTGGCATCTTTCTTTGCCTTCTGGTACATCATGCGACCTTGCGAAACCTTACCGCCGATTTGGCAGTACACAATACTCGCAATGTCGATACCTTCCTTGAAGAGGTCTTTGCGAATCTTCTTCACCTGCTTGGCATTCATTCTACGTCCTTTATGAAGTTGAACAACAACACATATTTACTGTTTCTTATGGAAAAGAAATGTACAGCCCACGCTACCTAATCTTGATGGGGGGTAGATAGCGCAGGCTGTACACTGGGCCAACAGAGGGAGGGCTGTAACCACCCAGCGTTGAGCTGTTGACGATTTAGCGCGAGTGGACCTCTCAGCGCTACTTGCCTGACCGAGGAATCAGGCGCGTCCTTCCTTAACGCTCGTCAACTTTGGAGTTTCCCTGACACCAACCCGCTCTGGCCGAGATTTCCACACAGATTGATGGAGGGAAGGCGTTCACTTCTCTTCTTGCTGCTTCAACCATTCTTTGTACCACCACACGTCTTCGAGAAGGCCTTCTTTCAAGAGCCATTGGTAATAGTTCTCTTCTGCCTCGATCCACAAGTTATGTTGATCGAACTCCGGGAACATATACCAATCAATATTGCTTTCGTCGTCCTTCTCAATGTCGTCCAGGACACGATTGAAGGCACGACGCAAGAAGCGTCTTTCTTCCTGACGCTTCTTTGGGTGTGGTCCGCAGCACGGGCACTTGTACCCGCCCGGACCATAGCTTATTACCTTGTGGTGAAACGCTTTTGCTTTCATAGTACATCTCCTTTCTTTAGAGATTAGATTGTACTCATGATAGCCTCCTTATTTTCAGGACCAATCCCACCAACAATCACGGGGATTATCTTCGAACATGGGTTCGTACTCACCGTTCGCTTTAAGCCACTTCAACATCTCTTGCTTGTTGATCGAACGGTTTTGCTTCTGACGGTTGAGACGATGCCAATGACTAGGAGAACGAGAGTTAGCAGTTGAAGATTCGCCATGCATCATGCGATCCTTCCACCAACGTTCACCCTTATCCATTGGACGATACTCGATCGTCCGGGCAACACGTTCCGGCCTTTTCGGTCCAACCTTGGGAACCCAATCGGTGACTCCACCTCTCATCACCATTTCGTAAAAGGTAGTCTGGACCATGCGCCCTGTTTCTTCGTACGGTGTATCGTCTTCCGTATACTCCAAAGCTACCTTCTTACCCCGTCGATCCCAGGTCGTATTGTTTTCCACGACATAGTTTTTGCAACGTTTTGTTCTGGACATTCGAACCTCCATTGATCTTATCCGATCGGGAGGTTACATACATGCTCATCTTTTTCATCTTATCTCCTTAAATCAAACCGGTGTTGTTTATGTGTTCTTTATCAACACTTGGCAGAATCCGGAAACTGCACATTTGGTGGGACCGGAGGGATTCGAACCCCCGACCAATGGCTTCGTAGGCCACTACTCTATCACACTGAGCTACGGTCCCTATAAAACATAAAACTGGTAGTGAGAGCAGGGCTCGAACCTGCGACCACCGCGTTATCAACACGGTGCTCTACCAACTGAGCTATCTCACCGTCTTCTATTTCTTTTTGCACTGAACGTGAAATTGCACATTGCTGCTACTGGCGTAACTAGAATTCGAAATCTCGTACTTCATATCCGTAGCAATCCAATTCGCTGCGTCCTTACAAGACTGCTCTGTACTGAATTCCTGAAACCTCACGTCTGGACGAGGACCGGAGGTATCGAACATCATTGTCACAATGAGGATCCACATTACTTTCCCTTGTTTATATTCCACGCAATAGGATCAAAGTCAAATTGAATATCACGCCTTGGGTTATCGTTCTCACTCATAACCATGGCGGCCTTCTCTAATTCAGGTGTAAGATCCTGCACCGGTTCTGAAAACGACACCTCACACTTCGGTTTGAAATTTCCATCACCATCAACATAGAACGCTACCATTCGGGAACATCCCATCGAAGCTAAGCTATTCCACGTCTTGAACATTGCTTGAAGTGCTAGCCCCTGTGCTTCTGTGACTTGCATCTTCACCACCATCTCCATTCTTTCCGCCATGCTTCTTCTCCATCCAGCTATCAATAGATTCATCACCCGGTTGATCTTCACCTTTCTTGTAGATCATAAGAGAAGTAAAGAACTCTTCCTTGCCAAAATACCATCGGATAAAATCCGTGTTGTTCAAACCGAGGAATATAAATTCCCGCAATTGGTTTGGCGGAATTTCAATCTTCGCCCCATCATGGTAAAACTCAAGATCCTCTAGTTCCGGGCGATTCAACTGTCTGTACTGCTCTATCCTGTTCAACGCATCAACGATGTCTAGCTTCATGTTGGTCCGAAAAGGTCAAGATGATACCTGGTGAAGTCTGCTCGAGCGTACTGGTCGTATAATTTTCGCGCTGGATTGTCATGCTCGGTGTTCCAATAAACACGTTCCAACTTTAGGGTGCGGCACGTGGCAATCACATCTTCAAGCAGGGCGCGCGCAACTCCCATCCTTCGATATTTTGGATGCGTATAGAGGTCAGACAGATAAGCTATTTCTCCGCTCGAGAACGCGGTGTAGTGCAAGACTACTGCGGAGAAACCGACTACCGTATTATCTAGCTCGGCAAGGTTCCACTGCACGTCGCCTTGCATCGCGTTCCACCAACTCACCTGCAATTTGTCCTTGAGGGGAGGGTAGTAGTCGAGAAGCATCATGGTCCAAACTTGCTTGTCGTCGTCTTGCAGGGGTCTGATTTTGATATTGCTCATCTGTCTCTCACTCTTATACGTGTCACTTTATTTACTGTTCAACTATATTGTTGACAATCTCACCGCTGAAGCGCCACTCAAACCTCTTGGCGTCCATCAATTCTTTGAAGAAGAACACGGGAGAGATTGCTAAGGGCATTCCCTTTTTCTTTTTAACAGAAGGAGTGAAGCACGAGAAAGTTTGACGCATGCACTCACCATTGATCCAACTTGTTGCTGTGTTGAACCATACATCTATGTTGGTATTCCTGTCATCTATCTTTGGGAACACGATGGTGAACCACCCATAAGGTTCGGGTCGTTCGAACTCAAGTTCCTCTTCATCACTTTTCCACAGGCTCATTATTCTCGTCCTTGTTGACCGGAAAAATATACTTGACCTTATCCATCACTTCGTTGCAAACAGGACAGGTACCAATGCTACAACATTGCATGAAATGCTTCATACCCGAACCATCTCGATGACAATCACAATTGCAGAAGACCATCGGACACTGAGATACTATAGAAGGACTACGGCAATGTCCTGAACCGAAGAGGATCACGTTAGTTACCTTTGATGAATTCCTGCAAACCAGTTGTTTGACCACTCTCTTTAAGCTTGAAGCCATTCTTTGCAGAGACATAATTGACCTGTGATACGAATGGGCCAGATCCCTCATAGATACCATATAAGGCAGTAGCTTCTTCAAGAGGAAGGAGAACACCTACATCGACCTTATAAGGATCAGCCACAACTACCATTGAGCAGAGTTTATATTGCTCTCTAGGGAACGCAGTCTTCCACGTATCATTGATGAAGAATTTCGCCACATGCCCTTCAAGATCTCCAAGGATCAACGTAACCTTGCGAAGAGTCATGATACGGTTCTGAAATTCTTCATACCCTCTTATTGTTTTCTTTTTCACGATATCCGTCTCACTCATCTTTTTCCTTTAAATCTTCCTCGGTCTCTTCGACCTGTTCTCGATATTGTTGGAGCCACCGAAGCTCTTTAATAGTTGGCGTCCACCCAGCAGTATTATGGCGCGGATTACCGCAACCAAGACATGAACATAGCTGAGGCGTAGAAACGACCTGACCCAGTTGACGTGCATCCATCTCAACGGGAGAAATAGGAGGATGATCCAAAGATGAAACGTGATAATTATTAGGATAGCCCCAATAAGTACGTCGTTTATGTTTAAGGCGTTGAACATGATGGCGACGCTCCGCCCTTGACGATTGACGCATGATGATTCTCCAACCGAACTCGCCGAGGAGGACCAACGGCTCCGAAGTTCGGGATGAAGAATACGCCAATGTTATGATTGTTCATTTTGAATCTCCAAATCTTACCCAAGAAGTTTAGCTAACTTCAGAAACATAAACATTACTGCTATGGATAGGAAGAAGGTTCCATAGGAAAGTACTGCAATGGATGCTGGGATGGCCCCCTTCTCTTTGTTCCTAACTATTGTGGCTAAGGCAATGCCAGAGCTTAAGATTGAAGCCACAAGGAAGAGGTAACAAATGAGTGCAAATCCCTGACTATTAGTCATTGCTTTCTCCAAATCTCACAGGAGGATTCTCCAACCTTGCTTTTACTTCTTCATACGTGTCTTCAGGAATCATAGCAACGAGGATCACCTGGTATATGCATCGAGCAAAGGTACTGGTGGTATTTCTGACCTTTCCTAAACCGGTGGTGGGACTGATACACCAATGGATGTCAATCAGTTCTGGGAACATGTTCTTTCGGCGTATCAAACTTATCACCCATCTCGTGCTTCAAAACCAGGTAATGAATCTTACCCTCGAGATCGATCAAATCTTTTAGTGTCACCTTTTTGTGGGCATTTACCCCAAGCAGGTAGTCACATTCATCCATGTAGACGGTGTATTTCCCATCTGGTTCCTGTACTACGCCGATACTCATCTTATTCCTCGTCTTCATGACTTGCCATGATAAGATTGTCTGCCTTAGCCTGTTTCATCATGTCATTTGTTCCCGTCCCACCCGGGAACACGTAGCAGTGTGTTGGAGCACAGAATTCTAACATCCAACCATTGCGAATTGGTCCAGCAGAATTTCTGTAGTAATCCCACGAAGCATCCATAGTGATACAAGGAACTCCATGCTTTAAACACCAATTCTTGGCCAAGGTATCCAAACCGCGGGCACCACCATTTATGACTACAAGAACTCTTCCAATGGATTTGGCTTTGCGGTTGTAACGCTTAAGCACTAGCGCAACGAATTCTTCGTCGTTATAGTCGCGACCTCCAGTAACGAGGAGGCGTAGTGCCAAACGTTTCTCTTTCAATTTCCTAACTTTTCCCACGCCTCCTCCGCTTCCTGCAACTCCAACCTTGCTTTGGCGAAGTCAATCTGTGCAGTACGTAATCTCGAATACTCAGGATAGATTTGAGGTGACACTTTCTTCAAAGAACGAATGTGCTCCTTGGCATCCTTAATTATCGCATCGAAATCCATTACTGAGCCTCCTCGTCCTTACTACGGTCATGCTCGATTGCCTTATCGGGATCAATCGTTCTCCAGTCAGGCCACTTGCGCTTCTCGTTCTTGGTCTGCTTAGCAATCAATGCTTCGATGACTTCGAGTGAAGTCCGACCAGTACGCATTGCCCCATCCAATGCAAGAATAATTACGTCTACCCACTCTTCAAGATCAAGAGGATCCTTTTCGATCTCTACCAATTCTTTCCTGATATGATCGAGAACACTCGCCGTCTTTGTGCCAGGACCAAAGATTCGTTGAGAGAATTCATACTGACGATTCAGGTGCGAGTGTAGATCAAAGGTTACTCTGCCTGTGAAATCCGGACTCTGCAGTTCAACCCATTCATGCTGAGACCGAGATTCCCTGGTTAGCCAGGCAATCCTCACAGCTTCCTCACCAGCAAGACCCTTCGCACTCGGCTTGTTCCTGATAGCAAGTTCTTCCGCGGTCATACCAATTACGAATTCGTCTAGTGGAAGCGCACCCCAGACTATTTTCCTTTCACCTGAATCGTCATCCATCACTCTACTCCTAATAGGTATTAAGCAAATCGCAGACTAGAGTAACCCAAGTGTCACCTAGGGCAGCCTGCACCACCTTACTATCCACAGCCTGCTTTAGTAGGTTAACCATCATCTGTTCTCTTCGTCCTCTTTGTCTCTCTTCAATTCTCACTACAGTTCTTTTTATATCATCCAAGGACCATCGGATATCATTGCATTCTTGTCCCATTTAGTTCTCCACCTCAGCTGTGTAGTATTGCAGGACCTTACCACTCTCATCCACGGTTTCCACTCTAACGTCGTATCCCCACAGATACGCCAGATGTTGCACAGAATCTTTCGCGGGATCGTCTTTAAGAAGAATCTTATTCTGCGTCTTGTTCTGTACGGTTAGAAGACGATTGCCTTTCATGTCTGCACGGACAACCATCATGTTCGGCATGCGGTTTTCCATACGATACTGCTGACTCAACATCGAACGAATCTCTTTATACCCAGGATCGTTGTGAATCTTATTCACCAGATAGTGATCCTCGTCTGCATCATCCGTCAAGGCAAACATGCGGAAGTCACGCATAACCTTTGGGCTAAGGTACTGAAGAATGAACGACTCGTCCTTGAAGTTCATCATGGCGAACAGGCATTCTTCCTTCCAATCTTTACCAACCAGATTAGGGAACCACTCACGATCTTCATCTGTGGGTTCCTCGCACATCCGTTTGATATCCTTGTAGATAGAAAATCCAAGTGCATACGGATTCAGGTTGGGACTCATTGGCTGTTGAAAAAGGACCTGCGAATGCGAAGTCATGCATTCAAGCAACGCACCTTCCGTAATCTTTCCCATCTCATACAGACGATTGAGAATGTAGTAGTGAGTGAATGTCGCCCATCCTTCATTCACCACCTGCGTCTGCATCTGCGGGTAGAAGTACTGCTGGATTGTCCGTACAATCCGAAGGATTTCACGCTGCCACGCCTTCAGATTAGGAGAGTTCTTCTCAAGGAAATACAGGAGGTTCTCTTCCGGCTCTTTGAGATCACCACGATCCTTGTCCTTAGCTTCATCCTCCCGTTCATCCACTGGGATGAGATCATCATACTGTGAACGCTCACGCTCCAGCGCTTCCAACAAATCCATGCGACGCTTTTGTTCCTGGTCTTCCGTCAAAGTCGACTGACGTTTGCGGCGATCGAACGACATGTAGCGAAGTGCATGAGCTGAGTCGAGAATCTCTTCGACTTCATCCAGACCATAACGCTCTTCACACTGACGAATGTAGTTGCGCGCAAAGATCAGGTAATCGACAATAGCCGTTGCATCCGTCCAGTGCTTGAACAGATAATTCATGTTGAAAACTGAGTTGTGTCCAACCGAAGCATGGGCCAATACGAGAGTTTGCATAGCAGAGCTGTTCTCTTCCATGCAGTAGGCGATGCATGGATCGCTATTGATAACGATCTCATAAGCCAGACCCATGTTACCGCCCTTGTACGCTTGCTTTTGCTGAAGATACGACTTGCCGTTCGACCAGTGATGATAGTGAATCGGCATTCCTACCGAAGTGTAGGCTTCAAGCATTTGATCGCTGGTGATGATCTCAACCTGATTACGCATGAGCTTGAGGCCGAGCTCTTCCTTGCCAATGTCTTCACAAAGACGAAGGGTGTTCTCAAGCATCTCGAATGTCCACTCAGAAGTGGTGAACAGGTAATCGGGCTTGATTGTCTTGATAGCGGATTTCATTTCCAATTCTCCTTACGCCATATCCTTGGTGAACAACTCTTTAAACACCGGCCAGATTTCCGAAGGTTCATCCGCGGACACCATACGAATATGGTTGTGTCGTTCACTCACCTTTTGATAGGCGTTCCACAACGTATCTCCTTCGTCCTCGTCTTCTTCCGTAACCTGAAGATATGCAAAGTATTGCAAGGTAGACGCCATACCATCCAATGCCTCGACAACCTTCTTGTTGTCATCTGTCCAGTTGTCACCGTCAGATGCATGACACATGTAGATGTTCCAATCAGAAGGATTGTAACGATCTTTGATGATCTTAGCTGCGAGTTCAAAGATTGGACTTACGACTGTACCACCTGATTCTTGATCGTAGAAGAATTTTTGTTCGTCTACTTCTTCCGCACGCGTGTGATGACGGATGAACACGATATCAACCCTTTGATTGTACTGCTTCATCAACCAGACATATAGCAAGAGATAGAATCGTTTTGCCAGATCCTTTCGATCCTCATCCATCGACCCAGAAACATCCATACAGCAAATCATCACTGCCTTGGTGATCGGCTCAGGACGCGGTGGATAGTTGCGATATCGCAGATCAATTGTATCAATGAGCGGGATACGTTTCTGTGCGATTTTCATTTCCTTCAATGCATCTTCAACTAGTTCTGCATCGAATTGTGTTCCACACTCCTGTGCTTCCTTGAGATCCTCTTCAGCTTCTTCGATGTCTACATTCGAAGGACGACCCAATGCCTTGTGACGTGCGAATGCGAACTTGTAAGTCTGGCGAATATCCAGCTGCGAAGGATTACCCGTGATAACGAAGCCCGCGCGTTTGCGAGTGACCTTCGTGATATCCTTCATCGTCTTCTTCATTAGATCAGGAAGACCCAAATCCTCGAACAAGATATCGTAGAATTCCTCTGGAGTCAGAATGAAGGCGAAGTCATCATTGCCAATGCTTGGATCATCCGATCCTTGAGTACCATTACCTCCACCTTCCTCAGGACGTGCAATCGTGTCACCTGGAATCCATTCTTTGTTCCCGGTGTAGACGCGATCACGGGACCCGGATTCCCTGTCGTTCTCAAACGTGGGTTCATTCATGTCCTTGACTGGAACACGAATGCGACCCTTCTCCAATGACTTGATATCGCCAGTAGAGATTGCCTTCTTAACTGCTTCACGAATCTGAGATTTAGCCCGACGAACAAACCTCTGCCGGTCTGCCGAGGTCTTAGACTGCGATTGTGGTCGTGCATCAACAATAGTCCGACTAAACATTTTCAACCCTCCAGTTGAGGTGACGATCTACCCGTCACCCGGTTTTATACCGCCCATCAAATATTTACTACATCACCTGTTCTTTCGTGCATTATGAACATCTTCTGTGCGAAGCCATGGACCCGGGCAACCACCCCAATCCTGATATGCATCGCTAAGTCCATAAACCAATGCCACTGACCTTTGTACCAACCCAACCTAGTCAGGATCAAGCCCAAGAAGAAAATTGAATATGCGGCTGGCCAGGCTACGAGCTTCCGGATGATCTTCATATTTCCTCCCACTGTCCTTCTCGTACTTCTTGATAAGATATCTAAGTTGCTTTTTCCTACGCTCTTGCTTCTCTTCCATCTCTGAGAATCCAGGTACACCACAACCCGGACAACAGATGCCACCATTCTGCCAGAAATCTTCCTCTAGATTAATCATCTCTTGCTCGGTGCGCTCAATAACATGGTTCAGACGAGAGATTTCTTTGCGAAGAACACTCATGGATTGACCCACTTGATAATCAAGGACAGGAAGAGACCAAACGCTACACCTATGATCCACATTCCTACTCCGAATCTTGCCCCGTCTTGATTCATCCAATTGAAAATCTTATCAATTGTTTCCATGGTGGTACCTATGAAATTCGAAAACAAAAAGGAAAAGGGCAGCCTAACTTAAACAGGCTGCCCCCTTCACAACTTACAAGACTACGTACTACACTTCACACGGTACTACAGGGGAACTACCCGGTGCAACTACAATCTTAGTTAGCCTTGCGTGCGCGGCTGAACCATTCGACTACACGACGAACTTGACGTGAGGTGTAGCCGATCTTCTCCATACGCTCCACGAACGAGTCGTGATCCTTCTGCAGCTTCACTTCCTTCTTCGTTTCGAACGAGATCACCGGGAGGAGTTCGTCCAGAGAAGCGCTCATCTTGCTTTCGATGACCTGCTTCATCTTTTCATACGAATTCCAGCGCGGCATCTTGCCACCATTACGAGCTTGAACGCGCAGTACGAACTGCACGACTTCAGGGCGGAAATCCTTCGGGTTCGCGATACCCGCCGGCTTTTCGATCTTCGACAGCTCCTGATCCATCTCTGCCTTGTTCATTGTCGAACCGGTGTTATCGTCCTTGAACGTCGAATCCTGGCACCAGGCATCTGCCAACTGGATATAACGTTCGAACAGGTTCTGGCAATAGTCTTCGCTATTCTCGATGAATGCCTTCTGGATGTCCTTCGTCAGATCCTCAAGGTAACGTTGCGACATTTCCTTGACGAACGACTCGTACTTCTCTTCCTGTTCCTTCGACATCTGCTCGCGCTTGATCTCATTCTGCAGGACAACCATCAGCTGAAGCGGATCAGCTGCAACTTCTTCCGCATCGTTGTTGAATGTCTTCGACAGGATCTTGAATGCGAAGCGGGTAGACATCCCTGTCATTCCCTCAGCTACACCTGCGTGATCGCGATACTCACGCGTCGACTTTGCTCGCGGATCGATGTCCTTGAGGTTCTCACCGTTGTAGACTCGGACTTTAGAAAACAGCAGGGAATTCTCCGGCTCCTTCAGCCGTGTAGAGATCGACCATTGCGCCAGGTACTTCAAGGTCTGCGGTGCAATCGGCGACTGTGCCAATGACGAAGCACCAAGCATCTTCTTGTAGATGTTGATTTCTTCATCAACGCGTTTGCAATACGGTACAGACACAAGGGACACACGATCCAGGAAAGCCTCGTTGTTCTTGTTGTTCTTGAACGTTTCCCATTCGCTTTCGTTCGAGTGCGCAACTACTACACCACTGAACGGAATAGGAGGAAGCGCTTCGGTACCAACGTAGTTACCTTCCTGCGTCGCCGTCAGCAACGGGTGAAGAACCTTGATAGGTGCCTTGAACATTTCCACGAATTCGAGCATGCCCTGATTGGAGCGGCAGAGGCCACCCGAGTACAGATATGCATCGCTGTCGTTCTGGTCGTGCGCATCGATACGACGAAGGTTGATCTTACCAACCAAGGATGAGATGTCCTGATTGTTTTCATCCCCCGGTTCGACCTTCATGATTGCCTGCTGGTTCAGCTTGGACGGGTACATCTTGACCACGCTGAAATCAGACAGATCACCATTAGTTTCCTTCAGACGTTTCAGAGCCCATGGCGAAGGGATCAGGTTCGTCAGGTAACGACGATGAATTCCGTATTCCTTTTCCAGACGTTCACCATACTTGTGAACCGGGAAGAGGCCGAGCGGAGATTCGAACACCGGGGACAACTGATTTTTGTAGCTCAGCACGTAGATGGGGTTGAGTTCCATCAGGTACTTCAACTTCTCTGCCAGACTCGACTTTGCAGAGCCTACCGGTCCAAGCATGTACAGAACCTGTTTGCGTTCTTCCAGACCCTGTGCTGCTGCGCGGAAGAAACCAACTAGACGTTCAATTGTGTCCTCGATACCGAAGAACTCTTCTTCGAACGCCGGGTACACCTTGATTGTCCGGTTGTCAAAGATACGACCGAGACGCGCATCTTTCGACGTATCCAGCATGCGCGGTTCACCGATTGCTTTCAACATCCGTTCCGCTGCCGTTGCGTAGAACGATTTGTCCGTACGGCAGTTTTCCAGATATTCCAGGACGCTGTACTTTTCGTTCAGCGATTGGTCGAAGTCCGATGCGAAAGAATTAAGAATACTCGACATTTCAGTTCCCTCTGTAGTGTCGTTGCGTGAATGATACCAACAAGGTTACACCAGTGCTACTTGAAAAATCTGTACGGACAAGACATGATACTTCCCTCTACAACATCCTGCCCTACCACACTATTTACTATTCTGGAAAATCCAGAGAACCACGAATTTTTGTCACGATGGATTGTGGGAGTCGAACCCACCTTTCCGGATCGACCCGGCGTTCACATCCGATCTACTATCACCATCGCTTTCAACGTCTACATGAACCGGCATTCCTGACTGAAGCTCGAGTGTGAGCCCAGGTTTGGATTAGTGTCATTGTTGACAACACTATTTACTATCCTTGGATTTCCCGATAAACCCACGAGAACCAGTAGGAAATGGCCACAGCTTTGTAGGATCACTTACTTTTAAGGCAACATGACCAGCTACTTCACCATCATCTATGATCTTGAACGAGTCTGGTATAGCTTTGTCAGGATGTTTCATTTCCTGCATCTCATCCAGGCGCATCGCAGCCTTCATGGTCTCTGGAGTAACTATCTTGGCGATGTTCTTCGTGTTGTCTCCGAAGACAAACGACTCAGGCATCCTGGAATCCGGAACAGGTTTTTCCCAGCTTTCGATGATCTCATTCGCGTCCTCATCGTCCGTCTCTGTTCCGTCTATCAGATTGAACCTGGCGCGATCAATTCTCGACTCAAGTCGAAAACTATACAGTTGCATGTAGTGACATTGCAATTCCATGTCGGTTTGCTCTTCCTCGTCGAGGGTGTGGAAGATAGGATTGTTGCGGATGAAGTCTAGAAGTTTTTCTATCCTGCCCGTCAGTTCGAAGAATTCAGCTTGCATACGCTGAACGTGCGCGGGGATTTCTTGGGTCATGTTGGTTCCTAAGTTTTGATGTACTGACAGGAATGCGGACCTTTTTGCCCGCACACGCAAATAAATCTTGCCGTAGCATTCTGCATCAGAATTTCTGAGCGTATCTCCGCCTCGATCAAAGCTTCTGTTATAGCAGCAATGAACTGTTCGGTGTAGATCGAGGGTTTTGATGGGTCGGACAGGGACGCAGCGGAGTGTTTGTTTGCGATGGAGATGACCGCGTAATCCGGCAACAGATTCTGTTTACTCGGTGGTAATGGGTTGGGAGGGTTTGCCATCTGGTTTTCCTTCTTGCGTTGCCGTCGCTTGAACCACTGGGTCGAGGATCCCCTCGTAGTTTTCCCGTTCATCCACGGTCTCCACAATCTCGATTCCCATGTCCGCGTGGATGAAGGACATGGCTTCAGCATTACGCCATGCCTTGTCTATGTCCTCCATATTAGCACGATCCATCAGAGCGAGAGAAAACTGGATGAAGTTCTGTAGCTTGTCCATATCAACCTCGTTCACCACGCCCTTGCGAACGTCACGGATAATCCGCATGGTGTGGTGACGATACAACTTCATGTACTTCTTGTGGTCGATGAAAGTTCCGTCCAGGCATTTGTTCTTCTGAGACTGAGCAACTATGCCCGGAGGAAGTACCTTCTGCTTTCTCTTACTCATCCCCACCCCTATGGTTTCAGGGCGAAAGATTCGTCCTTGGCACAATCTTCGTCTTCAATGACGTCACCAACCAGTTGGTGTTCAAAGCTGTTAATGTCGCCCGGGAACGCAGGATTCACACGTTGAACCCACAGTTGGTTACCGTAGGTCAAATAGTTTATGGCTTTAAGATTATTATCAACCAAGGTTTTCCCGACAACAGGACTACCGACCACAAGTTCCCGAGACGAAGGTGCTAGCATGTTGAGAGCTAACGACCTTGTAAACTCATCTTCCGAAAAACCAAGTAGGGATGACAGGTAAGATTCGATAGACTTCGAAAGGAAATCTACCATCTCACCACAAGCTTTGTTAACCTTTTCCTGATTGACAGAAGTGACCTTGACCTTCGGCCTAGTAGATTTGTCGATATTGGTCACCGCGAACCTCCCGAAGTTGATTAATCACACTGTTGCCGTCCCACTCAAGTTTGCGTTGAGTATTCAGTAGTTCAGTTTCCAGGTTACGGATCTTATTGATCTTTTCCTGAAGCACATACGAACCACCAGATATACTCTCCAGCATCTCGAAGCGCTGGCGCGCCATTTCAAGCATTGAGATTTGTCCCATCATGAGGTCGCACTGCATCTTCAACTGATCGAACGCTTCTTTCTCAACATATTCCTTGCAGATAACAGGTGCTGAGGTGATACTAGTATTGTCTTGGATTCCGATCACACCGTAAGTGCTGTCGAAGCTAAGGCCCTGCCCAACCGTAACACGACCAAGAGTGGGTGCTCCAGTGAATAAAATCTGACTCTGATCTATCTTTTTCCACCCCACCTTAACTTCACGTTCGGTCTCGCCTGCTACAACAGTTTTGACTGTGTTGTTAAAGGAACTAACCTTGATTCTTTTCTGCATGCTATACTACTCCTTAAGTTTTCTTACGCTTCAATTTGCTCTGGTTGATCTTCCTTCGGTAACGGCACATAACGAACGATTGCCTGCGCATAGCGAATCGTTGGAATAGTGGATGGCGGTAACATAAAACTCATCAAAGCTACGCCACCTTGCAGCTCCCAACCTTCATTCAGCCTTGCGGTGACCATTTCGCACAGATCCGTCTCTCCCAAATCGGAATGAAGGATACCATACTCAACTTGCATTTCTTCCAACGTTATTGCATTGTTAATGTAATCCACGCGTTTCTCCTTCGGTTGTCAGAAGATGACCTGGGATAGCCATCGAGGTGTGGACGTGCTTTTCATACATCTTCCTCATCTCTTCAAACGCCGAAGAAGGAGAAGAGGGAAAAGGAACGACTACGGTTTTCCATTCGAGATGGGTAGCCTGGAATTCGAGGAGGAAATGGTTTCCAGATACTGCACCGAACTCCGCTACCTTCCAGGAAGTGACTTTACACTGAAGACGCATCCTGCTCTCCTTGAACGTTCAATTCTTTCTGCCAGGTGTCGGTAACAGGATTCACCTTGTGTTCTACACCATTCGTATCAACAGCAGTTTGTGGTTGATCCACTGCATCGCTAGTGTCACTGAAGGGCTTGAGAACTTCTTCACCCGCAGGTTTGGAATCTTCATCAGACAAAACTAATGAATCTTGTAGTGCCTGTACTTCTTCATCCGGTGCAAAGCCTTCATCGCGTGCTTCGTTAGCTTGGGCTAGCAATTCAGCGTCCGCACTTTCTTCGGACTTCGAAAAAGCTTCACGAACTTCGTGCTCGATCAACGCCTTGGGCTTCCATTGAAGAACGATCTTGTCCTCAATGGTTCCAGTACAAGGAACGACTTCCAGTACATCTACGGTAACGAACGATGTTCCACCATCGTAGTTGACATATGAATCAGACTGGCAGTGACGATACACCACAGGAGATTCTTCAGGGTTGATCCACACATGACCCTTCTTCAGATCAGGGAACCCGATCGTCGTCCAAGCATCGTCGCTCTCATAATCCTGAGAACCATTCCACACCTTAGCCTGGATAAGGTTGGTAAGTTGCGGAGCAGGGAGGCAAGACTTCAATGCGGTAACGATGTTATAGACAAGCTGATTCTTCACCTGGTCGTCAGACGTAGTTGTGATACCACGCAGCTCATTCTTAACCAACTTGACGTACTCGCGGCGTCGATCATCCGCAAGATCGAACCAATATTTGAAGCCTTGCTTGCTGTACGCCATCTCCGCATCATGGATTGTCCTTGCGATGTCTTCGAGGGTAATAGCCCCACGAACCAGAACACCATTGAACGGAGCTTCACCTTCGCCATAGATGTGGAACGTCTGAACGTTCGGGGTCGTGGATACCACTGAGGACGATCCAGATTGTAGAGCCTTCTCAAACGCCTGAGCGGTGCTCAACAAGTCTTCCGAACTGGGATTGCCCTGCACCTGAACATGAAGGATTCGATGCTTTGGTTTTACTTCCTGTTTGGTGCTATCGATCATCTTTGATTCCGTTACTTCCTTGAAGTCAACGTCTTGAACATCTTGAGTACTCATATCTTATCCTTAGAATGGAATGAGAGAAAGCAGATCAACTTCCTCGATTAGGTTTGGGTTATATGGATGTTCCTTGAAACATCGGGCACCGACAGCAACTATATTAAAAGTATCATAAATTACAATGAACTCATGATTCCTGGATGAATCCAGCCCCTTCATACAAGTTGGAACTGGCTTCATGGTGTCCGGCAAGAACGGACGAATAATAAGCAGGATTGAATCGCATGCCAGGACAAATGAACTATAGGTTTTGGATACAGGTTCACTCTCGTAGCTAAGATCATTGAATCCTAGAAATTTATCCACCTGAAAACCAATATCTGTCCTAAACATCACAAACTTGTATCTGTCAGAAATTGCCATCTCATACTCCATGGAACATCTTATCAGACATCTTCTGGAATACACTTTTGATATGCGAGAAGATTGTATCGGCAAGTTTGCGCAGTGGATCATTAAGCATAGTCCACACGAAACTCAAAGGCCAACAAATGATCCAACGGGTGATACTCGCTTTATGCGCCGATACCTGGGGTTTGATCGCTTCAGAGATTTGATTTGGATTTTTATCCAAAGAATTATAGTCAACTCTCTTGTAGAAATTCAACTCTGAATCCACAGCATGATAAAGGCTTTGTAAGCTAGATGAATATTCATCCTTGAGTTCTAAGTATTTCTCTCTGACCTTAGAGAGAAAGAAATACCACTTACCAAAACTCCACAGCACACCTACAACAAGATATACCACAAAAGCTTCGATAGAGAACACCGGGTGGTTCACCAGGCCCGAGAAATGAACACCAAACTTCCAGCCAATAAGTAGAACAAGCAACGCAGATAGCAAAGTTGCAATAAACCAACCTTCACGTTTGTTACCTGGTGATTCATCTATTGCCCAAGCAGATAGGACAACGAGAACCAACACCAAACCATAAAACACAAATGGTATGAAGAGAAGAGATTCTACAAACGACATCCCGGTAAGGAATAACGCGACCATAAATGTCTCAGCTTAAAAGGGGATTAAGGAAAGGAGATCAACTACTTTACTCCCGTAAGTGACTTCTACAAACTGGATGATGGTGTCTTTGGAGAAAGTACAACCACGAACACTACTCAATTGTTCTATTTCATCATCAGGAAGATCCCACTCTGCTATGGCAAATTTCTTGGAATCGAAATTTGGATCCATACCATCTATCTGCTGGGGTCCAAAATAGACATCAAAATTCCATGCCTCTTCATCTGAGATTTCAGGACCACCCGAGACAGCATCGGTTAACCAGTCATCAAACGCTTCTTTGACAAAGTCTAGTCCAGCAAACCGGTTGCGAATGAAGGTGTCGAGGGTAGCTTCCATCTGATCTTCATCGAATGTAGCCCAAACAGTTTGACCTCCTCCACTATCAATGAACAACATTGAGTGTGGCGCCATCCAACTTCTATTGAAACGAAATTCAAGCTTCTCCAAAACCATCATGGTTCTCCTTAGAGATCATGCATCAACTGCAAAAGGTCTGGCTCAGTAGACCAGACCTTTGTAGGATCCAGTAGAGATCCAGGAACATAACCCGCTATCATCTCGTCAACCTTCCTCTTCCACTCGGCATCTTCCCGGTCTACAATTTCTTGCCAAATAGCCGAGGTGGGCTTGGGAGACATATAAACCACGGCGCCATAGCGTTCGATATCGAACTCTACGGGTTCGCCACCGTTATTTCGTTGAGCAGCATTCTTTGCAAACCACACGACCTGATCTTGAGACCTGCTCCAACCCAAGATTGCATGGCCGCTGGACTCGTACAGTTCCCAAGTATCAAGCCTTGAGTTGTAGTAAATGTTGAAACAGTTATCTTTCACCGCGGGCACCTCCTAAGATCGACATCAATATTTACTTTCCTAGAACTGACACAAATCTTTGGCCAGGTCGAGGAGATTTGTTCTTAAGCTTCCCCCATGGATACCAACTTTGGTCCACGTAGCTTCATCGATACGCACATGGGTAGGAGTGACAGACGATTCGTCGTAAGCTTTGAGACCCCAACCCAAGGTTATCAAACACTCGTGTGTATAGAAATTGTCCTTGGGCTGCACATAGTTATCAAAGAGTTGACGCCATGCGTAATCGGAAGCCCCACAGTTGCTGCCGATCTTGTGGTGCGACAACCATGCAAGGGTTACCAAAAGGTTTTCCCGGTCAATCGGATAGAAAGAATCATACAGATGGGATACTCCATTCGTATCCACCCACTTGGCATCGACATGAAAATCGCAGATACCAGATTTCTTAGGTTGAACAAGATACTGCATATTGGTCACTAGCATGTCAGTTTCCCAAGATGTCGTACATGAGATCAAGCAAGGCCGAACCATCCAGGCTCTTGTCATCTTTCCACGTTAGATCTAGTCGAACATTTGTGAGGGAAGTATGATTCAGAGGATGAATGTCCGGATCGATAGGGTCGAAATTGATGTCAATCCTGAATTCAACATCCGGAGGTAGATCATAGTAGTGGTTCGACAAATCACCAAGGACAGATCCTATATGATAGACAAGACTATCCATAGCCTCACCTCTTGTGAGATAAGTACCAAATGTTTGCGGAACTGTAGCAAGACCGAATTCCTGCTTGTACATGTACTTGACTACCCACTTTGACGCACTAGATACATCTGGGTTCTTCAATACCTTGAACGTGCATGTAACGTATTTCATCTTCATCCTCTACAAACATCATTCATGATGGATAAAAGATCAGGTGTTGTTTGCTGTCCATCATCACCAGGAACTTCAACTCTCATGCTCAGATTCTTCAATGCGGCATTACCACCTGGAAAGATGGGAGGTACAGGATCCCAGTTCAGGATAAAGTCGTACTCAAGATCTTTCCCTACTCTATCTATAGTAGAGAGCGCCATGGAGTAGCGAATGTCGTCAAAACAGCTTCGGACATGTCCAGCGAGGTATGAATCCGCCTGTAACCTTGAGCCTAAACTCGAACTAAAGTAAGTCTCTCGAGTTAGAGATCCATCCTCATAGATGTACTGATTAAGAATTTCCCAATGGGCTGCGTTTCGTAACATCCTAACTTTAAAAATACATCCTATGAGATCCATATGCTAGTCCTTAGGAACAGATATCATTCATGATTTGCAGGAGGTCTGGAGTGGGAACCACCGGACCCTTGTAAGGTACATCCAGAAGTCGGCAGCACATCTCAAGGTCTGCTTCGAAGTGAAGGTACAGAGGTGTTGTTTCATCTTTCATCAACTGAACAACCAAGGGATCCACAAGGGCGTCTATCTGATCTCTAGGATATCCAATACATAACATCAAGCGGCGCAAAGTCGTCGAAAGAAATCCACGAGGAGCTGTATCTAAGAGTTTCTGTGTAGCGTCATCATAGATTTCATAACCCGAGTAAGTCCCAGAGCTAGCGATGTTCCCTACTCGCATTATACTCCACTCACATTTTCTGATTGCCATTCTATACCTCAGTTAGAGCAGATGTCGTTCATCAACTGCAGGAGGTCCACGGTGGTTACATCTCCCACCATGTTGAGTCTTTTGAACTCCACTATAGGAAGGGTACTGTGCCCGTTTGGTACAGAAATTACGATGTCGAACTCCTCTTCGATATCGATACGCACCTCGGCACGTGCCTCTTCAAAAACCTGTTTTACGTCATAATTGGTCGCCACGGCTATCTCACTTATAAGCCACTCGTAGGCTCCGGCTTGCGTCGCGAAGGCACCGCGTTCGGGCATACCGAGGATGCCATCACGAGACACCAGAGTTGTACTCACGCTCCACTTTTGCGGGTTCGTAGATTTTCGAAAATGAACAAGGATCGTCATTGGTTATCTCCAAGGATATCGTGCATGAGTTGCAGAAGATCAGGTTGTGCAGCATGTTTGGTGATCTTGTACTTTAGGTTTGCAATATTTGGATAACACAACATGCTGGTGGTAGGAACTGGATCCCATTTCACTTGAAGATCCCATTCCTGTTCTCGTGGAATAAGCAGGACAAGACAAGACACCCTGTCGGCCTCGAGTTGGTCTGTACAACGACCAAAGGTTTCAACAAGATGACGCTCAGCTTCATCCCTACTTGTGAACTGACCTCTCATAAGATGACGAAGACCAGATGACTTTTCGGTGTATAACATCTCATAGAAAAGATGCCACAGGTCATTCTGCTTTCTGGCCTGGTAGACGCATCCACTACATTGATTCATTGGTTATCCCTGACAAATGTCTTTCATGAGTTGTAGAAGATCCAGGTCTTCCTTAGTCTGTGACTCGTCACAGATCACTTCAAAGGTTGACAGGCTAATATTGAACGCATGGAAACTCACCGTTGGATAAGCTACACCAAAAGTGTATGATACCTCAACGTCCAGATCATCGTAAGGTACGGAGTATCCATTAAACAGGTGTGAGCAATCGATGCCTAAGCATCTCGTTACATGATGACTTAACCACGACACTGCATGAAACTGATCTTTGAATCCGCGGGCGAAGGGCATGCCCAGGATGCCATCCACACTTATGAGAACCGAATCAAGGTCCCACCAGTTGTTTTGTTTGTCCTTCCGTATCCTGCAAAGTATCGTCATTCGTTGCTCCTCTAGGTTTAGGGATCGTTCATATTTACTTGTCCTAACGTCACTTCTTGTGCCCCAACATAAACTCTGCCCAACGCTCAACTGAAGTAATCAGAACCGCAGGCCTATCTGATCCATGGAAACAAATATCTTTGGTAGCTTTCCGAAAATTTTCGGCTTGAGATTCCCATGGTACTATAATCATTACTTTCTCATACATCGGGTCGAACCCGACGGATCTCCACCACTTATGAAACTTTGTCAAGAGTGAATCCAATTCCGGATCATACCCAGTACACAAGGCTGCTACCAAATTACCCGAAGAAGTCTTGCTAGGTTCTAAAAATATATTATGAGAAGCTAGTCCGCTGTCGCTCGAGAATAGTTGTAATTGTTCTGTGACTAATTCTTTCCGAATCATCTCATCCGCAACCTGTCCTCTTACAATTCTCTTTTTCGAATTTGGGTCGGCCACTATGGTGCGAACATTTACTTTGCGGTCTGAGATCTTCTTATTCCTTAACCTGAAATCCTGACCCAGAACCTGGATAAGTACGGATTCAAATGTTCTAGCTTGTGTTCTAGAAATGTTACGCTGGATCACATCTATCTGAACCTTATCGAATTCGTCAGGTTTAATACCCTTATGTCCTACCAGACTCCGCGCGCGTACAAAGTTCCCATTATCTTCGGTCCCTATTCCAACATAGATAGGTACGCCATCTACCCGATACATGTAGACGTAAGATTTTTCATTGTCCTTCATCCTAACCTCACGTAAGTTGGACTGGAGAAGTCTAGCTCAAGCTTTGACACTGCTCTCGCGAAATTGCTCTGCTTACGCTCAAGCTCCGCCGCCTTGGTTACCGACAGGCCGTACTTCTTTGCGCCTTCGGGTGACGACAACCATTCCTTCGCCTTATCCATACGATTCATATGCAGACCAAGCCTACCTTGGTGCATTATCAGATGTGCTATTGGACTCACCTTCAACTTGACGCCCAGTTCTTCCGCCCATCGAATCAACTTCGGGTCCCACTTCCCTGACCCTCTACCTTTCCTCTGCTCTATCTGCCTGGTCCACAGATCAAGTATCTCCGAATGTTCCGCCGCATAGACATTCGGAGCCACCGCCATGTACTGCAGGCAGGTACGATCAATGGCATAGTTCATTAGTTCCAGCACAACATTTTCCCACGACCCCTTTTCCTTCATCTTCATGTAGAGGTTACGCAATGTTACGTGCTTCATGTTCCATGCGGTGTTGAAGTAATAGCGAGAGATCGTCAGGTCAAACCGTATCCTGCGTTCAAGATCATCCACTAGTTCATCATCATTATCCGCCAGGTTGTCCTTGGCACGAAGTTCTGCCGCCTTATCGTACAGGCAAAGGTGCATCAGCTTGTGCCCTCTGTCGGTAGCCGACTTCGCCTTTGCCGCCAGGTTATACCCAAAGATATTCAGCCCCAAGGAATCTGCGAACTGTTCCCCAGATGACCTGGACAAACCAAGAGCTTCCAACAGAGTCACATACCGTCCTTCGTACTCCACCCTTGTCTCGTACATGAAGTACCACTTGTCCAGCAGTCGCCGAACTATATCAGAGTTTTTCACCTTGTCAGAGTAGACAGCAAATGCTATGGAAGACAGAACTATGTCCCCTCGTTGTACCTGCTTCCTCATCACCTCGACATTTACCCCCATGTCCTCGAAGTAATCCAGGATGAAGTTGAACACTTCCCTGATTTGCCGAACAACCATCAAGGATCCAAATGTGTTATCCCCAGTGAAGACCGACGCAGGATTCGTACGAATGTTGAAATGCCACCTTTTCTTACCTTTCTTATCCGCACTCATCTTTAGATCGAGGTAGATCGTTCGTTTGATTGGTAGATCACGACAACCCCGACCACTCTCGTTATCCCATGGATCCATTCGAGCAACAAGTTCATCAGCTTTCTTGGCTATGATTGTGATTTCCCGTGATTCCTCGATCGCTTTCCATAGGGCTTTTGGATTCTTGCAAACCACACGACCAGAGTCTAATGCTGGGTCATATTCGGTACCTATTGCTGCCCCATCCAACATTGCATATCTGTTCAACTTAAACTCCGTTTTGGTACTGTCAGTATTTGTTGTAAGTACCTCATATTTACCATTTCCTACGTTTGAGGATGTACTGTCAGTGGTTACTGTAAGTAGGTGGTGGTACTTACAGTGGATGTTGACAGTACTCTTGGGTACTTGTCGACATTTAGGTACTGTCACATATAGTATATTGTTACGTTATATCCTGGGGTACAGGAAGTACTTACAGTGGATGTTGACAGTACCTAGAAACAGTAAATATGGAGGTCAACAACCAGAGGAGGGAGTTATGCATTTTACGATTGAGGAAGGTCGGGAAGGACGTATCTGGAAGAAGGTTTACCAGGTGGATGAGGCTCGAATTCTCCACGATGTCCTAGGTTCAGATCCACGATGGTTGCCATCACAGAAAGGTTACCTGATTTTCTACCCCGTTCATCCTTACAACCAGTTCCTGTGGAACACCTACAACGCGGCAATGAATCACCTGAAACGTGAGCTGGAAACTGAGGGAATTTTTAATGAATGTATCCTCCTTCATGTTCTGCCATACGACTCTACGATATCAGGTGAAGCCTCGGCATTTCGTCAGTTAGCTCAGATGGAATTTCCGGGGTTTCGCAGACAGTCCAAACCATTGAGTGTACCTGCCCCTGCAGTCGGACACTTTCATGTACATAGGAAATTTACCGGGGTGTGGTTTCGGTTGGACAACAAACACCAGGCAGCGTCTGGACTAAAGAAAGATTTCCTGATAGATTTCCTGATAGAACAAGAGGAGAAACCTGTAGACACAAAAGAGGTTCCTGTTTTCGGAGTTAATCCTAGCCTGGAAGAAACATTGGGGACAAGAATTGAGCAGAAGCCTTGGTGGCAGGAAGTGCAGAGTTGGAGCATTGACGATCCTGAAGAGATTCTTCCGGAAGTAGTCTATGGTGATCCTTTGGAAGATGCAGACCCTACCTATGGCCTGATTCGTGAGTCTGCGTCGGATCTTTCGCTTCAATGTCAGCTGGCCGACACTCAAGAACAGGTAGAGAAGAGACGTCTAGCCGTAGAACCCCTTCTACATGCGCCGGGCAACATGTGGTGGGCGGATGAGGAGGAAAAGAGACAGTATGCGACCGAATGGATTAACGATCTTCATCGCGCACATGAGTATCTTGATGCGGGTAAACCATTCTTCACCGGCAAAGATTGTAGCGAACTTGCAGAGTTCCTCGAATCTTTGCTCGGGTTAGATTCTAAAAAGGAACAGCCGAAGTTTCCTGAACTGTCTCCCATGCCTGAGGTCAACGAATACTACCGTCACTACAATGGTGGGTTCTATCGTGTGACGAAGATCAGCACGATGGAAGCTACGGGTGTATCCTACGTTGACTACGAGTCAGTGTCGAAACTTTCGGACTGGTTGCGTCCTGTCTCAGAGTGGCGGGAATACGTGAAGCGAGATGGTCTGTGGATCCCTCGTTTCGAGCATGTAGATGACTCTGTGGTCGAACGTTCCTTCGGGTTCTGTGGAGAATGATATGGTAAATAACAACATACCGTTGTGCAAAGATTGCGTCCATCATATACAAGGTGCAATGACTGTTCATGGTCGGAAGCCGGATACCTGTGCGTACGCGGTAACCATGGAGCATAGAAGGATAGAGAAATCTTCCTACATAGATCTTGTAGATGGGAAGACGAAATACAGAGAACACCACTCTGACTACCTAACTGAATGTTCCATCCAACGTTCGGCAAGTTGGATGGAAACGAAATTGCTCAAACGTTGTGGTAAGGAAGGGCGTTTCTTTACGAAGAAATTCCAAGGCATTCCATTTTCTGGTGATCCGGAAGACGATCCTGTCCTTTTCTTTCCGCCTGACTTCGAAGATTACGTGTGAGGTCCAGATGATTTCCAAAACCTGGAACCAGGTTGAACTGCCAGGTAGACCGAGAGAGTTCTACGGATACGCTCAGGTAACAACATGGTATCTTTTTGGAGTTAGAATACTCCAGACCACCAGGAGGTAAGAATATGATGATCTGCAGAAAGACTATGTCTGAGTGTCCGACGCCCGGGATGTGCGCACCATTCCAGGGATGTGAACCTGCACCACAACCGGTACAGACTGGATGGAAATGTCCTGTATGTGGAACAGGAAATGCACCGTGGGCCTCGACGTGTCAGAACTTTATGTGTGGCAAAAGTTTTACCGTGACATGCGCAGCTGATAAAGATCCAAACGTGGTTGACATATCCTCTCCCGTTGACCAATCTCATATCTCATCTACAAATATAGATGCTGACATAGCGAGATTTGTTGACTCTGAGCTCCACGATCTTGTTGCCGATGTTGACAGTAAGGTGATAGTAGAAGGAATCAAGAAAGGATTAAGTTTGGCGAAGAAATCCATCGAACAGTTGGATAGAGAACGTCAGATTCATCCAGAGGATTTGAATCGTCCGATGTCGGACTTTCCCGAGTGAAGGTCTCATCCTGCGAGACCTGTGGTAGGAAGGTAGTTCAGGAAATACCCGAGCCATCGGATGAAGAAATCGACGAGGCTCTTAGGCAATACAAAATCAGAAACCCATACGAACATATCTATCTCTATTACCAGAGGCTTGCAGAGGATCGTTATCTCTATCCTAATCTCTCCGTCGAAGAGAGGAAGAATCGTAGAGAACTCGTTAAGATTGAGCATGATCGTATTGTGAAGAAGTATGGTAGTATCGAGAACGTTAATGCAGAATTAAGGAGTTTCCAAAATGAAGATCAAACTTGAGCTCGCAGCAATGTCGATGGCTAGGCACGCTGAGTATCATAAAGAGGTACATCCTGATTGGGGAACGTGGCTTCCGGGCAACCCAGACCAACCTGAGCAAACGTTGTATCTTAACCCGTGGAATCGTTTTCGCATCATCTATGAGCATCACTCTGAAGCTGGGTTCGGTCTACAGAGAAGTGAGGAAGCTGCGGAACAGGATATAGATATCTCAGCAAAAGATGCACGAGAGTTTACACAGAATTTCCTTGACATGATGGGTGACCACATGTCCATCTACAATCTTAACATCTTCATTGAAGAAATCACCAAGGCTAGGGATGAGTGGGAAAGAGAAAGACTCGCTGCCTTAGCTAAACTAGAGAACATGGGTCACTAACATGCCTGTCATTCCGTGCGACGAGGACAAACATGATTGGTTTGAATACTCGGATTCTTATACCGGCAGTGGCACTCATTGTTGGTCTTGTCGTAAGTGCGGCTCTACTTCTTGGAGCGATCCCAAAAAGTATCCCCTCCGAAACCGATACAGCATCCCAGTGGATACATCTGACAGCAAACGGCCTGACTTTACTTCCGTTGATGACGCGTTACGGTACCTTGAAGACATGACCGAGGAAGGAAGTTACGAGCGGCTAGCCCTCAACCTCATAAGAGATGAACTGGAGAAGAAATGAATCCCGTAGATCATGACATCAAAGGTAATCCTATCTACGATCCTTTGGACATGAAAATCGAATCATCGCCTCTTCCCATTCCCGGGATTAACAGCAAGCCTTGGTATGAGATGACGGCTGAAGAGTTGATAGCTTTGGGTCACAAGCCAGTAATGATTGAACACACTCCGGCAGAAGGATGGCATGAAGTTGAAGAATGAACATCCTCATAGCTCTGGCGCTAAATAAGCTTACTCAAACTTGTAACTAGAGGCGAACATGAAGAACACTTATCCCGCGTGGGCCCCTACTTTGTTTGTGATAACTCTCTTGCTTATAGCTGCTGTAATTTCTGGATGCAACGATGATGGACAGTATTGCTACAAAGGTCATGACCTAACTTACATAGGTATCGATGGCGCGCATCACGTAGAATCTGTTTGTGAAGATTGGCGGGACACGCATTTCAAGTATGATAACCAACAAGGAGCTAGCAATGTCGTACCTAAGTAAAGAAGAGATCATTAAGGAACTCGTAGCAAACCTCAAAGAGGATGATATCAAATTCCTCCGAAGCGAAGAAGTTGATACTGCTGAAAAGATGGGACAGTTCCATCATTCGGTTGGTATGCACATCCGCAATCACTATGGTCTTTGGGAAAAAGATAATCCTCTGGTTCAGCTTTGGTTCGAAGCACATGAAAACAACGATATCACGTATATCCTGAGCGGTGTAGACCATCACCCTAACCATCCGGACGCCGTCTCCAGTGAGATCCTCAAAGCAGTTTGGCATGAAGTAAATAAACCCGACATAGATCTAGTTGCTTTGGTGGATAAGGAATAATGAATGGCTGAGTTTCTTGGGGTCGGGGATTTGCACATGACCGATGCGGCAGGGCGCGGTGCCTTGTCGAAGTACATCGAGGAACCAGACAAGATGGTGCTCGATGAATTCTCAAAGGTGTTGGACTATGGTAGGGACAGGGGTATCAATCGTGTGTTCCAGTATGGAGATATCTCTGGAGACATGTATCGGCTGTCTTACCCAGCTACAACATCTCTAGCACGTTTCCTCTCTACTAATGATGACTTCGAGTTCGACTTCATCCTAGGTAATCACGATATGCTCGGTACCGAAGCATCTGCCGGGCACAGTCTTGAGATTTTGAAGTTGCTTTATCATAAGCCGAACGTTCGCTTCTACACCAGGCCAAAGACAGTCGAGGTGCATGGAGCGAAGGTTCGGTTTTTGCCGTTTCCTCATGCGTCGTTCGATAGGGAAGCTCTGAATGTTTTTCACCTCGAAGCTCATGGTTCAAAGAACGATCATGGCAAAGCTTTTGAATCCGATGGACTCACAAAGTCCAAAGCCGTCATCTGCGGTGGACATTTGCATACCGCTCATCGAGTACGTAACACGTATTACTCAGGAACACTATATCAAACAAATTTTGGAGAGAGCCTTCCAAAGTACTTTCACCATATTGAATTCAACTCACCGGAAGACTTCGAGATCCGGCTTGTAAAGAACGATCCGAAATACAAGCTGCACAACATCGTTCTACAGACGCGGGATGACATAAGTCTTATCCCTGATTCACCCACCGATCTGGTGAAGCTTATCATCCAGGATGGTTGTGACGTCTCCCCGGGTGACTATGCAAAGTTCAACAACATTGTTGAGAACAAGAACTTCAAAACGAAGCAGGATCTTGCGTCGGTGTTAACCGAGGATCTGACAGATGGGCAAGCGATCAAGTTCGAAGTAGCAGAGTTCTTTTCCGCATGGATAGAGTCATATGATGTACCGGACAAGATGCGTCAACACATAAAGAGCGTACGTAGACGTGTCCTGAATTCAGTGAAGGCTGCCTGAGGTTATCATGACCTTTTTCTGTATCTTCTTGCTATTTGTAGCCCTAGTGTTTACTTTAGCGTTCGTCTGCACTCGTGACTGGCCTGAAGCGATGTTGTGTGGTGTGATCTGTGTTGCCATTGGTTCCATCCTGTACTGCCTACCATGAGGTTATCATGACATTTGAAGAGTGGGAAAGGACGCACGCAAGAATGCGTGGAGAAAGTGAGTGGGCTTATTGTGAGAGGGTATGGAAGGGTGCTATGCATGATGCTGCAGAAATGTGTCAGGCAATAGCTAACGGTTATGTCAGTGATGTTAATTCTGAGCGGAGCAAGGAAAGATCGGAAGGCGCACATCTGTGTGCTTCGTGTATTCTTAATCCTCCCAAATTCTATCGACTAACATCATAAAATGCAATTCAACAGAGATGAAGTAAACACCGATGAGGAAATGATCCACCATCTGTGGGATGCCAATTGTTCAGTATGTACTAAGATTGCTTATCGTCTGAAGGAACTGTCCGACCTACTCAAGGAGAAGGGTGATGCTGAAAAAGTTCGCGATGTATCTGTTCCGCAGGTTGATCGTTTTAGTGTTTAGTGACTTGAGTTGGAAAGAGATCAAGAAAGCAGACAAGAACATTCCTCCTGAGCGCACCCCAGTTGATCCTTTCGATCAACTCGTCTGTCAGTATTTCGGACATAACAAGCAAGAGATGTCTAACAAAGAAGCCTACCCTGCAGCTTGTGGTTGGAAGTGTCTCCGTTGTGGTCAATACAAGCTTTGGCAACATGCATGGACGGAGGACTGAAATGCCTATCGATGTTTGGATATCCTTTGCATGTAGTGGAGTATGTTTTATCCTGGCATGTTGGTTGCTTTATAAGACCATAAAGCTTCGCAGGAAACTTAAGCGGGATATTAAAGAGGTCAGGGCAGAGAAAGCCAAGAAAAACTTTGATTATAAAGTTCGAAAGGCCGCACAAAGGCAAAAGTGGGCTGAGGTAATTACGAGGATGTCATCTGAGGAAGAAGACGAACTGATTGAAACCTTGCACAAGTATTCTTGCAACAGTATGACACATCTTCAATCCTCCTACGATGTACTGTTTGAAGATTCTTATGCTCTATATCAGGAACTAGCTGTTCTCCATAGGAAGTATCATGACTGATCTATATTTTCCTTGTCCGATTTGCTACAAGCACGAACAGGCAATCGAAGAATCGGATGATGGTTGTGGCCATTCTATAGATGAACGGGAAGAAGCATACACCCGACTCAAGTTCCATGCGTCTCTAGGCCTCGCTCTTATCAGTAACGGAATCTATGATTGCATGAATGATCTCGATGGTCCTGAGGATGCAGAAAATCAGGTTAACAAACTCCTCAAGGCCTGTGAGCCGATTCTTGACCTCGAGTTTGAGCGACGGGATGCCGATCAGAAAGAATACCTCAGAAAGCTAAAGGAGCAAATGTGACAAAATTTCTTCTAGCAATTTTTGCGATAGCTATGATCTTCTTGGTCATAGCTGGAGCATCAAAAGATGGTGAGCAGGCAGCTAGGTCGTTCATCGCGTTTGTATTCTTCATCTGCATAGCTGCCGTTGCCGTACTTCTCGAATCTATAGCGTATGGCATACATCATGTTTCTATCGTACTGAGGTAGTTATGGATTATACGTTGTGGGGTGGAATTGCTACGTTAACCCTAGCTACTATCCTAGAGCTGAGCCTCATAGGTTTCTACGCAAAAATGGAGTGGAATGAGAAGAGAAGTTTTGCCTTCGTAGTTCTCCTTATATCTGCCTTGATTGTTATCACTATATACTTAACTTTCCTGCATCTTGCTCTCTTGATAGTGGTGGAGGTATAGGGTGGATGACAAAAAGAAGCCTCCTCATGAGATACAGAACAGGGAATTCATAGATCCTGTATTCTACAAGTTCATGCTTCAAGACTTCGAAGATATACGCCGCAGACGTAAGCAACTGAAGGGGAGACCGGACGAGGAACAGATGGCCATCATAGCGTGTGAGAAAGAGTTCGAGTCCTTCTACAAGAAATTTTTGGAGCTATAGAAATGATGCATCCGTCAGAGATGGAGCCTTGGGAACTCAAAGAAATTGTACAGGAATACATTGTGGACCTTCGTCGAGCTTATGTCTATCTTGACGAAGGCAGACCTTTCTTCTCGGGAAGAGATTGTTCAGAAATGGCAATCCTGTTTGAATACTTTCTAAGCATATCAAAGCTGGAGGAAAGCTCGGATGAACGTTAAAGAACTTAAGAGATTCGTCGCTGACATCCCTGAGATGTTTGACGAGGATGAAGTTTGGTCCGATCATCCTGAGATGCAAATTCAGTGGGGTCCCATAGGTGGTTTGGACTATCCTTGCATAACGGATAGAATGGAACGTATCTTGATGATCCGCACGCAATATCCGGAATGGATGACCGAGGACATCCTGAGGAATAATAGGTTCAACAGGAACCACCTGGAGAGGATATTGGCAACCATTGAGAACTACGATCACTTCGATGGTGAGTCTTTCCGTATGCAGCAAGGTGATTGGGTTCGTCGTGAGGACGTTATCAAGTTATTTCTTGGCAAGAAAGATCCTGAGGAACAACCAGAAGAAAAGGATGAATTGGTGTTTGCACACTACGAGGCATTCGACATGGCACGGGAACACGTTGACAAAGAGATGGAAGGATTTAGGGAACGCATGGCTAACAAATCTGATAAAGAAGGAGAAACAGATGAGCAACGAAACGCAGAAGACGGAAGGCGACTCCTCGCAAAACTCAGCCCAAGACCTGAAACCCCATAAGGGCCGGATAGAGAATTGGACATTCCATAAGCCCATGGACAACAGTCTTGACTTTGTAGTGATGGGCGATATCTATGACTATCCAGACTGGGCTATTCGTTCGGGCGAGTGGATCCGAACAAGTCTTGTTGTAGCTATTGGGTACAATGAAGAAGGGGATGCAGTAAGGGTGGAGACAGAAAATTCTCGATACGATCTTGGCAAGCCTTATAAAGTAACAATGAAACCCAAGGACTTAAAAGATGGATCATGATGACCAGTTACCCAAGGAAGGAGGAACATTCTGTGGTGTGATTCAACAGCAATTGGCAGTTTCGCGATGTCCCTTAGCTAAGGGAAGTTGTATGTGGCAACATCGTTTGCACGGAGGTTGTACGTTCGCACAAACCCCAATTCCATCCCATGAGTATGCAAGGCGTGTCGGACTCCCCGTCCTACCCGTAGATGTAGTAAATATAGGACGTAGAAGTCTTAAGAAGAGACTCAAAAAAGAGCTCGCTACCTAACAGCGAAGCCGCAGGTAAACCCTTCCCTAACATACCTGACATCACAACTCGCGCTAATAAGCGTAAAACAGTTAGGAGTTTCAAAGTGAGTATAATCGCAATTTCCCTGGATGAACTGGAAGCAAACGAAGACAAGAAGTCGATATGGCTTCTTAACTCTGCGGCAGATTCGAAGCTGCAGATGGAAGGTGAACTTCTCATCAACATTCCCACTGCACAAGGTCGTGCAGAGCTCATGCGCGTTCCGCAGTCATGGCTCCCCTACAATGCTACCGGACGTTTTACAAAGAAGCGTTTGCTTGAGTCAACAGAGTTTCGTAACGCAGTGGTTGAAGAGTTGGTCACTCTCATTGACGAACCTACGGCTTCCAAGATTCTGAAGTCGCCGGGTGCCCGTGAGGAACAACTGCGCATGCAAAACCTGTCACAGCAAATCCGCGAAGCCGGTTCGGTTCGTAAAATCAGTGATGCAAATGTTGACGTGGTCAACTCTCGTGAGCTGTCTGGCCGCGAAGGCAATGCTCCGTCTGTTTCGGTGCATAACGATAATGTCACCGCTCAGGTCAAGGCAGGTGTGACGACAGGAGTAGGTGGCCTAAGTGCAAACTTCGAAGCGTTCTTCCAGCGCCTTAAACAACAACCGGACACCAACACGCTTGGTCTGGTTCAGGGCAAGGCTAAGTTGAGTCGCAAGGAGCTCCGTTATCTGCGTGACAATCTTCCGGCACATCCGCGCACGGTCAAGCTCATCAAGAGTCGTTTGATTGAGTTGCGCAAGGCTGCTGAAGCCGCTGCTGAGTAAGAGGTGAGCCATGGACAACACTGGTGAAGAAACCCTGTCTAATAAAGAGAAGATCATGAATGTCCTTAGAGCTAACGTCTACGCGGATGCAACTCTTATTCAGAATCTGAACTTTGCACACAGGCAGAACCTGGTGAATCACGCGTACGATGCTCTAGCTTTGATCCGAGAAGAAGGTCTGAAGCAATGTTTGATGACCTGTGGTGTACCTTCGCGGCATCTCGGTGCTATCGAAGATATAGAAAACTTCCTGATCGTAAACTTCCCTGAAGTTGAAGACATGGATGGTGACGATCTCGAGGTTGAGCATGCCGAGGTTGAAGCATCTGAGTATGTAGACGAGTAAGCAATGTTGTGAGGTTTACTTTACCCTAGCATTGATGAAAAGGAAAACATGATGGAAGATGGAAAAGAGAAAAAGGAAGAACCTTCTCTAGCATTCGCGTATGCCAACCAGCTTGTAGATCAGGCTCTTGGTATGGCTAAGAAAGCGAAGGTTGTTGTAGACAAGGCAATAGGAGACTTCAATACCACCATTGATAAGATGGCTGAAGCAGAGGTCGATGGGTTTGGAAAGGCGAAAGCAGACTGTATCGTCTGTCAGAAATCTAATGACCTGCAGAGTTTGACCTGGGGTCAGTGCGGGACATGTCATCAGTTAGATGAAGCAACGAAGGATGCGATGATGAGTATGGAGATCCCTGCACGCCGTGCTCTCGATAGCGAAGAGATGGTGAACCACCCAAAGCATTACAACAATCACCCTTCCGAGGTTGAGTGTATAGATATCGCTGAGGTGATGGAGTTCAACCCGGGTAACGCTTTCAAGTACATCTATCGTCGGGGCGACAAGGGAAATTCCGAGCAGGATCTGAACAAGGCCATCTGGTACCTGAATCGTGAGGCTAAGAGGCTGGAATGGTTGATGTATGTTCCCCATGCTTCATCCATTTCAGAGCATCAGAAGTGGAAGTCGAATGCTCTGTTTGGTCTTAATCACCACAAGCTGGCGAAGAGAATCACCATGGCTGAGCGAAATAGTGATGCCAATGAAATCTACCACATGTTGTTTGCTCGCGCCAGTGTGCAGCGCCGCATCGATCAGATGCACGCATGCGTAAAGTTGGTCAAATGTTTGCTCGGCGAAGTTCCGAGCTCTGAGGAGAATGAAGATGAGTGATGTCAAGGCAACATCTGCAAAGAAAGTTTCGGTGCGCCCAGTCAGCTCAGTCATGAGGGCAATGGCACAGCAACAGATGCAGGCAGCACAGCAACAGACGAAGATGAATGATGGTCCTGTACAAGGAGCGCCGCAAGATGCGTTCACCGATCCGAGTCTGAACGCATCGAATGCGGTGGTTACTCTTGGAGAGATGGTGGGCGTACTTTCCCGTGAAGTCGGTGGCCTCGAAGCAATCATGCGTGCTCATATGCCTAACAATCTGTACGATCAGAAATCTGAAGTAGGGAGCATCGTCTCGGTAGACTCCGGATATTTCGGCAATGTTGTGCTTTCGAGCCCGGTCCACAGCGATTTGGTGAAGCAACTTAACGAGATGTGGCATGTTGTGGAACACCTGCGTTACCTGCAGAAACACGTTGTGGTTTGAGCGGAAAAACCATCAGAAACCCGCTTCAGATGGTGGTTTGAAGCCGTTGCGTAAAAACAACGGCTTTTTCCATCTTCGCCACAGTTGGTGGTTTTTCTGTTAGAATGGTTCTGCAGGGGCAACGCATCTTCGAAATTCGGCACCTAGGTGCGATTCGCGCGTTGTTCGCGTTTTCATACCTCCCAACGAAACGGAGTTCATCATGCAAGTCATAAACAACCGCGCAGTATTCGACACGAAAAGCGAATTCACAATCGGTCTCAGCAAAGACGTGCTGCTTGTTCAGCGCGCGAAGACGTACAATGCTTTGGATGTTTCGAAGGCATTTCTGATCCACCGCGATCACTTCCAGCCGTCGATCCATCGTGTTGTTATTGTCAGTGAAGAGAACGCGTGGGACATTCGTTGTCTGTTCAATCTAGACTGTCTGCCGGCAACCGTTTCAAACGGTAAGCTCACGATACCGTCCAGCGCCAAGCGCAAATACATCGCGCACATTCGGAGTCGTCGTGCTGGCGTTATTGATGACAGGGCGCGGCTCGAACTGTTCGCAGTCTAAGCAAACATTGCTCAAGGAGCAAACGATGAAACTCACGAAAACATTTCAGACTTCCGCTTCGAACAAAATCCGTGGCCTAAGCGTGTGGCAGGGGTTCGCAGCGGAAAGCAACTTGTTGTTCCTGCAAAATCTGCAGGCTGCGCAGACTGAACACTGTGCGCACGTTGCAGAGTACCAGTTGCAACGGTGGCTGAAACATCGCGAATGGCGCGAAGCTGTACGTGCCGATCTCGTAAACATGGGGCTTATCAATGATGAGTGACGTCATTGAACTTACGAGGGGGCAGATCGTGCGTGGGTTCGCCGCACAGCTCGCTGAATGCTATCCCAGCATCAGCGCAACCTATCAAGCCGGCAAGTTTGAAGAGCGTGGATACACCATATTGATGGCCCGGCAGCAGGCTACGTGGACTCACACGTTGGAGTTGCACCTCAACTTTGAGGAAAGCAAGGTAACGTTCAGTGCTCAGTCGTTTGTGACCGCTCGACCGTTCGAAGCGTGCGGAGGTCATGATGTTGAGATTGTTGACAACGTGAATGACATGCACCGCGTCATTCGTTCGTATTTTGCGTAAGGAGCATGACATGGGGATCCCCAGCAACAAAGCAGAAGGGCTGGAGACGTTCGAGAAGTTTATCAAGGTCGATGGGTTGACCGAAGTCAAGGAAGGCAACGTTACCTATTACTTCCCGCAACGTCTGCGCGCCACCGGGGCACTGATCGCCCTCGGTTGTCAGATCAACGGCTACGGCATTCAGATGGATGAAAAGCTGAGCAAGCAAATCAAAGCGCTTGTTGATGCAGCCGAACGCATGACCGATGAGCAGGCTCAAACAATTCTCAAGGCCGCGAAGTTGGGCTGGGAGTTGTCTGGCATCGACGTCGTGGGTCGCGAGGGCGCGGTGTTCAACCTGAAGTCTCCCGGCGGTTCGAAGGCAAAAGTAGACATTGCCGGAAAGTTCGTTCGTTAATCTCAACTGTTGTATAGAGGAGCAACATCATGAAAGAAACAACATTCACGGAAGTTTTGATGGCGTGCGCGGTTGGAGCTTTTGGTGCTATTGCGCTGTACGGCTTCTGGGCACCGCACGACCTGATTCGTATTCTCAACGACCTCATCTGAGGTGCCAAATGGAAGACATGAAGCATTTCTGTGTGTTCTGGAGTAATATGTGGCAGAGCATGTGCCTGTACGAAAACGTGCGAGGCATTGGGTGGCACATCCGTAAAGTTAACTACAAGCATGGAGGTAACTGACATGGCAAATCGCATGATGGTTGTTAGTGAGTGTGGAAGTCTAAAACGTCTACCTACGTCTGTAGCATCGGTATCGTTCTGGCATATCCCTGGTGAGACTATGTACGACCGAGCCGTGGTCATTATCGCTTATTTTGATGACCTCGAAACTGCCGAAAAGTTCCAACAGAAGTACGAGGCTCCGCCGGAGATGGCTTGTCTTGAAAAACTCAAGGAGATTTAACATGGCACGTGAACTCACATTTCTTGAAATGCAATTTATCCTAGACTCGGAAAAGGAATTCCCCGACTACTACGACTACACGCCGCGCGAATTTGTTGGGTTCCTGAAGAAGGACACCAGCAGCGCATTCGCAGGTTACCGCTTGGCGGTTGAAAAATACCCCCGTGCGATCTATGCAGTCGGCACTATGGTGCGATTCAAGAGCGATCCTCCGGATGCGTTAGCTCAGGTTGTTCATGAAGTAGCGGCCGATCCAAGTGGGACGACTTATGGTGTCGGCGGTAGTTGGTGGCATGAACATGACAATCTCGAATTCGTCTCGGATCCTACCGAAGAATCCATCCTAGCCGCTTCCTCCATTATGGGAGATGCACGCGAAGGTGATGGGGAAGAAGGTGATGACGAAGATGAGGACGAAGAGAGAGAATGGTTGTAGTAAATAACCTGTAACAACGTTTTCCCCACCTCCCAACGAAACGGAGAGCATCATGAAATACTTCACGCACCTGACGAACGACGACACCGCATACATCACTGTCCACCTCAGCGCAGACGAGCACGCACATTTGCGTTATTGGATGCACACCGAGGCTGGCAAGAATGTTGGCTTCCCTCACGGCGTCTATCTTTTCAAACGTGGCTTCGGTTGGTACCGCATGGACGTCACCCGTGACTTTCGCGCAGCTGAGAAACTTCGCCACGCACTTGTTATCCTGAAGGCCTGGTCGAAGCAATACACTGCGGCCGTGAATCAGGAGATCAAGCTCTTGCTCGTCAAGGCAAATCCCAATCTGCAAATCACCTCGTTTCAGTCCGAGACGAATCAGTTCCAGGTCAAGGACAAGCAGTCCGGCAAAACAACGCCACTGCATGTGCCTCCTGCACCTTCGAAGCTCGAAGCTCTGGCAGCAAAGTTCGGCCATCGGGCACGGGGCTAATATGAAGAGAACGTATGTAATCACAGTAGTTCTTCACTACGAAGATCCTTCGTGGGATAATGGCTTGGAACAGGACACCCTGATCTGGTGGGAAGGGAAATCTTTCCTGCGAGCTGTGGTAGAATTGTTTCTCGCTACATCTCACCACAGGGATGTCACACTCACCTACGCTCGACCTGTTACCACAGGAGTTCAGGATGAACATTAGATCCTTCGGTCGGGGTCTCGGATACACCCTCATGGGTCTAGCCTGCGCCGGGACAGTCGCCACAATTTTGTGGATTGTCTACTTAATCGGGACGACACCTAGTGGTCTCGACCCCTCGTTCTGCAACGAGCATGCGGACGACACGGCGCATGCTGCGTATGCAATGGTTAGCACGGGACCTCCTCTTGCACCTACACTTGCACAGGTGCAGCAGAAGATGGACGAGGCACCGGGAGATGCAGCAGGGAAGGCAGCAACGATGCGCGTAATCACGTACGCGTATGCTCATCCTGAGCTCAGCGAAGAAACATTGGTAAGTCGTGCCAAGGCTATCTGCCTGAGTAAGTAATCACAACCTCCTAACGAAACGGAGAATAAAATGATTCGTGGTAAAATCGATCATGTAGTTTGGGTTATCGCGAACCCTTCGGGGATGTCCCGCACCAGTCAATCTGAAGGTCGGGATAGAAAACATGTTGGCGAGTTCCTGGTCAAGACCGAACACACAGGCGACTGCTTCTACGACTTTGAACTTCTTCAGGTCGATGCGGATGGAGTGGCTATGACGTTTGACACGGGATCCTGTTTGTGTGGATATGAGTCCGCATTGATGCACAGCGGTGTGACTTTGACTGTCAAAGACTACCACCGGCTACTTGGTGGTTGTTCGATTTCTCTCAAGAAGGTTATGGAGAGCCTCAACAAGGCCGCTATGGTTGCGTGCAATGTGTACGACCAGCGTCTGCAAGAGTTCGAAGCTTGGAAGAAAAAGCTGGATCACGTAGATGTGAAAACAGACGATGGCTGGACTGATTTTGAGGGAGATGAATCATGAAGTTTGTCTCGAGCAAGAAGATTTCAGACTACGCGTTTGAGCTGCACAAGCTGCAGGAAGAACAAGCGAAGTTGACCGCACGTCTGAGGGAAATCAAAACCGAAGCGCAGTCGCTCGAAGAATTCCTCGAAGCAAAAGTAGCTGGAGAGAATTTCCAGTTTGCAGATCCGCATGATTTCCTCATGGAGTTGGACTTTGTCCCGGGCTCCAGGATGGATATCAATGGTGAGGCTGTCCGGCGCTTCTACGCAAAGATGGGCAAGAAGGTACCGATGAAGCAATCGGCGTGGACCAATGTCAGAGTCAAATACGTTACGGAGTAAATCATGAGAGACGCAGACAAGAAGGTTAACCCGATGATCCTGCATCGCAACTCCCGCGAAGTCTCAGACTATAAGGAGCTCCGCGCGTTTTTGGAGAAGCACTATATGCATGCGCAGCCGAACTCTGACAGTTCTATTGAACTGTGGGCGCTCTCTGCCTTAATCAATTGTCGTGGCACGATTCAGGGGTTATGGGAAGACATTGTGGGTGCTTCCAGCAATGGTTTAGCCACAGCCCAGGTGGGTTGGATCCAAAGTTTGCTGGATTTGGAAAAGTCCAAACCGCACGACGAACAGCGCCCGGTCATGATCTCCAGCCTGGAGATCCTGCTGGCTGAGATGAAGCAACGACAAGGTGTCGTTACCTACACAGTAGGTGATGATGCTGGCGAAGACGATTAAGGAGAATAAGATGTCACCGTTCAAACTTATGTGCAAGATCACCGGCTTGGGTCTTCTCCTGGCGATTGCATTTCCGTCCTACCTGTTCGTCACCGCGAACTCAGTCGAGCAGCAAATCGCTGCATTGGTAATCTGCGCGCTGATGATCCTCCTATCGGTGGCTATCGGGTTCTACTGTGCTTGCAAGTATCAGCTGCGACGTGAGGCTCAGTGGGGCGGTAACTTCCCGGTTCGGAAAACGAAACGTCAGGCGATCCATTACCCCCTCCATAACGAATTCAAAATTCGTATGGTTCAGGTCGATAAACAGGTTCAGAAATATCAACGTCGCGCATACTGAGGTGAGTTGTATGAATTCAGGATCCAAGTCAACAGACAAGCTGTTCGCAGTAAAGGAAATTGTTTCCACCACGCTTAATGCGCTTTCACAACAGAAGTGTGATAAGTTACTTTCGGTCGATGTAACATGGGACACTCTGGTCCTTAGCATCGACCAAGGCTCTGTTGCTGTTCCTAATATCAAGATGACCTTCAAGGAGTGAATCATGCCGTGCAGAGATTACGAAGATGACCACAACTACGAGCGCGGTTGGGAAGCGAACAAGGAGCAAAGGGACAAGCTTGCACGTATCGCGTGTAACGCTCTGACGGCGCTTGAGTTCGCGAGGCCAGGGAAACTTGGTGTTCAGCTCGCTCTCAAGGATGCGGAGGTTGAAGAGAAACATATCACCGAACTTTTAACCTGGTGGAATCAACACAAGAAGGATGACGAAGCCCAACGGCGGAAAGTAGAGGCAGAGAATAAAGCTCAGAACATGATTCAAGGTGCTCTGGCAAAGTTGAACCCTGCTGAACGAAAAGTTCTTGAAGAGCGTGGCCTACTTTCCTTACCTCAGGTGAAGACGTCAAAGTCCAAAGTTATTGTCAAGGCAAAGAAGACGAAAGCAAATGGCTGAGGAACATTCCTAACGAAACGGAGTTGAAGTGGATAGTCCAACAGAAGTACCTTGGATTTATGTAATGACAGTCCAGGTAGCAGCAATGTTTATGTTCTTCAGCCTGCTTGATGCGTTGAGAAATCCGAAGTTCAAAGGTCACGCATACAATGCCGCTTGTGTTGCAGCCTTCGTTTGTTTGACCATTGCTATTTGGTCTTCAAACTATCTCTTCTAATTACCGAACGAAAAGGTGAAGTAACATGTGGCCAAGAAGCCTAATCGCTAGACGCAAGTCTTGGCAGATTCGAACACAAGTTCGTGAGCGCAAAGAGGTCTTACGTAAGGCCTACCCGAATCGTCGTTCACCATTTGTTCCCTGTTTTGTACCAAGACCACGCCTAACAAATTCATCCGCACGTTAAACAACCATTCCAAACGAAAAGGAAATAACAATCATGTTTAATTTCAAGAATAAAAAAGCTGCTGAGATCCAATGCTGCGTGGAGTATGTGGCACCACATTGGGTCGTGCTCATTCGCAACCCCGGACAAAAGGGTTGGAATGCATTGCGTAGCACGACGCGTAAGATCAACATTCAGAACGAGTTTGGCGAGGTTATCAAAACCACACCAGCGATTCAACCCTTCGTCTCGAAGGCCGAGGCTCTTGCCTGGGTTACAGAACATCTTGGTGCCACACCCATCATGCGGAAGGATTCAGAGATCGAGAAGTTTCTGATGAAGGCAAAGAATCCGGTTGGTTCGGTTGAAGCCCACGCTTAATTAAGTTCAGGAGAAGAACATGAAACGCGAATTGCCGACAATGATTACGGCATCAATGACCGACCAACAAATTTTCGATTACATCACCCACTTTCTGTACCAGCAAGGTATGGCGTCTATAGGAGTTATGCCTGGAGATGATCAGGACGACAAGACCTGTCTGTATCGAGGTGATGGTGGCCTAATGTGTGCCATGGGATGTTTCCTGCCCGACCGTTTCTATCGCAAGGATATGGAAGGCAGAGACGTGGAAGGTATCCTCAGCACGTATCGCAATAGGAAAGGCGAAAAGAAATACTGGCGTCTAGTAGATGAACACGAGTATCTTCTGAATGAATTGCAGGGCATCCATGATTCATTCGACGATGAAAGTCTGACTAGGGATGAAGTCCGTCGAGGATTGTTGGTGAGATTTCAGATTCTCGCCACACAGGAAGGTCTGGAGTTCGATTCGCAAGACTATACAGTAAAGAGAGGTCAAGTATGAAACGCGATCTTCCGAAGATGATTGATCCGAGCATCACTGCTCAGCAGCTATTCGACTACATCACTCATTTCCTGTACAAGCAAGGTAAGGCGTCTATGGGAGTGGCGGAAGATGGCACTGAAACCTGTGCTTATAGGGGTTCCAAAGGACTCATGTGTGCCGTTGGGTGTATTATTCCAGATGAGATTTATGTTCCTCTTATGGAAGCTAAAGCAGTTGACGAGCTAGGTAAATTCATCACCGCTCCGAAACACAAATCGTACAAAAAATTGCTTGAGAAGCATATCAGTTTATTGTGTGAGCTACAAACTGTTCATGATGATCTATACGACTACGAATACATCGGCTCCACCAAACGGCAAGTTCGTCAAGTTCTTCTGAAGGAGTTCGCTTTTGTGGCAGAGGACCACGGATTAGAGTTTGATCCGAAAGATTACAAAGCTCGTTAGGAGCTACTATGGGAAATACATTGTTGTTACCAACAGTGGGTACGCTCATCCCATTTGTACAAGCAGATGCTGCCAGGTCTGCAGATGAGCGTACCTACATGTGCCGCGTGACGTATCTCGAACAGGAAGAGCGTTGGGTGATTGCTTCACATCTGAATGTCAAGACAGGACGATGGATGCCCATCACCAACACCCGCCGAATCGGGTTGATGGTGTTCCTCAATGATGCTCCTGACCCGAAAGATGTTTATGTTCGCATCTCCGCAGTCAAGCCTACGGGTCGTGCCGTTTGGGGAGATCCTGTTTCTTCGGAGGCTGCATGAAGATCAAATCTTCTGAACTGGAGTGTGTGTACAGTGCCTAACCTTATACCGATTAATTTGACAGTCAATCTCGCGCACCTGTACGAGTACGATTTGTTGGCGCGCAAGGTCGATGCTGCAAGGCAGCAATACTACAAGCTCTACAATTCTTCGATGAAGCTTGTGTCGTCGTACCTGGACGAGATGCCTGAGGCTAAAACAATCATTCGGTTGCGTAGAGAAATCCGATTGGCTACACGGGGTACGCCTGCAACGATTGCACAGGACGCGATCACTTCCGCAGGTTATATAACTGCAGGAACAGAGCAACTGTACAATGCTCAGGCGCATCTAGTAAAAAATGCATATCGGATGGTTGCCCCACTCGTTCACCCGGATCGTGGAGGTGATTCAGAGTTGTTCCAGTTGGTCGTAGCAGCGTATCGTCTGGGGGATTTGACTTTCCTTCAGGAAACATATCTGATGTTAGTAAAAAACACAGGTGCAGGCAAGTGGGCTTGGCGATGTCACCAAGGTCGCGAGTACTTGAAGCAAGAGTTGCAGCGACCGCAAGTTTCGCTTCAGCGCCTGAGGAATGATCCAACGTTTCAGATCGCAATGCTGCATCAGCAAGGAAAACCGGCTGAAGTCATTCGTGCGTATGCTGAGAAGCACGCGCAAACCCTAATTTTCATCTTGCAGTCGGAATTGAATCATTTAACCATATCACACCTAACGGAGCAACATCATGGCAACAGCCAAGAAAGTAGCAACAAAGAAAACAGTGGCGAAGAAAACAGCCAGTGGGAAGTCGGTGACTTCGAGCAGCAAGAAGGTCGCACCGAAAGGCAAAGTGTTGACTCCGCTGGAGAAAGCGCGACTGGCACGTGCCAAGGGCGGAGCCGCGAAGAAGACGAAAGCGAAGGCTAAGCCGGGAACATTCCTGTTCGATGCACCTTCAGACTTCAAGCCCTTCTTCCTCGAAGTTACGGTACGTACCGAAAAGGATGGCCTGCTGGGGAATCAGATTCGAGCCATTCGCTACGTCGGTCGCTATGACCCACAGGCAGAGGATAAGAAGAAGTTCGACATCTCGGCTTATGACACAAAGACGCTGGTTGGTCTGCAGGCTCGTCTGGCTCAGGTGACGTTCAAGACGAACGCCCTCAAGTTCTACCCGGCATCGATCAAGGAGCGTTGTGCCAAGGTCAAGTTCAAGAACAAGGAAGGTGAAGCAAAAGAGAAGGCAGCATTCGGCGCAGCGTTTCGTCTCACCCCGAACACGACGTTTCGCATCCTGTTCCGCATCGGTAAGAAGGCTGCAGACAATTCGATCACAGTAGGGACCAAGGCGGTGTCTCAGGTTGTTGTCGTCAACTCGGTCAAGAAGTTGAAGGCGCTCGACAAAGTGGATCCGGTCTACAAGGCATTCGTCAAAGCACGGAGATTCATGTCGGCAGCGTTCAAGGATGTTCTGCTTCCGCCGAAGCGCACGCGTGGTGCAAACAAGAAGGCTGAAGACTCGGACGAGTGACTGTTGCGTAAAAACAACACCGAGTTTTGACGCCAGCGCAAAAGTATGATAACGTCCGATCCTCGCGGGACTGCGGCTGAAAACCGACCGTCCCGTTCAGCCTTTCACGAAGGAGGTACGAGCATGACGATTGAGGAAGAGTTCACCAGAGCAGTCAAGGATGCATTCGAGCAGGACCCTGAAATGGTTTCGGTCGCGGTATCAATCAACCTGACACCTGAAGCGTTGGCTGAGTACATAATCAAGAACAACGGCTTCGAGTTTCTGATTTACAAGCTAGCTCGGAAGGCTGGATACGAGGAGGCGCTCAGATTGTACAACAACAATCCACGCGATGGATTCGCATGATGGCATCTATACGAGAGCAATTTGTTGAAGCTTGTATCGAAGCGTTCGCTCTCCCAGGAGAATCTGCTGAGATCCAAAGTGCTCAACGGAAAATGGCATTGAATCTTGCTCATACCTGGATAGAATGCGATGGTATCGAATACAGATTGTTCAAAGCAGGAATTTCGGTGAGGGTAAACGAAGTTTCGAATCGTCTCAGATAGTAAATATGTAGGAAGAAGCAAACCGGGTTCGACCGCACCGGGCAACGCGGATCGGTTCTTATCAAATCTCTAGAGAGTATATCACCATGGCAATTGGTACGAAAGCAAAGAAAGCAGCAAAGACGGTGGCCGGCACGAAAGCGAAGGCTGCAGTGAAGAAGGTTGCTGCTAAGAAGACTGTAGCAAAGAAAGTTCCTGCCAAGAAGGTTGCTGCGAAGAAGGTCGTAGCTAAAAAGGTTGCTGCTAAGAAGACTGTAGCAAAGAAGGCTGCACCGGAAAAGGTCGTGAAGAAGACGAAGGTTGCTGCAGCTGTTGCCTCGACTGTTGGTCAGCAGGTTTTCCTCAAGGTTCAATCCCGTGTTGAGGCGGCTAAGAAGCCGACAGCTACAACGTACTATGGCGTGGGCGACGTGATTATCCCACGGACTCGTGTCAAGGCTGTGGTCGGTAACGTCATTGTTTATGAAACTCTTGAACTTCTGGGTACCATCACCGGCATCGAAGAGCGCAACAACCAGACGGTGTACGTGACCGAAGAGTCGGGTAATGTCATCGCCTCGGATCCTTCGTACATCTTCGTGACCTCGGGCGGCGTCGCAGCAGCACCGGTGGCTGACGAAGAAGAGGAAGAAGAGGAAGAGGAAGAAGAGGAAGAAGAAGAGGAAGAAGAGGAAGAAGAGGAAGAAGAGGAAGAAGAGGAAGAAGAAGAGGAAGAAGAAGAGGAAGAAGAGGAAGAAGAGGAAGAAGAGGAAGAAGAGGAAGAAGAGGAAGAAGAGGAAGAAGAGGAAGAAGAGGAAGAAGAGGAAGAAGAGGAAGAAGAGGAAGAAGAAGAGGAAGACCTCGACAACTTCTGATCACCTGAAGTGAAAAAGTAGTAATCAGCCAGGCTGACGTTCTCTAATGAGGGCGTCAGCCTTCCTGTCATTTTCGAGATGTGAGAGGTGGTAAAGTGGATAACAAGGACTATCTCGAGGTTTACAGCCCGCTGTGCAAAAAGTGCGGCCACCTGGACCCCGATGAACCCAAGAAGTATGCGAAATGTCATTTCTCGAAAGGGAACGAGGATTGCCCGGCGGGCGAAGTTCAGATCATTGTTGTCGGCCGCGCAAGGAAATATGCCAAGCAGGTGATGGCAGCCAGAAATTCCAGAAACCCTGTAGCTGAAGCGAATGTGCTACAACTTGTTAATAAGCAAAGCCCGGCGTTCATCGAGCGCTTTTACTACTACCTTGAATCCAAAGACAGAGGTGTCGACCAATGAAGGCAAAAGCGGAAACGAAACCCGCATCAAAGACTTCAATCAAGAAGAGGTTGAAGTTGCCTGTAGTAAATCAAGCAGAGTTGAAAGTTGAAGATGGCAAGGAAGTGGTAGAAGTGATCCCGGCCCCACCACCAGAGCCTGAGGAAGTCAAGTCGAATCTCGATCCCAATGAGATTCGTTTGACGCGTATCAAGCAGTGGTACTTCCCGGTTGACTTCGAGACGTACAAGACGTTGAAGAAGCTGGGAGTTCCACTTCTACGAATCCATCACACGTTTATCCCTACCTTGAGACTAATCACAAAGTCTCATGGTATTGTAGGGAAGGAAGTTCCTTTCGAGGAAGAATTGATGGACCCGTTTGTGGAGATGTTAGCCGCGACGTGGAAGAAGAAGTATGGCAAGTGTCTGATCTCTAATTCTGAGATGACATTCCTAGCTACAGATCCCGAAAAGATCAAGGCCGCGAAGGAAGCTATGCCGAAGCTGGAGCAGCTCCTGCACAACTTCTTCTCTCGTTGGGGATTCGCGTACACTCCACAGTACTCGGAATCTGCGTCGGGTAAGCGGATTAAGTTTCACGTCGACTTCAAGTTCGATAGCAACAAGATGCCTATCATAAATCTCGAAGCTGACGAACAGGTGTTGCCTAAGGTGCAGTGGAAGCTGGGGCGTATTCGGATCTCGTTGACATTCGATAATCCGAAAGGTAAAGTAGTGTATGGCAAGTCAGCTCCCGGCATGGAGCGCCCACCCAAGTACATAGAACCTGGATACGTACACTTCCTCCTTGAGTTGTCCAAAGGAGGTTCGTGGTCTCCGTATCATTCTGCCAAGTGCAATATCACCGAGCTTTCGAATGTCCTTCCGTTTGTACATGCATTGATGAATGTACCCAATCTCGATCCGTATAATGAGGAAAACTCTGCCGAGTGAGCCATGGTAATCAAAAAAGTAGCAGCTAAGAAAGTCGCGAAGTACACTTCAGCTAATATCAAGAGTCTGGTCTTCCCTGAGTCGGTGCGTCGCAATGCTAGCCAGTACATTGGCGGCACCGATAGCTACGGCCTGTGGATGATTATCAAAGAACTTCTCGACAACGGTTTGGATGAAGCGCTGGCCGGCCGGAATGATATGGTCGGTCTATACCTGGACAAGGACGGATCGTTCTGGGTAAGCGATGCGGGGCATGGTGTACCACAGGGGGTTACGAAGACAAAGATTCACGTAAACGGCAAAGATATCATTAATAAGATGTCGACCATGCAAGCTGTATTCGGAGCACTGAATACGTCTGGCAAGTACGACACCGCAGCATATGAAGTGTCGATCGGGACGCATGGCATCGGCAGCAAGGGCACCAACGCGACAAGTGAGTACTTCACGGTCTACACCTTTTTCGAAGGTCAGTGGTACACCATAGGGTTCAAGAAGGGTGTGCTTGTTACCCCGGTGTCGAAGTGCAAGGCGCCGCGCGGACCTGAAGGCGTGGTGAAGTCCGGGACGCTGATTCATTGCAAACCCGACATGTCGATTTTCTCTAGCTCGAAGTTTCCGACGCAAATGGCGCTGGAATGGGCAGAGATGATGGCGTACTTCAACCCGGGTGTGACGATACGCATCAAGTCAGCTAAAAGCGAAAAGAAGTATCTATCCAAGGCTGGAGTTAAGGAGTACATTGATGCGCGTCTTGCAAAGCTCAAGGCACAGGCGGAGAAGACGATCTTCGAGTACAAGTCTGTTCATGGGGATCCTCACGCGGCTGATGTCGTGGTTGCTTTTTCTGACTATGGCGACTGCGACCTTCGTGGGTTCACTAATGGTTCTTTCAATAGCAAGGGTGGTAAGCACGTTGACTCAGTAACGGGCGCTCTGTATCAGGCATTGAAGCCGTACATCAAGACACGTAAGGTCGACGGCAAACTCGTCCCTGTATTCCGCGAAGTCGATTTGAAAGAAGGTCTGGTTGGCGTCGTCAATGCCAAGTTGCACAAGGCAAAGTTCAATTCTCAGGACAAGGTGTTCCTGTCGGATGAACGTATGGGCAAAGGTCTGGAAGACAAGCTCATTGTCGAAGCAACAAAGTTCTTCAAAGAGAACAAGGCAATGGCACAAAGGTTGTGCGACAAGGCGACGAAAGTCAATGAGGCGCGCAATCAGTTCAACATGTCGAAGAAGAACGCTGCTGATCTGAACAAGGTCAAGCGCATGGGTCTGCCTGCAAAATATGCAGGGTTCGATCCGAAGACGAAGGTGCATGATCGCGAACTCTTCCTCACAGAAGGTGATTCTGCGACGGGCAAGCTAAAGGAAGCGCGGTTCGCGTATCAGGCTATCTTGCCGTTGCGTGGCAAGATCATGAATGCTCTGAAGCCGACGAAGAAAAAGACACCTCTTGATTCTGAGGAAGTGATTAACATCCTGGCAGCAATCGGGTATGATCCGAAGGCGGCCGACCCGTACTCGAAGCTGACTATGGGAAAGATCATTTGTCTGGCTGACCCAGATCCGGATGGACCGTTCGTTGGAGAAACATTGATTTCCTTCAGACCTCCTGCGATGGGAGGATTGGATGGCACCAAATCACAGCAGCGATCAATTCAGCACCTTGCGGAGGCCGGCGTAACCTTCGCCGTGCCTGTGTGGGCTGGTGGAGAGTTACAGTGGAAACCTGCAAGTGCTTCATTGCAGAAGAATGTCGATACGCTCGTATCGATGGAGATTGGTGGACACAAGTACAAAGTCGATTTGAATCACAAATTCCTGGTCGTGCGAACCCCGGCAGTGCGTGATCGTATCTATCAGGTGTACAGCCAAAATCTGGCATACATTCGTGCAGAAGATATGCGAATTGGTGATCGGGTGTATGCGCCTCAAAATGAAGCAACTGGGAAAGCAAAGGATCTGATTGATCGAATGACGGGCAAAGGATTCTTCGCAGTTAGCAAGTTGCGTGTTCAACATCTGAACGAACCCGTACCGGTGTACTGTTTGACAGTACCTAGGTATCATAACTTCATGTTACCCTCTGGTATTGTGTCAAGCAACTGCCACATCAATTCACTGCTCCTGACGTTGTTCTACAAGTACTTGCCTGAATTGTTTGCTAGAGGGATGGTGTATGTGTCGGCGATCCCCGAGTTCTACTCGATCTACAAAGCGCAACTGGTGACAGCGGACACTGTATCGATCATGAAGAAGAAGTTGGCGAAGCTGAAGGCGCCGGCCTCGGTTCAGATCAATCACCTGAAGGGGTGGGGGGAAGCTCCGAAGAATCTGCTGCGCATTCTTGCGTGCGACCCGCAGACGCGTCGCCTAATTCGAATCTCAGCAATCGAGAAGGAAGACAAAGTCGAGTTCGTCAAACTTATGGACGAAGACGTTGCGTATCGCCGGAAGATCTTTGGGTTGCCTTCAGCCTCGGATGTTTCAGAGGACGATGAGGAACAGGAAAAGCCACCACGTAAAGTCGCAGCGAAGAAAACAGTAAAGAAATCTGTACCACGGAAAGGCGTTGCGCGACTCGGTCCTATATCTGACGCAATTCGGGACCTGGCAGCAGAGAAGCGTGGAGTCAAACCCAAACTTAAGAAGGCGGCGTGACCATGGTAACTAAGAAGCGTGCCTCGACCAAGCAACGTAGTCTAGTGCCGGAAGAAGATAAGCATTTGAAGAATGAAACGTTGCGTTCATTTGGCGAACGCAACATGACAACATACGCAGTGACGACCAATCTGGATCGGTCGGTTCCGGATCTGTTCGATGGTTTGAAGCCGGTGCATCGGCGCATTCTTTGGGGCATGTCGGCGAATGGTGGGAAGTCGATTCAGAAAGCTGGTGAGCATGTCGGATTCGTTCTCGGTAAACTTCACCCACACGGCGATGGTTCTATCTACGGCGCAATGGTAACGATGGTCAACATGCCGACTCCATCTATCTTCGGTCGTGGCAATTGGGGATCGATGGTTGACGGCGCCGCTGCGTATCGATACACAGAGTGCAAGCTGACGGATTACGGCTTGTCATTTCTGGAGCCGGATTACATTGCGAAAGAAGTAACGTCGTTCGTTCCCAACTACAATGACAAGTGGGTCGAGCCAGTCACCCTGCCAGCACAGCTACCCAACATCATTCTAAATGGTGGCGAAGGCATCGGCGTGGGTATCAACACGATGATCCCAACATTCACTGCAGTGTCGGTCGTGAGTGTAATTGAAAGATTGCTGAAGGGTGAGAAACTGCAGCCGCTGGATTTTGCCAAGACGCTGAAGTTCAGCCATCGTTGGGGCGGGCAACTTGTTCAATCGAAAGAGAACAAGGCACAGTGGAATCAGTTGTTCACCTCACCTTATGCAAGTGTACAGTTCGAGTCTGATCTTCAGGTCGATCGGGACAGCAAACGTATCGTCATCAACGATTGGCCACCAGGAACTGATCTTGAGAAGTTCACCGAAGCTGTGCGGAAAATGCCCGAGTGTTTGACATGCTTGAACTCCGAAGGTTCGACTACCTTCACTGTAGTGTGCAAGCCCGCGTATAACTTCGATCAGTTTGATAAGTTTGTGGCAAAGGTGCAGAAGGCAACAGTCAAACGTCGCCCGTTCAAGATTAATGTGACGAGACGGACTTCCAGCATCGAGGATGGCGTTGTCAGTTTCGATACGAAGATCGAAGCTCTGTCAGTTCCGCAGTTGATTATTGCGTGGCTTCGGGAGAGGATGAAGCTTGAGTTGCGCAGCTTGGCGTATCGCATCTCGTATACCGAACGTGACATAGCGTACTCTGAGCTCATGATCTACGCCGCGGATCACATTGATCTTATCATCAAGACGATTCGGAAGTCTGAGGACCCTGAGGCAGCATTGGTGAAAGCGCTGAAGATCACTATAGAACAGGCGAAGTTGGTCTGTGACCTGCAGCTGCGCAAAATCTCGAAGCTGAACCAGAACGAGTACAAGGCGAAACTGAAGGAGCAGCAAACGTTGCTGAAGCAGCTGCAGGCGTGGGTGAAGAAACCAAGAGAGAAGGTGCTACTCGACGTGCTGCGCGTTCGCGATCTCGTCCTGAAGGATCAGACGTATCAGGATCGTGAAGATAATCAGGAACTCACCGTGGTGTGACATGCAGATAGACTACGAAATTCCGATGAGCGATAAGCTCGGTGGTATAGCAACGATCACAATCCAGGACGCTCTGGCAATCCCACGCGTTGGTGAGTACGTTCTCGTGGATGGATATCGAAAGGTGTTGAAGGTCGCGTACTACTATGGGGTGTTCGTTGCGAACGGCATCGACAATGTTGCGCTTGCGAACCGCGCGTCCGGCTGCGATCCTACTGGTTTGTACGCGACGGTATACATTCGATTGAGTAAGCGCCTGGAGCAGAGATAGTACTGCCCACACAGTGGTTTTCGGGTGTTGTTTTTATCCTACAACTGTTTTCGAATGTTCCACGAAACCTGACAGAAATGTTACAATAGTATGGCATGGGCACGTAGCGAAAACGCACTTCGGTTTTCGCGCGTTGTTCGCGTTTTCACACCCTCCCAACGAAACGGAGTTTCATCATGGCAAAGACAACAGCAATCAAGACCCTCGACCGTACAGCCTGCCGCGTCCTTTCCGACGCAATGATCGCTGAGCTCGAAGCGCTCGGGCGCAAATATGGCGTGGCTTTTCGACCAGCCGGTGGAACAATGAAAACAGCAACGAGCGTTGATCTGAAAATCAACGTTTCAGTTGTGAACCCTGACGGATCGGTCGAATCTGCCGAGGCTGCGGATTTCAAAAGATACTCTGACTCGTTTGGCGTTCCTGCTTCGTGCTTGAACGACACGTTTGAGTATCGTGGGGAAACATTCACACTGATCGGTCTATACCCCAGCCGCCCGAAATTCCCGTTCGTTGCTACAGACGAAAGCGGCCGTCGTATGAAGTTCACGATGGACCTCGTTGTTACCGCACTGAAGGCTGGTGGCAAAATCGGGGGCAAGCCTGCACCCGCAAAGAAAGCTGTGACGAAAACTGTAGCGGTTAAGAAGACACTGAAGCCGGTAGCAAAGAAGACTGTGGCGCGCAAGACTCGCACTCCGCGTTACAACGGCGTGAACGACGCATTCTGATTTAGGACAACTTCCAACGGAACGGAGAGAGCATGAAAGCAGACATTGAAAAGGCGCGAAAACTGTTAGATGAGCTCGGACTCAAAGTCGGAGGGCATTGGACAAATGCCGGTGGCAAAGTTCAGTTCACTGCAAAACATTGCAGGCCCACAATCATCAACTTGCGGGAAAAAGTTCCAACAAAGGTGAAGTGGAAGGGTCACTACGCAGTCTGGGAATGGCCTGTGAAAACTTTTGGTCTTCTTAGAATCAGATTCGATCCACTCACCAACGCGTACGATGTTTGGTTGATTGACAAATCTGCGAGCTAATCTTTGTGGGGCTGAGGCTCCACTTTGCCGTTTCAAACGAAATTGGGAAAATGATGAAGAAATATCTTGTGTCAATACGGATCATAACCAGCAGCAAAATTGAAGCTATCAAGGCTCTCCGAGAAGGTACCAACGCCGGTTTGAAAGACTGCAAGGATTTTGTTGATACGTCCGGTGATGGTACCTTCTCGTTCTCACGACGGGCCGTTCTGCTGACCGAAGCCCAGCTTGGGCGACTGTTCGCCTACTCCTTCATGCATGACAACTGCGTAGAGTTTGTTACGATTGAAATCTATCAGCCACCACCCGTGGTAGATTTCACAGCGATGGAACTACCATCAACATGAAAACGAATTCAGTAAAGCGGTTGAAGCTGACCGCGATGGCATACGACCGAAAGTTTGCCAAGAACAAGATTCAGGAGTTGGGTGATCAGGTGCACACTCATGCGTTCAAGATAATGTTGTTCCCTACCTCAACTTACACCAGAGGGTGGGAGAAAGAGATTTTAACCTGGTTCAATAGAATGAGAGTCTTCTCCTCAAAGATTAAAGGCAAGAAATTGGTGTGGGAGGATATTTACAAATTTCTTCTGGAAGAGTTGCATCGTAGTGGGTCTACTCAGAAAACTATGGAGTTCGTTATTCAGGTGAATGATGAGCTGAAACCAAGATCTATATCTGAAGACCAGGCCGAAGTTCGGATGGATTTTTTCTATAAAGAGTTCTCAATGGCTGTGATTGAAGAAAACATAGGCAAAGTTAGCCAGGGATTTCAAATACTGAAGCATTAGTTGATTTGAGGCTAGCTGGCCTCCTCTTATCAATGGCCAGCAACATCATTCCATCAAGGAACGCAACATCATGGCAAAGTCAGCAAAGAAGATCGCAGTCAAGTCCAAGGTCGAAATGGCGAAGAAGCCGACGTACCCGAAGGTTACGAAGAAGACTGTGAAGAGCGCTCTTCGTTCTGAAGTAGAACAAAACAATGCGAAGGCATTTGCGTTCCCCACCGCAGCAGAGATCGAAGACAAGCAAACGTGGTCTGGCGACGTGACGGATCAGGATTTAATCAAATCGGCGGCGCTAGCGTCGGCCGTACATGTTGAACCCTCGAAAGAATCCGATGTCGGTAAGCTTAAGAAAAATCTTAGTAAGAAACTGAAGATCAAACCGAATCCCGTGCAGGAGATCATCTCAGCTTACGTTTCCAACGCAAAGACGGGCGAACGAACATTCGTTGCTTTGTCGGAGAAGCCCAAACAACCGGTGGGTTGGATTGTGTCCGGGTTGAATCCTCAAGGTATCAACGTCGGCATGAACGTTGTTATCTGCCACGAACGGTTTGTTCTTGACGCGAATTCTACGAAGACGTATAACGTCGCTGAACTTGTGCTCTGGACGAACAGATTGAAACCTGAACAGTTGGCAGCGGGATTTGTGAAGAACGATATTGTGGAGCACCCTGCTCACGGTCAGGGTCGTGTCGTCAAGGTTAAAGGCAATGAATGCTACGATGTCATCTTCAGTATTCCCGGTGAGGGTTCCGTGCCGGAACATTCCGGGCAGTCAGTCCGTGAAGTTGTCGGCGAAGAGTTGAAGTTTGTCGGCCACGTCACCAAGGTTGCAGGTGGAGTAAAACCTGCAAGTGATAAAACGAAGGGAGTTGACCTCACTAGGTTTGAGAATCTACCGCTTTTGTGTGGTTTCCTGTACGATGGTGTACAGCATGTAAAAGTCGGTAACACAAGTGCCATTCAGACTGCTGTGATTGTGCATGAGTCGTTTGGCGATGGTAAGCATCCGGTGATTTGGCTATCCGAATTCGGATTGGCGCAACCAGCGATCAAGGTACGTCTGAAAAAAGACTCAAAGGTTAAGCCCATTGCCTCGCGTGCTCTCGGGGCCTAAACCTGGAAAAGGAAGCCTCGGCTTCCTTCCTTCAACCACAAAGGGGAAAGCGATGAACAACGATATGGAAATGGATCCTCCGGCAATTCGTGTTGGATCGCTGGGCAGCGAACTCAATGCGGAAGCGAATCGTCTTCTGGATCTCGCAGACGGACTTCTGTACGTCGGCTTTTCGGAGCTCTCGCACAAGCTCAGGAATCAGGCGAAGCGGTTGATGCTCATGGCGAATGATCTGCAGACGTGTTCGAACGAGTTGGTGAATGAAGCGGTGGGTACCGCAACCCAGGCAACCGCCAATATGTTCCAGGCGGCCATGAATGCGAGCAAACTTGCGCGTCAACCGCAGGGTGAGCTGTAACGCATCCGCCAATTTAAACAAGCAACGATTTGATGGGTAGTATAGGTTGCACCTTGCAGCAAGATGTAGTAAATAACCAGTAGGGGATATTCCCCATCTTAACTTTTCAGATTCAAACAGGAAACTAAAATGGCAACGCAAAAAGCATCTAACCCTTCCGCTGTCCTTCGTCAAGCCGCCGGTCAATTCGGCAAGATCCTGCGCACCAACGTGCGTCTCGAGAAGACATTGGAAAAGAAAGAACTGACCATCGCCAAACTGCGCGAGGCAATCAAGGCAGCGAAGGCCAAGAAGAAGGTCGGGGGTCGTGGTCCGGCTGCAAAGAAGACGACGCGTGGTGCCGCGAAGAAGGTAGCACGCAAGTCGACCCGCGCTTCGAAGGTTGAAGAAGTGGAAGACGATGAAGAAGCACCGGCGAAGACTGCGAAGAAGGTCAAGGTCAAGGTCAAGGTCGCAGCCAAGAAGGTAGCGAAGAAGACGGGCACCAAGCCGACCATGAAGAAGGTGGTCAAGAAGGTTGCGGCGAAAAAAGTAGTCAAGAAGGCTGGCGCGAAGAAGGACAAGAGCTTCATGCTCGATCTCGCGTAAGTCTGGTGTCCACTAGTGGAAAGGTTTCCCAGTTACAGTTGGGAAACCTTTCTGCTTTTTACCGTTTGTGCTCCAGGAATTGGAAGTGAATTTCATGCTAAGAGATGCACTTCCAATACCAATTCGTAAACAACGAAGGTGAGACATGAAGAATCTACAGCGAGTAGCTGATTCAAACTTTGACAGATTTCAGGCGGGCAACAACCTGATCTCGAAGAATCAATCACAGTTGAATAAGTTGTTGCCTCAACTGGAACTTCGTGCTAAAAAAGCACCCGAAGATTCACAGATCAAGGCGAAGTTGGAAGCTAAGAAAAATGCTCTAATCAAACTCAAGGCCAAGTTGGACAAAGCAGTACTGAAGGTGTCGAAGTTGTACGTGGTAGAAAAACCTGAGCAGTTGAAGCGACTCACCGCAGCACTGAAGTCGGTGACAACCATCATGGAAAACAAACCACCACTCGGTGTCAGCAAGGCTCTAAGATCATGCTCCAACGAGCTTACTTCCCTGCGCGAAGGAGTATTCATTGGTGCTGCCGTGGACAAGAAGACGTTGTCCATCCTTGCATGCCGTAAAGCGGTGAAGCATGTTGAGGCGTTGATTGAGTCGACCAACAAGGCGATTGCCTCGGTTGGCAAAGAGAATGAAGTGCGTGTCGAGGAATCAGAGGAAAAGATCCTGGATGAATTCGGAAAGGTCCTGAAGCAAACGCAGAAGGAGTCTGAAAACATTTCTGCTCTCCAGAAGAAACCGTTTGTGTTAACCCGGGTTCCGGTCGTACCCCTCATCAAGGGTCCTTTGAATACGCCGAGTCTGAAGAAGGCTGGATTCGACATCGTCAAGGTCGGTGACTACAACGTGATCCACAACCAGTTGGTTCTGGGTATCAACAAATCGTTCCTCGAGTTGCGAAAGGGTGCGATTGAACGTCAGGTTGATCCAAAGAAAATCATAGCCAAGGCTACAGAGATCAAGAAGATGATCGAAAAGCAAACAGGACAAAAGTACTTCTTCGTACTGGATAGACCTTATGGTGCAACTGGGGGTTCATGGTTTTGGTTAATGACCGAGCGTGATCTTTCGGCATTTGCCCGGGCATTCGCAGGTGGCCACGTCAAGATTGATCGATTCGGTTTCGCATTCTGAGGATGAAATGCCACTCGTTTACATGACGGTAATCAAGGTTACGATTGTGACCGGAGCAGGAACGGATCAGATTTACATGGAGGTGGCTATGCCTGACGGTTGCTATCCATTCGATCCGAAAAGTACGAACGTAGAGATGCGGGTAGCAAGAGGGCAAGGTGTGAATTACTTGCTTGAACATTTTCCGCAGCTGAAGGATATGTACACTGTGGTACAGCGAGGTTAAAAATGTTGATCTATCAGTTGGTGGTGTTGCCCACACCGGACACCCTTGAATACCTATCAAATGTTTTCTCCGGATCGCCGATTGATCTGGACCTGCAATCATTCTCGGTAGAGATCAACAGCTCGACAGAGATCATGGAAGCAGATGAGTCGAAGGTTTACAAAGCAGACGCAGGATCTATGGATAGATTTTACGATTCGGCGACGGGTGAAACCTCCTTGCTGCTGCCGCTGCAGAGCGAACAGCTGCTTACCCGCTGCAGGGAACTTCGTGAGCACGCACCGTCTGCGTTTTACGGTGAGCATTATTTCCCATACCTTTGTATCAAGCGCAACATGCCGACGATGAAACCGCATAGGCGTGCTCTCATCAACTCGTGGGCAGACACCCTGTACGCGAACCATTACCCTCTCATGTTCGATGCGGAAATCATTCTCCACAAAGAATACGACAATGCTCCGGACATGGATTACTACACAACGCGCGTGGTCGACGCCGCGAACTGAGAATAGTAAATACGCATGTACAAGTCAACGCCGCTGTGGAACGTCGACTGCCGCGGAGCAGACCAGCCGGAGGTGTCTGCTGTCAGAAATAACACCGGATGGCATATACGCTACCTTCACCTCCATAGATATTCCTTGGGACTTCCCAAAATGCTTGGCGTGGTTCGCCGTAGGGTCGGTTGATACTGTGCCTTGTCGCTAGTACGGAAGTGCGTGATATGTCTGACGGCGGGAAAGACCGCAAATAGTTTCATGTTTCATAGCCGAATCGAAAAGGTATCATCATGCAACCCCTAGCAAACCTGCCAGAGTGTTGGGTGTGTGGCGCGCGTTTTTCCGACGTGAACCCGCCTGGCCCAGCAAATAGAGAAGAGCACCATATCATCCCGCGTCAGGCAGGTGGTGTGGATGGTCCGCAGGTTTCGCTTTGTGATATGCATCACTCTAAGCTCCACAAGATTGCAAACCGTTTGAGTTCAAAGAAGCCATATTTTGATTTACTGTACGGAGACTTTGGCGAAAGGCAGAAGAAGTTGTTGTGGCTGGCGTCACGTGCCTACATGGCATTCCAGGCAACGTCTGGAGACCCAAACAAGAAGAAGATGGTTGTCCTAGAACTGGACCAGAAGAAGCAGTATATGCTCGAGATGTTGAAGCGTGTCTATCCCCAGGCAAAATCTCGTGAAGCAATTTATGACCTCGCATTGGCGCAGCTGTATCAGCGTCACTTTACACCAGATCCTTAACCACGTGAGGTAACGATGAGCGAAGAAGTGAAGGAAGTACAAAAAGAAGAAGTGAAGGAAAGCCGATGGTTCGACAACAGTCCGACCACAGATGTGGAAGAACGTCGTGGAATCCTTGACTGGAGTGAGTCAATCACCGAAGTCAATCTGGCGCAGCGTGCACTGCAAGAATCCTTGGTCTTGAAGAAGCTCAAGGAATCCCGTGAGGCAATGGATCGCCTCAACCACGCCGCACACAATCTTAATCTGTATTTGATCTCGAGAGGTGTCTGATGGACGAAATTGCTGATGGATCAATTATTGCTTTCCACCTGGCCAGTGGGCAGACGGTTTTAGCAAAAGTTACCAAGTCAGATGACTATGGCTTCCATATTGAAAAGCCGATGGAATTCCTTTCGGGTATGACACAACATGGTCCGCAGTTTGCTTTGATTCCGTACCTTACCTGCTCTGGTGCATTCCCACCTATAGAGCAAATGATCCTCGCGTATGAAGATGTGGTTATGCCGCGTCCTGCACCAGCACCGTTAGAACAGAAGTATCAGGAAGACACCGGAATGATCGTAACCCCACCTCAGGGCCTGGTTCTGGTAAAACCCTGAGACCTGCTTCACTATTGGGTTTCCCGGGGATTGACAAGAGGCCGGGATGTTTGATACACTATGCGATCGTGTCAAAACTTTGGAGGTGGTTGATTTAGTGGGGTTGTACGGCCGACTGATGGGGCATGTCAGTCAACAAAAAAATTGTACTATGAGTATCGACCAATGCTCAAGAAAAACGTTTTGGGGAAAGCGTCAGCCAAATCCCTTGGCGAAGCTTTCAGGTGTGGGGAATGCCTACACCATAAGAAACATCCACATTCTTCCAAACAAGAGGTCTGCTCAAAACTGGGCATCAAAGCTGTGGGGATCGCACCATCGTGTTTTACACCTGACATCACGAGGATCGCCAAGAACTCGGACGAGTTCGTTCATGTTGTAACCCTTTTCCAATCATTTTCGTTCTCGGAGCGACGAGTCCTTTTGGGACTTCTACGAACAAAAACAAAGAAGACGCAGTGGCCGATTGGCACGAAGTTGTATTTCAAGATCGGCAAAGACTTCATCTCGAATTACCTTTGTGGTTTCGTTTCAGGTTACACAAGCAGCGGTGAATTGATGTTGATGGGAAATCCAAATCGGTCGCGAGGCCAGTCGTTCATCTCTTATCTTGCTGCAGATGCACAGGACCTTTTGACACACAAGCAGTGGATTGAAAAGAGGAATGAGTTGAAGGATCAGAACAAGATTCACGATCCCTCGAATCAGATCATCAAGAAGACTTCAGTGAAGGACAAGTGGGAACCACCCACCATCGACTCGGCGCCACGCGAATGGCACGACAAGATCGAGAAAGAGCAGCGTAAGAAACGACGCACTCGTCTTGATACGATGGAATATATGGTCAGCGGTGGTTGAAGCTTGTCGGGGGAATAATGTTACTTCACGAAGAGTTTGGAATCAAACGTTCAGAGATGGGCAGTGTCGGCGGAGCATACTACGCCTATCTGTTTCACCGCATCGATCAACGCCGCATGAAGAAGTTGCTCGACAACAAGGAGCTCTCTGACAGGCTGATTGGTCTGTCACGTTCGCAAGGGAAGATCCTCAAGAACTACAAGTTGTATGCCTGGGCTTATCACAAATACCGATTCGGTATGATAGCCAAACCGAGGGCCGTAGACTATGAGGTTGATCCGGTTGACGCTTCGTTTCTTCGGAGACTGAATCTCAATCACCTGTCACTTGATTACGAAGCATACTCGTTGGAAGATTTCGATCAGTTGGTGGAAGATACGGTTCATTGCAACCACATGAACCAGCACATCGGTAAACTTATTTCAAGGAAGTTGATTTTCTTGTGTCGTTCCTACGGGGAGAACAGGGAAGATTTGGATGCAGAGTTGAGGGCACGTGCAGTTCGTGCACTATACATGCACTACCCGAGGTTCAAGTCATTGCTTCATATGACAAACGTAGCGAAGACGACGATTCACCATGCAGCGATGACCATGATAACGCAGAATGTCAATGGTGTTCGCAATAGGTTGTATGTGGACGAGCATGGGCAACACCAAGCAGTGCATGAAGATATCAGTCTGCATGTCAACAGGGTTACAGCCCCATGTGAATACTTGAGCCATATCAAGGATCACATGGAAACTCTGGTGAAGGTTGGAGAGAGGATGCAGCCTGAACTACAAAGATTCATTCTGTGTTGCGCAGGGCGCCATGATGTTGAATTCTCGGAGCATCTGAAACGTGACAACAGTCTGGCAATCGATTCGATGTCGTATGATCGATATTTGGATCGAGCAACAAAGTTCTTCGGCTTCACTGACGTGCAGGTCGCCAAGGTGTTTAGCAAGCTTAGAAGTTACCTTGAGCCTTCTGCATACGCATAGTTAATGTAGAGAGGGCGGAACATGGATACGGTGTTAGAACGTGACGTGACGGATCTCGAGAAGCAGCAAGAGGAATTCGCATCGAGATTCAACATGAGCTTCAAGCAATACAAACAGGTTGTAAAGTCTTGCACTATGGATGAAGTCATAACTGTGTTTGAGTTGCAACGTTGTAGAAATCACCATTCCATGTTCCGTCGTAAAATGGCAAGCAAGTTACATCGCTGGTTTGAACTAGGCATCGCCTGCAAACCATTTTCCGAAAAAGAGTTCAAGTTGTTGATGCCCACGTGGCGAATCGATTGGAAGTTACCAACATGAGTACGCTGTGGGATGACAAGCATAAGTTTGAATGTGAGATGGAAGGTACGATCGTAACCGGCGAGGTGTCGCGTTTTGGCATGGACTTCAGCGTCGAAGCGAACATTGAAGGTAAGATTTACACGTTCGGCATGCGTGCGGTGTACGTACTACCTGCCAAGTATGTTATCCCACGTCTGTACCATGTAGTTGCAAAGAATGGTCGGCAGGGAACAATGGAACTTCCGTGGTTCACAGAGCAAGATTCTGCAGAGGCACCGCAAGCATTCGAACGAGGAATAAATGCCTGCGTCGCCTGGCATCAAGCTTTGATGTCGGTGAAGAACAAGTTGAGGAAGTAAACTTTACTGTAGTAAATAGTTGGGGCATGGTCGGCAAACGGCGGTGCCCCATTTCTTTTGCTTCAAGCATTCGGTACAGCATTAACCAACAGAGGGAAACATCATGGATTTTCTTAAGAAACTTGGACTGGTTGAAGACGACAAGAAACCGGTAGCAAAACCTGCACCGGTTACTAAAGCGGTTACTCCCGTATCCATTCCTGCAGGAACAGGAACTACGTTGGCAGCACAGGGTGTACTTGATGTACCGACGATCACCGCGGACATCGAGCACGACATCAGAGGCAGCGCTGCGTACGCTGTTTTTAACAAGTTCGAAGAGCAGTTGGAAAAGTTGAAGAACGTCCCCGGCATGGATGAGCCGACGAAGTTCCGTACGGTGCAAGCGATCATTGAAGCCACACCAGAAGAACTGATTACCGCAGTTGAATCGCATGGCATCGTTCTTGCACAAGCCGCACAACGTTTCGAAGCTGAGTTCGTCACCGCCTCGAAAGATGATCTCGAGAAGACGAAAGCTCAGGTAGACGTTGCTGAGCAAAAGATTCAACAACTGACACAAGAGTTGAGCACAGCAACGCAAGACAAGATGACTCTGGTGACTTCGGTGCAACAGAAGACGGTCGACCTGAGTAAGGCCGACATCGACTTCAAAAGTATCGTGACCAACCTTAGCACAAAGTATAGCGATATTTCGAAGAAGGTTCAAATGTACCTGGGAGCTACAAATGCCAAATGATCTCACTACCCCAACGGGGTTCAAGCGACCTTCCTTTTGGAACACGAAGGAAGGTACAACCGGATTGTTTTTCGGCTTGGGTATCTTGGGTCTGGGTGGATGGGGTCTTTTCAAAATTCTTCCATTCATCATAACTCTGTTTGCGAATACGATCTACGCTATCATCCTTGGTTTGATATTGCTTGCATTGGTTGGTATCATTCTTGATGGTAGGCTGACGAAGCTGGTGTGGTTTGTCTACAAGCGGGCTATGTGGGCTTTGACCTACGCGTTCATTCAATATGATCCTGCGTGGTTGGCACGGGATCGACAGAAGGCAGCAAGACAAAAGCTTCAGGTTGCAAGTGATGCTCGTGGTAAGGTGAAGGAACAGCAAGCATTGATCGAATCGACCATCGCTGGTTTCCAGGCAGACGCGACACGCTTGCAGAAGGAAGCGAATTACCTGCAATCTCATAATGGTGAGACTGCGGAGATTCGTGGACGCGCGATGCAATTGGCTGAAGCAATCGGTGCAATTAAGGAATTGCAACCTGGCGCGGATCAGGTTAAAGTTTTGGATGCAAAGCTGAAGGAAGTGCTTGATGCATTGAAGGCAACGAATGATAGCATCGACTACAAGATCGACGTTATCGTCCGCAAGTACAAGGCGTCGAATGCACTGGGTGGTATCATGGGCGTTCTGAAATCTGCGTTCCGTGGATCGGAAGATGTCGAAGGTATGCGTGATCTAGCGATGGGTTTCATGTCTGAAGAGACTGAACGACAATTCGGTCAGATCGATGCATTCCTGGATGATGTCGACTCCTTCATGAAGGGCAGAAACCTGACGGACGCAATCCGCGCGGACGATGGCATGAAGGTGTTGGAAGATTTGAATTCGCGCACCCTGCAGTTGAAGGTTCAACCTGTTGACGTCGAACTCGAACCTGCGGTACCACTTGCATATACCAAAGGTAATTACTGGACGAAGAAGGATTAATCATGGCAGCTACAAGGTTAGGTAAGAATCTCCTCATTCTGGTAATTGTTGGTGTGGTTGGTGGAGGTGGATACTGGGCAGCAAAGCAAAAAGGTGTATTCGACAAGAAGCAGGAACCCGTGGTGGACATCCAACCTGCGCAAACGCAGGAGGATGACACTCCGGCTCCGCCAAGTCCTCAGGTCGCACAGCCTGTTGTTATTCAACAGCCAGCAGAAGCTCAAGCTGAGCAGCCGGCTCCTGTAGTGCAGCAGACTGACCCATCAGCAAATCGTGGTGTGCAGTTCCTCCTCAATCAAGGGAAACAGCAATGAAGCTCAACACTGCAATCTGGATTCAAGCGGCGATGAATACCGCTGTTGCCGTCGGCCTGTCTGTCCTGCTGTTGACACACGCCCACGCGGCACCGGTTGGCATTGCCTCAGGGCAACCATCTGGAACAAATTACCCGATGGCTGGTGACATTGCTCGAGTGTGTTCTACGCCGCAGACGCCGATCAGCAACATAGTGAGTGATGGGTCGCTAGATAACCTGGCTAAGGTTTACGGGGATAAGAACGTGCAGTACGGAATTGTTCAGCTTGATGCTCTCATGTATCAGCAAGGCGTTGACCCGAAGATGATGGACCGGATTCAGGTTGTATTCCCGTTCTTCTCGTCGGAGATTCACCTGTTGGTTTCTGCCAACTCGAGGATTCAGAGTCTGAATGATCTGCAAGGAAAACGCGTGGACGAAGACGTGCAAGGATCTGGGTCGTGGGTTTCGGTGCAGGTGATCAAGTCGTTGACCGGGTTGCAATGGAATGCAGTGAATCTGCAGCAATCGGATGGACTGAAAGCAGTAGAGTCGGGACAGGTTGATGCAATGTTTGTAAACGCAGGAAGACCTGTTGGGATGTTCACCACAGCATCCGGTGTTCGTCTTGTGTCTATTTCGAATCCAAAGTTGGACGCATTCGGATTGTACACCAAGTCGATCATCCCATCTGGCTCATACCCGTTCCAGCAACAATCCGTTTCGACGTATAAGACAGGCAACGTGTTGGTCACGTACGCATTCAAGAGTCAGTATCAGAAAGAGATCACAAGTCTAGTGCGATGCGTTATGAACAAGATGCCGGAGTTGCAAGCGACGGGACATCCGAAGTGGAAGAATGTTGACCCGACCGATCTCGAGAGAATCAAATGGCAAGTGCATCCCGCAGCGTTAGCAGTTATTCAGGGCAAGTAAATACCCATTGAAGTTAAACCTATCAACAAGCTAGGACAAATCATGGCAGCCACGCGTTTAGGTAAGAATCTCCTCATCCTTTTTGGTGTTGCGGTAATCGGTACAGGAGCGTATGTAGGAGTGAAGCATTTCGGTTTGCTCGACAAGGCAGCAACACAACAAGTTCAGGTTGCACAGCAACAAACAGATTTCGGTCAGTCCGCGACGAATCAAACACCCGCACCGCAGTCTTCACCTGTAGTACAGCAAGCACCAGCCCAACCCTACGTGGCATCGTCTGATACCCTGAAGTCGATCCTGAGCAATTGTGTTGTTCGTGTGTCTGTGGAGAATCCAAGCGAGCCATTCTACAACGATGAAGGCGGACAGATTTCAGGGTTCAACGTCGACTTAGCGAAGCTGCTGTTCCAGGATCCAGTGTTCGCGGCGCGCTGTGGTGCGGTTCGTGTTGACATGAATCACGAGGTGCCGGAATATGCACAGGTGCCAAAACAGTTGTTGGTGAAGGATGCGAACGGCAACTACACCGTTGATATTGCGATGGATGGCCTGACATATCAGGACGATCAACCGGTGCAGGGAATCGAGTATAGCGCACCATACGTTACGGATTTCGGTTATTCGTTGATCGTTGGTCCGTCGTCGAAAATCAAGACACCAGCACAACTGAATGATCCGGATGTTCGCATCGGCATCCTGAAGGGTGACCCGGACGTTAAGGCATTCATGCACCGCCAGTTCCCGCTTGCAGCTGCACAAGTTGTAGACGATGCAGATCCGCATTTTATCGATAAGTCAATCGATAACAGTACGGTCGATGCCTTCATCTACGATTATCCCTTTGCGGTATCGTCGGTAAAGGGAACTGACCTGAAGTTCGCAGTCACGAAGTTGGATGGTTCTGATATCGCGTACAAGATTGGCGTGCGTTCGACTGATGAATCCTTGCTGACGGCGTTGAACACGGCCATTACTCACGTACGTGCATCGGACGATTACAAAGCGCTGCTTATCAAATACTTCGTTAGCGACAAGGCTGTGACAACTGCAGCAACGTCTGGTGAGCAAACGTATGTCGTGAAGCCAGGTGATACGTTGGGTAAGATTGCAGCAGCACAGATGGGATCGTCTGGTGCGTATCGAAAGATTCAATCGCGTAACAATCTGCCGAACCCTGATCTAATTCAAGTCGGACAACATTTGGTTATTCCTAGGGCGTAAAAATGAAATATGCAATAGTTTTGATTTTGTTCCTGACAGGTTGTGCAGTGCAACCTCCGGTAGTTGACGTGTTTATGCACCCGGGGGATCCGGCGGTATCGTACAGTCATTGATAAGAAAGAAGACAAGGGTCCTGACCATGAGGTCGGACCCAACCTAACGATGGAGTCAATATGGATTTCAAAGCATTCAAGCTCGCAGTAGCGAAGCAATTCGAGAAGATGCAGAAGCACGGTATGTATCGTGTTCAGCTCGACAAGGAAAAGATGTATGAGTTGTATCTGAATTCGTTTCCTGCAGGTACCAATGAAGTGTTCCGCAAACGCACCGAACATGACTGCGGTTGCTGCAAGGGTTTCATTCGTGGTATAGGGAATGCAGTAGCACTTATCGATAACAAGATCGTAAGTGTGTGGGACGTCGTAGTGAAAGACGAACCCGGGTATCAAATCGTTGCTGATGCACTGTCGAAGTTCGTTAAGTCACATGAGATCGCAGATTTGTTTTTGCATGCGGAACGTCGTTGTGGGACGGACAAGAACTTCGAGCAGTTGATTGAACCAGTAAAGCAGGGTGCCACTGTCATTGAGTGGAATCACTTCTTCGTCAACATCGATCCGAAGTATGTGTGCAACGGTCCGGACATTGCCTCGAAGCTGAATGAACCTCGCACAACGCAGCAAGTGTTGATCCGTGGTCTTGATACGATCACAGATGAAGCAGTAGATACGGTTCTTGAACTCATCTCCCAAAACTCGCTCTACCGTGGTGAGGAAAACAAGTGGGCTATCACAGAGTTCAGAAAGCTGAAGGTTGAGTACGCGAAGTTGGATGCAGAAGAGAAGAAACTATTTGGTTGGAAAGTTGTAGAGCGTAAACTAAGCGAAGCTGTTACACGTATTCGCAATCATAATATCGGAACACTGTTGTGTGACTTGTCGGAAGGTTATGATCTCGAGGGCGCAGTAAAGTCATATGAGCTTAAGGCTGCTGGTCCGAACTACAAACGTCCTACTGCATTGGTTTCGAAGAAGCAAATCGAGAACGCAAAGCTTAAGTTGCAGGAGCTCGGCTTGGTGTCCGCCCTCGAACGGCGCTATGCAAAGATCACGGATGTTCCGGTCGACGATATTCTGTTTGCCAATCGTGAATCGAAGGCTGCCATGTTGGGGGATGTATTCGATGATCTGGCGGCTGGAGTCAAATCGGATATCAAGAGCTATGACAAGGTCGAAGAAGTAACTATTGAGAAGTTCATTTCGGATATCGTTCCTCACGCTAAGACGGTTGAACTGCTGTTTGAGAATCGACTGAGGGAACGGTTGATGACTCTGGTTGCTCCTGTTGACCCCACCGCAGGAAAATTGTTCAAGTGGGAAAATGGTTTCAGCTGGGCCTACACCGGTGACGTTGCGGATGGTATCAAGGAACGAGTGAAGAATGCTGGAGGTAATGTCACCGGTGATCTGTGCTGCCGTCTTGCGTGGTACAACCACGACGACCTTGACCTTCATATGGTCGAGCCGGATGGGAATGAGATTTATTTCTGGAACAAAGGTCCTTCAGGTTGCGGTGGTCGTCTCGATGTCGATATGAATGCAGGATCCGGTCAGACGCGCGAACCCGTAGAGAACATTTTCTACGGGAGCAAGAACAACATGAAGGAAGGCATCTATAAGTTGTTCGTTCATCAGTTCAGCAAGCGTGAATCTACCAATGTTGGTTTTGATGTTGAGATGGATTTCATGGGTGAAGTGCGTCGCTTCTCACACCCCAACGCACTGTCATCAAAGACAAATGCAGTAGTGGCGAAGTTCAAGTATTCGAAGGCTGCTGGTATTGAGTACATCGAGTCGCTACCACATTCCGAAGCTGTACGAACAGAGTGGAACATCCCCACGCAGACTTTCCACAACGTCAACTTGTTGATGCTCAGCCCGAATCACTGGAACACCGGTGAAACGTTAGCTGACAAGCTAGCATTCCAAGGTACGGGCAACAAGCACTACTTCTTTATTCTGGATAAGTGTTTGAGTGATGAGGCTGCTCGACCATTTTACAATGAGTTCCTTAAGCAAGAGTTGGATCAACACCGCAAGGTGTTTGAGATGGTCGGTTCTAAGATGAAGGTCGACGACGCCGCGGATCAGTTGAGCGGTCTGGGCTTCTCCTCAACCTTGCGTAATCATGTAGTATGTCGTGTGAAAGGTAGTTTCTCACGTCTGATCAAAATCGTTTTCTAAGGAGAATCAACATGTCGGAAAATATGTTTATCAAAGCTGCACGCCTGAAGCTGCGCTTCGATACGGATAAGGGCGGACTGTCAGTTGAAGATCTGTGGGGCATGAAGTTGATTGTGCCCGAAGGTTCGAAAGCAACATCACTTGATTCAATAGCAATTGAACTCGATCGTCAGGTTAAGGAAGCTCAGGGTACTAGGTCATTTGTTCGTCCTGCTGCATCCACAGGAGACGAACTGTTAAGGTTGAAGCTTGATATCGTCAAGTACATCATTGACGTTCTGGTGACGGAACGGGATGAGAAGGCGAAGCGTCAGCATCGCAAGGATGAACGTCAGAAGTTGTTGGAACTCATCAATCAACGCGAGAACGAAGCTGTTGCGGCATTGCCGTTGGATGAGCTGAAGAAGAAACTCGCAGAGTTTGCTGAAGACGATACGGATGATTGATGTAGTAGAGTGATGCATGAGGGGAACATTCGAATGTTCCCCTTCTTCATTTCTATGGGAGAGTAAAGGTGCTACAACAAAATACGACTATCAGTCGGGAAGGTTTTTGGAAAACAGGTCGTGGCTCTATGTTGCCCACACCGCTGCCGTTGGGCAAACCTTGGGTAGGGCGCAGGCGATTCCTTCAAGCTCTGGAAAACATACAGCGTAGATCTGTCCTACATCATTACAAGGGTTGGTCGAACTGTCGCATCTGTGGGTGCAGGAATGGTTCTGGAGAATACCAGAATGATGGTTGGAGATGGCCACAGGGTTATCAACACTATGTGGAAGATCACAACGTGAAACCCTCGCTGGCCTTCCTGGAGTTCATACTCGGAGAGAAAGTGGAATGATGACATGCATGCAGTGGCTCAGGTCGTTGCACGACGTCTGTCAGTTTCAGAAGCAGTCGGGAATTGGTGTGGCATCTGGCTCGGAATTGAAGCGATGGCTGGAAGGAAAATCCGTTCATATCAACGGCAAAGCTGTGGCACCGGGTGATCCAATACCTGTTCCGATACGGTCGGTGGTGTTGTTTCCGAAGTCGAAACCAAACCCTGAGAAAGGCAGACGTTACTCGCAGCGAATAACCCTCCTGTAGCTGGCAAATGCACGTAAATAGGTGGTTCGCGGGGTGTTGTTTTTCTGCAACACCACAGCACCCCGACCACAGTTGAGCGCGTTTCTGATAGAATAGTGTTGCGGACGCACCGCAAGGAAAATGCCGCGTGCGACATTTGCACATTTATCGTTTTTCATGCCCTCCCAACGAAACGGAGTTCATCATGGCACAGAGCGATGAATACAAGCTGCAGGAGATCGCTGATTTCCTGACTGGCATCTGAACACAAAACCCATCAATCGTTTTACCTCTGCTCAAGGAGCATATCATGTTTGCAGTCGGTCTCAACACAGAAACCATTCTCGTCCAAAGCACGGAGCAAGCTCCGAATGTCGATGTTGCTACTATGCTGCTTATGAACCGCAGCGAGTTCGATCCTACATTGCATCGCCCTGTTTTGATTATCAGCGAGGCTGCTGCGTTCCTCCTCGCTGGTTTGTTCAGTATCATCGAGAATGGGGCAAATGTATTCCCTCTGCCCCTCGAGCAGTGAGGAGGCACAGTGAAACTGTTTCTGATTTGGGTGGCAGTTTATCTGCCCTGCATGGCAGTGTTCTCGTACGCGGTTCGGCTTGAGTTTCAAGCGATGTTCAAGCAAGAGCCGGGGTTCACTGCATTCTTCTTCGTGTTGTCCTCGGCGTTGATTGGTTGCGCAACGGCGTGGGCAACTTGTGATTTGTTCATTGCTCAAGGAGCATGATATGTTCTGTGAAAAACACCAGCACGCATTTGTTCGAGTTTGCAGCGAGTGCGTTGTAGAAGATCGAACAGATGCAACTCGAACCGGAGAGTTCATCTATGAACTTCAAGTTGTTAACGGGCTCGGTCATCTCTTCACGACTGAAGTGATTGCCTTAACACGTGCTCGGGCAATCGCCGAAGTTGAAGATGGGAGTACCTATATAGTAGTGGCAGCGCGCTTGCTTCGCCATGCTACCTATGCAGATCGCGAAGCTGTTGGTGGATGCGGTCCACTGGATCAAGGAGCATGACATGGCAAAGATGAAGTTGGGAGTTGGGGTGATTGAAGGTCACTCTAACGGTGATGAAGGCATCACCTATATCGGAGTCAAACTCGACATGCCTAAGGGCATGGGCTATGATGCCAAGGCGGAATGGTTAAGTCGTCAAGCTGACATACTGAATGCTTTCATCAAAGAAGCCCTGCTGGACGCGGGCTACGAGATCAAGGAAAATAATCATGGCTGAAGTTATTGGACCCTGCCGTACGTTGCCCGGTGCGCATCATTCAGTTCCCAAGGACACAATGTGTGACTCGCACCCGGGGCGTCCTGCAACTCATAGGGTGCAGGGAGAGACGGATTCGTTCGGAGCAGAGCTGAACGATATGTGCCTGGAATGCTACGAGCAGCACAAAGTCGAACTAGCTGCCTACAAGGAAGAGATGGCGCATGGCACGTGTGATTGGTGTAGCAACGGTGCTACCGATCTGCGCGATGCCCGCGACTACGACGAAGGAATGTATGGTCCTCTGTATCGCGTCTGCGGCGCATGTATCAAACGTCGCAATGACGCCGCCGAGGAAGAGCTCGAAGCCTCGGGTTATTACGATCATGACCCTGTCTATGACGACGATCCGGTCGAAATCGGGGAAGACGATGCGCTGGATGAGGAACTCGAAGCTTCATGGATTGAAGCAGAGCAGCTGAACTACGTTAAGGACATGGGTCGAACTCTTGAGGAAGTCTTGGGCAATGATTTGCCGGCAGGGCACCCGAAAGCGTTTGTTGATGGCAAGTTCTATTTCTAGGAGTTCACAATGAATATGCCTTTCATGTATGTTACCAAACGTAACACCACGAGTAACCAGTTTGGCTTCGCCATGGTCTACGTGGTCATGCTTTCGCAGGCGTGGACCCTTCGTCACTACGAAGCAGGTTGGATGCAGGACCCGGTCCTGAGCAAAGGTCCGACCTTTATTCCCGATGTCGATATCGTTGCGGATAAAGATGTGTTCATCTTCGATTCGGATGATGGAATGCAGAACGAACTCGACGCCGTAGCGAAGATGAAAGAACTCTGGTCCAAAGTTGAATTCAACGGGAGCTAAGATGGATACGTCAACTATAAGAATGTTAGAAGGTAGACTGAAGTCGGCTATGGCTTCAGTTGGATTTTGGGGCGTGCAACATTTTGAGCACTGTGACACCTCATCCTTTCGTTGTTACAGAGAAGCCTTGGTGCGTGCGCTGACTACAGCGCAGATTCTTGACAGCCTTCATATTGAAGGAGGTACACTTGCAGTCGAAGAAATTGAAGCAATGATGGCGGATGTCAAACCTCCCCTCCAACTGTGAGAGTGGGTTATGAAAATCTTTGATTACAAAGTTCTCACGGAACGCAATTTCCCAGAGCTTACAAAACTTGTGATGGTTGCTCTTCAAGAAGGTTGGCAACCACTTGGTGGGCCCTCCGGGGCTATGGATAAATTCCATGTTCTACAAAATGACTTGTTTGCCTGTTGGCAGGCGGTGGTCAAATACGAAGGGGAACAGCAATGAACCAAATCGAAACGAAGCACGTGGTAGCTGAACTCGCCGAACACTTCATCGTTAGCGGGCATCGCAACAAGACTGCGCTTAACGGCGCAGATGGACACCAGTTCTTGACGTTGCGTGATGGTTGTTATGCAATATACTTCCGCATTTCGTTCGACATGCTGAACTACGGATACGAGAAGAATGGTTCCACGCATCACAAGGAATGGGACAAACGCTACCAACGTACGATCCACATTCTGGTCACGCAGAGGCATCAGGTTTTTGTTGCCGTAACGCATCCACGGGAAGACGTCGAAATTTCGAATTGGGTGAATTCCAGTAATCATGACTCGTGCTGGAAATCCGATGGGCTGAATATTTTTGAGAAGGTTGCGTGGGATGCATATGAACACTGTTTTGCATTCATGCCGGACGAGCATCGTCCTGCACCCATCGCAGCTCACACATTTACGCAGTTTGCCGATTGGCATTTTGGACGTCTGCCTTTCGAGATCGTGAAGGTGAAAGGCAAGTACGGCGGAGATTACCGTAACTTCCTTACGGAGATCAAGAAGGTCGATTACCAGATCAACATCCTGGATCCCGAAGTGCACACGGAGAATGACAATGAGATTCTTTGAGATCCTCACACAAATCAATAGTCTAAGTGTCATACATCGGCGCTGCGAGAAAATTCTCGAAGAGCTTGATGCGGATGATGCGGATATCTTAACGGATAAGGAGAGCATGACAATCAAACGTATTCTCGATACGAACTCGCTCGATGAAGCTTGGCTGCTTGCGTATGAGCACGAGGGCAATGAAGTTGAGGCAGCAAAGATTCGTAAATGGCTTCTGGGTAAGCCGGGTCGTGATGCTCAGAAGCCCGCGAATCCATTATTGGATTCGAATGATACTGATTCGGAGAATGACAATGAACATTCTTGAACAGGATCCTGTGTTGCAGCAGGCAATCGATTGTGCTGGACCGCACTTGGCGAAAGTCATTCGTACAATGGTAGAGGGTGTTGCATTTCCTGTACTAGGCAACAACAAGCTGTATATCTGTTTTTCACATGAGGGTGAAGAGCTGGGTCTTCTTCAGACCCAGGACGTCAACTACGCAATCTCATACATGAAGCGTAGAGGACGCGCAGTTGGCAAGAACCGGGGTTACGGACTTCCAAACCAAATGCCAGCATATACCTTCGGTTGGGTCGGATGGGATTGGGAACGACCGCAGAACTATGGCCACGCAGTTCAACAAAATTTCCTCAAAGGGGTAGGGCAATGAAAGGCATACGCATCGAGCAAGGTTCCTGGCACTATTGGTTGGCTGAAGCTTTCGGCTGGAAGAAATATCGACGTGAGGAAAAGTATTCCATCTGGGAGGATGGTAAACCTCACTACGAAGGTGAGGTGTCAATCGAAAATGATTTCTGTTCATACGTGCGACGTGTCATTCTGGGAATCTTCTGTTCAGTAATGGTTACATTAGCATGTATAATGCTCGTAGCAGTAATCATGTTGTCGGAGTATTATGCACTCAAACACTACATCCTCTGTACATTCTTCAAGGAGTGTCACGATACACCTTGGTCAAACGCGGGTACCGTGTTAAACATTTTCATTGTGGCTATGTATATTTTGTATCTCCTAATCGACGCGCTACCAAAGTATCTCAGGCGACGCGCGTATAACTATAGAAGTGGTTATTCTTTGCTTGAAGCAAAGCAGGAGCGCAAGAGGTTGAAGAGGGAAGCAAAGTTGCTCCGCAAGCTTCAACGACAGAATCGTGAGACGTTCTTGAAGATGGCGTATCGTTCGATCAAAGATCGGGTTTGTTACCGGGTTGACATTCAATAGGAGATCAACATGGGAGGAGCTACCATGGTAGTGTTGATAGCAACGATTATGTATAGTGGTTTTCCGGTCTCTTCGATGGTTCATGTTGAACATGATTATCCTTCGGTCGAAACGTGCCAATCTGCTTATGCAGAAGTTTACAAACAGGCACACGAGCTGGAAAATAACGCAAACGTCACCGGCAAATGTCTAAAGGTGAAATGATGAAGATCAATTTCGAAAAAATGTTTCCGCAGGGTTCGAGTGGGCGGTCTGATGACGTGCAGTTCGTCTATGAGTTCGCTATCGATCAACAGAAGAAAGGCGATCTGTCAGACGAAGAGATTCTCAAGCAATGTGTATCGCACCTTGCGGATCAATCGAATTTTGAGGAAGTGACTAAAGTAGTAAAGCTCAACGATGCAGCGGCTTCCGCCATCAATGGTCTTGTTAGTTTGCGTAGACATATGAGCCTGCGAGGCATCGCGGAACACGCAACGGAAGAGCGAGCAAAGCTTTGTGAAGCTCAGCTTCAAAGGGATACAAGCATAGGTATGGGAATTCATCTAGACCGTGCAGCTAAGTCAGCACGTTTGAGCCTTGCTGTCATGCAAGGCGGTACCGATGCCTACGGCTCTGTCTTTACGCAAGAGTTTTTAACCAAGCATGGTTGGGTGGAAAATGTTTCGAATCTTCAAGAAGATTGAACGCACGGTTGGTGGCAGAACGGAAACCACGAAAACTGTCGAAACCCGAGAGATGACTGAGGAAGAGGAAAAAGCATTCGACGCAGGATTCAAAGAGATGGGCAAGGCGTTCGACCATATGGGCAAAGCATTCGAGAACTTTGGTGATATGTTCAAGGAGAAATGACATGTACGGAAACTATCGTGGCCAGTGCATAGGACGGTTGCTTCACTTCCTGTATGAGTATAACTTCAATGGTTACGACATTGTTATTTTCCATGGGGATACCAAGACGATTACTCTGAGGGACAAGCTTGTAGCTGAATACTCATGGGACAAGACTGAGGACGGGAAGGAAACAGATATCCCAACCTTCGTGTTTCATGGCGAGGACAAGAAGTGGTGGGAAGATATACAAATCCGGAACAAGGCCAGGGTTGTCGGGTATGACAGGATTCTCAACCAGGCATACAAGCGTTCTGATTGGGAAGCCTCCGTATGACCTGCGATTCAACATTAGGAGAAGTAGAATGAAGGTAGGTGACGTAGTTGTTTCGATGTCAGAATCACATCCTCTTCGTTCCGGAGCAGAGTGGTACTCTCATGCAATCGTTGGTCAGGTCGACCCCCTGATACTCGTAAGTGAGCACGGTGATATGGTGTGGTCTGCGACCGTTGTCGAAAAATTGCCACACCTTCGTGTTACGTGTCAGGCACATCCTGATATTGTTGCTGTTGTTCTTGCTCGTCTTGAACGAGATAAGGTGCAGCGCACGGTGGTAGAGACGGAGAAAACAGAAATAAAAACGGAGGGAAGCAAAGTTCCGAGGCTTTTACTTTTACATCGTTGTACCTGGACAGAGTATGAACGTGGATGTGGTCATCGAGCCGATGGCTACACCTACGCTATTTCCAAGGAAGCTTTAGATCGAGAAATAAAACGACAGGAATCACTAGGGGATTATGATGAATATTCCCGCGCATCTGATATATGTCGTGTTTTCGTGACGGATGAACTGTACGATTCACTCGAGAATGCAGGAGGTGGTGTTAGGAATTCGTTTCGGCCTCACGAAGGAGAGATTGGTAGATTCGATCATTGGAGAAGTAATGACTAAGAGAGAAATCTATGATGCGGGCTTCCTTGCATTTTGCGAGGGCAAGTTGTTGAGTGACAATCCACACCGAATGCTCGACCATCGCATGGTGTGGACATGGTGGCGACAAGGTTGGGAAGAAGCACATAAACTTAATTCGGGGAATTAAAATGGCACTAGATCTAGTAGAGATTGGAGTTGTAATAGCATTCATCCTGGCTGGTGGTGCGTTGGGTGGCACTGCAACGTACTTCCTCCCGTTTTTGATTGCGATGAAACGTAAGCATCAATGTGTAGGACAGGTGTTTGTCTTGAATCTTGCAATTGGTTGGACCTTCATCGGGTGGTGCCTCGTACTCGCATGGGCAATCCTGGGTGAGGCAAAAGAGAAGGCGGACCCATTCTGGGTGCCCAAGCAGAATCGTTACTGGTAGAGGTTGTAATGTCGCACCAAGCGTTAGATAAGTTTGTCAACTATCACAGGTTGAATGCAAGCGACCACCAAAGGTTGGGGCAACGTTTCGTCAATATGTTCTTTCGAGGTTCCTCAGATTGCGAGCCAGTACAGCTTTACTTTGAGAGGGACGAAGAGAAAGCAATCGAGATGATTGAGCAGTGGTTGGTCGATAACCAATACACCGAGGATCTACCGACACCCAACCAGTCGTACATCAATGCTATCATCTCATTTAAGGAAAGTAAATATGGATGATATCAAGAAGCCTAAGGTAATAAGGAAGTACTGGTTGCGTCAGGATGATCTCTCTGTCATCATGGTTCATGTTGAGGCTCAGAACTACCGCACGACAATTCTGAAGGAAGTTGCGGGGTTGAAACGCGTAGTCATTGAGTCCGGGTTCACTGCAAACTCGCACCGGCATGCAATCCGAAAGTTGAAGGGATGGATGGACGAACGTTATCCTGTCAAGAAGAGTGTTGAATCCCGAATGGAGTTAGAGCAAATATTCTCATGAGGTTATGATGCCCACGACAGCGAAGAAAACGACGAAGGTGGTTAAGAAAATTAACATCGTTCGAAAGGGTGGTAAGCTGACACCCGAAGAGAAGGCCCGAAGAAACAAGATGAAGATTCGCCTGTTCGATCTGCTGGTTGAAGCCCGGCGATTGAACCTCCTGGAGGATCCAAGGTGTGAGGAAATAGGTGGCCATATGATTGACTTTGGGTTCGTAGAAGGTGCAGAGGATGCACTCTACAATAACCAGAGCGGGCCTTGGGGCAAATCATTAGGAGTATGGTTTGATCTACCCAAGATCATAGACAAATCTAGGATCGTCAGAGGAGAGCATGATAGAGTTATACTGAACATCGAAAGTTCAGAGAATACCTGGGAGCACGTTGTGGATCTCTTCAAAGCTCAGGAGATTGTGATCTTGGCCGAACAAGAAGAGCGAAAGAAAAAGGAAGCTGTGAAGAACAAGGCGAAGGAACTGCTGACCGCCACCGAACGTACAATGCTTGGTCTACACTTTTGAGGATTCAACCATGGCCGCCACAACCAAATTGAAGTTGAGAGATGCATCGATCCACGTTCGGATCGACTCGAAGTTGAAGTCGGAAGCAACGATCGTTCTGATGGAACGAGGCATATCGGTGACAGAAGCAGTTGAGTTGTTCCTCAAGCAGATAGTCGTGTGTCGCGGTCTACCATTCCAGGTAATGGATCACGGTCAGAAATTTCTGCAGGACTTGGATGGTATCCAGAAAAGTCTTCAGGAAAAGATCGGCGACATTCCTCAACTGTAGAGGACCATCATGGAACCGGATGAAGTGTTGAAGCTGGTCAAGCTGTTCAACCCGGCAGTCGAACCACAGCTGTCATCGAAGCTTGCCGAAGACCTGAAGTTTGATTCGATAGATATTTTCGAGCTTGCCTCCTTGGTGGAGGACGAATTCGATTTCCCCAAGTACGGCCTCGCGTTCGATCACAATATGATTGAAAACTGGATCACCGTAAGTGACGTCGTGCGGGATGTAATCCTAGTCCTGAGGATTGGGAAGCGTGCCCGTGATTCTCACTTCAACATGTGAGTGTTGTATTTTTACAACAACCGAGGATTCGCACGGATCGACAGTTCGCACGGTTTATGTTACAATTAGATGCGCCTCGCGCATAAAACCAACTTCAAAGGAACGCTACAAAATGGACATCCTCGGCATCGAGTTGAACGAACAACAAACGAAGGCGATCGCACATCTGCATCGCCTCTGCGCAGGTCGTATGGCGGTGAAGCTGCCTGAGAACATCAACAGCCCACGTTGCCCTGAGTATGAGCAGGTGCAACGTATCGATGCAACCATCGCAGAGTACGCACCGAAACTTGAACTGCAGTACGTCCGCGAATCGAAGGTGAAGAAGGAAGAAGGTGTTTTTGAAGACGTGAAGGAGTTCACGCCTGTGCGGAACGAGGATGCGGCACGAATCGTCTGGCAATACTATTTCATCGCCAACCCGTATCGTTTCCATTAAGTGGTAAAGATGGGGATGGCATGGGTCGTCTCCAGTGTAGTTCATCTCAAACTTAAGTTGATCGAGGATCAAACATGGAACGTATTACCTGGACGAAGCAAGACAAGTTTGAAGTTGCCGAACTGAGCTTCAAGATTCGTCAGAATCCAGACTCAGCAATCTCCGACATTGAATGCGTCCGACGTGCTATGGAAGCTCTGTTGCCTGCAGAGAAGCAGCGCAAGCTGATACAGATGCAACAGGTGGACTTTGTGAAGGAGGCATGGCCGAAGCTCTTGCGCGGCGAATCAATCCGTCCTCAGGAGAAAGTGCCGACAATCGATCTGACAAAAGAGCAGGCGACGGTTGCTGAGGCTGACGAACCTCGCACCGATCTTCGGGGGAAGGAACCGGAATCGTCGCCGGTCTATGGCACAACAAAACAATGGCCGCGAGCCATCAACCCTGTGGCGCCACCTCAGCATGAATCACAGCATCAGAAGAAACTCAACCTCGAAGATTTGACAACCGAGATGTTGGCGCAGGAGTTGGTCTCACGTCTCCTCAGAGCTGTTGATACTTCGACACTGAAGAACCTGATACGTGAAGAAGTGAATACGGTGCTCGAGCGTCGTTTACCGGGTGTTCTGTCCCCGGATGAATATGTACCAGAGAAAGAAGAAGTGGTGGAGCGCATCACCCTTCCGAAGGTCTGCATCATTGGTTTAATGTCGAAGCAGCGACATATGCTCGAAGGTGAATATAAAGGCAAGCTCAATCTTCACTTCCTGGAAGGCAGTGAAGGTGGGACGCGGATTAAGAACACGGTAGGCATGATGGATCTGACCATCGGAACGAATTGGATAAAAGGCACTATGCCTTCTATGAAGGGCGTGCCGAACTACGTACATGCGGATGGCATGACATCGATTCGCACCCTTATAACAGGGCGGTTGGGAATCAAGGTAGCCACCAATCTCAAGTTAGCATAATACGGGTAGGGGATCGAGGTCCCCTTCAAACAATGAACATCTTCTGGCTGGATTTGGACCCGCGTAAGAGCGCAAAGTATGCGTGCGACCAACACTGCGTTAAGATGGTGACCGAGCATACACAGCTCCTCCTGTCACAGTTGTTGTATCACGGGCATGGAGTTCAGGAGATGAAACCCATTCCTCCGGGCAAGCAGTTGATGATCTGGTTGTCGGAGGACTTCTCTAATTTCGTTGCCCTTCTTGAGTTGACCGTCCAGTATCATGCGGAGTATCAGCGTCGGTTCGGTCCGAAGGATCACGAAGGTTGGGCAAAGTTGGTCCGCGCGTACGATAACGTAGGTGGCATCAAGGCTATCCGAAAAGTCTACCGACAGCGCGGTGACGACAAACATCCGAAGATCTCAGTGGCCGAGATGAAAGCGAACCCGTGTTTCTATATGACGGAGCCGCCTCAGTACCTACCTGAAAATCTCAAAGTGAAAACGAAGGGTTCATCCGAACAAAGATTACGGCAGGTCGTGCGCGCGTATCGCAGAGCGTATAAAGAAGACAAGTCGCGATTCGCACGGTACTATCACTCCAAACCACCGACCTTCATGATCGGACATTGCGTTACGAGGTAAGTTATGGATAAGCAAACATTGCTTGGAATTCAGGCAGCGTTACACCAACGCGCGGTGATCGCCAATCTAATTGCCCTTCAGGTTAAACACACGAACCTGATTTTCAAATATGAGAGACTGACACGATCCCGGCGCCTTGATGCGGAAGAAAGGATGGAGGATCTTTCAGACGAGATTGAGCACACCTGCAAGCAAGTGAGCGATCTAGTACAGAATATGACGTTGCAGACTGCTGGCGATCAGGAAGAACTCGTTGCAGGTCAGGACTATGAACCCGGAACCAAAGAAGGAGTGAGTGATGAGAATCCGCAGTAGGTTCAAGGATTATTACGACTACATCCAACATATCTATGGTGGCGGGGATCCGAACCTCGTCTACAACCGGGAAATCATTGAAGACCCAGACGGTAAGAAAGCCACGTATCATCCTCGGGGTGTTGTTTCAGGTAGTGGCTTCTGCCTCCCGAAAGAGTTCGACCAGGAGTCTCTCCATCATATCCCGAACGATTGGTCCTCAACGGGATCCTATTTGCATGTCAGCTTCATTAAAGAAGGTGAAAGCGTAAAGCTGTACAAGAGTTTAGCCGTGGCAGGACGAATGTTCATTCTCCAGCAAGAGAAGCTTGGTGTACGTGACGTGGACAGTGTCTATGGTGCCTATGGCAAAGTAGTTCACGACTGGCACGTTGTCGACCGTCTGGAGATCAAACATAGTTATGGCCCTCCTTCGATCTATCAATCGGGACATGAAATCCCGGCATTGATGGAGTTGAGCAAGCACGTTAAGGCGCCAGTGTTTGTGTACGATCAACACGACCGGACTGTGCGGGTTGAGGTTCGAGTACCTTCGCTGGGGGATCTCGGGCTGGCAGCATTTGTCCCTGCTGACCAACTCTATCAGGAATTGGCCATGTTTATGGGTAAGTTGTACTCTGATAATCCTGACATGATGCCTGCCGTCGAACAGACGAATATCCAGAAGGTTGAAGCTCATGGCTTCGACAAGAAGCAGTCGTTCCGTCACAGGAAGTAACATGCCCCGACCTCCAAGAGAAGTTAGCAAGGTTCGGGTAAACCTTGATCTTCATCCTGAAGTGAAAACCCTGTTGGAAGAAGTACGGGATGAGATACACGCCGATAGCATGAGCGAAGTTGTCCGTCGTGCTGTTTTGGCATATCGAAAATTACTTGATGAGGGAAAGGAGAAAATCGAATGAGCAAGATCGTGAAAAGTTTTGTAAAGGTCAGTATCGAGACTGACACTGGGTATGAATCGAATGAAGAGTGGGGACCCAACCACGGATCTCAACAGCTGAAGAATGCACTGGTGGAAATCGTTCGTCTTCTGACCTTCAACGGTGAAGGACAACAGGCATGCAATCTTGTTCGTAGAGCGCATGATGCAGCACAACAGGATGCCGATGCTCGCGCAGTATCTGCTGAAGCCGCATGCGGCGGGCAGGATTAATATGAAGTTCGCTCTGAAGGACAGGGTTAAATTCTTGCCGCCACAGGCACAAGGCGAAGGCACCGTCGTATCCGTCGATGAAAAGGATGACCTGTACCCGTATCGGGTACTAGCTGATGGAGGCGCCATATCATGTTACTACTCTGAGTTCGAACTTGAACTCATCGAAGACAAGGAAGAAAAATGATTCCTTTACGTGGAATTCCCGTTGACCCCGCTATTGCGGGTGATATTCATGCAAGTTCAGATACAGACGTAGATTTGCTGTACTACTACTATGATGGTCCACTCATGTGGATTCATACATTGCCGGATGGGCGGAAGGCGATCGTATCGTGGGTTGACTGCACCGAAGAGCGTCTGAGAGATCATTACCATATCTACGTTTATGATCCCACGAAGTTCGAAGCAATAGAGAAAGCTATTGTGGAAGATAACGCGTTCCTCCTGCCAGAATTCAAGAAAGCCGACACTATCTACTGGGCTGACTGGTTGATGCGCGCCGAGGATTGTCGGTGTTTGGAAATGACTGAGGTTCAGTGGGATCAGTTGGAGGAGCAAAATCTACCAGATGCATTTGCAACATTGTGCGCACCAGAGGAGGATGCAGATGGAAGCGAAACGCAGTCCGCGTAAGATCAAGCAGGATGGTAAACTATATAGGAAGCGAGAGAAGAATTTGCGCGAGACCTATGCCATCCGGGTAGTACCATGCGAGACATGCGGGAGCCCTCGTAGATACGAGTACACTTGTTTATACTGTGGGGAAGAATGATGGCTATCGGGATCTCCAATATCGAGACTGCGAAGAAGAAGTACGTGAAGGCTAAGGAAGCTTACTACAACGGTCAACCTGTCATGACCGATGCAATGTTCGATTCGCTGGAAGATGAGATCAAGAGAATTGATCCGAAGTGGAAAGAGTTGAAGAAGACGGGTGTTAAGGTCGCGAACAAGAAGACCGAGGTTCCTCTCGAAGAGTTCATGCCTAGTTTGAACAAGATGTATCCGGAGGACGTGACGAAGTTCTATAAACGTTCCAGCAGTAGAAAGGTGGTCTACTGGATCGACATGGACAAGCTGGACGGCACAAGTCTTCAGTTGATCTACCACCACGGTGAACCTGTGAGATTGATCACCCGGGGTGATGGAACGAATGGCGGCGATATATCATTCTTCATACCATGGCTGGTTAAGCTCGGACGAATTCCAGAACGTATTTCGGCACGGAATCGTGTCGTGTTTCGTGTTGAAGGTGTGATGCAGAAGAGAGTGTTCCAGAAATACTGGTCATCTAAGTATGATAATGCACGTAATCTGGTAAACGGTATCTTCAACAAGAAGGAACAGCACGAAGCGTTGAAGCATGTCGATATGGTTGTCCTTGGTGTGTATGGAAGGGCACTGTCCTCCGGGTTGCAAGATGCAATGGAGTGGGGACATCAAGTAGTAGATCACATTGTTACGGAACTTGAGTTCAACGCCGAGGATCATAAGGAGTTTCTCGAGATTCGTCGTAAAGTATCGCTGTACGAGATCGATGGCACGGTGCGAGGTCCTTCCAATTGGGTGATGAAGTACGCCAGCGCAGACAAGCCAAAGGAAGTGATCGCGTTCAAGTTGAATGACGAAGAAAGTGCAGCGGAAGTAGAAGCGCTAGAGGAAATCTGGGAGAAGACACGACTGAATCGTTGGTCATGCAAGATTCGAATCAAGCCGACGGTGATGGACGGAGTTACAGTCACTTATGTGACTGCGCACAATCCGGGATGGATGAAGGATATGGGCGTCGGCCGAGGCGCAATACTCAAGGTATTGCGTTCGGGTGGTGTTATCCCGAAGATCGTTGGTGTGGTGAAGAAAGCAAAGTTCAAGGGTCCACCGGGTGAGTACGAGTTGCGTGGTCGGTTCTTCTACGCAGCAGAAGAGGACAAAGCAACGCGGGTACAGAAGATTCATCACTTCCTGACGACACTTGGAATCGAATTCCTGGCAGAGAAGACAATCGAAAAATTGTATGATGTAGGTTACATCGGCCTGTACAACTATATCGAGCTTGGGAGCTGCAAGACACTCGACTGGGGAAAGTCTGGCATCAAAAATGCCAAGTTGGGTGACAATCTGAAGATCAAGATACTTGAGGAACTTCATCGAGTACTGAGTAGGCAAATCAATCTGAAGAAGTTGATGGTTGCATCTGGATGTTTCGAGAACGGCATCGGTGAACGCAAGTTGAAGTTGTTGGAGGATGCAGGGATTTCGATGAGTGATTTATTACTCGGTAAGTGGAACTCGCAAGCAATTCTTGCAATCAAAGGATTCTCAGATAAGACGACGCGAGCTTTGATTGAGGGCTTGATCTTCTTCAAGAAGTGGTTTGAACCCTATCGGAAAACGTTGTCGGTGGACGGATCACTACCTACGGTTAAGAAGGCGAAGGCAGGGAAACTTGCAGGCGTGACAGTTGTGTGGACTGGTTACAGAGATAAAAAGGAAGAAGCACTAGTGGAGATGGATGGTGGCGAAGTTGCTTCATCGTTCTCAAGTAAGACTACGGTCCTTCTCTATAAGGAAGGTGGTAAGGCATCAACGAAGGTAGCGAAGGCTGGGGATCGTGCAATGACATGGGAACAATTCCAAAAGAGGTACAAACTATGATTCACTGTCAGGTGACATGGTTGTGGGAAGATCAAATCTTGATGACGTTAGAGCCAGATGTTTTACCCATCGTTGGTCAGGAAGTAACATTCACAACACTACAGGGTATTGGGGGTCCGCATGAGAATGTGAAGTTGGTAGTCGACTCAGTTTCGCATGAGTATTACCTCGACAAAGATAAATCGGACGTATTCCGTAAGATCAACAACCAGGTAATCTGCGTGCGGCTAAAGTTGCCGAAGCAGAAAAAGATCAAAAAAGAGAAGGACAAGGAATAACGTATTAGAGTGATGTACGTGGAATGAGCAATGTAGTATAGCGCGGGGCGGGGTTCGTTGTACTTTCGTATTTCTCAATCACACTTTAGCTATTGGACCTGAAAAATGAACAAGACCATTTTCGCAGCAATCGTCGTCCTGGCATTCAATGCAGCCGCACACGCACAAGTTAGCCAGTCGACGGGCTCCTGTGATACTGGCGCAGTATCGTGTTCCGAATCGACACAGAACGTTGGCAATCCTTCGACAACGAGTCAAGCTTCGAACAGCACGAACACTTCCAGTTCGAATCAGTTGGGCAACTCAGCCAATTCGAATGGGAACAGTTTCACGAACACGAACGGTAACAATCCACAGAACACGATGTCGAACGGCGCGAACACTTCGAGCAATTCGGCAAACAACAGCTCACAGGGTGGTGCGGGGGGCTCGGCGACAGGTAATCTGTCGAACAACAATAACAGCACGGGTGCTTCCACCTCGAATAGTGGTGGTAACAATCTGTCGACCGGAGCATCGACATCAAGTGCAAACAACAATAACAACAGCGGTGGCAATGTCAATTCGTCCAACTCGGGCAACGTTCAATCCGGTCCTGCATCAACCCAAGCTGGTAACTCGTCGACAAATGCCGGCAACTCGAACTCATCCAGCAACGCGGGTGCAGCATCCTCCACTTCTGGCGCGGCGACGACGAACGGTGGAACTGCAAACACCAAGGGTGGAAATGCAACAAGCGGTAACGCTACCACCACGGGCGGAACTGCGAACGGTGGTACTTCGACAACGAATGGAGGCACCGCATCAACCAAGAGCGGAAATGCATCCACCACGGGAGGCAATGTGGTGTCGGCTGGGAATGGTGACACAAAGGGAGGGTCGGCAACGACCAATAGCGGAAGTGTCAACACGACGAGCAAGGGTGGTAACTCGAGTCAAGGGCAAGGCCAGTCTTCGACTAACAAGATCGCATCCTCGAACACGGGTGGGGCTCAATCCCTGACGGGTGGCGCGCAGTCGAACGCAAACGGGCAGAACGTTGGGAATGGTTCGTTGTCGAGTGGCACGATCGTGAATGCGAATACGAACTCAAGCTACAAGGCGATCTACATCCCGCCAGTTGTTCCGGCAACGCCGCCTTCTGAACTCGCAGTTGGCAACATTGTGAAGGAAACGATGGCGTGCGGTCCGCTTATGCAAAAGACGTCGCAGACGGTGGAAGGCACGTACTTTGGTCTGGTGATCAACTCTAAGTTCGAGCAAGGTCATGAAGATACGGTTGCTCCCGTGTTGGATGCGAATGGCAACGAGATGTATCATGATGTTCCGTTCGTTGATTACCGCGGTACAGGCTATCATCGTTTCGGTTCGCAGGTGGTGATGTTTACGGCGATTGTCGGTCTGGCGGGCGCACGTAACATCGCAATCGGAACCGGTGGTTCGAACGGGGGTTGGGGTCAGGGTGGTATGGGTGCATCGGGTTCGATCCAACAGATGGTGACGACCGTTCAGATTCTCCCGTGCGATCTGGGCTCATTCATCACGACGCCGAATGTAGCGGCCGATCCGCTGCCGCTTATCAAGACCCCGGCGCACGAGTAAATAATGGATACAGTGGTTGTGCATCTTGCAGCTGCTGTGATCTGTTGGGCCAATCATTGCTACCCGGCTTTGGTTGGTCCTCGGACTCCAGTGGGAACATTCGTGTTGCAGCATAGTCGGATTTTGGCACCGGGTTACGGAGGAGATGTTTTAGCCTTTGCTAGAGATGAGAGTGGTGTGTACGCAGTACATCGAGTGTGGTTGTTGAAGCCCAAGCAGCATCGTTTGGAACGTCTTCATTCGGACAGCGTTGAAGACAGGAAGTCGATCACGGATGGTTGCATCAACGTGGACCCTGAGGTGTACGAGCAATTGTTGTCGTGTTGCTCGAGGTCGAAAATCGTCATTGAACAGTGAGGTCGAAGTAATGGCACATTTGATTGTACCGCATCCGGGTGTTAGAAATCCTTTCGAGGAATATCCGGTACTGGAGGAAATCTGGCCTGATCCTTATCGTGCATTTGCGTATGAAGCTTCGAAGGAAGACTGCCAGACAGGACAGATTCTGTTTATCATCAACCGGTTCAATGTGGTTGGCATCACGGGAATCTTCTTCGAGCCGGAGAATGATGAAGATGTGTTCCTTCGTTGGACAGGGATCATGCCTGAGGCTCGTAAATTTGGGATAGGCAAACAAGCGATTCAACAGGTTATCAGTCTGTGCAAAGGTTGGCTTCCGGGGCGTAAGAGGTTGGTGGAACTTATCCCGGATAACGAGTACGGAGATCGTTTGGTGGAGCCGTTCTTCTACCGTTGTGGTTTTGTTCCCAGCAAAATTGGAAAGCACGAAGTATGTGATTGGCCGACCGTTGCATACGCGTACGACCTTAAGGTTCAGAAATAAGTGGTCCGTGGTGGGTTACATGAAGTCGAAAGATATGTTATACGTTACTCTCTGCAAGAAAGATACTGTTCAACTTCTATAAGGAAATCCAAAATGTTTACTACAATTAGAGAACTTCGCAAATCTACAGCGATTCAAGATCGTGTTGATTCAGTAGAGAAGCATCTGCTTCGTCTCAACCCAGACTGGAAAATTGATTATTGGTTCCCCGTGATTGCAATTGGCTTGTCTAACGTAAATGACGATGTCGACTGGGTGATGGGTCGTGGGGATCTCCTGCTTGGGCACAACACTTCCGGCGCTCGAGTATTTGTTGGAGATCGCTATCGTCAAGCATCCTCTGTCCTTGCGGTCGTGCGCGACATCTCTATGGACATTCCAGAGCGGGGTAAGACTGCATTTATCAGTGAACAGCTTCGACAATACAATGTAGCTCTTGGCAATCTATATGAGTACGGCGGGGACTATTCCTGGTCCCTGAATCCTTTGATGGATTCACCGTACATGATGGAAGCGGTGATTCCGCATCGAGCCTCCGCAGGGATAGTCCAGGTGGAGGATCACACACAGGCCGAGAAGTTGATCTTGTTGGAAGAACTTGCACGTGCTGCGTTCATTAGACTGAACAATGTCAAGGATTGGGGAATGGCACTGTCGGAGTTTACGCCAACAGGGAAATTTGCAAGCGAACGCGCGGAGACGAAATTCAAAGGTTTCCTGTCAGCAGTCGAAGCGTTCCAGGAAAATCCGAATTTCCTCAACGGCGACAACCAGTAATAACAGAATCACGTAACACAGGGCTTCCTTCAATTTAGAGGAAGCCCTTTTCCATTTGATCGATTCGGAGATGCAGGATGTACACTACTCTAAATTTCCTGAAACAATGCAAGGCGTGTGTTCCTGGGTACACACGTATGGTTACATTCTTTTCATTGTCACCTAAGATGAAAGATGTACCGATCCCACTGTGGTTGATTAGTTTGGTCTGTGGTGTAGAAGATGTCGGTTGGGTAGCCCGCAATGCCTTGATAGTTGACTCGCAAGAGATGGACGGGTTGAAGAAAGCATACCTGAACGGTATGCTGAGATATCTGTACTGGACCAACTACGGGACATCGCGGGGTATTCAGTATCATGAACCGAAAGTTAATTCCTTAACCAAGGAAGCGATGGGCGCAATGTTGGAACTTGGTTTGGGTTGGGAGAAGGCCCAGGCGTATCTTGATACCTACAGACCTTATAATCTGGATCACTGGGTATGGAATGAGGTCGTGCACCAGCCGGCGCTGAATCTGGATGCGGCGTTCATACTCGAACTCGTCGCAAACTTCAAAGGGGTTCTTGGTTCCGAGGAAGAACGGGTATTGGAAGCCAAGGAATATCCGGCCATTCGAACGCAAAGACTTGGGTACAAAAAACCAGCTCGTCCTAGTAGGTTTGGTGATAGTGACGAGGATAGTGATAGAGAGGATGATCTCGATAAAGAACCCGAGGAAAAGAATACTTATTTATTTGGTAAGAATTATGCGGATCGCAAAGTGATTCCTGAGCAGGAAATGCTTGCGAGGATCCTCAGCATGGATGACAACCCTCATGCTCTGGCAGTTGAGTGGATGGCGAAGCATTCGGTGATGGAGAAGAGTAAAGTGAAAGGTTTCATGTTGAGTCAAGCATCGGCTGATGAACCGCCTGCATATCACATGACTTTCAACTCTGGCGATTCTCGTGTCATCTTCGACATGTTTCGACTGGTGACGGCAAAGAACGCAGATTTCTCTGCGGTTATAAATGCGACTAATACCTTGGCTGGTCAGATCGAGGAAGAAGCAACGATTCCTATCGTGTCGTCTCAGGAGCTGGACGAGGTGGCTATGACGGACAGAGGTCAAATCCGAACACGCGAGATCATGGAACGCAGCCGACGACGCCAGGATGCTACTGCGGATGAGTCTGAGGGTCCCATTGAAACCACCTGGTAGGTGGTTTACACGGTGTTGTTTTTATACAACACGTCGGATTGACATCCATGTTACAATAGGGTGTGGGTCCTTGCCCACCTCGGGCATCGGCCCATGCAAGTCGACGTGCGCAAAATGCGCACGTCGAATTCCTCCTAACGAAACGGAGTTAGCATGGTCGTTAAAACCGATTGGCGTATCAACAAACACGGTGTAAACGTACTCGACCTACATGCAGGTCAGTGGGTGGAACTGTGGTGGAACGATTCGGACAACGAGGTTGGACTGATTCTGGAAGTCGAAAAACTTCCCAAGACTGCAAAACGCGAACGTGACCTGAAGATGTTGTTGAAGGACCGAAGTGGTGTTTTGTACATCATGACTCGGGCAACGAACTATCAAGTCGTACGTATCCTGCCCGATGTTTTGGAATTCCCAAAGCTGTAAAGTAGAGACGAGGGGCCACCGGGGCCCCTCTTCGCCATTCCCAACGAAACGGAGTGCATATGTTACCAGCCTTGAGACCGGAGTCTCAAACACTCCGTGAGTTTTTGGAGGAATATTTCTCCATAAAGATCAGTGGGTCTGGGGTGACCTTCTACACTGACACGTTGATTCTGCCTAAGAACGGTAGGGTGGCAACAGTATCGATAGATTTCCTAGACAAAACTGTCCATATAGGAGTTTACGGAGCTAGGTCTAGTAAGACCTACCTCAAAGTAGAAAGCATAGAGGACCTGTTAGCAAAACTCAAGTCAGTTCTATAACTTGTATCGAGGACCGGACAAAATGAGCAAGATGATTGAAGCATATCGTAACTACCTGGCTGACTGGCAAGCAAAACACCCGGCGATGCCTGAACCTCAATTGATAAATCTTGGGATGTCTGAGGAGATGCCGGAGGAGATCGCGGCCGCATCTGCACGACACGAGAAGGAGCTCTGCCGTATCTGCAAGGTGTGGGATGATTTTGGTCTCGTCGTGCAGGCAGTGTCCGGGCGGGTGTACGAGGTGTGCTGTCGAAATAATCGGACACTTATCGCCGTGTTTGAAAACGAGCATGACTGGCGTACTTACGACCATCCGCAGACCATCAATCGCTATTTCGAACAGTGGTAAATAAAGGAGTCGGACATGACTAAAGAGTACGAAAGTGATTTTCGGAAGTCTAATCCCGGATTACACATCCTGTATGTAAAGTGGGCGTGCCGCAACCTGGCAGTACTTGACCGGTGTATTCATGATATGGATAGGCTTTGTAAGGTATCTATTCTGATAGGGCCTATGGCCGCGCTTATCCAGGAGCGACAGAAATTAGTTGACACTGACGCCGCGTATGCAGATGCGGATGAGATCATTCGGATGATGGCGGGTACTAAGGAGTATGGTCATGAGTCTAAAATCGAAAGCGAAGGCTGCGAGGCAGAGATCGAAGAACCAGCAGTTGAGGGAACAGGAGATCCTGCAACTTTCATGCAACGCAGAGAGACTGAAAACACTGACTTCTGGATTCGCTCGGACGGAGAGAAGCAAGACTGACATTGAGGCGTTCAATAGGTCTAAGATGCCTCAGTATCCTGTGGTGCGACGTGAAGTTCACCATGTTGAGAAGCGATTCGTTGCACCGGATCCGGAACCACGTCCATATCTGAGTCCTGAGATGGCAGAACGTGAAGCCAGGGCGCAGGAGCATTTTCGACAATTGCAGTCACGTATAGGTCCATCCTTCAACAAAGGACCACTACAACTTCTAACCGACAGTGAACTAGCTGCCGAGAAGCGCGGCGAACTAAGGAGGAGGTCATGAGTAAAACATTGCAGGAATTAGTGGATAACTTCAATGTTAAGTATGGTGACTACGCGGGTGCTCGTTATAGGAATCAAGATAGATCAGAAGAAGCAGCTTTTGCTGCAAGAGCGCTTGTTGTTTTCCTTGTACAAGAAGGCCAAGTGAATGATTCTAAGTTTGCGGAGGCTTACAAGAAGGCTCAAGAGGACGAAAGAAGACAGGATCTAGAAGATTTTTAGGAGAAGATCATGAGACTTGAAATTCCGAAAGACCACTCTTTCACTCAAAACCAACTGGATAAGTTGGCGCCTTATCTGGGCAAAGAAATAAGTTTCGAAGATTTTGTAAAACTTCCATCAAAGATTGGGGTCGCGATGGCTATCAATAGCACGGACTCTAACGACAGGATAGTATCAATCGATCACCCAATAGCCTGGTGAAAATCATGAATGAAGAATACAGAGAGCTATGATGGGCGAAGCAGATTTTGAGGAAGCTTTATATCTCCTGAGGTGTGTTGATGACTACGGTGTTCGAAGGCAGATGCGAGGTAGCCGGTGCAATAGACTCGATACTTTGTTGATGAAATATGATGAAGATGAGGCGGCACCGAAGACGGCAGGGGGAAAAGACGAGGAATAATTTCCCGTTCCGAACGACAGGCGTGTGGCGCCGACCCTTCCAGCGCCACAACGAATATGGAAACAAAGCTGGAGCAAATACTGGGGTCAAGAAATGACGTTGCCCATATGGCGCATCGAAGCAATATGCCGTGAGATTTTGAAGAATGATCTCGAGATCAAGGTTGAAGAGGGTGGATTCACAGATCCCAACGGACGCTCCGTAATCCTCTTACTTGAAGGTAAAGAGATTTCCCGATGCAGCATTGATATAAAATCTCGAAGAGAGTACGAGGGCTAACATGATTACATTTGTCTACCTGAATCATACTGGGGTGTACGATCAACGTAGTCGAGTGGTCACGTGGCAAGGCAAGAGTTTCAAGTATGCAGAAGTGGTGCAGGATATGAGAGTCGCAATTGAAAACGCAAGCTGCTAGGAGGTGGATATGAAAGAATACACCAAAGCTGAAACAAACAGAATGTATAGCGAAGCATACGACGCAGGTGTGGATGGAAAGCCCCTACCCAACATAACGGGTTTAGAAGGTGAACCTCTTGCGGCTGTTGAGTATGGATGGGCTCGAGGAAAAAGTATCAAAGCTGAATGCGACCGCGCTAATAGCGAAGATCCGTCGGGTCCATTCCTGACAAGAATGACCGTGGCAAATATGAAATGGAAATTTTGAGGAGTAGAGTGTATGAATCATGAAAACAAGATTGTCGTTCTGAAAAATATCGAATCATCCATAAAAGACGACGAGATGAGGTTGCCGTGGCTGCTTATTTGCCGGATGTTGGAATCCCACGAATGGGAAGAAGCCGCGCTTGATTTGGGCATGGTTGATATTGCCCACATCCACTATCGCACGTTGCAGCACCTTGAGATGTGGTTAGACTCCAAACCGCAACCACACATACTCATCGTGGATGAGTATGATCCTGGACTGCGAGGAATCTTGAAAGAGATTCTGCCGAAGATTGCGGAAGGTGGGCATCGTCTTTTCATGGCTCGACCCCACGATGCAGAACAACCTAAGCCACAGCAGATCAAGGAAACATTGGACTTCATGGCACGATAGGACAGGAAATGAATATAATTCTTAGTATCGAAGATTACAAGGTTCTGTATTTTGCGGAGGATTGCGGGGAGCTGGCACAGGTGTTGAACGAAAATGGTGCAGCTAATTGGACGGTCTGCCCTGTATGCGGCTGTGACGATTTCTTTCATGAAACAGATTGTTCGTTGCAAGTCACACTTGAACGTGAAATACATCTTAGATAAATTAGGGAGAGACGAATGAAAACATGGCATCGAGGTGTGTTGAAAGATAGACTGTTTGATCTACAACGTGGTACAGTGGTTGTGATGATTGAGTCGACCTTGCAGCATACGTCGATTGACCGGACTTATTGGATCATAAGTCCTGAGTATAAGAAAGCATATCACGTAGCGGATAGCTACGCGGGGCGTGACTGCAAGCAGCTAGTGGCAGTCGAAAGAAAGGTAAAGGACGAAGCGTTATGTGTTGATTTGGCTATCCGTTGTTTAGAAAAGGGCCAGTACGGTCCGAAGAATCAACACATGATCTCTGAGTTATTAAGTAGAGGTGTGACATGAATGACACGAACGGAATCAACGAGGTAAAGAATGCGAGCAAAGAAAGAACTATTCTAATGGTTGACATGAAAGGCAATGTAGCGATAATCCATACGGATGAAGTCTATCGGTTCTTCGCAGAGAGAGTGTCTCGACATGCAATGGGTGCGTACATCATAGAGACTGAGACGATTCTGAAAGATTGCCTGAATCTACATAGCTACATCCGCTGGTTGAAAACACCTGACGTTTTTCGCCCGCCCGTCGCACGACCGATCTTCGGTTATCTAAAGAAAAGCAAGGAGCTCTACGGTGACAAAGCAATCCGATTCAAACTTGGCTACAAGGCCGACAATGGTTTCTCGGTTCCTCCTGCTGATACGCTTGACCTCCTTTATAGCGTGGATAAAGGCGAGGGATAGCGATCAACGGTGGCACATTGTAATAACTATCGTTCTATGTTCTTACATGTGCTTTGCTCGACCATGGTGGATGATGTTCCTAGCGCTATTCGGAATGGTCATGTCCTATCCGATAGATGAAAAACCTGAGGAGGTGAAAGATGAGAAAGAAGGTAAAGGTTGAGTCTCACCTGGTCGACATTCCTATCGACTGGGTGGGCATGATACATAAGCTGGAACAACAATATGGAACAAATAGGTTGTACGAGGATTGCTGGAACTTCATAGTTCCCTGCTCACCAACAGGTCGTCTTAACCAGACTAAGCACAACTCTTTGCTTGATGATTTTCAGAGTAAGGGTCGGATTATGCGATCTAGCAAGACACCAGAGGTGAGGTTCATTTCCCTAGAGATGGATTTTTCGGAGATAGAAAGACGTGTCTCACAAGCGACTGACAATAAACGATTTGACGATGCAGCATAGAATCATCCTGGCGTCCTTTGTATTCGTTCCCCTGAGTTTAAAAACCAGAGGACGCCAGACCCGCGACATAGTGAAGACGTGTCTCCCAGTTTTCCGCCAATCGTTCAAAGCACGTAGTAGTAGAAATTGGACGCTTGGTGTTTCAAGCTGCTGTCGCGTGCTCGTCCGTCTGGGCCTGTTGCAAGTGATAGGAACCATACGTAGGACTTGGTCTCCACCTAGAGGTGAGATGCAGGAGTATGATAGTCCTATCTATGGTTTGACGGAATCGGGCTTTACATACGTTCTAGGAACGATGGATCACAACCATCTATGTAGCGCGAAGCGTGCGTTTGATGGTTATGCTAATTACCCCTATGTTAACGATGCTAAGGCTATTGAATCATTCACAAAGTTCTCGGGACTATCAATTCTTAAAAGACACGAAGATTATGATGAAGAATATTCGGGTGACTAGTCATAGTATCCTTGATGATGGATGGCAGACAGGACTACCTACAGAGACAGGCGTCTATGAACGCGATCTTCTTGGTGAGTCAAGTAAATGTTATAGTAGGTGGACTGGAAGATTTTGGTGTATAGCCTACTTTGAGGTTGAACTAGCTAGAAATACTAAGGTAAAAAGCACCTGGCAGGATAGTGCCAACACGCCTTGGCGAAAGATCAAAGGAGAGACCTATGTCTAGGAACGTAAAGGTTACTTCTCATTCCGTTGAGAACGACAAAGAGTATGAAGAGTGGCAGGTGGGTAGAAATCCCAATTCCAGTGGAATATACGCTCGGGACATCCCGGGATGGGGTACTCCGGTGTACGCTCGATTCCGAGATAATGTTTGGTTGCAGTTTTGCAATGATGTCGAGGAAGCTTTTAGACAATCAATCCCATCCTTGATTCAAAACCAAAGTGGTAGTGGATGGAAAAAGATCCGGGGTCAAAAGTATGTCTAAGAAAACATTTGAACTAACCGACACAAAAGCAATTCGTATTGAAGCTGTCGAGATCAATGGCGCTAACTTTATATCCTTGCGTCAGATGTATAAGACAAAGAAAGTAACAGAGTGGCAGCACGGTAAGCAAGGTATCACGATTCCTGCAGATGAAGCTGCACGAATTGCCCGGATGATCTCAAAGTTTGCCTCGGATGAATCCACGGTTTACAAGACGCTTGATCTTGGGAGGAAAGATGAGTGACATTCCGGAAGGTTGGGTACTTGTGAAGGTGGAACGTTTAGATGCCATCAAGAAGCATCTCGACCTGGATCTTGATGAAGCGTATCGTGGCCGTGGGCTTTACGAGGAAAGGATACTAATCCGAAATATGCATAGGCTAGAAGAATCACTTGACTGGATCAGTGATGAAATCACGGGCATAGAATGGGACAAGGAAGAACTTCAGAAACTATTGAAGGACAAAGAAGATGAGAGATAATCTCAGTTGGATTGAGAAACTGAAACACGAGTTGTTGATGTCAAAGATGACTCACAGCTTTACGTTTACCCGGGACGAAGTGAAAGAACTTCTGGAAGCTCCTAAGGACGAGTTGCTGAAACTTCAGAGAATGAAGTACACCGTCGGTGTCGTACTGGAAGGTTGGAACATGCCGGAAGGATTACGCAAAGTCCTCGAAGCTGCGTACTTTCACGACATTCATCCACCTGGAGACTAAAATGGATAATTTTGGTTTGAGTGAAGAGCAAGTGGCAATACTGCTTAGTGGTTGCATGAAGCCGGAAGAGATAAACGGTGCTCAGGATGTTCAACATGAGAGGGTAGTAGAGTTGCTGCACTGGTTTGCACGTTATGCCCTAGGTCATGCAAATCCCAAGTGGCTGGTAGAGCATGCCATGGAGCTCGCCTACTATATCGCGAATCAGGGTGTCAATCGTCATCTTGACATGAAAGAGTTCAAGCAACAGTCTTTCCTGGAAGGGGTAAATATCACCGACACGGATCGAGGCATACTCGAACGGCTTGGTGTTGTTCAGCCGCGAGGAGAGTTATAGAAATGAATGAAGAACAGAAGAAGCCGTACATCATTGGGTGGGATTGGTTTCGGAAGGATTATTCCGAGCACAAATACGAGATCGGATTCTTTGGATCCTGTTTCGGTGTTACGCTCGGTTGGAGAGGTGCCGAAGATCCACATGTTGTGTTCACCATCGTTTGCGAAGATGATGGTAACTGGAGCGTGAAAACTGAGGGCAGTGCATCAACTGGATGGTTACACGAAGTCATTCGGAAGCTAGAGGAAGCCCAGGCGTGGTGTGATGAACACTGCGTCAAGGAAAAGTATGGATACGTGTTCAAAGGAAATATGGAGGTAGGTGATGAAACGACCTGAATTCTCTGCTACAGAGTTCAAGATGTTAACGGAACTCCCGGGAGCTTTAGAGGCTCTGGCCGACTATCACTCATATCAGGAGACTTGTGCGGATGCTTCTGATATGCCGAAGGCCGCACATTATCATGAGAAGCGCCGAGAGTATCTTCTTGACTGCGCCGCCTTCATACGTGGTAAGTGGGAGGATGGTGAGTATGCTAAATTCGAGGGAGAGGATCATGTTGGTTGAAAGACCAAAGTCGCCGTATGAGCTTGGGTACGAGGCAGGTAAGAATGGGAAAGCTATGTGGGCATGCCCTTACATCCCAAGTCAACATCAACAAGACTACAGGGATTGGGAACGTGGCTGGGCAAATGGATATCGCGATCGCCGCCTCACTGGAGGCTTCAATCCCTATGAAGAATACTAAGGCCAGAAGCTTTACTACAAATATCTAGAGGACGAAGAATGACTGACAAGACCATTGAGCAGCTGAAGGACGAGATGCTCCACAAGATGTTCGAAGAAGTGTGTAAAGCTAACCACGGCAATACGGATAGTGATTTTGTAAAAGACGAGGACGGCGATTACGAAAGGCTTGATTTGCAGATAGGGTTCGCGTTCTTCTGCGAAGGACGAACTTTAAGTGATCTGGCAAATGTTGTCAATCCGAAGACTGGTCTTAAGGCATGTCCGTTCTGTGCAGCAGAGGCTGAACGTTATCCCGATGGTGACATGGAAGGCTATTCTGTCATGTGCAGTGGATGGGTGAAGAATGAAGAGTGGTCCTTAAAGGACAACACCCGACACGTTTGCCCTATGGGTATCTTCGGATACAAGTCGCAGGAAGATGCGGATGCCTCGTGGAATACTCGAGCATAAGGAGAGTTAGATGGTTAGAATTCCTCCGGAGTCAAAGTGGAAACCAGATCCACCTCCCCCGCGTAGAGCTCCTATAGAAAAGTGGGTACATAAGTTCGCGGGATACATAAACCATAACTCACACTCTGGTTGGTACTTCCAACCGTGCGTAGGTTGGGAAAACCTAGGTGCACACCGTCCCCTCTATTTCCTGGAAGAAGATGTGACGATGCTGTCCCATATCAAAAAGATGGCGGAGAAGTCGGCAAAAGCGTTAAAGTTTAAAGAATATCCCAAGTGGACTGAGGAAGAATTCGATCTACATTTCTGGGGGGACGAGGGATACATTGAAGAGAAAGAGAAGTTGATCGAGGAAGCAAGGTTCATCCTCATGCACGCATTCAACCTCAAGGAGTAGCAATGACCAAAGTTAAAAATGATAGACTAGTGAATCTTCTTACTCTTACAGATGAAGAGCATAAAGCTATCTCAAGCTTCGCCACCTGGTGGGCAATGATCGAGGCGCAGCAAGAGTTAGCTGAAGATGCCATGGAGGACGGAGACATCGCTCTTCACTTCATGGGGTCTGGTGCCTCTACGCAGGTCTCAGTTGGAGATTTGAGAACTGTGATCTCCATACTTACCGCCGTACAGGTTAAAGCTGCAGCTTTGGATGTAGAGAACAATAGCCCTAAGTGGTTCGCGCATCCTATCGCGGATATGCTTGATCGGCATGAAGAGTGGAAGAGGAATTATCCGGATCAATATATCTTGGTTGATAAGTTTGAGGAAAAAGTTGTCTGTACATCCTTGGATGAGACGGATATTCTTGTCTGGCTATTTGAAATACCTTTGGTTGATCGTGGCAGATATTTACAGGTGCATACGAGTATTGATTGGTAGTTTCTCATACAGTAAATATTAGGGTAGTTCAAACCTAACATCACTGTATGAGGAATTATGGATCTGGATAAATTCACAAGCCTGGTTGGTCGTCTCTCGAATGAGTTTGAAGAGTCCGGCGTACCCGCGTCGTCGTACTTTCTGTGGGCGATCAAGAAGCAGAATGAGATTTACGAACTGCCAATCAACTCGGCTCCGACGCTCTCTGCCGAACACCTTAACGAGCAACCGCTGAAGCGTGTGCAAGGCTTTCTCAAGACACTCGAGAAGGAAATGAAGGAAGGTAAGGAAATCGAATTCGTGTTGGACAAGCGTGAGATCGCACTCAGCACAGAAAGCGCGACGGTGTGGGACGGATTGAATCTTCAACATGACGCCATCACAGCTGGTATCGAACCGAAACGCGCAATTGAGATATCAGACATCCTTTCTATCGCGTGGGAAGATGGTGGCATAGATGAGGTGGATCGTCAGATCCTGGTAATGCTTGCCGACTGGCTTGGTGATATGAATGTCTACATTCGTTCTGAAGCGCTGAAGTTTGGCCTACCGCACGAACAGAACCTGGCCATCATTATGGGTTCGAATTTCACCAAGCTGGGTGAAGATGGTAATCCTATTAAAGACGCTAACGGAAAATTCCTGAAGGGTCCGAATTTCATCCCGCCGGAAGAAGCAATGTATGCCAACATGTTTGGTGGACCACAGCTGGATCAGGAGTCTGTAGAATTTGAAGAGAAGGTGCAGCGAGTAGGTATGGTCATGAGTGTTCTTGAAGACCCAATGGATTCCATTCTTACCGGGGATGATATGGATATGTTAACCGATGGTAGCGAAGATGAAGTGGAGACTTGGTGATGAGTAAGCCGATTGATGATATCAAGGAACAGTTGACAAAACTGTTTGATAGCGCAGAGGACGATGAACTGGAACTGTTCTATTCCGATCTGGATGAGCTGAAGGATCACGTTGACGATCTTCTTAACGAAGTAGATACTCGTCTTGATGAGATTCAAAGCGAGGAATCGGAAGAAGAGGACGGAGACGAGGAAGAGTAAACAAAAAGACCACCAGCAGTAAGGGTGGTCTTTTTCCATCTCTGCGTCGTTTCGAATGCAATTTGATGCCATCGAATCCTGTCATTCAGAATTAGAAGGCACAATATGAACCCCATCCTCGTTACTGCATCACAGCTTGTTTCCTTGCTGGAAGCCCTCTACACCTTGAGTATAGACTACAAGGACAACGGTGCTGAACGCCGGCCGGACGAAGAAACCGAGCAAGAACTCAAGCATCTGCAGAAGCCTGTGATTGCCCAATGGGGCAAGGAATTGCCTGCCCTCCGCAATGCATTCAATGCCGCGTTGACGGGACGCTCGAAAGCAGAGCAGCTAGCGCTACTCGGAGAGGAACTCAAGCAGGAATTTCAATCATTCCGTTCGAACGAACGCTATACCTCAAGAGAGTTGGAAATTCTCAAAGCTCTCATAACATATCTACGCACCGACTCAGAGATTGCCCTGAAGAAGATTGAGAAATTTGCTGGTATGATGAACAACCCGTACATCTCCAAGCGCATGGCACCAAAGGTCGGTACACAAAGGAAGACCAGCGAATCCTTACGACAACTTGTGTACGAGTTGGTTGGTCGTGACGATACTGCACTTACTCTAGATGAAGCAAAACAGGTCAAGGACCTGAAGCCGGATGCGTATAAGCAATATCTGTTGTACCGCAGGGAACACAATCAGATTTGGAAAGACGCAGCAGTGAGTTATGTACGTAACTCTGGTCATTCGACTGTTCCGTACGAAGAGCTCCTGGCATTCCTGCACGCGAATGGTATCGATCACATGCTTCCTCTTGGATTCACTGGGCAGGTAGATGATCTGCTTAGGATGTACACTCACGATGGTCATCTGATTAACGGCGTCCCTTCCGTTATCACTTTCCCCTCGGTTGAGATGAACCCGAAGTATGGCAAGCCCGGTGGTGCAGATTACGTATTCCTGGCAATCAAATCTGATGGTCAAGGTAGCGCTCCGTTCTACACCATGGATTACAAGAAGGCGCAGGCAAGGCAGAAGTTTAGCAAGGTAGCCGATCTGTTGCCAAAATTGCAATCGATGCAGAAGAAGTGGTTCAACCTGGTCCGGAAATTCAATCCTCAGGACATCCGTTGCGTTGCTGCTGTTGAACTGGAAATCCTCTACGAGTTTTCCGCTCGTGTTGGTTCGATGGGTAATGCAGCAGGTGGTCAATCGACATATGGGATATCCACTCTCCAGGTGAAGCATGCCTCGGTCGATTCTGGTGGTAACATCGTCCTTCGCTACAAAGGTAAGGATGGTGTTAATACCGTGCACAAGATTTTGAAAGCAAATGCAAACCAGAAGTATGTGGCTGCAGCAATCATTCAAATGCTACAAGGTAAGACCGCTAAAGACCCGCTATTCACCTACGTTAAACCTACGGGTCGTCCGATTCGCGTTACTGGAACACAGGTAAATGCATTGTTCAAGTCGATGGGTGCTCCCAACGGAACTACGGTCCACAAACTGCGTACAGCTAAGGGAACACACGTCTTCCAACAGCTTATGCAGGAAGTCTTTGAGAAGAAACCACCTAAGGACGAAAAGGCTGCTATGGTAGTGTTCCAGAAGATGGCTGAAGCTGTTGGTAAGATTCTGAACCACGTTCGTAATGGAGCTTCAGGAACCAAGGTGACCGGGACAACAGCTCTTAATGCATACATCGATCCCGCTGCACAGCTCATGTACTGGCAGACTTTGGGATTTAGAATCCCTGCCTACCTTGAGAAATTCGATCAGATGAAGGAAGAATGAGTGATGAAGATAAACTCAGTCTTTCGACTTAAAGCTACCGCTCACGATACTCTTCCGGAACTTCCAGGTACTTCGAAGATCAAACCTGGTTATGTAAGGCTCTACCATCAAACGGAATTAAGTAACGTGCCTTCTATTCTTAAGCATGGCGTTCAAATGAGTCACGCTAAAGGGATTGAAGGTCCTCGTGGCATCTATGCGGATGAGAAGGGATTCTACGGTACTCCTGGAGAAGTCCCTACTGTTGAGTTTCAAGTACCCAAGAGGAATTGGGATAAGCCGCTTGTTCTTCAGGACGAAGTGAAGCCCTCGGACATCATTGCGGTACACTTGCCTTGGCACGAGCACGCGCGGTACATAGAAAATGACCCAGCTATTCTAAAAGAGGTGTTGGATGGTGAGCAGGATGATCTTTTAGACTCACCTGAGTATGGTCCAGCCATAAAATATCTTAAGTCAAAACATGGTGGCCACTCCGTCAAAGCACATAAACTGGACGAAAAATGGGTGCCTGGTATTCGTGGTTATCACGCAGCTACCGGAGCTCTGATTATCGCTCAAGACACCGGACGTATCCTGCTTCAGCTAAGATCCTCGACATCGGCCATGCCTAATACCTATGGTCAGTTTGGTGGATCAATAGATGGCAATGAGGAGATCGTCCAGGCGTTGCGTAGGGAAATTTTAGAAGAGACAGGTTACCAAGGTCCGATGAAGCTACGTCCCTTGACACCATTCAACGATCAAAAGAAATCGTTCGTCTACTACAACTACGTGGCTCTGGTTCCTCATGAGTTCGAACCTCAGATCAATGAAGAATCGGGAGGATACAAGTGGTTTCTACCAAATGAATTCCCACAGCCACTGCATCCAGGGATCACCTGGTTACTTAAAGATAAGCCTTCAACGAATACCCTACGTTTCTTTTTGAGGAAATGTAAAGACACCGTACAGGCAGCTGCTATATCAGTAGATAAAAAGCTACCAGCAGGGTGGAAAATCGAACGTTGGTATGACAAAGGGGCGCGTAGTTGGGTTGTCCAGCTCATCGACTCCAAAGACAACCAGGTTGGTGAGGCAAAGTATGTTCACTCAAAAGGTGAGGCTTTGAATATCAATTCAGAGGACTGGTCTAAGCGTGAGATTGAAGAACACCAAGAACGACATATGGGCTAGCTATGATAAAGATCAATTCTGTCCGGAGGTTGATCGCTACTGCCTTCGAGATAGATGCAGGATGGTGGGACAACCTCAGTAAGGAAAAGCAAGAGCAGTACTTAAAGAGACATCCTCGTAGTAAGTATGGAAAGACAGGGGTTGCAGAACCACAGTCAAAACCCAAAGTGGTACCGAGTCCTGAAGTTGAGCAGCCTGCGGGGAAAGTAGCCAAAGGTAAAGCAGCACACAAAGCGGCTTCAGTTACACTTGATCCCAAAGAAGTGCAGGCGCTGAAAGAATATACTGGTGTGATGTACCAATCGGTTAACAAGGCGTTGCGTGCGGGGAAGAATATTCCTGCAGCAGATAGAAAGGAAATGAAGTTGGTTGAACAAGCATTCGATAAGGCCAAGACAACTGAACCTCTTGAAGTCTATCGTGGTGTTGGTGCAACTGAAATGGATATGTTCAAGGATCTGAAAGTCGGCGAGTCCTTTGAAGATCGTGGATATGGATCGACGTCAACTGACAAGGACACCGCGGACAACTTTTCTCGTGGTGATAATCCAACGATACTGAAGATTCAAGTGCCGAAGGGTAGCAAAGCAATCTCCGTCGATAGTCTTTCCGTTTTCAAGAAAGGTGGGCACGCAACCCGTTCGGAAAATGAGATTCTGTTGAACAAGGATGCTAAGTATAAAGTAGTGGATATTAAACCAGGTAAGCGAGGTCAGCCTCGTATCATAACTGTCGAGTATAGCAGCTGAGGTAGAAATGATTAAAATAAATTCTTCGACGCGTCTAAGCAGGATGCAACACCTGATGATGGCGAAAGGTGAAGCGGGTCCTACCGAGGATATGGTAGAGACCTTGGGCGAGTGGCAAAATAGTGCGCTACCCGGTGAAGCCAAGAAACTCAAAAAGCAACCCTGGCCAGCAAAATTCAGACAGTACTCTGGCACTCTCTATCGAGTGATTGCCTTATCTGATAAAAATCTCATGAAGTGTATTGAGAACAAGATGGTCGGAGCAAAGAAACCTTCGTCCTGGACAAAGGACATGAAGGTTATTCGCGAATTCATGGGTGATTACTTTTTTAGCAACTCCATGGGTGACGCAGGAGATGATTCCAGTGCAGTTCTCCTTACCATAAAACCAAAACATTCCGACATCATCCTGGATGTTGATTCTATTTGGAAAGATAAATCCTGGTGTGCCTGGATTGAACACTTCAACGATCAAAGAAAATACTTCTCGGAAGGATTAGAGTTCCGAGATTCTCAACAGGAAGTTATCCTGGATATAGTGAATGTACCCATACACAATGTTCAGGTCATGACAGGGTGGTCGAATCACAAATTTATTTCCACGGAACAGTATGTGAAGGAGCGAGAGAAACAGCTCAAGCTACTTCATCCATATGGACGTTGATGGAGGTTGAAATGCCGACAAGCAAGATCAATAAGGATGCCCGCGAGGGCAAAGGGTCGAAGAAGACCTTGGAAAAGAAGTGGGATGAGTCGAAGTCTGCGGCAAAAGGTGGCCACGGCAAGAACAACTGGCCGTTGACCATGTATATCTACAAGAAGAAAACTCACCAAGCTTCATCCACTCTTGCTAATGCGATTGTCAGACTTCAGACTACTAAAATGACCGCTATGTCAGAGAATATGTCTCCTGAGGCTGACCACGTAGTACACACCATAACTGAGAAATTAGGTAGTGGCCTTCCGGTGAAATTCCCTAATGAAGAAGCCGTACAATGGATGGTGGGCAAGAATGTTACCCTGTACGTTACCTACCGCGCAAGTACTGATACTTTAGGCTTTCATATTGACCTGTACGGGGTCTCTGCAGCCTATGCGACTCAGCATAATTCTGGGCAAAAACTAGTGTCCGCAATACGTCAATCAGCAAGTAAGTTGATTAGCTCCACACGTCCATCCGAGCACGCATCTCTTCAAAAGATCGCATCGATCTAAAGTATAAGATTATGATGAAGATTAACTCCGCTCTACGCTTAGCATCAACTGACGAAGATGGGATGGTAAGAGAGGCTGATTCTTTCGATAACTGGCTACGTACTTTGCATTTTTCCTACGACCGTCCGGATGAGTACGCAAAGTACGCTATCCTAGAAGCTACACCACACGAAGTAACATTGTGTTTGCAGAATGAAGGTTGGGAATTTCGAGGTAAGCCGGAGAATCCTCCGTACAGATTCTCCAAAGGTAAGTTCGAGATCGAACTGGAACCTGCAGATTCCAACCGAACAAAAATTACGTCGCTTGAAGATCGGAACTAACAGTAGATAGTAAATATATGGTGTACCTAACCACTGAGGGCAAGATGAACCCAGATATAGAGGATGGGCAAAGTCTAACGATTGCCATGCCATATCTTACCGACAATGAGAATGCACACTTCGCCAAAGTTCTTGGGAACGAGATAACAAATAGAAAGTTGGCAAAATCTCTTCTGAAGAAAAATCCTCAAGAGATTTTTGATCTTGGTGACGGGGTAAAAGTTTACAGAGTAGGAACCAACAAGGGTTACATCTTTATGTACAATCCAAAGGAAGATCTCATTGGGTACTACGTACAGCTGGAAGAGCAGAAGAGATCTCTTCTAGGCAAGAAGGTAACACAGACTGCGGTGTGGCGTTCCATGGAAGATGAGAAGGCAGATGGACTCACCTACAAAGTGGTGTTTGATTATCTGCTTAAGAAATATCCAGCTATCATGTCGGACAAAATCCAAACACAGGACGGAAAGAATTTCTGGATCCGCCTAATGTTTCGCGCACTCAATCGTGGAAATAAAATAGTACTTGCTGATCTTAACTTGAGGTCAGTTGAAGAGATCGATATGCGAGCCGACCTCAGGTTGATAACAACTAACCCACCAAAGGATAATCCGTGGGGTCAGATGTTGAAGCACAAGGCAATGAGATTTGCTATCTTCGCGAAAGAATAAACCTAACCAGGTGAGATAAAGATGAAACACTTTAACGGCTACTATAGCAAAGAGGTTAGTTCTAACCTCCGGAAGGTACAGATCCATAGTGCATATTTTGATACGATTGAGTATCGGAAGACACAGATTGATGCGGGTTGGAAGGAACTTAAACCACAATTGAGTAAAAACTGGGAACACATTTGGTTTGATCGCTCGATTTCCATTCACAACCACAAGCTGGGAATCAACATCAAGGTCTCGCTGTGCAATGAGATATTCATCGACCGCAGGATTGGAAAGTTTGAGTTCAAGTCGGACAAGTACTATTCCAAATCGGTAGACGAAGCTGTGGCAAAGATGAAAGAAGTGTTCGCTCCCTACATTTACAAGAAGCAAGAAGTAGATACTCCGCAACCTGTTCTGGTTGCCTGAACTTCGAGTTCAACTCAATGAGGCTAGCCTCTCAAATTTCATCGTAATAGAACGATGAAAGAAGGGAGGTCCCAGTGCCCTCGATTTACCGCACCAATAACAAGATCACCCCAGCAAATAACATCAATGCCGATGTCGCAGAACGTGCTGTCTCCGAGATAGTTCCAACGTTCCAGCGTCGCTACTACAACGCGTTCCGAATTCAAGGTTTGGAATGCGTTGCGTACAACCGTCTCACTCAAGGTCGGAAGTGCAACTGCCAGGCTTCACGCAAGCAACTCAACGGCTTGTTGAACGAGGATGGCAAAGCCTCGGAAGGTACGATCAACCGTATGCTCACCGGAGATATGAGTTTCGACATCACTCCTTATGGGCAAAACTACACCGCCAATCATCCTGGTCAGTCCGGCGCGAACGGCGAGACGTCACCTCACAACTCTGGCACACAGTTCAACCCAGGCAACAAGAATCTTGGCGTCTTTGATATCGTTACACCCGATCTTGAATTCCCTTTCGCAGATGTCAACCCAGACGAAGAAGCCTTTGGGGACAATGGTCCGTCCAACCCGATCGACATTGATGATCTAATAGGCGACTTCGATACGTCTGTTCTTGGTTACTCAGACGTAGCATGTCCTATCTGCTTCGGCAATGGATTCGTCGGAGGATACGCACCGTTCAATTCGAATCGTCAGGTCTACACCGTGGCTGACCTCGCATTGATTGACGGAGATATTGATGTCACGGAACGTCCTTGGGTTGCCCGGGATGTTCGGGGTTTCAATCAAAAGATCATCCTGCCTAGAGGTGCCTTGCTAGTCGATGCATTTAAGGTCTGGAATGGTTTGAAGGTCGTACCTGTTCAGTACCAGGTCGATACCCAAACAATCACAAGCTTCCCGCAGCTGCTTGGCTTCTGCGATGGTAAGCCCCACCTCGTAACTGCATTGTTCTCAGGTGACTTTACTCACTTCGAGATTCAGTTCACCATGACGCACGAACAACTCTACTTTGAGTTTCCGAAGCGTCCTCGCTCTGCTGATACCTCCCTGCTTGAGCAGATGGAACCGTTTCAGATTATCATGAGCCCAAATATCCCACATATAGAATCAATGGACGTGATTGTCGAATCGCAGTTAGGAAAGGTCCTTGTGGTCCAGAATACTAACCCTTGGGTTACGAGGCAGAGGAATATCTTGGGTCCTGAGTGTCAGGTTCGGGTCATTCAGCCTCAGGAAATATTCCGCATACTGCCGCATCGTGGTCGTCTGCCTAACAAAGACAGAACAACTCAAGCAGTTCGCGACAATGGTTATGGTGCTTCGGACCGCGCTTAACATTCGAATTTCATTGTATCTAATCTATATCACGTTTCAGAGTGAGAACAAAAATGCAGATCAAAGCTGGGTCACGACTCAAAGCTACAGAGACTAAGGGCAAAACAGTTCAGGCCAAAACTAAACTGAAAATCAAAAGCAACAGTATCAAGCGTATCCGTGCGTCCTTAGCTGAGCGTAAGACAAAGGTATGTGCGGTTGAACTACCGAAATTCCGCTATATAGATGACGTCACGCGATTCCTGGATCAGATGGCGGGCGAGATTGATGAGTTGGATCAGATTATAAAGATCCAACAAAAACAGCTGGCTCACCTCCGTAAACCCCGGGAATGGATTCAGGCATCACTAGTCAAAGCCGCAACATTCGAGTTCAACATTACTCCGGACGCTGGTGCAAAACGTTCTCACCTGAAGCGCAAGATTGATCCTGAGTTGACCAAGGTTGTCGTCCCCCAGATCGAAAAGCTGAAAGAGCAATACGGATTGTCGGAAGATCTGTATGAGAAACATCGCACACTTGAAGCCATCGAGACCCAACTGGCGATGCAATTCCCAGACAAGCGTGGTCCTGCCTATGAGGAAGCGATCTCGTCCTTACGCGCGTTGAAGGCCAAAGTAGCAGATCGTCTGAAAGAAGTGCTGGGCTTCCTGAATGAGGTGGCTGCAGAACATTTGCCTCGGACATTCAAACGTTACATGGAAGCCATCGTGCAGGAAGTGCAAGAGCATGTACTGTTTGAATCAAATCAGGTGTTCCTCTACGTATCCGCTACTCCCGAAGGCGCCTTGGCATTCACGTATTACCTTATGCTGCAGAATGCTACGAATGATGAAGGCAAGGTAACGCCTCATCTGTACATCTCTGTGCAATGGATTGTTGGTGAGTCAGTGCATGTTCAGATCAACCACGAATATGAATTACCAAATGCTCTCATGAAGGATCCTGGTACTTCAGTTGGTTCTGCTGGTGAGGCCGTCAAGGCAATCTCTCATCTACTGGACATGGAAGATTTTGCTACTGCACTTGGTACCGTCCCTCTTGCAACCCAGTTAAAGATGGACCCATCGAAGATCACTGAAGGCATGTTCACCTATAAGTCATTCATCAAGAAGGTATCGATCGATGCCGATAAACTGGTGTTCGATCTACGACCGGGTGTGACTCCTGAACAACTAGATGAGATCAAATACCCTCTCTATCAGGAAGTGAAGTCGCTGTTTAAGAATTCTCGTTCTGCCAAACTTAGAATGAAGCCCTCAAAGAATTCGATTGAGTTCAATGTGGTGAATGTTGCACAGAAGGGTGAGGTAGATTATGGCGACGCGGAATTCCTGAAGGACAAGTTTGGCATCAACGATACACAGTTGCGTAAGGTCGTGAACATCCTGAATCAGGGTGAAGAAGAACCCAAGAAGAAACCAGAACGTCCTGGTTTGGAAGGTAACCCCTGGAATTTTAAGCCAGGTGAACGTCCGGAGGAAAAATGATTAAGATTAACGCTGCGCGCCGCCTTATGGCTTCATGGTTTGATTCCCTCTCTGAGATACAGAAGAAGGAATACGTAAAGGAACATCCGAACTCTAAGTATGCCAAAGGTTGGACTCCTAGTAGGGGAGAGGACGTAGACGACGTTGTGGATAGTGTTGACTCGCCTGAAGAAGAGACATTCCTATCTAAATTACGTAGTAAGATAATCGAAAGTCTGGGTGGTACTTCCAATCGCAAGGTATTGAAGACGCGTAAGGGATTCCCTTCTCAGGCAGTATTTGTTGGTTCGGATGGAGTTGAGAAGGAAGTCAATATCCAATATACTCCTGAGATGCTAAAGTCTGGTGACAAAAGCGTGGACTATGGGTATTGGAAAGATGAGAACACCTATGTCCAGATGACCAAGAAGCAATTCAGGGCGTTGAACAAAACGCAACTGAAGAATCTCCTACACCGTCAAGAGATATACGGTCTTAACTAGGAGCAGTTATGAAGATTGCAACGAATGCAGGCGCACGTCTTCTTGCTACCTCAAAGTTGAACCCTAAACAGATTCAGATGGCAACGGTGCTTTACCACATGAAACAGCACAAGCTGAAGGCAGAGTTCACGGACGATGACAAAGACATGGTTGTTGTTAGGTCAAACATGGCTCAGGTGTTGATGGCGTTGTCTGGTCTAGGTTGGGGTCATGAAGACGAAGAAGAAATAGTAGGTGGTCTGTATTGCTCGGGCGTCTCAGTTAGGGTGCGGGCACAGCAACCACTAAAGCTTATGCAAACATCTGTAGAGCGGGTGATAATATGCCTCGACACGACACCTCCGTCAACCATCCAGTCAGACGAATAGTGAAAGACAATTCAAAAGAATCATTCGAACTATATCAGACATGCAACCGAGGATTCCCTGTTGAAGCTGGGGACGAAGAGTTGTATGAAGATCCCGACGCTGAGGATATCCCCATCGGAATGTTGCCCGGGGCCGGTGCCTCACAGCACAACGTCAACACGGTTACGCAACCTTCGATCACAGTTCAGTCTTCGATTCGTCGTCTCAAAGCTACCACCATAGAAGCTATGGATTCTACATTGAACTATTCCAACGCTGAAGGCGAAAGAGCTATGAGTTGGCGCTGGAAATTCCTTGGGGACGACAAGAAGATTATTGAAACTGAGATTGACGGTGTATATCTTGTGGTTGGAACTGATAAGATGGACTATTTTGTCTTCTTAGTTAAAAATGGTGGGCCTCAAGGCTACGTACGGTTTCAATTGGGGCTAGCGGTACCTTCTCATTGGCAGAAACTAGTCTTTACCCCACACTCTTATATAAGGACGGCCTACCGAGGTAAAGGTTATATTTCATCAATCTACAAATGGTTTTTGAACTCAGCGGGTCGTGCTCTCCTATCCTCGGATAAGCATTCAGCGAAAGCTTCCGCTTTATGGAAAGGGTTGATGGGAAAGTATCCACACCAGTTCCTTAACCCAGCGCCCGCAACTCCTTATGGATTTGTCCCAGCCAATGAGGATGACAAGACGGATAAGACAGTAATGTTGATAGCCAAAGATCCACTATTGAAGAAGTTGCTTAAAGGAATAAAATAATGGCCTCAACACTACCATTTGTTTTCTGGAAAAGTCCGTTCATTGACTCAGTCATCCAGGCAGATATCACATCTCTTGTTCTTCAGGGCGAAACAATCACCTCGATTATCGCCCTGACAGTCAGTCCTACCTCAGTAGTTCCTTTGGTCCCGACAATCACGTCTGGCACAGCCTCAGTGATTCTCATGGATATAACTGGCGGCGTGGATCAAACCTCGTATGGATTTCAACTGCAGGTCACGACAAGCGCCCGGGTATTCCTGGTGCAAATCGCTGTCTCAGTTTACACTAGCCAGGAATTTGATCCCTACACTACGCAGAATCCTCAGGCATTCCAGGATCTGGTAGATCAGTTAGAAACTGGTAATGCGGCAATCGGCACTGCGATATTTTCCTTTCCTCCTCAGATAGATCCGCGAGGAGGATTCGTTACGTATGAGCTTCTGGCAGACGATGGCACTGTCTATGCAGCAGGGAACGCCTATAACTATCAGGTTGTTTCCAATGGGTTAGCAAATACTGTCAAGGCGCAATGCGTTATCGTTGCGCCTTCGACCATGCCACCGTCGTTAAACAACCAACACTATCAACTCCGCTACACCCTGGAGCTACCGCAGGTCTCAGGTCTGCCTACCGATCCTCTAACAGGTCAGGTTAGTCAGAACACGTTCTTCCAGTTTGAGAACATCCGCATAGTTGGATTGAATACGGTTCCTCTTGGCGTTCAACCGACCGTAGAACTTCAAGGTGCTCCCGCAACCCTGGCTCTGGTTACAGATCGTCTGTACGATTTTGTTACCGTGGAACTGTGGGCAAATGGCAACCAGTTGGTTATGCCTGTGCGCATCACAGAGTATCAACGCACGGCAGATGGTTGGTATTGGGCGGGTGTTGTCGACACCTCCGGCTTGATGGTTTCCTTGGTACCCTACACCGTCATCTGGAAGTACTGGATGTCGGCGAATCAGGCAATGGTTTATCAGGAACACACTGAGCTGTACGTAGTGAACGCATCCATCATGTCTGCTATCAACGATGTTCGTGCCAAGGTAAACAAGGCGTTGACAACGTTGTATGGAACGCCCGATTTGCTCTATACGGATCCTACGGTGATGACCTGGCTTCGTCGTGGTGCGGATGAGTTCAATGGTGCTTATGGTCAGTTCTCTTCGTTCACCATGACTAATGCCTTGGGTGTCGTTCGCGAGTACTGGTTGCTGTGTGCTGAAAAATATGCTCTGCAGGCTCAATACCTTGCAGAAGGAATGAAAGCGTTCAACTTCCAGGGTGCTGCGATTTCACTGGACGTCGATCGTACTGGGTTCCTCGAGACGATGATTGGGAATATCCAAACTCAATTGGATAACGAACTCAAACTTGTGAAACAGAATTTGATAATAAAAGGCAATACAACTGGAGATGGTTCTGTTGGTGCCAATGCAGGTGCTCTACAGATCGGCGCCATTGGGGCGGTAGGGTTAACAATTACTGCGGCTAATATGTGGGGTCGTAACTATAGCATCTCTCCACTTGGCCCGGCCTTTGTCAACGTCTCTCCTCAGTGAGTCCTATCGATGAAGATCAATTCAGCAACAAGACTATATGCTACCGAAGATGATTATCGAGATGAGTCTTTGATATCATTCAAAGCCCAAGGTGAAGCGAAGTTCATTATCCCAAAATTACTTAGGGTACTAGCCTATCTTGGGTCAGCCGGTGCCTCTCGCACTATCACCGTGGAAGATGTGCCTGCGTCCTCGCAACTAGGACTTGAAGAAGGCGACATGAAGTTTGGATTTGATGGTGATGGTGCGGATAAGATTCACGATATCATGGTTGATGGTGAAGAATATACTATCGAAGATGCATTCAAAGTTCAAGCCGACGCTAAAGTAGAAGAAGTCAAGGAAGACAATCTTGATATCTCGGCAGGAGGGAATAGTTTCAAGTTCTCTCATCCTTCAGAGGCATATAAGAAGGCTGCGGAATTCATTGATCGTCTTACACACGATGGTTACAAGTTCAATCCTCGTGGTGCCATGTCCTCGAAGATGGATGTGTTCTCAAAAGGTGGAACCGAGATTTCTATCAGCGTCAGGAATTCCATCCTTAACATAGATTTGTGGTGATTTCCATGTGGACTACCATAATACGATACGTACCTAGATTTCAATTTCCTCGCACCTTCTTTCGTCACATCTTAACAGAGTCGGATGGCGAGTCGTATGACCTGATTCGCCTACTTGCCCTCTGCTTTGGTACAGCGTTTGCAATCGGGGGTTTCGGCGGCTTCGGAATTATCGTCGCCTGGGGCTTATACCAGTACAACCATCATGCACTTGATATCAGTGGATTCTCCACAGCTCTGGCAGCGACGTTCGGTGCATTCTCCGCTGGATGTTCCGCCTTGGTTCCTGCCATCGGCTTTGCCCTAGCTAAGCGTGCGTCGGGTGAAGGTCCTTCCAAACCAGACTGTCCTCCGGGTGGTCCTCAAGGTCAATAGTCTAATTTGATTCCATGTTAGTGTGGTAAAGATCAATCCAAATCGAAAGAGGTTTTAAGATGGCTTATTCTTATGCAGAAGCAATTGCAACTTTGCAAACTCAAGGCTACAAGGTTGATGGCAATGGCGAGTGGGGTCCGGTGTGCCAACAATCGTGGTGGTACTACATTCGTTCTGTCGCTTACACAACTGGTCTCCCTATCGATGAACAAAATGCTGGGTATGGTTTTGCATACTCTGGCGTGGTGAACCCGAACTTTGCTACTGCGGTTTCGTCTGGTAAAGGTTACACTGCAAATCCGGCTGCTGCTCCCGCAACTGGTTCATATGCCACGAGCTACCAATGGAACTTTAGCGTCACTCAAGCTGGTGGTGAAGCTACGGCATTCGATTGGAACTACGGCGATGGCGGCACGGGTACCGGCAATCCTTCCTCGCACACGTATAGCGCTCCTGGCAAATACACTCCGTACGTTACCACGACGTTCTATGGTTCGTCGGTTGGTCCGTTCTACGCTAGCCAGATCACGGTAGTCTAACCATGTGGCAACGTCGAGTTCGAACAGCGCCTCGACGTGCTTCTGGTACGGCGTCGATTCGTCGTGAGTCTTATTCCACGGTCAATGGTATGAACACCAAGACTGGTTGGTATGAGATTCAGAACAAGGTTGCGAAGAGAAGTGGTGGAAGGTGTGAAGCTCGAATAAATGGTGAAAGATGTGGTGGTAAAGCCTGTGATTGCCACCACATAATTCCCCTAAGTCGCGGAGGAACTACGACCATGGGAAACGTCATACATCTTTGTCTAGGATGCCATACTCGTAGGCATCATCATATGCAGAGGAATAAGAAATGAAGATCCAAATCAATGCAACGAAACGCTTACTCGCGACCGAGGGAATTGAGATTGAGGCTGCAGGGAAAGAAGTAGCGACTCCTCCGGGTGCCAAACCAAAGAAGCCAGCTAGAAAACCGATAGCAAAACCGCCTGGTGCAGATTCAAAGAAAAAGAAAGCCCTCGAACGAGATATGAAGAAGATGAAAGGCGCTTCCTTGGTTAAGGCTGCCGGTTTTGGTTCTGCAATAAAGCAAGCTATAGTCTTGGGTGAGAAAGCGTGTAAAGCTGCGGGTGTCACCGTGAAAGACGTAGACATGCCAGAAACTACTGCGCTTATGTTTACTTTCGATAAGAAGAAACAACCCACCGCACAGCAAGCTAAACAAATAAAGAATGCATTCGTAACTGGATTTGTAAAGGATCCGTATAAGGTAGGTGACTTTAAGAAGGATCCGGATAGTAATGACATGGTAGATGATCCGAAGACGGAAGTCATCTGGACCATGGTCTTTTACCACAAAGACGAGGGTTAAGTATGTTCCAAATCAACGCTGCATTCCGACTATTCGCTGACGCGCACCACGAAGCGGGTGTAGCGTTGAAGGCTATCTCTAAGATCCTTGGTAAGAATTTCGTCATTGATGAACTTAAAGATCATCAAACAGTTATATGGCGCTCCTCGTTGTTCAAGGCTCAACTTGATTTGGATACCCGAGAAGATGTACTAGAGTTCAACTTCATGGACAAGGATAGCGCAGGTGGATTCTCTGCCGAAGGTTACAATGCGCAGACCTTGTTCAAGGACATACGCTACAACGTTTCGCAGTTCAAGCCTACCAAGAAGGTCAAGCCTGAGATCATGGATCTGCGCAGCCAATTCGGAGCCATACAATGATTGAGATCAATTCAGCATCGAGGTTGAAAGCTACTGAGGTTGAAGCTGCACCATCTAACACCCAAGGTGGGATCCAGGCAGAAGTAGCGGATCAGTTACGAAAGGCTAGGTATCAGGTGAAGATGTCCGGCAGTTCAATCCAGGTATTGAACGGTACGATTAGTAACGTCACTTCCTTACTGAAGAATAGTGGATGGACGTTCGACAAAGCAAAGTCACGGTTGACTCATGGGCAATTAGATTACTACATCAACCTCTCTATGGTTGGTGGCACTACGACTCTAAGTGTTAGAGACTAAGGATAAGAAATGAGGATCAACTCAACTCATCGTTTAAGAGCAGACCCGGCGCAAGCGCCAAAACATTTCGAGGACGTGGGTAAGACAGCTGCAGCATTGGAGAGTGCAATGGCCTCTCTATTTGGCAAAGGTCTTAAGATGGACCAATCAGTTGATGGTGCTCATACTTCCCTGTCGTTCTTTGCTCCATCCACGACCCATGATATTGGTGTCAACGACCTGCGTCGTCTACAGACTGCGATGTTGGAAAGCAAGGCCCTGTTAAGTATTCATGTTGTGAGTGGCAAACCAGTCTTCACCTTTGAGATTGAGAATTGAAATGGATAAAGACGAAAGCAAGCTTCACGAACTGATTGTTCTATTCCTCCAGGTTAATCCAGAACCCTCAGACGATCAATTCCACGCGTTGGCACATTCGTTAGGCGTTGACAAAGAAACACTCGAAAGCCATGCATACGAGATGTTGGGTGATGAGATTCACCATGAGGAAGACGAAGGTGACGACACGCAACTGAATGAACTAGTTGAAGGTGTATCGACTCACTTCCAGGAAGGCGAAGAACTAGGTGGTGGCGAATATGGTGAAGGCTACCCTATTGAAAAGTCTGAAGCCTCGTTCTCCATCAATGCTGCGTATCGTCTGACTGTGACCGCAGAAATTACTGAGTATGATGACGGTGGTCAAGGTGAAGAAGGATTAAGCGAACAGCAAGAAGTTTTGCAAGGTGACGATGATCCTGCGACAACCAACACGGACGACATGGTGCTGAATGACGGTGCACCTGTTGGTCAGTCGACGGATGATGAGATGCAGGACTCCGCATTGGTTGATGGAGTAGGGCCGGACGATACAGGGATAGGCTTCGAGTCGGATAAGTCGATGCTGTTGAATGATGGAGCCCCAGCACTTCAGTTACAGAATGCTTCGGCTAGGCGGTTGACTGCGGCCCAAAGTAAAAAGAAACCTCCACAAAAAGTGGAAGATAGACCTGGTAGGTTTGAACCAGCACCAAAAGCAAAGGCTCCATCTACCAAGCGAGGTCAAGATAAATGGCTTCGTATGAAAAAGACTCGGGACCAATGAGGCATTATGGCGAACCCTTTCCTCTCCTCATTAGGTGTGCCTCAGCTTGACCAGGCCCGATCGCCTACGGTGAAAGGGTTTCCAACGGGCATGAACGCAAACAACATAGCTGAGTGGACGACAGCAATCCACGAATTGATTCCCTGTGGCGAGGCATTGAGGGACTGGGGAATCGCTATCAAAAACTACGTACGCTTGTGTGAAAAACGTCAGGTCTTCCCTTTCTCGAATACGAGTGTAGATAGGAACGACGAGATAGTTGACATACTAAAGATAGCACGAGAGGATTTTGTTCGCTTCGTCAACAAGAACCACTTCTTCCGGGACATCAAGATCCGGACGACACTTAGGCAAGTACATTTGACTGAGAATGGATTTGTCTTACGTGTGTACGCGAAAGCACGTATAGATGATCCTTCATTTATCAAGTGGTTGGAACATCTACCGATGCCTTACAATTTCCCTACTGTTCAACCCGATGCACCCAACCGGTACATCAAACGTCTTACCCACAATCTCTCACTCTTCGTTGAGTCGGAAGCACCGATGTTGAAGGAGAGATGGTTGGTAGGATACGAAATTTCCATCCCCATGTTTCCTACGCTGCCCAACGAGTTGTTACCTTCGAGGGCAGAGATTGAGGAATTCATCCTCTCAGTTCTGTGGCTTCCACTAATCCGGTCGATGAGACCTTTTGGTATGCAACACCGTTTGATCTAACTTTGGAGTCTATCCATGTCTTTCCTTTCTGATTTCTTTTCCTTGTTTGGTTCGATCTATCACGTACTGCTTGAGCTACCGTTGCTAGGTATTGGTATTCTGGTCGGTGGCTTCGGCTACCGTTTTCTTCTGCAGAAATATCCTAGCCTCCTGTCTTCGGCAATCACTGATGTCGGCACAGAGATCTCGTCTCTTACGTCAGACGCACAGAAGATTGCTTCTGCAGCAGCTACAAGCTTGCCGAGCACATACGGTTCCACGACTACGAAGTAACAGTTCAGTCTTAGATGAGGAATAGTAAATAGTACGGTGCAATGTAGTTCACGCTGGTATGGGTTCCAGGTCCTAACAAGATCTGGAACCCTTTTGCTTTTTGCCCACTATCCCTAAGTTAGCAATTTGATGCTAATGCCGGTTCGATTTTATTGCCAGAAACCGGTATGAACTATTCCGACACGAACCATAAAATGGAGTCAGGGATGCCACTACGCCCGACAACAAATCTCGTAATACCGCAGCATCTGATGTTGCCGAAAGAGGATCTTAAGAAAGGGTTCATGTATATCTACTCAGCTGCCTACAAAGGTTCTGAGACAGCATTCATGACCGGACTGTGGGCCGCACCGTTGTTCCCATCTGTTTACAAGGATCCCCGTTTCGGCAAGATCAAGATGCGCGCGGCTGCTGAGCAACTGTACAAACGCACACCCGCTGGGTATCTGAAGGTGCGCAAGGTCATGGATTCGAACAATCCTCACTTTGCTGTCTCTGTACCACTCATGGTTTTCACGAAGCATGGCGTGGGATCGGTTGCAGATTTTCTGACACAGTGGATGCTAGGTTTTGCACACGCAAAGAAAGCTCAGGAACAACCTGAAGGTTTGAACGACCAGGTGTTTGCCCTGCAGGACGAACTGAAAGAGTTCGTGAAGGAAACGCAAGCTCAAAAAGTCATCCCGACCCAGAAAGTTATCGATGCAATGGGTTTGGATGCTATGGGAGCAAATTCCCTGAAGCAATGTCTCTCAGGTATAGCAGTTCGCGTTCAGGGCAATCTAGTTATTGTCTTCGCGGATTTTGTGATCTCTAAGGCTGAAGCACAACAGCTGACAGTTACAGATTGGTCGACGATTCGCAATATCGATATCTACCCATTGATCCTCCACTGGATGGATTCGGGTTATGGTGCACGTGGTACTGTTCCTCTTGCCTCGTTCTCTGTCTCTTCGATTGCATTCTCCCTCCCTCCGACACACTCTGATTCCGCACGCATCAATGATCTAGGATTGTCGATTGGTCCGGATGGTAGGCCATACTTCCTCCCGAAAGAGATCGACAAGCAGCAGACGATTGCATATGAAGATCGTTACACCAATGCAGGTCAACGTGACGACGGATCATTCGCATTCCACTCCCTTGCGGAAGGCTCTACTCTCATGGAGTCGGGCAAGGAAGTAAAGAACAAGTTGCCAATCAATATGGTAGTCTCTGTTGACTGGTTGAATAACAAGTACACGTACACCAACACAGAAGGCAAACTGACGGTGGAGGATCTGACACGATTCCAACCGGCTAATGTTTCGCACCTTCGCACTCTTTTAGACAAGAAGCCTGTCACGGACAAAGAGATAGCGTGGTTTGTTCAAATGGGTGAGGCTGCTGGGGTTGCACAGTCAGACTTCGTAGTTAGGGAAAAAGATCTGGTCGGCATAGAGTCGAATGTGGTGGGAGCTCTTGAGAAGAACGACCATAAGCCTAAAGAATATTTCGACGTAGCGCTTAAAGCATGGTTCAAAGTACATGGTGGTGCTGCGGAAGGTGTCAAGTGCACGATGTCGGAGATTAGTGAGAATGGATTCCCACCATTTGCACCTCTAGCACGTTACATCAAACGTATTGAAGGCGCAGTCAAGGATAATCTCGAAGCAGTGTACCTTAAGTATTCGGTGTCAACTGTAGAGACGATGTTTCCTTGGGTCGTGATGATCTCGCACTACACAGATAACATGCCGGAGCTGCGCGCGAAGGATGAAACGAATCGCGCCGCTGCTATCAACCAAGGCATTGATCCCAATTGGAAGATGCCTTCGGTTCCTCTTGTTCGTTCTGACATGGGTCTTCTGCCCCACCAGATCAAGATCGAGAATCTCATGAAGGACGATCCTGAGTTGGCGATCATGCCGGTTCAGGCTGGTGGTGGTAAGTCTCCTCTGTTACTGCTTGATATCCTTCAGAGATTCAAGGCAGATAAGGATGCGCCATATCTAGTTCTATGTCCGAACCACCTTGTGCCTAACTACGTCAAGGAAGCGGTGTACTTCACCGACGGTAAGCTTAACGTTATTGCATTGACTAATGTAGCTATCCGGCAGAATGGTTGGCCTCGTCTTCAGAAGATCCTTGAGGCAGCACCTCGCAACACCGTGGTGGTTGTAGCGTTGGATACTCTGCGGTATCGCGCACGTACAGTTTCGTATGGTACAGAACCCACCATCGTGTTCCCTGTTATCGACTTTCTGCGTCAGTTCAGTTTTAACTACGTAGCAATCGATGAAGCACACAAGATCAAAGGCAAGACTGCTCGTAACAAATCGGTGATGGCTCTTCTGGCAGATATCCCGAAGAAACGTCTGGCGTCTGGTACGTTCGCTCACGATTCTCCATCCGATCTTGCACGTATTATCGGTGCATTGGACCCAACTTTGTTTGGTACCAGAGATGAGTTCAACTCAGAGTATGGCGAAAAGGTTCGCGGTGACCGCGTTCTTACCTGGAAGCCGGGGGCAGAGAAAAAGATCATGGACAAGATCAAGTCCAGGATTGTTGTTGCGGGAGCCATGCGTAAAGAATGGGCCGCATTCTTGCCTAAGCGCGTTGAATGGCTAGGCGGTGTTGATCTAACAGATGCACAGCAGGCAGTCTATCAGGATATTCTTAACGCAACGATTGAGGAAATCGAGAAGGACGCCAAGACCAAGAAGCAGTTGCGTAAGTTCCTGCAGAAAGGTAAGCCGGGTGGAATGCCAACCAATGATGAGTTGGCAGATGAGGAAGATGATGAGGAAGAGGAAGGTACAGACGAACAGAAGGCAGCAGACGAGGATGAAGATGAAGATCTGTCTTCCATGCTTAACCCCTACCTTGCACGTCTCGAACAGTTCCTTATAGCACCAGGATCTGATAAGGTCGGTAAGATTATGCTTAAGGGTGAGGACCTGTTAAGCCCAAAGGTAACGAAGTGCTACGAACGTATTCGTTCGCATCTGTTTGGTGGTGAAGTAAAGAATCCGAAAACTGGTCAACCGATGCCTTATGGTCCGTTCCCGGGTAAGGTCTTGGTATTCGTTAACCAGATCGAAGCAGCTGAGGAAGTATTCAACAAGGCGCCACCTGACCTGAAGAAATACGGCATTCTCTATAAGGCGAGTGACAAGGTTGAAATCCTATCGCAGTTGGAAAACAACCCAAACAAACGTTGGATGGTGGGTGTTGTTCAATCGATGGAAGAAGGGCTGAACCTGCAAGTCGGTTCACGTATCATTCGCCTGTCGTCGCCTTGGAACCCCGGTAGCCTGGAACAGTCGAACTCTCGTATTGAACGTCCAGAGTTTAAGAAGAAAGACACGCGTTCAGAAATCTTCTTCGATACGATTGTTGCTGACCAAACGTATGACATCACCAAGCAAGCACGTTTGATCGCCAAGGTTATCGCATCGGCTAAGTTCGAGAACACCGATAGTCCGACGTACGATGAGATTCCGAATATGCCTGTGGTTCCTATGAACCTTGACACGATTCGTACTCTCAATTCATGGCATTACGTGAATGAGGAAAATCCTGGTCTTGTTGAGTACGCGGATGCCCAAGCAACCTATATGCAGGTTCGTAATGACGACTATGCGGCATACAAGGAAGCCTATATAGCAAAGCACGGTGAAGGTCCGATAATGACTCCGGTCGAGGCGGCACCCACACCACCAGATGCCAAGCTATTATTGCGTACCCCGTATGTTCCTGGCCTTGGTTTATACTCTGAGAAAGAACTAGGCTTGAAACGTATCGATGAGTATTTGAATCTGGCGCCACCTTCCTCAGAGGAAGATGAGGATGAAGGACCGGCAGGGGATGACGAAAGCATGTACGGGGTGTCTCCTGAGGATCTGCAGCGTCGTGCGGAGCTAACGGGTCGCCCGGTTCATACTGAGTACGGCGATGGTGTGATTATCAAGGTAGCACCAAAGCTTCGTTGGATTCGTGTTGCATTGCCGAATGGATATGAAGCACGTCTACGTCAGTCGCAGGTGTTCCTTATCACCCGCACAGAAACCTCCAACAAGGACATCCGCAAACTCATTGCTCGCCAGATTGGTGATCTGCCTCCTTCGACCGAACCAGAAGTACCAGCAGAACATTGGGTACCATTGAAGGAACGTTACAAGAAGTTGTTTCCGCAACCGAAGGGAAAAGGCAAGACCATTCCCTTTCTCGAACCCAAGACTCAGAAGCAGAAGCAGGCCAATCCTCCAGTCGAGAAGAAACCTGTCGATCAGTTGTCTATCGAGCTTACGATCTTCATCACGAATGGCTTCCTTGGTTTGGATTATCTGATGGACGAAGCAAATCAAACGGCTATCAAGGTATTGCAGTCCCATGGGTTCCGTTCGACTCCGGCATACTTCTATGCTCGCATGCCAGACGCGAAGCGTATGAATATCCAGATGAAGTTATGGCATGAGAAGGGTCTGGCGATGGATGCCTCGTTGATAAAAGCTGGTGTACCTGCTGCCTTTATGGAAATGTATCGTCTGCTTCAAACAGGTCAGATCAAGAATCACAAAGAGACCTACAAAGCAACTCGCGAAGCCAATGTCGCCAACTTCTATCGGTTGGAACACAAAGCTTCGAACGATAAGACGATCTTCAAACCATACCCGATCATCCAGGACGGATCTGCTTATGTTGCATTGCCCGCTCAGGGTCAGGCTGGTACTAGGGAAGCAATGAAGTATAAGCGTGCATCGATTCGTTGGTTGCATTCGGATCCTTCGTTGGCATACTTCGGAACAGTGGCTCAGATTATCCAGGTAATCAAAGCACTGAGAGATGCCGGAGTTAGTGTAGCAAACATCAAGGAACTTGACAAGGAAATCACCAAACTCAAGACCATGAAGTTCGTTGCGCGTCCTCCTGAAGATGTGAAGGCAAGCGATACTGGATTCTAATCAATCCAATTTGATTGGTAAGGTGGTGGGGATTAATCCCCACCACACCCTTTCGAGGAGCGTCAAATGTATAGTAATGCAGTAGAGATTATTCGCTCGTTTTGTCTTGCCAATGGTCATCCGATTTCTACGGGTCCGCTGAAGTGGGACGAGATTGAAGCTTATGCATCGGTAGCCAAGGCGCAGTACAGGGCGCTGCCAGATCAGGTTAAGGTAAGCTTGGCCAATGTGTTCACTTACCCTGTGGTTGTTCCCTACAATGCACAGCCACATATCATTGTCGAGTCGCTGAGCCCAGTTCCTCCTGCACTGGTTGAACAGATTGAGGCGTATCAAGAAAATCCACTTCCTGGAACTTAATTATGTTCAAAGTAAACTCAACCGCGCGCTTGAAGGCTACGCAAGTGAAAGCATCTGAAAACAGAGATAGTTTCCATAAAAAATTGTCCACATTTGAGTTAGGAAGAAAATGCATTGAGGCCGCGAAGAAGGCAGAGAAGCAGAATGATAGAAGTTTTGAAGTTGTCTTTGAGGTCATCAAACTCAAAACCATCCCGACAGAAAAACAACTGAAACAGGCGGGTGCGGAACTTGCATATGGTGACGTGGAAGAGAATGGGACAAAAGAAATAAGCGTAACCTGGACCTACGCAGATGGATTTCCTGGTGTATTCTTTACTGGTAAGAATGCAGCTGGTAAGGAACAGGATGCGAGTAACTCAATGCTTGAACCTATAGGTGCTCCCGATCCAGCTGGGGATGAAGATGAGTTAGTCCAATACATCGAAGCGCAAGAAAAGATGATCTCAAAATTGAAGCATCTCAAGTAATCAAAGAACATGTAGTAAAGTGAGGTTAGAAATGACGAAAGAACTCCAAGCGACACTCAAGAAGCTTCTACAGGAATTCGAGTACGACATCAAAGATGCGGAAGAATTCACTGCCACGCATGTTCACCAATTCATCGAGCTAGCTGTTCTGAAGTTCGGTGCAACTCAAAAGTCCGCTGCTGAAGGTCTTGCTTACGCATCCGCATGGCCCAAAGCTCTCCTGGACAAACTCAAAGACATTGAAGCTGGTGTAGTATCGGATGTAAAAGCTGAAACGAAAGTTATTGAAGCGGAAGTGAATTCGCTCATCAAACCCAAGCCGGCTTCTGCTCCTATTACACCGACAACCACTCAGGTTCAACAACCTGCAGTCAAGAAGGACATGTCCTTCGATATCACAAAGTAAGCGGAGGCATAAATGACTGGTAAAGCTATGGGCAATCACGGCCCAGCCTACGCGAAGAACGCACTAGCGGGTTCTGGCACCAACAACCTACCTGACCTGTCGATTGGTTGGAATCAGGTTATGGGCAAGACTGGTGACTATGTTGTTCTACCGGCTTCCAACATCCATGGACGTGACCTTGTTCATCGTGGTTACTTCTTTCAAGGTGACGGCGAGGCAAACTTCACGGTTGAGTTCACGCTAGCTAACGCTGGCCTAGCTAAAGATCCTGCGGCTCAGAATGTAGTACCTTGGGTTGCTGCTCCAACAGGTGCATTGACTAATCTGACGGGTTCGGCAATCACAGATAATGCAATCTATTGGTATCAAGGTGCATTCGCCGCGGTAAAGATCACGTTCACCGCTGCCGGTAATGTGTGGATAGTAGCTAGATAAGGAGGATCTGATGCAAAGGCTTCCAAAAGCTTACTACGAGGATCCGAACTACAAGACGAAGACAGAGTTGCGAGCTAAGAACATTCGCATATCTTCGTCTACGATTGACGAATCCTTGACCAACAAGAAAGTCACTGATGTATCGCAAGCGGTACAGGTAGTAGATGCAGAGAAGGACATGTCGATGTTGGGTGGCCTGGATATTTCCTGGTTACCTTACGCTGCCAAGGTCTACAATATTTCTCCGCATATCGAAGACTACATTCTTGTCTCTACCATTATCTGTCCATCTGATATCCCGAATCGTAACGGTATAGCATTCCCTCGTTCAGAGTTAGCAAAGTTTCAACCACCGCCAATGAACCGGATGGTGTACGAAGCGTGGACGAAATGTCCGGTGCACTATGAGCACGACAACGAAGATCACACGAAAGCGTATGGGGTGATCTTCGATTCATCATTCCGTAAAGTGCAGGGTTACGGTGAGGGAAAGTTGTGGAAGGTCAATGGTCTGAATGGGATAGATAAGCAGAAGAACCCTGAGATGGCCAGGCGTATTCTGGAAGGTGAAGTCAACACGTACTCAATGGGTGCTCTTGTTGATTACTTTGAGTGTGGATTCTGTGGATCAGAATGTTCCTCCACCCATGTCTGTCCTCACATTTCATCGATAAAGAATGTCAACTGGAGTTTGCAGCAACATTGGGATGGTCAAAAGCACCTGGCATTCCTGAATGCATTCGGCATCTCTCCTATTGAATGTTCTATTGTTGAGGATCCCGCGTGGGCCCCTGCCTTGTCTGACACCGTGTTCGAAGTAGATGATACAGTTCGACCATGGGATAAGGACAAGACAGAACCAGATGTAAAGAAAACGATTAAGGATCATCCTTCGTCTTCGTCTCACAATTCAATCTTCGATAATTTCCCGACTAAGTGGTGATCCTATGTTTAAGATAAATTCAACAGCGAGGTTGAAAGCCTCAGAACAAGTGAGAGCGGCATCACCAAAGTCGAAGAAGGAATTGGACCTGGTAATGAAATCTCTGACGACAGTGCTCGGCAATAGTTACAAGTCAGAGAAACACGATGGGTTGGAAGATGTATACTGGGAATTCGACGAGAAGAACTCCCGTGGCGGTGGAGATCACGTGCTGTTCTCCATTATGTATAACCCTTCCACGGATGCCATGAGCTTTGAATTTGCCGGAGAGGATATCGACTACACCTCGAAGCCGTGCAGGGGTGCAGGGGAACTTCTGCAAGGCCTGCACTTCTGGGCGCGCAGTAAGCACTCCAGTAGTAAGACGGAACTATCGGTTCTATCTAAGTTGTCGCGAGTAGTAGCAGAGCGTTGATTGAAGTTTAAGAACCCCACCATGTTTTCGGACGCGGTGGGGTTTTTCTTGCTCAGATCCCGTCCAAAATTCCAAGGTTGCTCAACCCGTAATTTGATAGTAAGCAAGAATTGAACGGTGGCGCCACCACTCCATTCTAGCTTTCACAACCTACAAGGAGCGCATAAATGGCGATCAACACGAAGAAGAAACGTGTGCTGGCTGCGGAAAGCAAGGATTTCCCGCAGGCAACGACGCACTTCGAAAATGATACCACGAAGCCTGTTGAGGAATCTGGCCAATCGGTTAAGAACCAGCAGGAATGGAATGACATTCTGATTGATCCGGATGACGAAAACTACGGCAACACTCACTTCCGCAACGAAGCGAAGAAGCCGGATGATAAGTCGAAGGGTAACAACCCGACTACCGCTGCTGCAGAACCTCGTCCGAAAACCAAAGCTACTACACAGGCTTCGAAGAAGATTGAAGCTCTGTTGGCTAAGGCTTCTGGTGGTTCAGCTAGTCGTCTTACTGCCGCTCCGGATGAATTCGGTGCTGCTGAATATACGCAGGATCTTAGCGGTGAAGATCCGAATGCTACATTCAAGTCTGGTGACGTGAACTCGGGTACTGGTACCAAAGCTAAGGCTGTGGCCAAGAAGAAGGTCAAGGCTGAACGCGAAGATCCGGAACACGACGAAGAAGTGGAAATCGATGCAGGCGAAGATGGTTCGCAGGCAACTACCCATTTCCCGAATGGTGACGACGAAGATCCTACTGATGGTTATCTAACCGTTGGTGAACTCGAAGAGCTGGATGCAGAAGATCCGGAGTTCGAGGACGAGGATGAAGAAGTGGATGCAGATGCACTTGAAGAGCCTGCCGGTCAAACTCCGCAACAATCGTTGCTGGATGTTACCGATGAGCATGACGAAGTGGATGCTGATTTCACTGAATTCGACCACGCTGAAGACGAGGAGCATGAAGAAGGCGAACCGGAAGAAGTGGAAGACGAAGCACTTGAAGACGAAGGTCCCGCATTGGCATCAGCTGATGAGATGGATGTGGTTGATGTTGATGGTGCAGATGACGAAGGTGACAACTGCGCTTTTGCTTCTAATGGGCTGACTCTTCAGGTCATTAAGGGCAACCGCATTATCGCCTACATGGGTAAGAAAGTTGCTACCAAAGCTGGTGTCGCCGATGAGTATTTGTCGGATGAATTCCAGGACGCAACGATGGCAGAGATGTCAAAGCATGGTTTGCGTGCAGGCTTGGGCAAGCAAGGTTTCGTTATGGCGAAGGTTAACGTCTCGCGTAATGAAGTCCTGAATCGCCGTGTTGCTGCCAAAGCTAAACAGGTTACTGCTGCAGTTCGTCGTAATCAGGCTAACTCCAACGAAGCCCTTGGTCAATGCCTGGCTATCGCTGCTGTTGGTATCAACCGTCAGTATTTCAAGGATACACGCAATGAGTTGCGTGCAGCTTTGGAAGAAGAACTGGAAGCCGCTGGTGTACGTCAAGCAGGTCGTCTGGTTCGCCGTGTGTTTGCTTCGAAAGGTATTGACTATGCAAAGTCGATCCTGACTCTGGCTAACAAGCTGGTGAACATGCCGGAAGAAACGCGTAATGCATTTGCTTCGGCACTGGATATGACCACGGGTGAACTGGAAGAAGACGAAGAGTTTGGTGATGTTTCTTCGCCGGACTTCCAGGAAGAGGAAGTTTCGGAAGACGAAGGCGACGACGGTGATTTTGTCGATACCTTCGAGGAAGAAGATGAAGCTCCGGAAACTCTTCACGCTGCTTTGGTGAATCCGCTGCGTCCGCAACGTAAGACCAAGGTGAATGCTGGTACGTATTCGCCGACGGCTCAAGCGATCCTCAGTGGAACATGGCGCTCGTAATTCACGGTTTGTAATTTGATGGTAAGCGGGGTGAGTCGCGTAAAGAACGATTCACCTCACTATAAGGATTCTTAGGAAAGAAATTAAGGAGAAGTTTAGATGATCTCTCGTCCCCTGACTCGCATCGTTAACTCGATCGAAATGGCTGTTTTGAGCACGCCGCAGGTGCCGTATCCTTCGTTCGCAGAAGGTATGGCTCTGGTGCGTACCGCCGGTGTCACGTCTGCAGGTGTTTCGCCTTCGACTGGTACCGCTACCGATGTATTTGCTGGCTTTGCTTTTGCTGGTACTTCGGCTTACCCGTTCCAAGAGAACTACACCAATAGCGTTGAAACGTACGTGGTTGCAGGGGGTCAGATTTCCCTGAACTTCGTTCCGGTCGGCTCTGGTACGGCACAAGTTCAGTTGTTCATTTTCGACAACACGACCAATACTCCGGTTACTCTGACTGGTGCAACCCAAACGACCGCGGGCTCGACCACGGTTACGGGTCTGACGACCGGTGACACGGTTACGGCAACCTACAAGTTCGCGACTTCGATTATCCAGGAAGTTTCGATTGTTGGTAACGTTCAACCTGGTGGTTACTCGGGTGCTTTGGTTGGTCAAATCGGTGTTATCACTCGTGGTGTTGTTTACACGGACCAATTCGACGCTTCGCAGAATTGGGCAGCTGCTTCGGCAGGCGCTGCAACACAAATCATCCTGGGCGCTAATGGTCAACTGACCCTTGGTACTCCGGTTGGTGGTGGCGGTGCCGCACTCGCTGGTACGTTGTTCCCGGGATTCGTTGTTGCAGCCCCGAATGAATACTACCCGTTCCTGGCTGTTGAGTTCTCGGCTAACGCCTAAGCCCAACACTGACATTAGCAAAGAATAAGGAGTTTTCAAATGGTCCGTCAAAAGGTTAAGGTGCGCGCTTCCAAGACGCCAATGGTTGCAGCTACCGAATACAAAGATGGTTCTTCGAGTGAACGTATGGTTGGCCGTAATGGCGAACTGAATGCGTCGAGCAAGAAGGATCTGTTTAGTCGCCAGGCAGCGTTTATTGCTGCTGCCTCGCAAGGCAAGATCGTTGCGAATGAAGTGTTCGCATCGGCAGAGAAGTTCCAAGACGTTCGTAAAGAACTGGTTCAAGCAGCGTTCAACGACAAGGAAGCTTATCGCGTCCTCGGCGAACGTATGGCTGACAGCCTGTACCAAACCTGTAACCGTCAAGGTTTTGCACGTAAGTACCTGACGAAGATTACGGTTGAGCAAGGTTCGATTCCGCGCTTCCCGGTTCGTCTGAAGAACGTCACGGCATCGTACTCGACGTCGCCGACGCAAATCCAGTCGCAAATCACGCTGGACAAATGGTTGACCCCGCCGGAACTGCAACTGGTTTCGCGTCCGTATATTCCGCTGAATGACCTGAACCAGTCCGCTGGCGACGTTCTGCAAGAGAAGTATGTGGAAGCTACCGAAGCCATCATGGTGACGGAAGACCGTTTGTGGTATAACCTGGTGAATGCTCAGGTTGGCCTGGACAATCCGCTGCAAATCATCTCGGGTCAACTGACCCCGTACACCTTCATGCAACTGCAAGTTGCTTTGACTCGTTGGGGTCTGAAGGCACCGCACGTTCTCATCGCCACCGACATCTATCAAGACATCGTCGGTAACACGGAATTCTACACGGCAATCGACCCGGTTGCACGTCACGAACTCCTGTTGACTGGTGAGCTCGGCGTTATGTATGGTTGCACGATTACTTCGGATGCTTATCGCTTCCCGGAACACAAGGTGCTGAACCAAGGTGAACTGTTTGTGATCTCCGATGCTCTGAACCACGGCGCCTACTCGGATCGTGGTGGCCTGCAGTCGCAGCCGATCGATATCGCAGTCGAACGCGTTCCTGGTCGTGGCTGGGTCCTGTACGAGTCGCTGGCTATGGCCGTGGCTAACTCGACTTCGGTTTCGAAGGGCATCCGCGTCTAATGACGGCAGGTGGTGGTTGTTTCAAAAGGAGCAACCACCCAGAAATCTAAGGAGAGTAGTATGCAACGTTATAATCGCTCGTTGGATTTTATCCTGTCCGCAGCTGTGAAGCTGCATCAGGGTAAGCCAGTGTTGGCAGCAAAGCTGCTTACCAAAGCAACCAAGGAACCGTCGTTCGCACATGCAGTTCGTATTCTGGAAGCATCGTGTGAAGCTGGTTACCAAGCTCAAGCAAAAGTGATCGAAGCTAAGATGAAAGTCAAGGCTGCTGAGGAAGCAGAAGACGCAGACCTGGAAGGTCTGGTCGGTGACCTCGATGATCTGGGTGCAGAAGAAGCTGAAGGTGGTGAGCCGGAAGGCGAACCTGAAGAAGTCGAAGACGAAGCAATTGGTGAAGAAGAAACAGAAGATGAAGGTCCTCTGGCTGCTTCGGCAAAGTTCGAACGTCTGCTGGCCTCGATGACCAAACCCAAGGCTGTTGCCAAGAAGAAGTAAGTGTAGTAGATTTACATTAGAAGTTGATCCTGAAAAGGCCTGTGTGGCGATAGTGCCGCCAGGCCTTTCCTTTTGTTTGCTAGCATATTTATTTGGATAAATTCAAGTCCATGTAAACCGCCGTGGGCTTTTTCCTTATGGGGCATTGTATGTCGCAGACAAAGATCATCCCTATTGATGAAATGGTCCGCGCAGGGTTTCAGGAGAGATTTCAACAGGTCTTCAACTGCAAGTGTGCATTCATCAATCAGAACGACAAGACAAAGATCCTGGATCGTATCTTCGCACAGGGTGAAGACTTAACATACCCTTATGCATGGTTTACTATCCAGTCAGTATCAGCAAACAATGATAGCTACAATCCGCACCCGTTAGGTCGCCGTGGTATGGTGTTGAATGTCGCTTCTAATTCAAGTGTCAACACTGTCAGGATAATGCCTACCAATTTCGACATCGAGGTCAATTATGTGACCAACAAGTCGGACTCAGTTGAGCAAGGTTCCGTGATGGCCTTCGCACGTAGATGGCTATTGGCGCGTAGATTCGGTTACCTGAAGTTCAGTATCAACTACGGCAGAATGAATTTTGGTATTCAGATTACGTTGGATGAATCAGTACCGTTTCCACAACGTGAGAATATCGGAGAGGCTGAGACGAAGTATGACGTGGTACTTCATGCCGTGATCCACGGTTACACCTCAGAACCCACACTAGGTACGCAAGGCAAGGTTAACAAGATCAATCTTACTGAAGGCATCAAGTTGGCTAACGGACAGGTTGTTTCCTTGACCAGTGGAAAAGTTGTGTCTACCCAAACGTTTACTTTTGAATAGACTAAATTTTATACCATGAGGATTAACGTTTGACATATAACGTATAGGAGTTAAGAATGACTCAACTCGTTCGCAATGTCGGTCCTACTGCGCTGCAGGTTCGTATCATCAAAGCAGATGGTAAGAAAGCATCGTTCCGACTGATGCCTAAGAACAAGGGAGTGCCGCTTCCCGAAGGGTCAAGGATTGATCCATACTGGAAAGAAATGAAGGGGAAATACCTTCGAGTGTTCGACCTTCAGAAACCAGTTGCACAAAACCCTGTGAGTTCGTCACCTAAGGTGGCAGCACCGGCCAGCGGCTCCGTTGAGGTTAAGGCTACAGCTACGTCCTCAACAGCTGCTGTAAAGGAGGTCTAACATGAGTAGTGTAACCCCACTTCAAGGGTCGAAAGTTATCGTGACAGAAATTAACCTGTCTCAGGTCATCGCGGCGACTTCGTCGTCTGTGGCCTCGCAGGTTGTTGTTTCTGCTCAGGGCTCTATCTTTGCCCAGAACTTCACCGATCCGAATGATTACCTGAATGCTTATGGTAATCCAAACGCAACGATTTCCTTTGACCAGTATTGCGCGCTCGATTACTTTAAGGAAGGCAACAACCTTTGGGCAATTCGTGCAGTCGGTGATGGTGCGTTGTATTCTGCTGTGTTGATGTATACCGATGGGACGTTCACTTACCTGACTCCTGTCGATGCTGGTTCGGCGGATCCTACGGAACCGAACTGGGCAGCTATCACACCGACGGGCAACTACACGCCGTTGGCAATGTTCTACCCGCTGCAAGGTCCTGGTAGTTTCGGTGATCAGTTTTCGATTGCACTTATCTCGTCTACTTTGACAACTCCGGCATGGACGACGACTCCTATCACTTCTACGACCACTGGTGGCACACTTGCTCCAGCGACGTATCAGTATCAGGTGTCTGCGTTCAATTCGATTGGCGAAACGTTGGCAACCAATCCCGTGACTCTCGTTATAGCGGGTTCTGCTGTAACGAATGCAGTGACGTTGAACTGGGATGCAGTATCGGGTGCACAAGGTTATTATGTGTATGGCCGTACTTCGTCTCAGGTGTTCCTCATAGCCCAAGTTGGTTCAGGCACAACGACCTTCACGGACACTGGCGCGATCACACCTTCGACTTCACCTAATCCTACGCAAGAACCGATCACCTCCTCAGCAGACGTCACGACTTCACCGTTCTTCACGGTTGCAGTTTACAACGCAACGAATAACCTGAGCTACCCGGCGGAGACGTACACCTGTTCGTTCGAAAACAACATATCGTCTTCGGGCATGCAGACAGAGTTGATGCAGGCTATCAATCCGTTCTCGGCGACGGTTCAGGTTACTTCGAACATTCCTAATCTGTTGAGTCCTCCTACCACGGTAACTACAGTGGCAGCGACTTCGATGGCTGGTGGTGATTCGGGCGCGGCGCCAGATGATGCAAATATCATTAATGCGTGGCAGACGTTCTTGAACAAACAGTTGTATCCGATTAACATCGCCATCAACTCTGGCCACTTTGATCCGGCAATTCAGCAAGCTATGGATACGATGGTTCAGTCGCGTGGGGATTGCGTTGCACTTCTGGATACACCCTCGTCTGAACAACAGTCGCAACAAGCAATCAATTATCGTAACCTCGAGTTGAATCTTAACTCTACATACTCGGCTCTGTTTTGCCCGGATGTGCTGGAGCCGGATACGATCAATGGTCAGCAGTTGTATGTTCCGTTCTCTGGTTGGGCTGCCGCCTTGTGTGCGCACACTGATGCAGTTGCAAATCCGTCATTCTCTATCGCAGGTTTGAACCGCGGTATTGTGAATGTGTTGGCTACGCGTTATACGTACACCCAAGGCGAGATGGACAACCTGTTCGATGCACAGGTGAACTATACGCAAACATTTGTTGGACAAGGTATCGCACTTTGGGAACAACAGACGTTGAGTGGAGAGTTCTCCGCGTTGTCGTGGTTGTCGGTGCGTCGTATCACGAACGTGATTAAAGTCGCGCTGTATAACTTCCTCTTGTATTCGCTGCAAGAACCTAACGATACCTTCACCGGTTTGCAGATCGTTGGCTCCTGTACCGCATACCTGCAATCGGTTCAGAATGCTCGTGGTATTTCTGGGTTCACTGTTGTTTCAGATAACTCGAACAACAGTGCGCAGGATTTCAACTCGGGTATCCGTAATGTGACTGTGGTAATCATCCCGGTTATCCCAATTCATATTATCAACCTGCAGGTCGTGATCAGCAAGCAAGGTGTTAGCTTCGCAGAAGTCCTCTCTCAGGTTAACCCGGGCTAAAAGTAGTAAGGAGGGGAGGTGAGAAATCACCTCCCAATCTCATATGATTGAAGTGAAGACGAAAGCATGGCAAAGGTTACTCTCTAGTACACGGCAGACAACCAGTTTACCTTCAACCACTACCTCTTACGAAGATCATACTGGAGAAGAGATATTGGCTGAGGACATCATAGCGCCAGCGGAAGACTATAGGCATAAGGATGAGCACCAGCTGAATCACCAGCAACATGAAGAGCAACACGTAGAACAGAAAGAGTCAGTGGCAACAGCGGAACCGGAAGAGTATAAGGAAGCGACTAGTCCAGGTTCAACGATGTCCCAGACTGAAGTGCGTAATACCCCTGCTCCAACAATGTCGGCGGTCACTCTTGACGGAATGGATGGTTCAGACCTTCCAGCGACAAGTCAACAGTACGCAGCGCCAGGCAAATCAAATATCAAGGATTGGGACCGTCGTCCTGAATCCACAAAGAATGAAACGCTCTATGATTCTACTGCATCTCTAGCGCGACTTCTTGCATCCTCAAGTTGGGGTGGAATAGGTCAGGCAGAAGGGGATGAAGAAATCAACCTCGAGTTCAAGGGTGTTGAACCACCGAAACCTAACTCTCAGGTACTGCCCTATAACGGTTCAGTTATCAAAGCAGATAGGCTTGCATCAGAAAGTGATCCACTCACTCGCGACTTTGAGAATTTTGGTTCCTCAGGATCTAGTCCTGCCTTCGCAGATTCGATACCATTGTTGCTTGACCCGGATACTGTCTCTTCATACTCGAGAGACAACAATATGAACAGGAACACCACAGCCCCGGAAGTGGATGCACATTCGACTGTGGACGAACCAGAACCAGCAGGTACATTGGGCATGCGAGGCCAGGAAGGTGAAGAGACTTTCGCCAATATGCGAAGACTCGCACACACGATCTCAACTACCAGGCCGACACGTACTCCACACGACATGGGTGTTCCTCCGACAAAGAAACCAACCAAGGGATATGAGAAGCCGAAAGGTGCATCTAAACCAAAGCTGGGTATCGAGTCAAAGTTTACATACGACGGTGACTTTGATCCCGCGGGACGATCCACTGGTGATCGAATGATTACCGAGGATCCTCGAGATCACGGCTATCTGAATATCCACTCTTCCACGGATAACGATGCGGAGTTGGATGCAATGTGTGATGCTGAGGAGGAAGTAAATGCCGATGCAGATCCACGACTATTTAATCTTGCAGCACCACCCCTGCCATCTATGGGGTCGTTGAAAGTTGAAGCTCTGACAAACAAGAAAGCGTTAGCCCGGGCTTTGTTTTACGAGATGGATAAGTACCTGAAGGGTTCCCAGTTCAGCAACCTCGATGCATCGATTCGTTTTACTTGCGAGTTACATCCAGTAGAAACGACTCTCAAGCATTTGGGTTTCGAAGGAACAGGAGATGGCGAGTTCCATCGTTCTGATATGGTGGTTAGGATTAACACACCACGAGATGGTTGGAATCCAATACTTCGCGTTCTCTAAGATTACAAAGGTTCAATTTACCTAGGAGTTTACTATGACACGTACTAGTGTCTTTGACATGCAGAGCTTGCCGGACCCGGCACTTTCGTGGAACTTTGACCTGTTCCTCCCAGCCATCCCGAATTCTACCAACACAAGTGATTTGACCTTTAAGTGTATGTCGACTGGCTTGCCTGGTTCGGAAATCGATCGGGTGTCAGTGGCATTGCATGGTACCGAGCTACTGTACATGGGTCGTCGTAACTGGAGCCACACCTTCAATACGACATTCCTTGAAGCCATCGATTGGCAGACTCGTACCAAGATGTTTAACTGGATGGAAGCTGGCCGGTCTTGGGCTAACAACAGTGGTTCTGAGTCGTCGACCTATAAGGTTGCTGGTCAGATTACGCTGTATGACGACGTGCCGAATATTGCTAAGACAATCACTGTCTTTGGTATGTGGCCGTCGAACCTTAGCGACGTTCCTCTCGACGGTTCGCAGGGTACGGGTCACGTTGCACTTGAAGTGACTTGGGCCTTCGATTTTACCGACAGCTGACCTAGAAAGAAAGCTAGAGCGATAAGAATATTTAAACCCTTCCTCGAAGTTACCTTCAGAATTCACAGGTTAACCGAGAGGCAAATAAATGAGCTCAGTACTAGCATTCAACGGTCGGACAGGAGACGTATCATTAATCCCGTCCGACATCGCTTCGGCAGGAGGTGCGCTTGCAATTAGCCCATCCCTGTCTGGGGTACCGACAGCGCCGACAGCTGCTACAGGTACAAACACAACTCAAATCGCAACCACTGCATTTGTTCTATCTTCGGTTGCATCTGGTGTATCGGGCGTAGGTTCCTTCAATGGTCGTACGGGTGTTGTAACTCTGCAGACAGCAGATGTCACAGGAGTCGGTGGAGCTTTACTGGCCTCACCTGCATTCACCGGTGTCCCTACTGCACCAACTGCAACTACGGGTACGAACACGACCCAGCTTGCAACAACACAGTTTGTTCAGGCTTCGTTGAACAACTTTACCCTTCCTGCAGCTACTACGAGTACGATTGGTGGTGTTATTGTAGGGGCAAACATTTCGGTCTCGGGTGGTACTATTAGTGTAGCAGCCCCGTACACTCTTCCCGCGGCGACAACTGTTTCGCTTGGTGGTGTTTCGGTAGGCGCGGGTCTGACAGTTTCTTCGGGTGGTCAGCTGGCTGCAATCGTAACCACTCCTTATACGTTACCTCAAGCATCCAATTCAGTGCTGGGCGGTATAACGGTTGGTGCCGGGCTGGCAGTAAGTGGGGGCAATCTGACATTGGCATTGCCAGCAGCAACGAATTCGACTATCGGTGGCGTTATAGCTGGGTCGAACGTTAGCATAGCGGGTAATGGTACAATTAGCGTTGCAGCTCCTTATATCTTACCCGCCGCTACGACTTCGGTGATTGGTGGCGTTATCGTTGGATCTGGTCTGGCCATAACAGGTAGCACGTTGAGTATTGCAACTGGTGGATCGTCAGCCGTTGTTAATTCTTTCAATACACGTACTGGTGCAGTCACACTGCAAAGTGCAGACATCACGAGCGCGGGCGGTGCTATTCTTGCCAGCCCGGCATTCACTGGAACTCCGACGTCGACCACAGCCGCAGCTGGTGATAGCACGTCGAACATTGCTACTACGGCATTCGTGCAAAATGCGGTCAAGGGATATCTCGCAGTTGCAGTTGCTGCCAGTGCTGTAACCCTGACTAACGCACAGGCGTACAGTGGATCTATCTTTGTCCTATCAGGTACCTTAACCGCGGCGATCACCTTTACGTTCCCGGCTAACGTTACCGGAGCATTCAAGGTTCTGCTGGCAGGTGTATCGGGTATCAGTGGATCGAACACCATCACGTTCCAATCTGCAACTTCGGGTGCTACCGCTACATTTGTTGTTAGTTCCTTGCCTTCGGCAGGCGGCGTTTCACTAGTTGTTGCACCTGCTGGTGTCTACAACTTCTAATTTCATGCAGTAACATACCCTTAGAGGTTCTCTTCCGCTTGACTCTGTTCTCTTTACACAAGGAAAGATAATGAATACTATCGCTATTACCGATTACGAGTTGCAATCGCCTACTCTTGCACGAGTGATCGTTTCGTACACTGGTCACATGACTCGCGAACAGATTCGCGCAAACCTGTTGGAGCAATTCGACAACCAGGCAGCTCCGGTTGAGAACTCGTTCCATATTATCAAGTCGCACAACAACGGTGGCGCTGCAGTTGGTTTTGTTCGCGCCAACAAAGAAGTGCGCGTTGTTGATGACAAAGAAATCCGTGCAGGTTATCGCATGATGGCTTCCAACATCATGATGGACAATGCCGACCGTTCGCTGTGGGAAGTACGCGAAGGACGTGGTGGTAAGTTCCTCGCACGTCACGGTCAGGAAGACCTGTCTGAACTCGTTGAAGCTAAGCTGCAACGTCGTCAGGATATCCCGGCTCTTCGTCACATTGCAATGGCCTCGGCTGTTAAGGGTGAATTTGCATCATATGTTTCGAAGACTGGTGATGTTGACCATGGCTTTGTCCTTGCAGCGAATGCAGAAAAGATTCAGGTTCTGTCGAGCACGACTCAAGTACCTGAGATCGTTGTTATGGCTAAGGTGACTCGCCTGGATCGCGTTCCGGTTCCTAAGGAATTCCACAAGCAGATGCTGAAGGCTAATATCAGTCCGGAAGACAAAGCACAGGCTAAGGAGTATTGGACGAAGTTGTACTCGTACGATCCTGACTTTCTGGCTGACGTGAAGAAGCAAGTTGAGGATACGACCTGGGTCTAAACCGCAACTGGTAAGCAAAATAAAGCCACCTCGATGTTTTGAGGTGGCTTTTCCATCTTCACTGTACTGCAAATCGTTCCTTCAACTCTAACATAAACCCATCGTAGTTACGCTTGTGCCTTTGCAGCATCCCGTGAAGATCGCATCCAGGTATATCCACAAACTGATAGTGGTGAATATCCCTACCATAAGCAAACTTCACGTACTCGTATATCTCAGGAGTTGTCAAATACTTGAGTTCAATGATCTTGTCTGTTCTACCTTCTCTAAGAATCGCGGGGTCGATCTGATCGAGGTGATTCGTCGTCAGGAATATTGCTATATTGTCCAATGCCGCTATACCATCTAGAGCATTAAGTACTCCAGACAGGGTAAGTGGACCTGCATCATCCTCAAACAAACTCTTCTTGTCCTTCTTAGCTTCTCTGGACTTTATCACAGAAAAGGTATCAAAGTCTTCGATCAGCACGAAGGATCCTGGAGGTACCTTTGACAGATAGATGGGAAGAGATCTATCCGACACCATATTGAGGTTCAACGTATAGACATTGCGGTTGTAGTGACTTGCCAGAGCTTTTACGGTGGAGGTCTTACCGCATCCTGGTTTACCGTGGAAGATGAACGTTTGTTTATGTGCCAAGCCTTTATCCAGGTACCAATCTCTTTCTGAATAGAATTCGTCAAGCAACTTGAGAATCGAAGTTTTCGTCTCAGGTGCAAGGATGACAGAATCCAGACTTCTCTTGGTTATGATAGAAGAGATATCCCAATCACCGTCCGCATTGATGGTCATCGTCTGTAGCTTACGGTTATCAAGCACAGGATTGATCTCTTCCACCAACTTCTCTATAGGTTCGCGTGATCTACCGAACGTTGAGATTATTACTCGATACTTTGGAACACTAGAACCATTGGATGGTTGCTCTGTTTTTGTTACCCAAAACAGACGTCCATTGAATACAAAGAAATGGAATCCTAGGCCGGGTCCAAGAGATAATTTTCTAACCTTCTCCCTAGACTGACCGGCTATAGTACCCTCCTCATCCCAGTCGTCTTGATAGTCCAAAGATAATGCCCGGCTAAAGTTAGAACCCTTGCGCTGTGCAAACCAGGACCCAAAGGATACAAAGGCTAGCCCAACTCTCCAGTGGCCACTTGAGTCTATGGTTAGACTTGTTGTGGCCTGACTCATTATGAAGTGATAGATCGCAGCAGGGACACTTCTAGCTACTATGCCAATGACCGTCAACCCCCATAGGCTAAAGGCACCTGCTAGGAGAGGATTCGATTTAAAGGTTGCTATGATCTGCGTTATCAGGTTAAGCATTTGCCTTCACTCGTTCCCGTAGTTCTTCAAAATCTATAGGAGTATAGTTGATGCATTCCACACTGACATTTATGTACCATGGATCTTCAAGAACGTTACAGTGAAGATGCCCATGAATGTTAGCGCTGAACCGACCTTTGCTACCAGGATGAACCGGGATATGGCTAAGAAGCATCTTGTCTAGTACATGATATCCACGGATGTCCTTAAAATAGGTCAGATATTCTTCTGGCTTGAAGAGATCATGATTACCTTTGATAAGGACCTTGGTACCATTCAGACGTCCTAGGGTGACTAGGCAACGACGATTTATAACTACGTCACCATTGTGATAAACCTTATCCTTTGGACTTACCACGGAATTCCAATTCTCTACCAAAGCTTCATCCATCTCATCTGGCTCATCCCAAGGACGTAGCTTGGTTACGCCATCGTCCCTCAGGAACTTGCAAACTCCTGTATGACCAAAATGCGTATCACTAATTAAGAAAGTCTTGCTCATTTTGATTTCCCCGTGCCGTAGCACTCAGTACACATTTGGATGCGCCAGTCGTAGTCTACTTTACCTTTACCACTACAGTAAAAACATAAACCGTTCTTCCTGAAGTACGTAACCATGGCTTTATATTCACGGTCCTCCCTATCCCGAACTTTCTGCTTCTTAATAGCCCTTGAATCCAGGAATGTTCTCAGGTACTTTATCGGATTCATTTCTAACCTCTTGGGTATCGTTAATGGTCCAATGACGTGGATCCTTATCCTTGTATGTCTCACGAATCTTGGGCATCAAAGCTTCTAGCTCATCCCTGACCTTCTGCCATTCCTCACCCATCGAAGGTGGCCTGTCGTCAATTAGCTTACCACAATGCTTAGCCTCGATAAGAATTCCAAGGCAGGCTAAAGCATTGGCCAGATGAGGCGTTCCATCAACAGGATCCTTCTCTTGCCCCTCCCACCATGCATCTATATGACGATGCAAGGCAGCAATGTAGACGGACGATCGTACACCCGATGCCCGCCAATTCCAGGCACCATACTTGACGTTACCTAAGAATGAGGCTAGAGATTGATAGGCTTTGAGGATGGGTGATACAAGGTGCAGCGGTAGCTTGTTGCTAGCAATTGCATCTTTGGGATTCTCGATCTTATCCATTCAAACCTCAGGCAGGGATGAGTAGGTCGGCGATCTTTGACATGTCGATCTTATAACTCGGGATTACACTAAATGTGGATATATGGTCGACAATCTCCGCCGCCTTGAAGATAACATTCTGAAGCCGTTCTGAAGCCATTACTTCGATGATAGCACCATACGAGTCAACCCAGTTACCCATCAGTGCAATCCCATCGCACTCACGAATCGATTCAAGATCCAACTTAATACAGTCTATCCAATCTGTAGAGGGTTGAGTTTCTGCAGGATTAATTACCTCGTAGCCAAGGGCACGCAACCGAGCAGATTCAGCGTTGAAAATTGGGAAACCATGGTCAGGCAACCCTGTCATCTTACCAGATAAATAAAGTTTCATTCTTCTTTCTTCCTGTTCTTTCTCATTTTCTCTTCGAGCCTCTGAGCCCAAAGTGCCTTGTACCACGCGTAGCTAAGTGCCATCTTTTCCTGATTACATCGAAGACAGGCCAGAGCAACGTTCTTCCAATCGTAACGTCCATTCTTTGACCGTGCCTTCTTATGATCGATCGTAGATTCCTGGAAGCCTAGCTTTATGCGACAGTAATGGCAGCGTCCGCCAGAGGCTCTGTAGAGCCTTTTCTTCAACTCATATTTGGAAAACCTCTGGGATCGCTTCGCCATTGGTCTTTTTACCTCTTAGGTTCGTGTCCCTTTGCCCACGTCAATTCCTCAAGGACAAAGTGATTCACCTTTATCTTCATTCCACCCCTTTCATCATACTTCACTGGAATATCCTTCCAGTAGGTGGGGGCACTGTTTGCGTCCTTGTCTTCCTTATCATATCCCAAGATATCTTCCTGACTTAGTGTAACTACTCCAGTCCCGATGGGTAAGGAAGTTATAACAGGAGGTACTATCAGGATTCCATCACTCTTGGTCATCGTAATTTCCCACTTTACTTCTGTAGATACGGTGGGAACGACCGCGTAGTATAGATACGAATGTGGCTGGTAATAGTAATTGTAGATATCTGCGGCAGGAATTCTTAGACCCGTTGCATAGTCCGGTGCCTCTGGATCTTTGAGAATAAAATCATTGCCGTCCAATGTCTCGTTACACAGCCAAGCACGCTTGGCTTGCAGCCATGGATGATTCAACATCGTTGTAGACCATGTCGAAATAGTTACCACAAAAGCTCCAGCTGTCATTCTGTACCTCTTATAACTTTGAGTTGTGGTTCAGGACGAGTCAAAGATTCTTCTTCGACGTCTCTCTCATGTACAACCAACTGACGTAATTCATCCGGCACGTCTGCACCGACAAGGTAGATGGAGCCACTTTGCGGATCTTTGGTTCCCATCCACCACTTATTGCCCTTTACCAATTGAGGGAAATACGTGACGATCGTTTCCGTCTTCTTGAACCTATACCATGGCATCTCATTCTCCAATGACGTTAGCGGCGAGCTTCAAAAGATCATTGCCCGGATCGAAATCTATCACCCGAATTTTGACGCTAGGTTGTTCTTGCAAAAACTCTATCGCGTTACGAGTGACAATAACGCCACCCTTTTCATCCATGGTGCACGCCATGAACATATTCCTTATCTCTTCAAGTTGTTCCATGGTGGGGGTCCAATTATCATCCCCGGCCACTATGTGTAATACTTTACGGTCTGCCATTTTGTTACTCCTTAGTCATTACAAAAATCGTCGTGCCAGTTCCAAAGATATTGCTCATAGGTGAACCACAGGTGCCTATGAGTTTTGACCTTCCGTTCTGCCTTATGCTCTAGAAAGGTCAGGAAACATTGCGTCCATAAACTAGTCTCTGGCACTTTCAATTCCACTCCCTCATGATTCATCTTCATTCCTCTCAACCTCAGCGCTCCTAATAGCCTCTTTAAGAATTCGCAGAGCGTTGGGTGTTAAGGTATATCGTATCTCGGTCTCACCATTATCCAGGGCAAGATGAAATACATCACTACGTTTTACGTAATTAACCCTCATCGGGATATCACCAAACTTCATAGGTTCCATTCTATCCCTCTATACGTCCGCGGCATAATTTACGATCTTCGACTTCACCTTGATCTTCTTACCACCTCTGGTTGTTGTGGTTGACTCCTCTTCTTCTGCTGGAGTTGCAAGATTGGAGTCGTAGTCTTGTGCGATGTCTTCTATTCGCATCTTCTCGTAATCGATCTTTATCAGGAATGGGAATGCCTGGGAGTTACGAGACTTTGGCTGTTCAACCCGGATGATCCCAGACTCCTTGGCTTCTCTCGTTGCAATCCATGTGAAACTATTGCTCGAGTGTTCTGTCAGCGCCCGTGAGTATCTAATCTTACCTTCATCATTAATTTGTACGACGAGGATAACCACGCAGTTTTCTGTCTCTGCGTGGATCTTTGCTTGACGTCCGATTGCTCCTAACGCCCTCCACATATCATCCCCGTCTGTGCCTTTAAGAAGCGACACATAGTCGATGATCTTTACATCACAGTTATAAGATGAAGTCGAGGCAATGATTTCCTCGAAGTCCATGTCCTCCTCAGGACGGAACACTGTGAAACGTCCACCTGCTTGTTTGACCTTTCTCTCCCACGCACGATGTCGTTTGAACACGATCTCCTTCTCAGCCGACTCAAGACGCTGGGTCATGATCTTTGTTAGGCTGAATCGGGAGGTGTTAGCCATCATACGTGATGTCATTTCACGCTTCGACATTTCCAATGGAACGTGCAGGACCTTATACCCCATTCTAGCCATCTTCATACCCATCGCCATTGTTACCAGCGACTTACCACCACCAGAGTTCGCACCAATCGTAACCATCGAGCCTCTGGCTAATCCACCTGAGATGTCGTCAAATGCTTTGATACCCGTCGGGATCAGGTTGTCCGAATTGTCTTCATATAGAATAGACTTAACGATACCAAGACTGTTGTTATTCCGTCCAAAGTGAACGAACGAATCTTCCGTGCTCTTCTTGGAGCGTACAATGTTCAGCCCTGTGGAAGTCTTTTCTAACAGATCTTCGATATCAACCCGAGTCTTTCTGAACTCATTGTTGATGTTTGCTGCTATGTTAAACAGACCACGACGCTGCCTTAGTCCATTCAGAATCTTTGTCGCTTTCTTTGCATCCGATAACGTCTGTACTGTGGGTTGACTATTCTTAAAGTGATCCCTTGCCTCGTCTGATAACTCAGGGTCCTCCAACATGATCTTATATGTTGGAGCTTCCCCAGACTCTGCCATCTGTCTCTTTAGAGATTGATAGAGTTCAATCGACTCAGGGTAATGAAAGTACGATTCGTCAACTGAGGCAATAAGTGTGCCTGCGATCTTTCGATCTTTACTTGTCATCCCCCTAAGAACTGCTAATTCTGCACGGGGCGACCCAATTTTAGTGGCCATTTATACTCGCTCTGAAACGTTATACGTATATTTACTGCATGTTCATCAAGTAGTAATACGAATCCCCATTCATAAACGTTATAGACACCTCGGCTGTAATTTTCTTAAGAGCCAAACTCAACTGATGATTATTGGTCATGTCACAAGTCACTGTATAGCTGCTAATGCACTCACCATAGTTTTGAGGAGCGTGCCTGTTCAAAGAATCATAAAGCATATCACGCATAAAAACAAGATGCTGAGAAGTGTAGCTAGCAACAAACAAAGTTTTCCTGACTGCCAACGCTGTGTCCATCAACAACGTTGAGATTCTATCTTTGAGTAGAATCGATGCAGAGCTACTCGTTATCCTTACTTTTGGTCTCATACTATCTGAAGATCCATTGTAATTTCTTCGCCGGTTGACAGTTCAACTATCACAGTCGCATTTATCTGCGAGGCCAAAAGTGTGTAAACTGGGTTGTTCGCAGTATCACAGTATACCCAGATGCGCGTAAAGATCTCATGGTTATTCCTGGGCACATACACATGCGTACACCATTCTTCAAGATGATCTCTAAGGTCAACTAGGAACGTAGGATCAAGCATTCTCCCTTGCTGCAAAAGCAATAACGCTCTGGCATGGAATTCTTTCTTTAACTGTTCCTCTAGCACTTGCTGGAATGTCTTTCTCGATATGGAACTAGTTATCTTTATCTTTGGTCTCATAGAATTTCCACTTTGCGACGGACCAACGACTCAGAGAAGTACGCCAACGCATTGCACTCTACGTACAATCGACTAGACAGGAATGAGATAGGATCCTCCCCAGCTGCAACAAGGATGCGTGGTATAGAAGAGAATCGTTCGATCAAATCTCTAGCCTTCTCAAACTTCTGCTGTGTGCTGTTGATAGCCAAATTCGACAGGATGAGGATCGAGGGTTCATAGGATGAATCGATCCCCGAGTAATCCTTCAACAGTTTGTTTTCATATCCACCATACTGTACATTCCAAATAGGCTTAGCCCTGTTCCCCAGGTGACGGCAATGAAGGCTGACAAGATATGCGGCGAATAATCTAGCCTTGACCTCATTGGGATTTCCACACACTCCATAGATGACTGGAAGCTCAGGATTTTTCATAAAACTCAATAGCGAGTCATCCTGAGCTTGAGGATCTATGATCTTCGTTTGGTCCAACTTCTCCGACTCGAGTGCGAAGGGTTGCGGGTCCCACTTGAACGGCGCGCAGGCCCAGGTATTACCGGGAACGATATCAAGATGAGGAGTGCGCTTAACAGCAATACGTCTAGGTAAATCATTACCATCCTCATTCTCTTTTGATGCCAGAGCTTCTCTTGTGCTTACTGGAGGTTTCATTCCCTTATTACGAGAGTATCCTGTACGTCCTTGCCCACCACCTTTTACCGCAAGCATATACTAACTCCATCGAGATGTAGCGTTCGGTCCCCAAACATCACAGAGCGATCGTCTTTGGGAACGAACAACCTCGGGTATAACTTTATTAAGGACAACATTCTCTCAGACAAGGTTTTGCCCAGATACCAATTGTATCCTTCGTCATAGCCCGCGGTCAATCCCACCCACTCAGTGCCTGGGGTGGTTATGAAATCTACACTTACATAATCTGTACTCTTTGTCATCCACATCCAGCGACTGAGATATCTTCTCGACTCTAAGTCCCTAAGGTATTGTGCAATTTCTGCACATGTACAATCTAGGAAAGCATTTCTATCGTGGTATGGGTGATAGTAACAATATGCCTTCTTTAGGGCTACATCGAGATCTATCAACACTTCCACGGTCAATACCATGTCTGGCAAAGTATCCCTTACACCCGCTATATAATTTCCCCAAATCACTATCCCGCAATGAGGTTGGTTGATAATTGGGTTGTATCCGAGGTCATAGAGACGATCACGGTCTGCTTCAGTAGTGTAGTGCCGGGCGTTCATCACGAACTGGCTCGAAAAGTACTGACTCTTCATCCCAGCATAACTAATCGATCCTTGCTCCGCAGTGTGAACAAGCCAGTCATGGATGAGCCGTTTATAGTCAACCACCTTCTTCAGGTCCCCATCGACCGGATCTAACTGAAGGAGTTCTGGGATGTAGTAGTTCAGTGTTCCATCTTCAGCGGCTGCTTTGGGAAATTCTGTCACCACGTTTATTTCGGAAGGTAGTATCACTGTTCATCCTTTACATTTGAATCTTGCCATGGATTGATTCTGTACGACCTGAGAAATACTTCTTGATCGTATCCATATCCTGGTCAGAGATAATAGGTTTGAATATCTTTTGCAGGGCTTGCCAGAACTCTGTTCGCATACACTTCATCCTAACATTCGAATCATCAAGGAAGTAACGAATTATAGGTTGTGGCTTGTCCTCGTATGGGGTAAGAATACGGGCAAATCTTTGCGTCGCATTTGGGATGTTACTCGACATCGTTACTTCATAGATAGCTGAGGCTCGTGGAATATTCGTCCCAGTCGACAGGAGTTTGATGTTGCCTACCAGAATCTTTACTTTGTACTGGCGTGCCTCCTGAAGGAACTTCTTACGATCATCCTTCTTAAGACCACCGTAGAATGGTTTAGCAATCTCCCTGCCTGCCATGATATTGATTGCCTTAACCAGAGCCTTGATAGGAGTAATCTGCGCGAATGGGATAAGGATCATGTGGCCAGCCTTGACATCCTTTAGCGCGGTCTGAGCGATTAACTTCAATCTCTTCGGGTCCTTCTCAAGGTTCGAAACCATAGGAACCCAAAGCTGAGATCCTTTTGCCTTGCGTGTGTACTCAGTCTTGGTCAACACTATCTTTGGCCTGAGCTGCTTTACCTTCGCAACGTAGATGTCCTGCCCTATCAGATCCCGCATGATAGAGTGACGACCATCTTTACGTTCCGGAGTACCAGACAGACCAATCATGTACTGACAGTTAAGGCTGTTGATCACCTTAGAGTATTCTGGGGCTGCGGACGTATGAACTTCATCAACAACCAGGACAGCTGCCAGGTCTCGAATCTTTCTCAGCAGTCTTGGTTTAGTCCTGAAAGTCTGGACAGTTACAAGACACACGTCATACTTCTGGAAATCTTCCCACGTACGCGCGTAGCCGATTTGACTACGCCTGCAATTAGTTAACGGGTCTTGTGTCTCCGAGCCAATGAATGTCTCAAGGAAACCATCAAGCCATTCTTTCTGTGAGGCCATGATGATAGTTTTGAGACCAAGCTTGCAGATTGCTGCGGTACTCAAAACTGTCTTGCCCGAACGGGGTGGGCTTCGAATGACGCCACGTTTCTTTCTAATGAATGCTTCTACTGCTTCAGGTTGATGCTTACCCCTAAGCTCACCAGTGAACTTTATTGGTCTCTTCATCTTCTCTTTCGGATGAAGACGCTTGACCTTGTACTCTATGTCGTGTTTGTTTAGCGTTGCCTTGAGATTTACACCTGCACCAATCGGGACCTTGAAGTACGTGGTCTTGCCAATCTTCTCATTCTGTGCCAGGATTGCCCCACCTTTGAATCCCGGGCATTCCTCGCATGCAGGTGTTAGTTTCGTCTCTGATTCCAAACGCTCTGGCTTAAAGTCACAGGAGTCACAATCTTTCTCGTCAAAGAAAAAATGGGTGTGTATTCTTGTTAGTTCTTCCCTGACTTTCCTGGGAAGGTCCACCTTCTTCATCAGAAATGATTCTCTGCAATGAACTGTGACCATATAATTCCTATTCGTCCTGCGCTGCCGGCATCCATTTCTCTCTAGTCCGTCTTAGCTCTCTAACTATCTCTTCTGGATAGTTCAATTCCTTAAGACGATCTTCATGCCACTTACGAAACTCTTTGATCTTGTCTAAGGACCACCTGGTTCGTTTCTTTGCCATGTCAGAATTGGGTAAGGGTTATCGTTATGCTTGTAGCGTTCGCCAAACTTACCGGGTGGAACGTCTTAATCATAGCCTTGTCAAACATAGTCTTGTTTACGCCTGTCCCAGTCTGAGCTTCTGCGATCATTGTGATTCGCAACTTGGCAATTAGTTCCTGAAGTTCAGTGTTGGTGCTCTTCATAGAAACCTGAAGTGCAATCGCGAATGTCAGTGCATCAGTATTTACAAGTTGTATCGATCCACCATGTTTGACCAAGGCAACGACAAATCTTAGAGTTGCTGTCATGTCCTCTATATCGATTTTATCTCCACCATGAAGATAGAGGATATCAGGTGAAGTAGCGCTTAGACTATTTCTCTTTAACGTGCATACAACTCGAGGTGTTGTAGTGACACACATAAGAGCCATGTAACTTTCTGGGAGGGACTTCATAGCGGGGAAGCCACTTAGTGTTGCGTAAGTCATTGTCATTCCCTAGCCTTGAATACGATAGCCCTTAGGTTTCTGATCTCTTTCTCTTTGGAGTTGTTGAAGCGATCCACGCTTTCAATCGTTCCAATCGAGTAGATTTTCTTGATTGGATAGAGAGGCTCCAGCGGGATGATTGCCTGATATCCAAAGCCGTATAGGTCGATACGAAGATCTCCGCTGTCCACTTCCTCATTCCAATATGACCAAAGATATTGGATAAGGTAACGTGTATGATCGAATATCTTTGAGTCCAACTGCGATGCAATTACTAGAGAAAAGCTAGGACCAGATCGTTCTGTCAGACAGGAGGCATTACCTTCAAACATCAATTGTTCGATGCCCGGTACTTCATCATGCAGAGTCCAAAGCTTAACCAACTCAGGATCATTGAACTCTTTAAACGTTGCGAAAAATTCTCTTAACATGATATTTCCTTAACCATACCAACCATGGTTCTCTTTAGACCACTCACTTGCTTCCCCACATACGGTGCATACGTTCCGACGTTTGGTGTACGCGGTATCCAGGTAGCTTCCTTCGTAGTACATCGACTCAGTCTTAAGATTTTCGTGTTTGCAGATAGACCTAAGATGCAGTTCTTGCGTTGCGATATCTTCTCCAACCCTATTAGCCTGCGCAGTGAATACATTCTTCTTTAAACGTAGGTTGGCAATGAGTTCTGTAATCTCTTGTAACCTGTCCTCATATTCTTGCCTTTCCCTAACCTTCTTATCTGGATCAGGGCACAGCCTGAAAGGATCCACGACATCTGCAATGCTAGGCATGTTCTTCTCCTTAGATCACGCGAGCGCCTCTGTGTTCTGCAAGATGCTGAACAAGATCGCGCATGCTAGACAGGTGATAAGATGCAGCATCGATGTCCTTTACCACTGTATCACATAGATTGAGAAGTTCCCGACCATCCGTGATAAGCGTTTGCGCCACTTTCTGAACACGACGGACCAAAGCTTTGCGTTGTGCTTCATTTGAGTACGCACGCATCTCACCATGATACTCGGTGATGACGTGATCCTGGATTGCTTCCATCGCCTTCTCAACAGTCTCTATATGATGCGAAGCCTTCATGCGGATCTCCACGATACGAGAGCGGGCTTGCATATCGTTAGCCGATGCATCCATGATGGACGAAGGATTGTACTTCTTCTGGGTGTAAAGCTTGCGTGCAGTGCGGGATGCATGTAGAGAGAACACTTCCTTTCTGTCGTTCTCAATCGTCATGCGCGTCTCGGCGGTCTCCACAATCTTCTTGAAGATCTTGTACTTCCCGTCGCGACGTATAGCACTCAATAATGCTGGGAGGTCAACTTCTTCCTCTGATTTTCGGGCTGGCATACTTATTGCTCCGAGAAGATGACATCAACTTCAGGGCTGATAGTAGGACTAATAATCAAGGTACCACGATTGGGATAGTGATAACAAACTAATAGGTCCTTGATCTTCAGTAGCACTTCTACAGATTCAGCTGGGCCTTTGTTCGTTAACTGGGCAACGATATATCCACCGTGATTCTTACTCTTGAAAGTAGACTCGAAGAAGTAACCGACCTTGCGTTGCCCGGACAAGAGTTCAAACCCTTGAAACATACATTTCAAGGGTATCTCTGGTCCTCTTGTCAACTCACCTCGCTTCTGAATGGATGTAAAGACGGCATAACCATGATCTAACGAGTAGAACGTACCCGCGGTCGCATCTATCGCCAGATACATCACGCCTCCTCTTGATTCAAGGCAATCACGAAGTGACTTTCCTTTGCTTCAATCATGAGGAATGCACCATCAACCAACTTGAGCTTCAGAAGATCGACCTGACATTTGGAGACTGCTTCAGAGAAGTACTCTGCGTCGATATTGAACTTGAAAGCTTTCGGTACCTTTGCCTTGACGGTAGACTTCACCTGACCATTAGTCGTCTGAACACTCAGTGTCAACTTACCGGCCTCACCTGTTAGTTGAAGTTCTGAACGTTCCTTAGCGATGACTGCTCGTGCGTTGTCTAGGAATTGTCGAACTTCAGACGTCGCTACATCTATAAACAAACCATCAGTTGTCATCGCTTCTCTGGACTTTGCCATTACGTCCTTGACGGAGATGACTTCCTCAGAATCAGTATCTGGCAAAGATAGAATTGCATCTACAACCTTATTTCGAATACGCATTGCTGCGTTACCTACCGTAAGACTAAAAGCTGTCTTATTGAATACTTCGAGCACCGCATTGATTGTTTCGACTGGCAAAGTTAAGCTCAAGTCCCCCTTCACATCCTTGGACTTGATGAATGCCATATGGTTCATGTCATAGCAAGACACGAACGCCGCCTTATCCGTCAAAGAGACAGAGATGGGCATGAATGTAGTCGTCACTGAGCTTGGCTTCAGAGCGACCTGAGTTACAGCTTGCTTCAACCATGCAGCTTGTTCGGCCGTAAGCTTCCATTTTTGTTCGGCTTCTTTAACTTCATTGTCAGCCGACTTCTTTGTTGTCTCTTGACTCTCGCCCTGAATCGCATCAACAGTCGCAAGCTTAGCCACGTATCGACCAGACTTAACGATAAGCATCGACTTGTCAAATGTGAGTTCGACTTCCGTGCGACCCTTAACGGAATCCTGAAGAGCTTGCACAGAGACTCCGAACATAGCGGAGCCTTCTACTTCCCCAGGAATTACGATCGTACATTTGGCTAATTCAGATGCCGAGATCAGATGCATCTTATTACCATCAACAGAGATATTGACGTTCTCTGTTAAAGGTGGCGCCAGACGCAGCGCCACCTTGAGAGCTTCTTGGATGAAAAGTGATTCAATCTTACACTTCATGGTCGTCTTTTAGGAAGGGTTAACGTTCTTATTTACTGGTAAAGATTTAGCTAACGATGAGATTCAGAGTTGCTGTAACTGGAGTCGTTGCTTGAATGCCACCATTAGTGTAAGAGATTTGGAATGTGAAGGTGTACGTTCCAGCAGGAGGATCTTGAAGACGAATGATACGTACCGTATTATAGACAACGCCACCGCCCGGGATCACAACCTGATTTGATCCCATCGCCCCACCCAAGACCACCGCCTTGAAGAAGCCTCCCGCAGGATTAGTAATCTGCGTAATTGCAATAGGCAGAACGTTGTTGCCTTGCAGGTTATTAGGATCATTCGCATACGAAGTTTGAAACAATTCGGCCCAGTTGAAATCTATGAAGGAGCATTCTTGCTGGAGCGATTGCAAATTGATTGTCGCTGCCCACGTCAAAGTCTGAGGTGTAGTCACGGGAGGAGTGATAGCAGGAGGAACAACAGGGACCGAGGCAAACAAATTGAACTGCAAGGCATTGAGGTAAACACCGCGCGAGAAGTGATTAACCAAAGTCGCGCCAGGCATAGACCACCAGCTATACATCTTGAGCTTGCGTGGATCGGGTTGCACCAAGGACGAAAACGTGTGCCAAGGTTGAAGTCCTTCCTGATTCAACGGGAAGTACGCAGCCATGTATTGCTGAACGAATCGCTGCCCAGTCATATACTGATTCGACTGGTTGATGGTCGGCAGAGTTACGGTCTGAAGATTGACGGTACGATTACCGCCATCAACGGTGAAGGTCTGTTCTGTGCCGTCAAACGTCGTTACGGCTATGGGAAAAAATCCATAAACGCGCCCACTATCTGTGATGAATGGAAGAATCGTTTGCTTCGAAGGCTCGTTTAACGGGAGCCCGAAAATCAGTTGAGACATGTTAAACCTCTACAGTTACATTTTGAACTTGTACGTACGAGATGTTTGGCCCCAAGCAAGTTACACCGCACTGGCATACTCCACCTGACGGATCGTTCGCTGTGATTACATCTGTGTCGGGATATTGTGATACGTCAACAGGCTCGCGCCAACAAATGCGCAACTCTTGTGTCTGTTGATTGGTAAGCGTCTGTGGCAGTTGACTTGAATCGAACGGGGTGAAGACTTCAGTAACAGGTATACCAACTAACGTTACTGACGGAGCGGTCTGGACTGGAACAAACTGCCCGTCAGATAGGATCAATGCCATGCTGGACACATCCAGGATTTGCTGTTGATCGTTGAACGGAACAAGGTACAACCGGATGAATGATGCCATGAACTAGGTCTCTCTATAAGGGTGGCGTTGCACCCATAAAATTCACTTCGCCTGAGCCTTGATTACTCTATCCTTCTCATCAGAAGAGGCAGAGGATCGGACGATATACAGCAGTTCAAATGAGGCAAACCCAGTTCGTTTTGCTACAATGTCAGCGTGATCGCCACTTGTTTTCAAATCCCTCACGGCGTCTTTCAAGCTTGCAGCCAGCGGAGATTTGATTAGCTCGTACACTTTCTCATAACGGATGTTAGACTTCAAGGCTTTGTCCACCTTCGACCAGGCAGTTGTTCCTGACAACCAACCGATGCATAGTTTCTGGATTTCCTTCCGTGCGGTGTAGTTAGAAATCTTGTAGAAGGCCGACTGCATGTCATTCAGGATAGAAGGTTTCACCGCAGTGTTAACGTAATCCATGATGGAGGGATTACGCATTTCCAGCGTCCACTTCTCATTGTCTTTGTTGACTTTCTTCAACCATGTAGCGAGACAAAGGGGAAAAGGTCCTCTACGATTCTCAGGCCAAAGCGTGGTAGTTATGTTTGTGTTGGTCAGCGCAGCACGCGAGTCGGTGATGAACGCGATTGCACGGGCCGGTGGTTCCGCCAAAGCATGTTCCATCTTGCTCAAACTTCGAATGGAATCAAAAATGATAGGCCATGCGGGTTGCTCCTTGCATAGGCCATCGATAGTATAAGAGATGGACCGAAGACCAGCTCGAGCAACACAGGTATGTGAGATGTTGAGGGAACGAAACACGTCCGACAACTCGACGGGTGACATATCAATAATTCCAAATGCACCAAGGACCTTCATTTCTTTTTCCTCACAACTTTTGTTTGGGCCTGAACTTCGTGTGGGTAGCCAGGTAAGATCACAGCTTCACCGTTATCTTTCACCACAGTGTACGCGCGAGCACCGGGGTAGATTTCAGTCTTTGGTGTAATCACAATAATGGATGGAACGATCTGATTCAAGATAGGCAGAAGATCCTTGAACACTTCTTCCATAGCTGGACTGAAACGTGCCGTCGGTTCATCTAGGATCATCAGATTACATCGCTTACTTGACGGAACGAATGCTAGCAGGGCACACACAAGGATGATAGTGAACAAAGTTGATTCAGCGCCACTCAATTTCCGTACATCAGAGGTCTTTATCTTCTTTCCATAGTGACGATGTACTAGAATGCGAATCTGTGTATCCCACCTGAACTCAAACGTGAATTTCTCTGGCAGGATACGTTGCGCGTATCGATTAACGAGTTCCATCAGATGTTGACTGATAGCCTCGACTGCCATCTTCTTGATATTCTTATCCTGATACCCCGCAACCAAATGCTTCAGTGCTGGTTCATCCCGCAACTCTCTCTTCATCTCAAGAAGACGTGTGCGCATGTCATGAACTTGCTCTCGAATGGTACGATGCAGTTCAATCTTTGCCATCAGACGTGAGAGCTTATTCTGCACTTCATTCATCTGGTCATTAAGACCTTCAGAGGCACGAGCCTTACTAACGTCTTCCTTGGACAACGCAAGGAAATCGATTACCGTTTCAAGATGGGGCTTAATGTGCTGGAGTGCATAGCGTACTTCTTGCACTTCTTCCAAGCACTTCTTGATGATCTTGGTCGTTAGTTTCTTGCCAGTATATGGTTCGGGCTCTACGGGTAATGCTTGCAGCTCTCGATTTATTCTTGTCCACGGTTCGAGAGTCTTTAGTCTTGTAGTCTTCGCGTCATAGTCAGCTTGAAGATCCTTAGCTCTCTGCTTTGCATCCCAATAAGCCCTATAAGATTCACGATAACGTTCGTACTCAAGATGAGCTTCTATCTGATCTCTAAGCTTTCCAACCCGGATCCGCAAGACCTTGGGATCCTTGACTTTGACGATCTGTCCGCACGTTTCACACTTACCTTCAGCGAACTGTTCCGCATGCTCTAGCTGATGTAGGTATGCACGTTGTGCAGTCTTAAGATCTTCGATGTTACCTTCTGGCTTCTCTGGCTTTGAGAGAGCCACATCCTTTAACGTTGCTACGATAGCTATTTCACCGTCAAGCTGTTCGCCAATCGTAGCTACATCTTCCTTCAGTTCTCTAACCTTCTTGGCACGATTGCCGGCCAGTTTCTCCGATTCGTCCCCATTAATCTTCAGGACCTTGAGTGTCTCTTTCGATAGGGATTTGAACGCCTCAGTGTACCGCGCGTTATCTCGTTGATACTGTTCCCAGTTCTCCGCGTGTTCCAGCTTCTCTTCGAATGCCTTGACTTCCCACTTATTGTCTTTCTCTGCTTTGTCGAAAGACTCTTCTGTTACTTCGCCTTGACACAGAACTTTAAGTTGTTTGATTTGATCGAAGGAGGCTTCTGCGAATTGCACCAGCCTTATAGTTTCCTGTACTTCCTGGAATTCCTTCTGTAGCGTTATCAGTCTCTTCTTATATTTCTTGACTGCAGATGTGTACGATTCGAGTTTGACAGGATCAAGCAGTTGAATTTTCAGCCTGTCGTATTGAACCCGTAGTTCATCGAACGCTGCCCTTACTCTCTTAAGCTTCGCTAATTCAGCGACGTAAAGTTTTCGCTCTGCATCTATCTTATCGAGCCCAAAGAATGACGTGAAGAACGCTTTACGCTGTGCTGAGTTACCCATCACCAAAGGGTGAGGGATTCTGGAATCAAGGTGAACGTATGTGCCGTACTCTGAGGCGGAGATTCCCCAGTTCTTCTTCAACCATTGCCGTGCAAGATTGGACGTGCGGAACTTCATGTCCTCTCCGTCCACGTTAATCTTCAATGCATCGGTCCGACCATTAGCTGTACGGCTAACTAGAATTCTTTTACCTCGAGCATTTGTATAGCAAAGAGTACGTTTGCCCGTCTTGATTGAATCCTGCTTCTCCCCTACGATTGGTTCTTCGTAGATGATTTCCGAGGGTGCATGAAATGCTGCACTCTTTCCAACACCATTTGAGTTTTGAGAGTTCTTCCCCGAAGCTTTATTCAAGCCGTAAATTGCGGTGACTCCGGGTTCAACTTTAAACTCCAACTTCTTAAAGGGTCCGTAATTCTCTAAGCTGAACGACTCAATGCTTTTCATGCCCGGTCATTAATTAGATGTTCTGTTATTACCTTGAACTGTTTCCAGTTATCCGCCACACCTGACGTCAGGACTTTGATTGATAGTGAGACAACACCTCCCTTTATATGGTAATGTTCGTTCAGAACGTGAGAGACCGTCGCCAGGATCCAATCACCAGAGTAGACTTCCTTGTAGCTATCCATCCCATTAGGATGGTAAGTGATACCTCGGATCAGAATGTCATCCCAAGCTTTGTACCCATAATCGTTGTCGACAATGATTGCTCGCATCGCATTATTTACAATAGCGTGCATGTACTCTTGTTCATAACTTACTGGAAGAATACGTTCGAAAGTTCCTTGACCACACAGGACTTCCCTTTTCTTGGCTAGGAGGATATCGGCTTGACGAACATTCCCTGCGGCAATCGCTTCGCGTTCATTCTCAGGGCGGGGCTGCTCATCCTGCCGTGCAGCTTCTTCGGTCATTTTGTACCCAGCGTCTTGATGAGAAAGTAAAGGTCGGCTGACAACAAATCAGTTGCTGGCATCTGAAACGACATGGATTGAGACATCGTCTTTACGATGGTTGCATTCACCGCAGCCAAAGTTCCTAACGACAGACTCAAACTCTTGCATGCCTCATGCACCTCACGGTTTGATTGTGTCCACCATATCTTCGGGTGCCGACCCTCTACAACCGCGGCATTCAACATGAAGGATGAGATGAAGTTACACTTCTTGATGAAAGAGAAAGGATCGCTAACATCCAACAGAGAACGTTGCACCTTCTTGAATTGCAACTGATAGAGAGCTGTCATCATCTGAACTGCTAGCCGGTCATCCGAGGATTCCGTAGATGAGATGATTGATGCCAGATCTTTCTTACCCAAAATCTCTGGCTTGTCATCCATCCCATCATAGTACTGCTGGGTGGACTGCAAAAGATTTGCCAGGGTACGCATTTCACCATTGCAATTACGAACCAGATGTTTGATTGCAAGCTTTTTCTCATCAAGCAGATACTCCATCTCTTCGCCTTTTGCGATACGAACCGCCTGCTTCAACAGATCAGACTCGGTGTGTTGCTCAAGAACGAATTGAGTACAACGGGACAGGATAGCTTTACCGACAGTTGAACCAAACTTGGAAGGTTCCATCGAACCAATGATCCAAATCGTATCTTTAGCCGGCTCTTCCAGACTCTTCAGCAATGTTTGCGCTGCTGCATTATTCGACACCAACTGGTGCGCCTCATCGATAAAGATGATTCGTTTGTTGGACTGTGGTCTGAACTTCGACATCTTGATAAGTTCACGCACATCGTCTATGCCACGTTCATCAGCTGCGTTTACTTCTTTGAAGTCTGTAGTAAGCTGACCATTTATAGCTTGCGCGAAGCAGCGGGCAAACGTCGTCTTACCGGCAGACGGTGGACCAAAGAATGCAATGGCCGAAGGAATCTTTCCCTTGGCCAGAGCTCCTTTCAATCTAGTCACTACGTCTGAATGACCAAGGATTCGGTCAAGCGTCTTCGGTCTGTACTTTAGGTGAAGAGCATTCTGAGTCATTTCAACTTCTTTGGTTTTCTTAATTGGCATCGCTATCAGCCTGATCCTGTTTCTTAATAAGAAGATCAATTGCAAAACCCAAGGCTTGGAAAACTTGAAGAGTTCTCTTTATTTCTCCTTTTGAGATTTCCCACTGAGGAAAGAAATCACCTACCAATCCATCAGGATCTATTCCACGTATAGAACATAATTTACGTGCTGTCTCCTGCATGATTTCTTCGTCTTCAAGAATAGCTTTGACATCTTCATCCATGATTTATCCTCTACGCTTCCGAACAATGAACTCTATAGCGCATTCAGCTAGACCACCCGTCTGATCCCATCTAGCCTCGCCGTATTTAAAGTCGTGATTAAGCAACTCAATCTTTATGATCTCTGCTTCTTCACCCAATGTTCCAGGAATAAGATCAACCAGATTGATCGATACAGGAGACCATGAAGAAATCTTATGGATGGTGAACGTGTGTTTGTGATCTTCATTGAAAGTTGAAGGCCAGACGCCTTGCTCGTATAGATCTTCATCCGGCACAGTTATAATCAGGTGGCCGCCGGGTTTTAAAACCTTGAACCAATTCGAAAGAGCTACCTTAGGGTCAACCATATGTTCAAGACAGTGAGAGCTATGAACAAAGTTGAAAGTCTCAGGATCCACCAAGGATAGGTACTGAGCGTCACCGTCATCCCAGTCCCAAGCATGGACGTGACCCATGAGAGGGAAGAGATTCTTATGAGCTCCTACAGAATCCTTCCCTGCTCCTATATCAATGCCACACCCCACAAGAAACTTTCTGGCAAATCTTGCATCGTTGACCCTTCGCGCAACAGCTTTGCTAGCTTCGTCCATTCTCTTCCTCTATTACTTCCGATGCAAGCTTCAACCATTGGGCATCCATTTCAAGATCACCACGATAGGAATCAGAGATGAATGTACACCCATACAAGATTCCTATCTCTCCTGTTAAAAGAAGATGGTGTCGAGATATAGGATCTATCGGACATCCACTTGTAACCTTAACTTGTCGTCTCATCTACAATCTCCTTCACAAGATTGAACAGGTTATTCTCTTTCTGCAGTCGGAAAAAGCGACGACAAAAACCTTCACGATTGCACTCATTTAACATGGCAGTAGCTATAGAAGAGCCGATCTTTTCCAAAACTGCAGGATTGATGAATGCATAGGATAGAGTCTCACGAACTATCCATCCCTTTCCTGGTACTGGAGCATCAGTAATCGATAACACCTTTACTTTTGGTCGCATTATTTTCTCCTTAGAAGTGTGCCACCTTTTGTTTTCTCTACGGTAAATCCAGAGGTAGAATCTTGGTACATCCTTGCCAGGACTTCATCTACTTTCTTCATCCATACATTCTCGTAGAATTCCTTCATGGAATCTTTGAAGGAAGATTTGGATGATCTTACCTTTACTCTTGGTCTCATGGTGATGCTACCTGTTTGGCAAGGTTAACAAGATCCTGCGTCTGTTGGATCAAACGACGGGAGAAAACTGCGTAAGTCCATTCGGGAAGCGGAAGCAAATGTGAAATAAGATGTGGAGGAACATACATCGTCCCCGTTAACTTGATTCCCAACATCGTCCCAAGCCAACCAGTTTCCATATCTGAAACCCGGGCGACAGGGTCTAGAAATCCAGTAACAAGTGGATCGTTGGTATTTGCCCAGTGCGTAAAGATCTCTTTCGACAAACGAATCTCAAGAATCTCGTGATTTGCTTTCTGATAATTCGACATGCACTGAATCATCTGGCTGAGATCCTGGTGCTCATCATAATCCAAAATGTCTAAACTGTAACTCATGGTGAAGTCACCTGTTGGGCTAGGTTGAGAAGGTTGACAGGCTGAGGAGGGATTATTGGTTGGATATCTTTTGGTTCATATAAATATAAAGTAACGTATCCAGGTAAACATGTCATCTTTGATGCGTGTTCGATAGTCCATTCGGTTGTCAGGTCTATGCCATACGCTTTACCCACCAAACCATTGTGTACGTTTTCTGGGTCAGAGTAAAGATCCGCATGGATTTGGAAAGTTGCATCCTTACCATCGAGTAGATGCTGCCAAAGCATCTTACTAAATCTTATTTCCTTAACGATGTATGCATCTGCCGGCTTGTCCGCCCAAAGTTGAGCGAAAGACCTATTGAGATCATACTCTCTTAGAGCGACTTTAAGATTTTCCATCCTGTTCCCTTTCCTCTTTATTCTCTGAGAATAAATGTTCCCTTAGCATGGATTGTATGGTTCTGGCATGATCCCATTTTCCAAGACCAGCTAGAAGTCCACAGGCACTTTCGAGTGCAGCTACTTGTTCTTTGGTTAACATCACTCTCCCTCAGAGTAGCGAGCTAACTCTTTGTCCATAAATCGCGCGAGGCTAGGCGCAATCTGATTATAGACTTCGAGTCTGACGTTGGCGATGTTTTCGCCTTCTTGCAACTTGTGTCGTTCAGTGATCGTAACGGTAACGGGTTCGTACTGTCGTACCTGAACAGTACGACTCAGGGTGATGGTAAGCTCTTCTGGATCACGCTGCCGTTTGACACTCGGCTTGGTCTTCTTCAATTAAAACACTCCTTCGATTAATGAGAAACTCCTCAAGCAGTTCAAGCCATTGGTCCTCAGGCTTGAACATAGTTTGTTCTTTGCCTCGCTTTCGTCGTTCCATATAGTGGAAGAAGAAATCGTCCAATAGTTGCTTCTCTGCTTGAATGAATTCATTGATTTGCATATCTCATTTACCTTATTTACTGTTCCTTATTAGACCTAGACCTCTTTTCCTTAGCCAATGCCTTCTCAGCCATCTGTCGAATGGGAAGATAACCATTCGTCTTTCCAACCCTATAAGCCATCAGTAGCTCCTGCTTTAACTTCGCGTCAGAACTTATCGTACACACCTTGCACCATGGATCAGAACAACGTCCGTACTCAAGGAGACTCAATGCCTCAGCCTTCGTTTCGATGTCCAGAACTTCCCTATGAATTCTCCGGTACTTGTTCAAGCGACGCAACACCTTCTTACGCATTTGCGGAGTCAAACGAGTGCACCACATAGGCGGATCGTTTTTGATCGGGTTATCACGGATGACGAATGAGTTCGCGTAGCCTTCGATCTTTATCCCGTATTGGAGCTCAACGAGAACTGCATAGGTCTCTATCTGTTCCTTGTAGACGACACCCGGGTCTTTCTGTTTCTTCTTCGCACCATCAAGGCTTGTCGTCTTGAAGTCGACGATCCACAGCTTACCATTTCGATCCTTGTAGATAGCATCGATATGGCCCTTGATGCCTTTGTAATCTATTTCGACTTCATGATATTGGGTGGGGAATCCGCAACACTCGGTCTTGTAAGACATTCGATGCCACTTATTACATTCGCGGCAATGATAGTCGGCTAGAAGTTTGCCTGACATGCAGAGGAAATTTTGCATCACCTCATGCACGACGGTGCCAACTCGAGTGTAGAATGCCATGGAAAAATCCTCTTCCCTATACATCCCATGTTTGGCATGGTTGACGAATACGGAAAGAGGACAGAACGGCATTTGGGAAGGACGGAGAGAAAGGATGCGACTTGGTGTCGTCTTTGAATAGAACTTTTGATCCTTCAGGATTTTCTTGTACGTCTGCAGAAAATCCTGAGCAATTCCGTGCTGAGAAAGGGGCTTTATCGTTATCACTATGCTACGCACCTTATGAAGTCTGAGGAATATTTACTGGTTGCGGTATCAAATTTCATGGTATTCAGAAGGAGATCACTCGTGTCAAAGAAGCTTCAACCTAACATAGATGGAAAATATAACCGGCAAGAAACGTACGAGTGGTTTCTTGATAACCGAATTGGTGGCAAACCTTTATGGTATACCTCAGAAAAACTAGACTACAAATTACATCGCAGGCTTACTAAATTTCTGGGCGCAAAATTTAGTACGGAACAACTATTCAAATTTCTTCAACCAGGACGTAGTACGTGTCACAGGTGTGGATCAGAGTTGACAACCCGGAATCCGAACTCAGAAATAAGTTTTCAAGGTGGGTTTAAAGCCAAGTATTGTGGTCGTAGCTGCGCTGCAGGTTCTCCTGAAGTTCGACAAAAGATTGAGGAAAGTCATCTAAGGATAAGAGGTGTGATCCATGTATCCCTTGACAAATCAGTAATAGAGAAGAGGAAGCAAACAAACCGTAAACGTTATGGTGGATCTTCTACTTTTGATTCACCATCCTTAAGTAGGAAAGCACACAAGACAATCGAAGACAGATATGGGGTTCGGGATTTTTCACAGACACAAGATTGGTACGAAAAAGTTCGACAAACTTGTACTCAAAAATATGGAGTCTCGTGGGTCACTCAGTTAGAAACCTGCAAGGAAAAAACTAGATCCACATTTCAGGAAAGATATGAAGTGGATTGGTTTTCCCAGACGCCAGAATGGTACCAGAAATGTGTAGCTACCTGTCAGGCAAGATATGGCGTAAAGTGGGTGACGCAGGATCCTGAAATATTTGAAAGACAGAAAAATAGTTACAAAAGAAAATCCATAAGAATAAATGGAAAACTACATAGGGTTCAGGGATATGAACCTTTCGTACTCAAATATTTGGAGCCTGAGATAACAAAACTATGGACGAAATCTAAAAACTTACCATGTCTATACTATAAACACGAAGACAAAAGTAGAAGGTACTACCCAGATGCTTTAGTTGAGATGACTAGCGGCGAAAGGATTCTTTTTGAAGTTAAGAGTACGTACACAGCTAGTTTGGATATAGACAAAAACCTCCAAAAATTTCACTCGGCTATAAAGTGGTGCAGGGAAACTGGGGCCACTTTTGTCCTTGCGATAGGACACCCTAAAGGAAAAGTAGATATGTATCCACTTAATAGTAAGATTGAGGTACGACGCATTTTAACCAGACTGAGTGGAGGAAGACCATGGTAAGCGTCCAGCTCACAAATCAGGGAGCGGCTTTACTCGCATCAAGTACTGGTCCAATAACATTAGGAACCTTTGAACTTGGCTCTGCGGTCAACTACGTTCCCGCACCAACCGACACTAATATCCATGGTAGTGTTGTCTTTTCCGGGGTCCCAAGCACGCCAGTTACCGTATCGGCTAACACCGTCATGTATGGCGTCGTCCTCGATTACGAACTGGGACCTTTCTATTTCGGTGAGCTAGGATTATTCACCACGGGTGGCGTCCTCTTCGCTCTCGTCGCCTGGTCGGAATTGATTCAGAAGATTTCCTCGACCACGAGTCCTCCTGGTAATGCAATCACGATTAGCATCTATGTTAATGTGGTCGGCCAGAATTTCTCCATGTGGATTCAGACGGCGCAGTCGAACAATGATTTCCGTGTCGCGGTCCTGGCCTCCCCGGATCTATTACCACAATCGCAGCAAGCTATTCCCAATGTCTATGTCGTTAGTGGCTATTCGGAATTCTCACAGTCTCCGTTCTTTGCGTACACAGACCAAAGTTCTATGTGGCAGTTCGATGCTTACGCGTTCGCTCAAGAGTCGCAGATCACGGTCGTGTCTTCGGATACGATGTCGATAACTGTGCTGGCTTCCGAGGTGACGTCGAACATGATTCCGACCTATATTGGTCAGATCATTCTTGAGTTCACCAATGGCGCACTGTTCTCTACGTGTCGCTACGTCACTTCGGTTGTTGAATCTGGCATCTACGCGACATTCAACTTCGACACGGCGATTCTTATACAGCCTGCCGTTGGAGATCTGGCAACTGTTTTCATTCGTCAAATCGCAACCACAGATTTTGTGGTTAATCCTGCAACATACACATCTCTGGGTACGGTTCAGATCGGCACGGGTCTGACTGTTGAGATTGGTGGAAGTACACCGGGCCTGCTAAGTGTTGACTATGCGGATATCCCCTATCCCGTCACTTCCGTGAATGGATTGACAGGAGCTGTTGTTCTCAACAACACAAATATCTCAGGGTTCGCCGCTGTTGCATACTCGGGTGAATACTCGGCGTTGATTGGTGCGCCGAGCCCATATGTCTTGCCGATTGGTTCAACTTCAGTGCTTGGTGGCGTCAAGGCCCCTTCGGACGGGAACCTGACAATCAACGCATCTACTGGAGTTATCGATCTTGGCTTCACTCCAGTCACTTCGGTGAATGGAGAGACAGGAGCGGTAACGATTACTCCTTATACGTTGCCTGCCGCTACGGTGGGAACGTTGGGCGGTGTTATAGTTGGATCAGGTCTTAGCGTAACCGGAGGCGGAACACTTTCGCTCAACACCTCAGGCTTGGTGACTTCTGTTAGTGGACAGACAGGAACAGTCGTGGTTTCCGCGACGGACAACAATGATGCTTCGGGCACGACGCTTATCGTCAACAGTGGCTCTACGACTGGCGCGATAAAGTTGAAGACGATTGTTCCGGGCACTGGCATCACCCTGTCTACAGATTCGAATGGCAACCTTGAGATAACGAACTCTGCTTCGACTTATACCTTACCAGATGCCACGACTACAACTCTTGGTGGGGTAATCGTTGGTTCGGGTATAAGCGTAACTGCTGGTACAATTAGCGTGCCGGTTGCGACGACTAGTACAACGGGAACTATAACCGTTGGATCTGGATTGACGATAACAAGTGGCGTCCTAAGCGTTACGTCTCCAGGCGGAGTGACATCGTTCAATACCCGAACAGGCGCGGTCGTGTTAGAGTCTACTGATGTCTCAGGCGTTGGTGGTGCTCTTGTTGGTTCAAGTAACACCTGGACAGGAACGAATAACTTCACGGCGGGCAACACAGAAGTTGCTACGGCAATTGCCGGAACGAATAATACTGTCGCAGCTTCGACGGCATTCGTTACATCTGCAGTTGCAACTGCGGCAGCAGCCGTCAAGTACTACGATATCCCGGGTGGCGTTGCAGGAACGTACACCGCGTCGCAGATCGTCCTCGAGATGGTTTCGGTTAGAACTGTTACGTGGAGTGCGAACTTCAGTTCCTCTCAAGGTTTTGCCGGCGTTGCACCTACAGCTAGTGCAACATTCACGATACAAGTCAATAGCTCGACAATTGGCACGATGGTATTTGCTGCATCGGCAACCACAGCGACGTTCACTTTGACGGGAACTGCATCGATAACACCCGGACAGGTCCTGACTGTTTTAGCTCCGGCTACTGCAGATGCGACGCTGGCGAACGTCACGTTCACTTTACTTGGAGTGGCAACGTAATGCCTTTTATCTATAATCCGTGGTGGGGTAAACCTGTTATTGCCCAGGCGGGATTCGCCCTCTTCGCTGGCGGGGATAATAGTGGTGGAGTTACCAACGCCTCTCAAAAATATACTTATTCAACCAACGCTTTATCTTCGGGTACAAATCTCGGGACCGCACGATTATTTCTTGCAGCAGCTGGGACTACGAGTATAGGGATTTTTGCAGGCGGCCGAACTGCGGGTGGAGTTTATGAAACGGTCAGCGATACGTACACGTACTCAGGAGACACCGTAGCTCCGGGTACAAGCCTCACAACAGGCACGGCCGAATTGGCGGCGTGCGGAAACTCAACTAATGCAGTTTTCGGTGGAGGTAATACCAGCAGCTCAAGCTCGACAATAACTGCTGTAACCTATGTCTATACGTACTCAAGTTCCATTGTTGGTGCTGGAGGAAATCTAACCAACGCAAGCTATACCTTGGCAGCTGCATCGAATGCCACAACTGGTATTTTTGCTGGTGGTGAAATAGCTTCCGGACCGACTGCACTTTCAAGTGTCTACAACCTGACCTCTAACACATCCAGCAATGGTTCTTCCCTTGGTACAGCTTTAGGTAATTTGGCAGCTTGTGGTAATGGAACGGTTGCAGTTTTCGGTGGTGGCGCAAATTCAACAAGTGTCCCTCAGCTTACTACTAGTGTTGTAACGTATTCTAGTGATGCTAGGGTAAGTGGTACAAATCTTGGTACTGCTCGGTATAATCTTGCGGCAGCTTCTAATCCCACTTTCGGTCTCTTTAGTGGAGGCACGGATGGGACAACGACTCAAAGCGTTACCGACGTCTATACCTTCTCTGGTAATGTCGTTACTTCGGGAACAAGTCTTACCACAGCTACAGATGATTTTGCAGCTACATCTTCCAACCCGGGCGGCTTCTAATCAAAGGATATAAAATGCAAGTAGTTTTGACAACAGCAGGCCAGGCTTTGGTTGAATCGAGTCAGGGTCCTGTGGCAGTTACATCGTTTCAACTTGGTTCCGCCTTCGGGTATATTCCGCAAGCCTCAGACACTGCGATACATGGATCGCTAGTTTATACTGGTGTGCCAGCGGCTCCTGTAGTAGTGAACGCGAATGTCGTTTGCTACACTTCATACCTCGATGCAACCATTGGACCTTTCGCCTTCGGAGAAATTGGGTTATTTGTTGGATCTACCCTGTTTGCCTTAGCGGCCGGCGACTCCCTGATTCAGAAGACTGCAGTAACAGGGGATCCCGGCAATCTGATTCGCATCGATGAATACCTATCCGTAGTTAATACAAGCTATTCTATGTGGGTGGCTCTTACGACTTCGGAAGCAACCTCGGTTGTGCCGGTCCTGGCCTCGGTGGATCAGCTTCCTCCGCCCAATGGTGCTACTCCAAATCAGTACATAATTAGTGGAGCATCGAGCGCGCAATCGTCGTTTCAGGCCTACACCGACCAAAACAGTCTGTGGAATTTCGATGCCTATGCATTTGCTAATCAGGCAGTTATCCCTATCACGTCATTCACGAGTCAATCAGTTACGATTGCGCTTGGCAACTATCAACCCGGATTCAATCCAGAGTACTTCGGGCAGATCGTTGTCGAATTCTCTTCCGGTGTTAACTACGGTATCTGTCGTTACGTGCAGTCGGTTGTGATCTCGGGTTCGTCTGCAACTCTGAACTTCAGGTCTATCCTCCTGCAGAGCCCGGTGGTTGGAGATTCAATCACGATCTTTGGTCGTCAGTCACTATCAACTACGATTGTGAATTTACCAGTGGCCACGACATCTGCTTTGGGTGGCATCATAGTTGGCACGACTTTGGAGATCTCGGACTCAGGCGTCCTTAACGTTGGTCCTTCAGGGCAACCAGTTATATCCGTAAATGGTTTGACAGGTGCTGTGGTATTGAATAATACCAATATCACAGGTTTCGCTGCCGTCGCCTATAACGGAGAATACTCTTCGCTTATCGGAGCACCTGCAGCTTACACTTTGCCTGCCGCTACGACGACAACTCTTGGTGGTGTGATTGTTTCGCCGGATGGCAACCTGAGCATTGCAGGGAATGGTACGATCGATCTCGGATTCTCTCCCGTCAAGACGGTTAACAGTGTAGCACCAGATGGTTCGGGCAATGTTGTGGTGACACCGAACGTTATCGGTCTTATCGCGCCGACTGCGATTGCTGCCTCAACAGATTTCAATACTCTGCAAACTACGGGATTATACTTCGGTCTGGACGCGAACGCTTCCACCTTCCTGAATGCTCCTACTACTGCTACAGGTGGGACGTTGGATGTTGAGCCGTTTACCACAACGGCAACTGGCGGGGATCTGATTCAGAGATATACGACTAACGCAGGCTTGTACTTCCGTCGTTATGCTCAATCGTCAAACACGTGGTCGACATGGATCTCTGTGTCCACTTCGACTGCTATTCCTCCTGCTACTACTTCGACTATTGGTGGAGTGATAGTTGGTTCTGGTTTGGTGGTGACTGGTGGCGGAACCCTGAGTGCTGCCGTCACCTCGGTGAATGGTTCAACGGGTGCGGTTGTTCTCACGGCATCCTCAATCTCAGGGTTCGCTGCAGTTGCAACTTCGGGAAGTTATGCGGACCTGAGTGGTTCTCCAGTGTTTAGCACTGGGTTAACAAATACAAGCGGCACCATAACTGTCACGGGAGTAGCTGCTAACTCACTAACAAATCCTGGATGGCGCACAAATCCGGATGGCACGATCGAGATGTGGGGTAATGCTACGGTGGCATCCGGAGTGAACAGTGTGGTAGTCACATTACCCACGGCAATCCCCACGGCATATTTAAATGGGCTAGCATCAGACATCGGGAACAACGCCTACAGCTTTGGTATTGCTCCACTCAGCCTAACTACCATAACCATTTACGCACCAA